GTGGGAACAAAGTGGGAACAAAGTGGGAACAAAGTGGGAACAAAGTGGGAACAAAGTGTGTACAAGAAGGGACTCAAGGAACTCTGAAGAAACTCTGAAGAAACTGAATAAAAAGGGGGGTTTATTCACACCGATTAAACAAATGTGAAGTGTCCAAGGATTCTTGCAAGGATTCTTGGGGGACACGCAAGCGCATTTTGTCACGGAGAATGTGCCTTTGTCGTTGCCTAAAAATTGTAAAATTTTAAAAAGAAAAAGCTCGTTTGTCGTTTCCTGTCGTTTTCTGTCGTCCTCATCTCGCGTCGGCGCGCTCGACCTTCGGGAGTGTTCTCTCATGGAATTTCTGCGAGAGTTGTGCATTTGTCCTATTTGCAAAGATACCCTCGATGATCCACGAATGTTACCATGTGCCCACAGTTTCTGTTTCTCTTGTATCTTGAAGCATTTCGTGTATAAGAAATATCGGGGTATCAGTTGTCCCATTTGCAGATTAATATATGAATTGCCTAATCATGGAGACATTGAAGGATTACCAGTGAATATATACGTTACTGCTATTCTTGAGTTTTTTGCATTGAAAAAAGACGAAACGGACTCCATGGTGGACGGGGATCTTCTCGTGAAATTGGGAGACATTTACAATGGAGATTGTTATACCAACGAAGAACACGCATACAAGTGGTACAAAAGAGCTGCTGATGACGGCAAACATACAAAAGGATATGAATTTGTCGGATTGGTTTTATACCGGCGCAAAAAATACGAGGAAGCATTAACCTATCTCCAAAAGGGAGCGGAAGCCAATAATCGTTTATGTCAAAAGACCCTTGGGGATATGTATCGTTTTGGACAGGGGACCTCTCAAGATCTTGACAAAGCAATCCAATGGTACAAGATGGCTATCGATGCCGGAGACACTAGCTCGATAGCAGATCTAGGCCACATTTATTACATGAAGAGAGAAATGGACAATGCATTCCATCTATTTCAAGAATCATCGGCGTGTGGATACTCCGCAGGAACATACAATTTGGGATTGTGTTATAAATTCGGCTATGGTACCCCTATCGATTACGCGAACGCCTTGCGCATATTCACGAAAGCTAGAAATCAAGGTTTCAAGAAAGCAACGTTGCAGATCGGACATTTACATCACGATGGACTAGGAGTCTCCAAAGATGAAAAAAAAGGACTCGCGTATTACATTGAAGCCAGAAACAGCGGGGTGCAAGAAGCTAATGCCGATATTGCTCGTTGCTATGAATTATGTAATCATGTTCAACAGGATTTGAAGAAAGCCGAAACTCTGTATCGAAATGCAGCAGCAAACGACAATGCCTGGGGATTGTACCAACTAGGATTATTTCTCTTTCGCCGAGGTCCTGAAAATATCGAGACACCCCAGGAATACATACGAAAAGCCGAAAATCTAGGTTTATGGGAAGCAAAAAAGTGGCTTTCAACGAGATGTTAGCGCAAAAAAAAAAAATTATAATACAAAATTTTGTTGTCTCCTCTCTTTCGGAAGTTCTCTGTAATCCTCGTGTTCTCATGGAATTTCTGCGAGAGTTGTGCATCTGCCCTATTTGCAAAGATACCCTTGATGATCCGCGTATTTTAGGCTGTTTGCATACTTTCTGTTTTTCATGTCTCTTGAGACATTTTGTTTACAGTCGCGCGAATGGGATTACTTGTCCGATTTGCAAAGCGCATTTCAGATTGGTTCATGAGGATATTGAGACATTGATGGTCAATGTCTGGGCCACATCCGTTTTGGACTATTTTGGGATGCGAAAGGAAAAAACAGCATCGGATATCAATGGTGCAATTTTGGCGGAGTTAGGTCGGATTTACGATGGATGTATATGCAAGAATGAGAAACTCGCGTACAAGTGGTATAAGAAAGCCGCTGATGATTTCGATTATCCGAAAGCGTGTGAATGGATGGGATCCTATTTTTATAAGATTCAGAAATACGATGAAGCGTTAACCTATCTCCAAAAGGGAGCAGATGCGGGGAATTCTTTGTCTCAAGTAGCCCTTGGAGATATATATCGTCTTGGACGGGGGACTCCTCAAGATCTGGACAAAGCGATTGAATGGTATGAGAAAGCCTTGGATGCTGGGGAGAAATGCATGAATAATCTGGGCCACGTTTATTATAAGAAGAGAGAAATGGACAAAGCATTCCTTTTATTTAAGAAAGCATCAGAACTTAGTATTAGACAAGGATCGTACAACTTGGGGTTATGTTATGAATTCGGCTACGGTACCCCTATCGATTACGAGGCTGCATTACGAGAATTCACGAAAGCCAAAAAGGAAGGTTGGCACCAGTCCATTGCACACATCGGATATTTTTATCACGAAGGATTAGGAGTTCCGAAGGATGAACAAAAGGCATTCACTTTCTTTCAAGAGGCACAGGACCATGGCGTGCTGGATGCTTACGCTTATTTGGCTCGGTGCTACGAAAAGTGTTCCCACGTACGACAAGACTTAAAAAGAGCGGAAGAGTATTTTCGAAAAAGCGCGGAATGCAACAACACGTGGGGATTATACCAGTGTGGCTTATTCCTCATTCGTCAATATCCTGAGAACGTCGAAATCGGTGAATCGTACATACGCAAGGCCGCAGATCTTGGTTCCTTCGACGCAAAAGAGGCCTGGAACGAAATCAGGACAAAAAAATTATAATAAAAAATGTTCTTACTCCCTCCGGTCGAGCGGCAGAGCGCGAGATGAATCACCTCATCAATTCTGTTCAATTGACTGGAATCCCACAATCGCTAAAAAGTGATAATTTTTTCGGAAGAACAATTTCTTTTGATATTCCAAAACAATCTCTTTTTACCCCGACTTTCTTTTCATTTTCTTTCCCTGTTCGAGTGAGCGACAAAGTTTCAAATCGTATTCAGTCGTCGAAAGGAGGATAAAAAGCGAGTGATTTATTTTCTCAGTCTATAAAAAGATATCAATGACTTGGACTGAGACCGAGCTTTGTGCAGCCCTAGAAAAGAAAGAAGCAAAAGGCGAACGATTTAATGTGGATATTAAAGGCACCTTTTTTGATATGAATATTGCCGGTGTGAGGATGTTTTTAAAATCCAATCCCGAATATGTTCTAGAATCGATTGATATTTTTCCTTCAGAGCGAGTTAGTTTTACCTTTACTAGAACAAAAAAGGATGACATGTATTACACTCTTCCCTACTACTCACGGTCCTCCAATAACTTTAGAACAACTTCTTGAACGAAATGAAAAACGACAGAGACGATTTTTTTCCGAATTTTAAATAGGAATGTTGACGAAAGAACAGTTGTGTGCGCAGCTACAGGAATCGAAACGTCGATTTGATTCCTATGCCAATGTTCCAACAAAAAAAAGATGGTCACCTACCGATCGTTTTGAGGTGCGTATTCAAGGTGTTTTGTATGATATGGATATGGCTGGTATCCAGATGTTTTTAGAAACAGAACCCGAAATTTGTCTAACGAAAATTGACAATTATGATCATCCTAAAAATCCAAGTGTTCGATTTTACTTTGGGAACAAAGAAGCGATGGCATGGATTGATTCGGGTGAAACGATGCTTACTGCTGAAAAAATAATGGCAAGATATCCGTGGATGAAAATAGAGTCGTGATGTCCGATAACGAGGATGAAGATGAGAAAAGTTTTAAGGAATTCAATCCCCATATTCTAACCATTGCGAAACACCTATGTGATCAATATCCAACTGAATTCACTTCTTTAGAGGATGGTGCTATAACCAGGGTCAGCAATCTCGTGGAAGAAGAAGTTTTTGATTGGGTGAATCAAATTCAATCCTATACTACGTCTCGGAATTCTCCGATTATAGATGAATTACGAAATGAAGCAGGCAATGATCCTATATTTTGTCAAATGCTTTGGGCATTTCAATGTTTATTTGCCGAAATGATGAGATATGTATATGAGAAAATGAAAACGAGAGAATCTGAAAATAAAAATAATTGAAGATACCGCATATAATCGGACTTGCTCCTATCGGGAATTGGAAAGAAGAAGAAAAATGACTCAGTTTCTAGATCTTCCAAATGATCTTCTTCTATATATAGCGGAAATTGCACAAAGACAACATCATTGTACTTGGTGGAAACTGAAGCTCACATGTCGCGCTTTTCTACCGATTGGTAGATATTGTATGCCGTATTGTTCTCTTCTTTGTAATTATCGAGATACAACAAAAGAATGCGAAAACTGGGTAATAAAATTAAGTTCAGAGGATATCGTCAAGCACATCAAGTATATACCCGTACATCGTATTCGACAGTTTTGGTGTAGAGGACCAACTGGAGGGAGTGTTTGTTGGCCAGAAGTGAAAAAGGTGAAGTTGTCATATCCTTTGCCGAATGATTTGAGTGACTCTTTTCCGGGGATGGAAGAACTTGAAATCCTACCGCCTCTCTCCTTGAAGTACGATAAATGTCAACCGTCCTTCAATCTGCCGATGACACTTCGGTCATTGAAAATCCATGTTAAGATTGTGAAGCGTGTCCAAAAAGATGTGGACTTTTTCCCTGTTAACGATATTTCTCAGTTTCGGTTAACGACCTTTGTATTTTGCATTGTCTCAGATGATTTCGAACTTGTGTATACTTTTTTCCGTAGATACCATAGCTATTTTTTATGTATTACGGAATTGCGACTAGTGATTACCCGTCAACATGATGATGATATTCATGATATCACCTTGCGCAATTATCTAGTTGAATTGGCGGCCGAATCGACGCTGTTGCGCAAAGTACAATTTCACTTTCTCTATGATGATGATGATGATGATGATGATTACACAGATTCTGAAAAACAGCCTGTCTTTCTGGAGAACACATCGGTTCAAGATCAGCTGGAATTCTACTGGCAAGCCTATTTGACTCAATATGGAAATAATCGTCCGGATGATTCTGTTGATTTTCGAACTTCGCTTGTGAAATTAAGAGGACGGTATACTGTAGAACCGAGGTTTATGCGTTGTATTCTTTGTCAGGGGCCTCTAATGCAACTGAGAACATTGAAAATAGAGTTTATTCAACATCCGATGTTTTTGGATCCATTAATGGCGGAGATAATGCGGACGGTTTTTGAGATGACACAATTGCGATCTTTGATGCTGAATGGAGTTCCGAGAATGTTTGATTTACCAGAACCGAATTGTACGAATCTGCAGAAACTAGACATACGGAATGATATCAATGCTTCCATCGTGAACATAGGTTTCTTTCGGAAGATATCTCATCTTACGAGTTTAAAGTATGAAGTTGCTCGTCCATATGAAATATCTTGGAATATCGGATACCTTTGCAAATTGCGGAAATTAGATATCACGAACATTACTCTACCCGATGAAATACCTTTGCAGTTAGAAGAACTTAGTTGGTCCCATTATCGGAAACCGGTGTCGATTAAAATAAATTGGGAACGAATACAACATTTTCTAAGAACGCACCCGCGACTTCGAAAACTGAAACTGCAAACTACCGAATTCTTACCTGATTCGGCGATTACGGTACTTCAAGAATGTCTTCCACAGTTGGAATGTCTCCATCTACATAATTTCCAAATTTTCGAGAATCAAAGAGCTACGGTATTATCGTTATTTCCTTATTGCTCGATAACAGAATGCAAGAGATTAGGAATTCTTTTCAATCGTGGATACAACTATCAATTCCATTTCATGATTTCGCCTGGTCAGGAAAGCGATTTTTGGACGACATACTGTGGGAAATCTGAGGAGGGGTAGATTTTAACTTCGCCTCTTTTTTATCTCTCTGCGCTCGAATAGATGTCAAGCAAGAAGATGATAATAAAAAAACAAAGAAACAACTTGCTCAAGCACTTGAAGAAAAGCAATTATGGAAGTCCAAAAGGACCTAAGAAAATGTTTTGTGGATACGAATATCAGGAGTTTGCCGATCTTTGAGGTTGCCGATATCGTACTCAATGTTCAAAAGTAACTTTGGAATGATGTCTCGCATATAATTTGCGAAATTAGTGGTTCTGTTAGGTTTTGAAAGGGATTTACGGAGAATCAGAATAAAGTTGGCTGTAGATGACTTTCCAAGATCCATCGCAACTATATAATCATTTTGCATTAAGTAAAATCGCAGGCGTTCTAGCAACATGAAGAAAACATCTTGATCTGGGTTCCAGTTAGTGAGCGTTAACTGGAAGCCTTCGTGTTGGGCGGTAGGGACAAGTGAAGTCTTTTGGTCGAAATCCTTGACGATGAGATGATACTGTTTTTTCATAAGGCGTTTAAAGTTGTCGATGTCACCGGAAGGTTTGAAGATCCAAGTTGGCCAAGGGGTATCGTGATTACAATCGGTGCAATAATGGGTGAGTTTTAAGTATCCGAGAGTACCGAGACTTTTCAGCCAATCGTGAGTATCGTTTACATCCTCTATTTTCCAGCTTTTTAAGTAAATAAGGAAATATTTGAGTTGCTGTTTGATGAGGGGTGGAGGGTTTCTAAAAAAAGAGATGATGGGAGGACTCATGGGATTGAATGGAAAAAGGATCATGAGAGATGCGGGAAAAGAATCATTTCTTGTAGCAAAGAGGATTATCTGTGATTTTGAATCTTTTCAGTGTTCGATATTCGGAAGGTTCGAAGGATAGCGGATGTTGTTTTTTGATGCTGAAGAGAGTAGCACCGACAGCGGATTTGATTTTCTTGATGATACCTTGTAGGCGGTCAGGAGCGTATACCGATTTGAAAGCTGGGGAAGACGACAATGATTCGAAGAGAGCTCTCCATTGGCCGAGGTTGAGGTTAATGGGAACTGGGGTACCTGATGGGTCTATGGAAGGAAACTTTGGAAGAGAAGAGTGAGGGCCAGTTCTTACGAATTGAATGAGGAAAGATAAGAGGTGGAGGGTATTGAAGAAGTCGTTACCAATTTGGGTTCTGAAATCGTTGGGAATGCGGAAAGTTGGAGCCTGTGGAGAATGCAGAGATCTGAATTGAGTCATGGTGTTTTCGGAGAATAAGTTTCCACGGGGGGTAGTAGGCCAAAACCCTCTCATAAAGTTATCATCGATGATAGCGGCGATACCCTTTTTGCGGGAACCCTGATCATAAGTCAAGTAAGAAACGACCGAACAAGAAGAGTCTGGAGCGCATTCCAAGAGGTCGAAAGAGCGCAAGTGTTGAGTACCAATACCATAAATTTGGTTTTTTTCGACAACGTTAACGATATCGAGCATGCAGATTTCGTAGATAGCGGAAGCTAAAGATTGAATGAGCAATTTTAGGAGAGGTTTTTGGAGAGCGAAGAGAATGGAGGTGAATTGTTGCAAAGTGAGTTTTGGTTGGCAGAGTTTCCAGAGGATGAACAAGTGGGAAAAAAAGAGACAGTAACCGGTATGTCCGAAAGATTTAGGCCAGTAAGTACAAGCGACCATAGTTTGTGGACCAAATGGGGTATCTTGGAATTGAAATTGGTAAGATCCGTCGATGAGAGTGATGAGATTTTTGAATTTTGTGTATTCTTCCGCAAGGGATTTTGTGTAACCATTTGGATCGAAGATCTCGACAGTTTTGTTTTGGCTGTGTTCTTTGTCGAAGAATAGGACTAAAGAGTGACTAAATATTTCCTGAGAAGATTCCCTGTGACTGAAACTGAGATGAGCGATACCAAAAGGGCGGTCCTGGGAATTAAAGAGGTCGACAGCAGTTTTGAGGGATTTAAAACTATCGTCCTGTAAGTAGTTTCCGATCATAATATCCGGCAATCCTGCGATATCGTCGTGAGTACAATCGTCTCCGGTGGTTGCCAAACGAGATATCAAAGAAGAGAAACACAAAAATGAGTTAAAGCGGATGGAGTGGACGCGTTCGAGTTTCCAGAGGCTACTTCCGGAGAATTGGTTTAAGAGGCTTTGGATGATTTTTGGGAACATGTTCATTGAGCCCTGTGCGATTTCCGGGTATCTGAATTGAAACAAAGACATGATTATGTCTAAGGGCATGGCTTTTTTGACACGGTTGAGGAAATTGCCGAATAAAGGGACGATAGCGTAGTTCCAAGTGTAATAAGGAATTTGGAATCCACCTGGTGTTTTGATTTCTTTGTGGAATGACCAGAAAGCGATGAGGGTACAGAGGTCGTAAGTTCTGGAAACACCTTCCCAGAGAATCACTGGGAATTCGAGTTTCATTATGGGAACGGCAGAAGCCATGGGATCGTATACTTGTTGGAGGTTAGTGAAGAGTTCCTTTGAAATGGGGATGAAACTTGGAATGAAATATTGGTTCCAAAAGTACCCGGTGTAACCGGTGTGAGATTGTGCGCAAGGAGACAATTGAAGTTTTTGAGCGAACTCCTGTGGGGACCAGTGCTGTTTTAAGAGTTCTGCTTCTGTGAATGGACCAAAGCGGGGTGTTGCATCTACCGAATCTTGAGAATCTGCAGAATCCATGTTATCTCCTACAAATAGAGAGAAATTAAGGACGTGAGCAAAGACCGATTGAACAGGGTGGGGCTAATGAAGGAAGGGCAGATGGGACAAAAGTATATTGTGTGTATTTCTTGGATTTCTGAGATTTCTTGGATTTCTTGGATTTCTTGGTAGTTTTCTTTGAGCTTCTCTTTGTTTTGGAGAGTTTTCTCGCTGGTTTCCTCGCGGCTTTCCTCGCTGGTTTTCTACGAACGGAAACTGGTTTCCTTTTGGGTCTACTTATTCTTTTTTTGAGCGAGCGAGCCATCAGGATGAAGAAAGGAAAGTTTTTCAAGGCCTCCGGTCAAGCGGCAGAGCACGAGATGAATGCAGAAGATATGTTACCAGTGGATCTGTGGCTGGAGATATTAGAGTGGACGTTGCGCGACAAGAATTGCATCCGACGATTTGGGCAGACATGTCGACATTTCCGGGATATTGTGTGGAAACAGCCATCAGGATTACCGCACATTGTGGTACAACTTGGGAATATCATTCATTTTGAAAATGACTCACTTTGTTCGACGCGAGAGAAGAAGGAATCTCTGTGGAGAGTGGATACGAAAGAGAAGATAATGAAGTTCAGTGGAATCCCGCGAGTGTGGAAGGTGTGGAAAATGTATTATGGCTTTAGTCCATCGTTGACTCCCGTTGTTCCGAATTTTGTATTCCCAAATTTGGAGATTCTGCATATTTCCGGTGATAATCTGGAATTTGTAGCGAGTTCCTTGGACCGAATATTTCCGAGATTACGCAAAATAACCATCGAGACATGTTACAATTGCGATGCTCGACCGTTTGTGTTCCGTGTACCACAGGGAATACTGGAAGTGAAGTTACAATTGGATATTTATTTCACGAAGAAGTTCTTTCTTGACATCGATTTATCTGTCTGTGGTGAACAAACATTCATTACCTTGTATTATCATGGGCATTACGAAGGCTTTTTTCAATTACTAGACAATTCTGTCTTGTTTCATCGAATACGGCGGTTAAGGGTACAAATTCCGTATAGTGGACGAGACAATATCGCTGCAGTGAATAAGGTTCTTCAAAACATGCCTCGACTGGAGACGATAGGACGATTACAACTTCTGGATAAGGAGTATGTGTATTATGATGTGCATCCGAAGCAATTAGAGGAGTTTTTATCCTTTCAGAAACAACCTGGATTTACACGGTTAGACACACGCTGTATCAAGCATTTAGAGATTCGGAACGAGCGGCTTTCACATGTTGCGCCTCTATTCGAAGAATGTGAATTTCAGCAGTTAGAAACCATTCGACTAGAGTACATTTTGTTAGATATTCCAGCTGATCAAGTGGCGAATTTCTTGTACGTGTTGTCTTATCGGGCGTTGTTCATGGTAGATTTACGACGAGTGCTTCTGCGGATATCGGATATCAAGATGATCAAAACAAAACGGAAGGAATTGGGTAGTATTGTGCACATAGCAAAAGAAGAAATCAAGAGGAGTGACAAGTGTTGTTGCGACAAATTCAAGACGTTCGTGATTCATGGATTACAGAAAATGTCATTATTGAGTCGCTATCTACGAGTTTTTGTGAAAGGGAAATCGTTGAAATCGATAGATTATCAAGGTATCTTTGGATTTCGGGTAACATGCTATACATTTCCAGAAGGATTAGAAGAGTTGAGGATAGATGCGAGCATGATGGTACATGATATCATAGTGGATTTAGCAGCATATCACAAGTTAGAGACTGTGCATTTCAAAGGACAAAGCGTAGTGGTCACAAAGTATCCAAAGCGGGTGAAGACAGTACGGTTGGTGAATCCGGTTCAGAAGAGTGTTTCTGCGTTGGCGAGTTGTGATTATTTGGAGGATGTTGAAATCCACGGATATCACGATCACAGTCACTTGCGATCAACTGACATGAGTTTTCATGTAAGCCGATCTCCTGAGCAGATTCTCCTTGAGAAGGTTTTGAAGGACAAGATGTATCTTTATCGGCTGCGTTTCTGGTGAAATACATGAATAATAATACCTGTACCTAAGTACCGTAAGCGTCCGAACAAAATGGAAATAGATTACGAGATATTTGAGGAAAAAATTGATACAATGTTACCTGTGTTATTTGAGAGAACAAAGAAGATTGTTGATGGACTGGAGGACTATCTTCGTTTTGAATGGCAGAAGTTGTATGATTTTGACAATTGGGCGTATCGAGAGTATTGTGTGTGTTCCGTTAATGAGTTTCTACAGAAGAAGTGGGTTCGGGAGGAGATAATGGAAACTGCTATCGAGTTATTGGAGAAGAAAGACGGGATGACGTTGGGAGATCAAGTGAGGATATTATTTGGACTTTTGAAGGCTATTGAAGAGAAGAAACTTGGCAAGAAAATCGAAGAGCGGGAGTTGTTGCAGAAATTGGGAAATGTTTATTAGAAATCCAACAAATCCAAAATAAATATCCGACATAATGTATAAGAGAGACAAAATGAATATCGAGAGTTCTGAGATACTTTGTAATTTAAGGGACAAACAGAGAAAGAATAAGGAATACAATTACATTTTGCATAGTTCGGTTTCCGTATTGAATGTTGTTGTTCCTGATCGATATGAAGATACTGCCATTTTCTTTGACTTTAATTTCAAACATATAGTATCTTATACGGATGAAGAGAGAATGAGATTTTTAGAGGATTTCGTGAAAAAAGAAGCTATTCGCATTTCCTGTATCAATGGATATACCTTTTTCAGCACGGATTGTTGTAATTATTGTTGTTGTGAATTAGTCAGTAAGGATAGTTCCTGTTGTTATTATTGCCTCCATTGTTTCAAGAACATGTGTTATCTTTGTTATGTAGAAACATCGGAAGATATTGCGAAGAAAAATAGAGCCAAGTATTATCACACTCGCAAAGATGAAATTGAGAATTGTCGGAAATCTGGACTATTACGGGAACGACGAACAGATGTAATGGAACGAGTAACATGTGACGAATGTCACAAGGGAATTACGGGGGATATGTTTTACACATCGAGTGATGAGGATTATGATGTTTGTGAGGAATGTTTCTCTTCTTCAGTCTCTTCACATTTATCTCGAAGGAGAGAAATGCACTTGACAGAAAACCGAAGAGTAGTTGATCAGTTGGAGTTTGGGAGTATGCTAGATTGGGTTCCCTTTTATCGAGATGACGATGAAAATATTGTTGCGAAGAATTGTAATCCATTATCGGAATATTTCGGTAAAGTTTGCATCATTTTATTCGATGATCATAGTCGAGGCGGCTTTTTTGTTATCCAGCATTGTCTGCAACAAGTTATTGATTATCTAGTATCTGCGAAAGAAATTGACATTGGTCAGTATGCGCGAAGCCTAGGAATACCAGATTATTTCGGGTGAAAATCAAGATACCTTCTTGAACGACAATTCAATTTTGTACATGTGAATGTCCAAATGGAAACCTTGGTTGGTCCAGAATATGTAATAGTCCTTTATGGCGTTTCTAATCCTCCATGTTATATTTCGAATAAAGAAAGGCTTCGTGACTTTGTTGATATCATTGCGAGCGCATTCTATGAAATCGGATTCTGAGAACTTCGGCAATTCCTCCTCAAATTTGTCGATTATCGCTTGTTCCTCTCGTTGGAAAGCCTGTTTGCATTCCAAAGCAAATCCTGAAGTAGCGGAAACTGCGGATACCATAATGCATTGATCGTCTTGAGTTATTTCGAATCCTGTATTTTTTAGTTCTCTGATGCGTGTCTCGAGTGCGAGGTGAAAAGCCGTACAATCAAAGAATGGAGTGTCTTGGATATCAAAATAACTATTGAGAGAGAAGTTTTCCGTTGCATTTTTGAAGAGAAAGGAGTCTGAGAGAAAATAAAAGCCAAGGTCTTTCTTGCTGTCTTGGTATATACGTTGGCATTCTTGGTAGAAAAGAGACATTGTGTATTTTATACTTCCTTATTCTTTTCTTTAAAGGACAATTGTATGTAGTTGGCTTGTACATAAACTTTGAAACCTTGATCTGTCCAAAATTTATATTTTCCGCGTATACTCTTCTCGATCCTAGATGTGAGAGATTTGACAAAGAGAGGTATCCTGATTTTATTTTCCCCCTCGTTTGCTTTTTCCAAGAAATCAGATTCGGTTATCTCCGGGAGATCATGCAGAAGACGATCGATAACTTGTTGTTCCGCTTGTTCGAAAGCTAATTTACATTCCAATGCGAATCCGTAGGTAGCGGAAACTGCGGATATCTCAAGATAACCATCATCATCTCTATTGACCGCAAATCCGGCATTTTGCAGGTCGACGATACGACTTTCTAGTTTCGATTGAAAAGCAGTTGAAATATCATTAATGTCGGTATCTAATGTAACATCAAGTTGTAAGTTTTCCGTTGCGTTGCGGAAGAGAGAATGATCGGAGATGTAATCTAAGAAATGGTAGTGTTCTTTGGTGCGGTCTTCGTAAATACGTTGGCATTCTTTGTAGAAACTGGACATTGCGCCAATCTGTTGGGACCGAACGTCGAGTTGACGACAGAAACCTAGGTTATTTATTCATCGTTTATAAATTTCAATTCCATCTGTATAAAATTCAAAGTAATACTCGCTTGCATCTTGTATTGATTGACGAAATAACTCCTGAAAATGAGGCTGAAAAAGTGGCATATGAATTTCTTTTTGATCTCCTTGTAATGCTATCATTAAAGGATTTTCATTTCGAATATTTTCAGGAGTAATTCGATACATTTGTTGCAAAACTTGATTTTTCATATTTTCTATATTTTCTTCTACTTTCGCTGCATAAATTCTTTTACATTCTTCGTTTTTTGTATCCATAATTCCAAATTGAATAAGTCGAGAATGATAAGAAAGAGCCCAAGTATTGAAACCTAATTTGTTTATTTCTTGTATTTTTTGCGCTATACATTTCTCAAAATCTGCATGTTTTGAGATTGGATGTTCTCGATAATCTACAATTAAATTTGTTTCTCCTTTTTTTGCAGCAAGAAGGAATTTTTCCAAACATAAATTTTCCGATAAAACTTGCATCGAACTTTATTCGTCGACGTCAAAGAACAGTTCTATTTCCGATTCGTGAATATATAAACGGAAACCTTGATCGGTCCAAAATTTATATTTTTCATGTAAATTCTGCTGGATTCTTTCTGTAAGATATGGGGTATAAAAAGGGATGAGGATTGCACATTCACCGTTGTAAGCTTTTTTGAGGAAATCGAATTCCGATATTTCCGGGAGATCTTTAAATGCTTTGTCGATGATGGCCTGTTCCGCTTGTTCAAAAGCCAATCTACATTCAAGTGCGAACCCGAATATTGCGGAAATGCAAGAAATTCTAATACATTCCTTATCCTCTGTTACATGAAATCCAGAATCCCGCAATTCCTGAATACGTTTTTGAATGTCGTGGGGAAACTTTTTATCAAAATAATATACCGTTTCTACAGACAATTTTTCAGCTGCGTTGTGAAAAAGATTGTTATCGGAGATGTCAAAAAAGATGAAACTGCGATCCTTGCATTCCGCGCATACACGTTGACATTGTTGGTAGAAAAACGACATCACGAAAAATCAAGCTGGAAGTATAATTCGATGTTTTCCCTATTTATATTAATACGAAAGCCTTGATCGGTCCAAAATTTATATTTTTGGTGTATAGTATTCAGAATCCTAGGTGATATCTTTCCGATGTAAATATTCAAGAGAATATTATCGTGACCGTTGCTCGCTCTATCGAGTAAATCACATTCCGAAAATTCGGGCAAATCTCGACACAATCTATTCATTATCTCTTGCTCTTTTCTTTCGAAAGCCAGTCTGCATTCCAGTGCGAATCCAAATATGGCGGATTCTGCGGATACGTTCACACCATCCTTATCTCTATGGACTTCAAATCCTGAGTTCTGGAGTTCACTGATACGTCTTTCGAGTCTGTAATGGAATCCTGGGGAATTGAGGTGCTTTGTTTCGAAATTGAAATAAGTGTGAAGAGTCAAGTTTTCAGTTGTGTTTTTGAAAATGAGTTCTTCGGAAAGGTAATGCAAGCGGACATCTATATCGGCGAGGCTGTTTTTTAAAGCGAGTTGACATTCCTTGTAAAAAAGGGACATTGTGTATTTTATGTTTTCTTATCCTTTAAACAAAAGCACGAATATTAATCCAGTTGTTTGTGATATCCAAGTCGAAACCGTGATCCAACCAGATTTTATATTTGAAGGCAAGAGCGTTTCCCAAATTTTTAGGAATGGAAGGCAAGGGAGGAGAGAAGTATGTACGGACATAAAGATGATTATCGCAAGCTGCTTGAATAAAATCTTCTTCTGTAAAATCCGGTAATTTATCGATGACTGTCGCAATCATTTGACTTTCCGCGATTTCTTGGGCTATTTTACATTGTAGAGCATCGCCGAATGTTGCATGTTTCCAATTTATCCGCAAACAGTGATCTGAGCAGTGATGAACTCGGAATCCGCATGATTGCAAGAGTTGTATCCAGTATTGCATGGTATTTTCGAAGTTGAGGGCTTTTGACCAGTGTGTAAAGCACAATTCGATGGATAATAGCAATTCTTTTTCGGCGTATTTCATAAAAGCTTGCGTAGAAAGGTATTGTTCGAAGACATGGTCTAAGTTGCTGTTATTGCGGTAAATTTGGACGACATTTTGGTACAAAGATGATTTATTCTTTGAACCATGTTTGTAAATCTCGTCCTCCGACATTAAAAAAAGAAAGCCGGATTTTCGAATATGTTAATATTGCTGTTGATTTCCGATAAAATTTGTTTGTGGAGGGTCAAGGGTACCTTTAGATACTGAATATCCACAGAAAGAGGAAACAAAGGGATTTCTCGGCAAACAATTACAATTCGTAAACAAGATGCGAATGTTGGAATCGCGTTCTCTTTTGGGATGTTGGTCTCAAACAGATTAAAGCGAACAATAGGGGTCTGTTGATACACAAGGAATGCCGAATCCAAGAGTTCCGGGTAGTTGAAAATGACGGAACAGAAAAATGATACATCGACATGAACTGCGATAGTTGCACTCCAGAATCCACAGGGTAGTTGAAAGAAATTGTAAAAGTATTGCTTGGCTTTCTGGATAGTTTGTTTTTCGTCAAAGGGGTTCCATAGCAAAGAACTTTCGTAGCTCCGATTGTAAATGAATCCGTGGTCAAAAGAAAGATCAATGTTTTGAAGCCAATGTTCCGGACAAAAGTTATCTATATCCACAATAAACAGTACATCTTCTTCTCTGGTCAATTGTTCCTCATGTGGTTCCTCGATTTCTTTTTCATCGATGAATTCTAGTGTTGCGGTGGCGGTAGTAGGATATTGACGGTCTTTCCAGAGAATAGCGATATATTCGTTTATTGGTAAAGAGATAACAATAGGCGATTCGTGGATGGTGAAATCACGGGGATCGAGTAATGCGTCAGATCCAAAAGAATCGATATGAATGGGATAAGAGTGGGAAAAATGTATAGTGATTTTCATTTCCTCTTCATTTCTATTCCAAATACGATTGCTTTGAAATGTAGGGCTAACAATGCAATTGTGTGTGTTCCAAAATTGTCTGAATTTCATGTTGGTGGTGAAGCCGGAATCCAGATAGTGAGTTCGAAAGTGGACCAGAAAGAGGTATTTGTTACAAATTTAACAGAGAAGAAGAAGAATCTGGTATCATCGTCCCAAATATCGGGAGTCTGGTTGATGATATCCGCAAGAGCCAAGGATGGATTTCCACTAGTTCTGGGTATTATGAAGAGAGGCTGCATCCACAGTTTTTTGAATTCCCAGTAGGGCACTTTAGCTATGGGAGGACTGAGGATTTGGTGGTCGATAACGCTCCCTGAATGAATGGGCCAAGAATGGAAGAAAGAACTCCATTTTCCTGCCGATTTGAAGAAGAAAGTGCGGTCTTTCAGTTTCTGTAGGATATCCTCGAGGATTCTGTCATTCTCGAGAATTGAGAAATAGAAAGCAGCAGGAACTTTCATCTCGGGCGCGATAGAGTAATAAGACAGACGACCGACGATGTATCTGGCGGCGACAGCTGTTTTTTCGAAGACTGCGAATGAGTTTTCCATGATGTTTTTTCGATCATAAGGAGGATTTCCCGAACAAAGAATGGCTCGAGTATCGTAATGGAAAGCCACTGGTTCTATAAACTGAACGGTTGCGATTTTCTTCCCTTCCTCGAGAGTGAGGATTTCACTATCGTAATCGAGAGATCCCAAAACGGAGAGAGAAGTAGTTCGAACTGTGGACTCGTGCACATACGAAATTGGAAAGCCGAAGAAGGCTTCGAATTCTTGTACAACTTTGGCTTCGACGGGGACAATGAAGAACACATCGTTCGGATTAGTCAAAACTAGGGTCATGGTGCTAATGGCAATCTTGTGTGCTCGTAGAGTATTCTGCGGAAGTGCGAATAAAAATAAAAATTCGTAGATATGATGTCGGATTCCAATATGGATATCGAGGAAGAAGAATATGAAGGATTACGAATGCCTGGGGAACCTGGGGGACCGGTCATATCATCGGCAGCGACCGAAGAACCAAGATCCGAGAGTCCGTGGTCACCTTCCTATTGTCCTGTATCTCCGTCTAAGGAGGAATCGAGGATTGCAGAAGAAGAGAAAGAAGAAGAGCAGTTGTCTATAGAAGGGACGAGAAGGATAGAAAAGAATGGTGTAATCGAGCTTTGGAGTGTTGAGAGCATTCTAGGACATAAGTGGACATTATCCCAAGCGAAAGAGTATTTCCATGTAGTAGATCAAGATGTGATTGCATCAAAGATAGGAATGCGAGGGTGGAAGAGGAATGCTGGAGTTTGGTTTGGAATTGATGATACGAATGCAGTTCCGTTATCGACGCGAGTTGTAGTTCAGTTGCAAATGAGCCATCCTGGAATCTTTGGAGATGATGTGCAGTTTGAGCCGACAAGGATGCCCGTTCTTTTTGTGGAGGATCATAAACAAGAAGAGTATGATTTCTATGTCCTCCTAGTATTTCATCTTCTTCCACGGGGATCCAAGGTGCAGTTGAGAACACCTTGGGGATATCCGATCCACAATAGTCACTGGGATATGATATTGAATCATTCCTATACATTGGAGATGGAAGGTAAATTCGTGCGGTTATTTCGGACGATGTTGAATGCGCGTATATTTCCGGAAAAGCGAGAAAATGGAGAGAAAGTTCTGCCACCGACGTTACGGTATTTGATGAGCAAGGCCACTGCTTTTGATGCTGGGCAATGCAGTTGGGTGTCCAGGCGGAGTTGCACTACTCATGAAGTATTTCGGACGCTTGGTATTGCGAATCATGCTTACCTTGGCCGATTAATTGTGAATACCACGGATTCTGAAATGATTGGGTTTTTGTACAATCGGAAGACGGGTGTTGATGTTCCATTTGTTCTATCCGTTCTTTCCTTTCCTTCCGTTTCTTCTGTTCCTTCCGTTCCGTCCTTTCAGTCGATTCCCTCCGAGTATTTTCGTGAAAATGAATCCCTTCAGTCTCGACCGATAATGGAAGGGCAATCTTATAATCAAAGAATGGCCGAGATGGACAATTTTGCCGAGAGAAGAAGTGTGATTACTCTTTCGGGGTCAAACTTATCGAAGTATTTTGAGAGAATCGGACAGCGAATGGAAGAGATTAATGCGGAATATCCTGGGACATTTTGGCAGAGTATTTCTGGACAAGCTGGGCGTTGTTTTTATTTACCGGTTTTTGTGACCGATGATAACCGCTATTCCGAGGATAAATTGAATATGGAAGGAATGATTATCTTCGACACGCAAAAGAAAACGATGGAGATAGCTATGGTGAGTATAGATGAAATGTTCAATGATATGAATGTTTCCGGATACAGGAAGATCATGTATTCCATCTTCAAATATAAGAATACAACCGATTCATTTGCGTATGACATATGGCATGGGTATCCGTTTTCGGAATGGATTATGGTGTATACGTATTGGCGGTTATTACGACCTGAATATACTTATGCGCATATCATGAATGTCATTATTTCTGTAGATGGTATATTATCAAAACTAGTACATGGGTTTTGTAATGTGAGATCGCAGATTTGTCAAGAGAGTGAAAAGAAGAGACAAGAGTGGCAAGAAGGGTTCCGGTTATCTGCGTTGTTGCAGTATCGACAGGAGAGGAAAGGGGGAGTGGTGCTTCCTAGTGATGATGATGAAATGGAGATTATATATTTCGATTTACAAACAAAAAAAGCAGGTATCAGTACAATTCCTAAGACAGTTTTAGCTGCAAGATTCCGGAAAGCCTTAGAAAGAGGGATGTGGCCGATGTCCCATCGTGGAGCGATAGTAGGGAAGAGGTTTTTAACCGTGTGTGATCCTGAATTAGGACGATGGTTCTTATCGAATCCTGTGGATATTCCACGAGTGGATATCTTTGAGTTTCAGCATGTTTTTGGTTTATTGCAGGATTGGTTCACATACATGAGAGGTTCAGATTTTGAGAACAATCCGTTGCTAGGGTTTCCCCCGTTGACGGTGCCAGAGAAAGATAGGCTTTTGCAGATACTTCAAGTAGAAGAGTGGATATCTCTTTTTTCCAAAGATGGTGCAATGTGGAAAGCGGCGCAAGAGGAAGATAAGCGAACGGAAGCAAAGAAAGCTGCGGGGGATGTGATCCTGAATGAATTCGATAGTAGTTATACGAGCATGATGGAGTGGTTTCTGGATTTTGCAAAGATACTACGTGAGTATGATCACAAGTATGTATGGAAAGGACAAGGATTTTTTGATTTACAGAAGAAGATTCAGACGTTGCGAAAAAGAAGAGGAGAGCAGAGTCGAGCGATGGCAAAATATCCACGCTTCAACCTTTAGCCCGCTCCACAATTAGCACAAGATGCTTGTAGAGACTATTATTCAAATTTTCAATAGCAACATTAGCATCGCCATCATTTTCGAAGTTGACAAATGCAAATCCCTTGCAAATCTGAGTCACTTTGTCTTTTGCCAAATAAATGCGCTCAATTGGACCGAATTGACCGAAAAGTAGCTGAACATCACATTCTCTGGTCTCTTCGGACAGATTGACAACTCGAATCCAGGTCATGAATTTTCTTTCTTTTGAGATGAAAGGAGATGGCCAAACGACAGGTACGAAAAGTACGAAAAGTATCGAAAACGACAAGAAAATCGAGGCCGGTGAAACGACAGGTAAGAAAGGTAAGAAAAGTATCGAAGTCCGCAAGAAAATCTGGAAGAAAATCTGGAAGAAAATCTGGAAGAAAATCGAGGCCGGTGAGGAGAACACGAGGACAGATACCGAAGAAGAATAAGCTTTATAAATTTTCTGTTCGTGGTCGCATTCTTCCCGGAAAAGCGAAAGTTTTAAATCCCCGAGATTGGGTTGTCCGCAACGGTGTTTGTTATTCCCGTCGATTGTGTTCGTAAACATAATAGAATTTTAAAACAAAGAAATAAAAGATCTACATGCTAATCCCGAAAAGACGCGACTCCCTCTGGTCGAGCGGCAGAGCGCGAGAGAGATGGAAGCGTTATGCAAGTGCAGTTTGTGTAAAGATTTCTGGCATGATCCCAGGACCTTGGAGTGTCAACATATTTTCTGTTTTGAATGTCTTATTTGTCTCTATGTCAATGACATCCAAGAAGTGCGGGAGTGGAGATATTCACGGAAGCCGCATATCGAGTGTCCCTATTGTCGTCAGATCACTCTAATCCGACAAGTAGAACAGTTACCGAAAAATTTCTTTGCTGCCCAAGTCTTAGATTTCCTGAATTACAAGAAAACCGAAGATGATGCGGTGATCCGCGGAGAAGATGCACTCGACATAGCGTTGTATTACGAAAGTGAGAAATATCCATCGTGTCTTTATTGGTGGGAGCTGTCCGCGTTAAGTAATGGAGCAGCAGCGGAGATTCTAGCTGGGATGTATGCATCTGGGAAGAAGTATGTAGATCAGGATTATCGGAAAGCATACATGTTTTATGAGAAAGCTGCCGAAATGGGAGAAATTGATGCGATGTACAAGTTAGTAGAAGCGCATGAGAAATGGCCCGTTGATTCTGATAATGTACCGTGGTCTGATGCTGATAAAATAGAGACATGGTTAAAGCGAGCAGGTCAATGCGGTCATGGCGGAGCATTGTACATGTTGGGGATGAGGGATTATCGGAATGGCGATTATGAGCAGGCATTGCAGAAGTTTGAAAGGGGGATGAGTGTGGATACCATGGGACAGTTATGTGTGTGTTATGCGCAAGGACAAGGAACCCCGAACGGTGTTGATTTGGATCGAGCATATTATTGGGGGAAGAAGTTTGCAAGGACTGGAAAACATAATGTCAAAGGGATGACTTATATGGGGATTCTTTACATGAATTATCCGAGATACGGAATAACCGATGTGGTACAAAAAAAGAGAGCCTACAAGTGGTTCAATCGGGCGATGAGTCGAGGGTATGCTTATGCACATGTTTATTCTGCGATGACCTATATGAACGGGTGGATGAAACCGAAAAGAGCGGTGGATACTATTCAAAATGTTTTATGCCAGAAGTTCGGAATCATGGACATCGAGAAACGCAGTGATTTTTGGGGAGAAACCTATTCTCCGGAGGAAATTAGTTGGTATCATCTTGGGCAACTTTATTGGCTGCATGCGAGGACGTTAAAGAATGTATATCTTGTGGATATCCCGAATAGTGAAAATCGCACAAAGGAAACCGTAGAAGAGCAAGGCCTACAGTATTTACGAAAAGCCGCAGAACGAGGACACCAGGAGGCCCAAGAGGAATTGGAAATGATAGAACGCATTAGAAAGTTGTAATAAAAACGAACAACTTGCGGTGATCCAAAATTTTCCGCGCACTTCAGACAAGAATGCGATACTTTTGTTTTGATGTTGAATCCCCTGGATTATATGCTGGTAATAATCCATTACAAGTTGCAGCTCTAGTTTATGACGAACAATTCGGGGATTTTACAATTGTCGATGGTTTAATCGCTACTCGACCACTGAAAGAAGACGATAAAATGAGCATGGACACGAGAGATTGGGTAGAGAATCATTTACATTCTGATGATGAAATCAAAGATTTCCTCGATAGACGGAAGATCCACGTACCAAATCAGCATTATGCGTTGACGGATGCGAAAGATGTTCGTAAGGTGTTTTGGGATTTCTATATGAAGTATCGAGAATCATGTGCTATTGTTGGAGATTGTATTTATCCTGTAGAAACGAGTTTCATGCAACAGTGCATATTTGATGAAAATCAACGAAGAGGAAACAATAATGATTACATCGTGGATGATGTCATGTTTTTAGGACCATATCCATGGATTGATGTCAATAGCATGTCAAGAGATAGGAACGACTATGGTGGAGTCTCCGAATGTGATCATAATCCAATTTACGATGTTATGACAAGTATGGAAAAATTTCAAGGAATAAAGAGGAGATGATGAATTTTCTTTGGGGGACACCACCTGAACCCCCCGAAAAGCATATACTCGTGTACACAGATGTAGAAGCAGATGATGTTGCGGCATTACGGCTACTTTATGTTATGAAACCTGCAGGGTGTATGGTGCATGTAGTGTGTTGTTTAGGAAATCCTGAGAGAAAAGCGGAAATTGTGAGGATATTGTTTGGGGATGAGTTTGAGGTATACACGGGAATAGGTGGTGTGAAAGGGGATACGCTTTACGAAGGGAACAATATCTTGAGTGCTGAACAATGCAGATTATTTGCCTCGGAAGAGGTTGATGCTACAAGGAAGCCTGCACAGTATCCGTTGAAGAAATTTGAGTTTGCGAAAAACAAAGTGATTGATGCAGTGGTGCTACTTACGACTCCCGAGCCGTTCATGATTGATTACGAAAACATGGGATTGCAAATCGACAAAGTGTTCATAATGGGCGGATTTTATCATTCCCCCGGCTTTGTGCCGTCCTTGGAACAGACGCGTGTCAATTTGTCTTTCAATTGGAAGATATCCGATCCCGATGTCCTAAAGCGGTTTCTCGAGCTGATGGATTATCGAAAATCGGCGGTTTTGTTTTCTTCGCAGTATTTTGCGAACGAGTGGAATGGGAATTTTGACAAGAAAAACAATGAAAGGATGTTTGGATGTGATTTTATAACCGCGATATTAGAGGCCGATAATGCGTTACAGGCGATGGTAATCAATTGGAATCGATATGCGACACATGATGGGACGAAGAAAAGCATGGTTGATCGTATTGGCATGGAAAACCTTGGCAGCGAATTTGCCCCAGCGGATTTCATCACGACACTTGGAGTCTTGAGTGTTCTAGGATATCGCAGTATCCTACAAAAAACGCAACGGGTACAATTCGTCAAGAAAGATGATTCCTGGGAAATTCGGACTGGAAGCGAAGCAAGCGGAATCGAGTATGTGGAAGAGACGAATCTACAAACAGTGAAAGAGTTGATTACGAATTTTCTGAATGCCATGGTGCGCTCAAAGAAAGGATGTATCTTGAGCCGTGAAAAGAAGACGCAGATGATGGAGGATCTACGAACTCTGGCAAATTATACGCTGGAATGTTCTAACGGGGAACAAAATCCATGTTCGAATAACAGCAACTCCGATTGATACTCATTTGGAAGATTCACTGGGTTTCCCGCCATCTTCCACACAAATGATACCGTATACTCAACATCTGCTTGTTGGCAACATTTGCATAAAGGACATCGTACGCTTGGAACCACTTCAAAATGCAGCATCATGTACGGGACAACATACATTGGAAATGGCAAATGTTTCTGAAAATAAACTAAGCCACCGGCATTTCTTTCTGCTACTTCTAATTGTGTATTATTTGCGTACAATACCGGTAATGGAGTGTCTTCTGGTAATCCAATTATGTCTACTTCCGTTAAAACATGTCCACGCGCTCCTATTATCACTCTTTGTTTTCCTCGATATTTTACGGTTTGTCTAACTACTGTTGAAAATGTACTTTCCATTATTTATATAGTTTAACACAAGATTATATTACGACTGGCGCGTGTGTCTCGAATTTTCTGACGTTCTTTGTAGAGGAGATGAATCACTGGGACACATTCTCGACACACTTTCGTTTAGGGTATCATGTACCGTTTATCTGCGTGAGCCAGCTGGCAGACATTGTTGTCAACAAAGCTATAAAAGAGCAAAAAGACTTTCAAGGGTATTCCATTAGTTCTATTTGTGAAATTATAGAGGCCGGATTGAACAGAATGCTAACGGATAAAATGGGAAACAATGTCGCTTGTTGTAAATATGAAACGAATTATGAAAACTGGTGTCCGAGTACGAAATTACCAGAATCGTTCATGATAGGTGTGAATGGAGGAAAACTGTGGGATGTGGTGTGCACGGAACGGCATTTCTTCCATATTTATTTTGCTGCTGAAAAGATTCATACAAAGGATGGGAGTGGATATATGTCGAAAGAAGATGTCTTTGAAGACTATTTCCCTTGGTGGGGAGGACATGTTCCTTTATTAGTACCGAATCCTACACTTCCATATCAGAAACTGCATGGCGTGCTGAAAAAAAGACTGTACGAATGGGAAGAATCGGAAACTCCGTCTATTTTATTTCACATTGTGGAAAACTTTGACAACTATGAGAGATTCAAAACGTATCATCGACGGACTTAGTATTGAGAAAGATACATATCTGCCTGGATGTCACCTAGTGCGGAGGCTTTTCGAAAATTGGTAATGGCCAGCTGGGAGTTCTGTCGGATACCGGAACCATTCTGGTAACAGAGGGCAAGTTGTATGATTGCCGACGTGTGGTTCCGCTTCGCCGCAAGTCGAAAGTATTTGACAGCATAGAACGGGTTTGCTTCGGTTCCGAGGCCGTACAGATAGCGAAGACCGAGATTGTAGTATCCGACGGTATCTCCTGCTTTTGCGGCCTTTTTGTACCATTCAAAAGAGGTAACAGCGTTTGCAGTGACACCAATGCCGCAGTCGTAGCAGTATCCAAGAGAAATGTAGGCATCCGGTTTATGTTCGTCCGCGGAACATTGAAAATGAAAAACCGCTTTAGCGACATCCTTTTCCGTGCCAGCACCGTCGAGATAGGCGCAACCGAGAATATAATGGACATCGCGACGTTGATGGATAAGGAGATTCTGGAGTTCCTTAGGGGTGATCTTGTTCGCGTATGCAAAGGCTATGGCGAATTCGTGGAGAGCGAAGTGGGCCTGAGCAAGGTAGCAGTCAACGTTGATGCCTATTGTCTGTGCCGTAGAGAAGTATTGCAGGGCAAGGGGTATGTTCTTTTCGACGAGACAGCGTCCACTGAGAAGAATATCACCGTATTGGGTTAGAGCTTCCGGAAGATTGAGATCTGCAGCCATTTTCAGGTAACGGATTGCCTCGTTCAGATTGTAGGTTGTTCCCAAACCGAACATGTAGCATTGAGAAAGAGCGTGGGCAGCGAAAGGGTCGATAGGCGAAAATCGGGTAGATTCCAAATACCAGTAAAAGGCAAGGCTGTTGTCCGTAGTCGTTCCGCCGATTCCATGGTAATAAATGCCACCCAGTTTGACCATAGCCTCTGGTATTTGTTGTTGTGCAGCGACATCGTAGTAGTGGATAGCGCGATGAATGTCTTTGTTCTGCAAAAGATATGCGTAGTGTAAAGCAGCCATAGGGTTTCCGAGGTCGGCAGCCGCATGGAGGTAATGTCGACCCACTTTGAATTCGTGCGTGATGGCGTAATGGAAGCGACCGCAGATGTAGTGGGAAAAAGCAGATGATGACTGGGCAGTACAAATCTTTTTGAGGAATTCTGCTCCATCTTGTTTGGCCGCATGAGAGGAAGTAAGAGCAAGGATCCCCAATTCCGTATCTGTTTCTGAGATTTTCTTTGGTTTCGGGTAGAGATCATCTTCATTGGGAATGGGCAGGCAAATCAGGGCAACCTTGGCTGGGAGAAAAGAAGGTTCCATGTGGAGGATGTCTTGAAGGGTTTTGTAGGCCTCGTCTTGTTTATCGGGGTCGTCGCAGAGTGTGAAAACCTTCTTGGTGAGTTCTGAAGCCGACGGTAAGGATTCCATGGGAACATCGTCGATACCGAGGTAGGTCAGGACAGAAACAAGAACCAAGTTTCGTGGAAGAGCGGCAATTTTGGAGATAGGATGGCGTGCTCTGCAGATAGCGCATTCCAGGAGAGGAGATTCTTGTTGATCGCGCTCAACGGTAGCGTTCCAGAGGTTGAGCAAGCAAGAGTAACAAAAATTGTGTTGGCATGGAAGGGTTCTGGGATCGGTCATGACATCGAGACAGATTGCGCACTTTGCAATTTCCAGAAGCTTGGGATCCTGTTCCTGTTTCGCCGCAGTAGAGTCCATAGTTTGAATGTGGTGGAAAACAAAGAGAACAGGAAACCGTAGTTGATAAAAAAGCGCGAAAGAAGCTTCGCGTAGTTTTAATTACCTAATCGGGATCTACACGATTTGGTCCCGATGGGATCTGAGGAGATTGCGGGCTTCTTGAGTGGACAAAATGGTTGTGAGACCGCCAATATGGGATGGGTAAGGACCACGATGTTGGATAAAGAGGAATACAGAGGTCATGATGGTGATATGCCAAAGGCTGTGGACGAGCCAGTACCAAGCGGGATCTTGATTACAGAATATAAAAAGCAAAACACCAGCAATAAGGCTGAGAGTGGCAAAGATGTATGTCCATTTCTTCTGGATGTAAAGGACTGCAAATTTTCGAGGATAACAAGCAACGAGTTGTGTTACGGCACAGAAAATGCAAACAGAAATGATAGCCGAATCGGTATCATGTCCGAAGAGAATACCAATGGCAACACTTCCGGATATCAGGACTCCATGACAGAAATCTCTATGGGTGTCAAACCCGAATTGAAGAACGATAGTGGGAACAGTAGCGATAATCAGGTAACTAAAGACATGATCCATGATCCAAAGAGCATCGTAGAAACGATGGCAGAACCCGGTGTGAAAAGAGTCGCAAACGTGATATATCATCGAAATTGTCATGCAAAAGAGGAAAACCCACATTTCCAAGAACAACCCCAACTTAAAGGATTCGATGATAGCAGGCAGGAATGACAAGTTGGAGGTAATGAGGAATAAACATTTCGCGACGTATACAGAATCGTACATGATAACGCAAGGAACGCAAGGAACGCAAGGAACGCAAGGAACGCAAGGAACGCAAGGAACGCAAGAAAGGCAAGGAACGCAAGGAACGCAAGGAACGCAAGGAACGCAAGAAAGGCAAGGAAGTTAACGAAGCAATGTTCTTCTTGTTTTTATTTTTTTTTCGAGTTGCTTGGCCGGATTCCGGATTTCGTGTAAGATATCCTGGAGAATATTGTCATCGAGTTTCCTGTTTTGCGAAAGCCCGATGAAGTGCAAGAGATTGAGGCGGCGATGGATATCGAGGAGAACATAGTAGTTCTTGAAGTACATGAGGAGGTTCCACTGTTTGTGATCGAAAAATTGAGCGGACCTTTTTGTTGCTATGGGGATTTCACGGAAACGAATCCAACATGACCACCAGGAATTCATGGCCAAGTTCACATTAGTGATGCATTCCTGGATGTCATCGGATGATAAGACAGCTGTTGTTTCTTTCGTTCCTTCCGTTCCTTCCGTTCCTTCCGCTGACACAAGTGAAACAAGATTGATGAATTCGGTATTGATAGCAAACATCATGTTTTCGTTTTCATTGACTCCTTGAATCCATGCGATTATCTGATTAGCAGGTTCAAAAGCTGGCCGCAGGTACAAGTTAGTGCAAGGGGGATTTGGGAAAACAATGAAGTTTTTGAGGAATTCATCGCAGACTTTCTTTAATTCGAATATCTCCGTTTCTAGGAGGGATTGCTTTTTTGGCTCTTGGATCTTTTCATTGGTAAGGGTCATTTTCATAATGAGGAATGCAATTTGAGCCGTGATGTCTAGGAAAACAGCAGGCTGATCGATATCCAAAGTGAATTTGGAGATGTTATCCCAAAGGGTAGCCAGATCAGGAATCATTTTTTTTTTGTTTAGGGGAGGAAACTGGAGAAAGAGAGTTGAAATAAAAATTTTCATGAACCAAAAAAAGGAATCTTCTTGCAATGGAAGAGAAGAGTAGCAGAAGGAATGGAACAAATCCATAGCAGCGTAACATGTCCAATTTGTATGGAATATTACTTGGATCCACGCATTTTACCGTGCAAGCATACCTTTTGCTATCAGTGTCTATTGAATTTGGTTTGTTCGTCAACAGTATCTCACAAGTGTCCGATGTGTCGCAAGAAGATTGTTGAAAATGTAGAATCATTACCAGAAAATTTGATTGCGGCGAACATTGCAGAGTTTCTGAAAAACGAAATCGTGATTGAAAAGAAAATGACTGCCAATGAACTTTTTCAGAAAGGACGACGAATATTGGAAGGCAATGCAGTCAATGACACGGAAGGCATCCTTTATCTTCAAAGTGCAGTAGGAGGAGGAAATACAGAAGCCGAAGTGTATCTCGCGGATTACTTGTTTGATGTGGAAAAATATGAAGATGCCAAACGATTTTACGAGGATGTGATGACAAATGGGAATGCTGCTACGCAGGAAACTCTGAGGGCGATTATACGTCTGGCGGAGATGTATCGCAGGGGGCTAGGGGTATCGAAGGACCTAGAGAAATGTATGGATTATTTGAAGATGTGCGAGTCTGATAGCAAAGATAGCGGGTTGGAAGGGGAGCGGTTGTTTCAAATCAGCAATGTGCATATCGAGCGAGCAGAGTATACGGAAGCGTTTACTTTCTTGTGCGCATCAGCATATACGACAGAACATGGAGAATCGCAGAATCTACTAGGTTGGATGTATGAGAGAGGATTAGGAACTGCTCAGAGTTATCGCGTGATGCATCTACTATATGAGAAAGCCGCCGAGATGAAGGTTGTTGCTGCGATCATGAATCTTGCCCGGTGTTATCGCGATGGGATTGGATGCCCGGTGGACAGAAAGCACATGTTTGATTTTTATTGTCAAGCAGTAGAATTCAAGTGTCCAACAGCCGAGTACAATCTGGGTATGTGCTATCACAGTGGTATTGGCGTTGAGAAAAATAGGGCGAAAGCTATTGAGTATCTGCATCGAGCGGCGACGACGGGAGTTCGACACAAAGGGATGGACAGAGCGCAATATGTGTTAGGTAGTTTTTACGAGTATGGCATCGAAGTTCCGATGAATTATGTGACGGCCTGCGAATGGTATCGGAAAGCTGCGGAACAAGGGCATCGACATTCTCAGCATAATTTAGGGAACTGTTTCAGGGTCGGTCGTGGTGTTCCGCAAGATGAGAAAGAAGCCGTGAAGTGGTTGGGGATGGCAGTTCAACAAGGCTGTGAGGAATCGATGAATATCATGGGAACCATTTACTTCGATCAAGGAAGACGAACAGAAGCGGTATCCTTTTTCGAGAAAAGCCAGAGACTGCCGATTTCACAGTTGAATCTAGGATTGTGTTATCTGAATGGCTGGGGAGTTGCGAAAGATTTCCAGAAAGCAGTAATGTATTTTGAGAAAGCCAGTTCCAGTTCGGCAAATTTGCAGGATGCGAGTTATCACCTTGCCAAGTGTTTCGAGGAAGGCATAGGAGTGCCTATTGATATGGAGAAAGCTATTTCGTTATTCAAGCAAGCAAGTGAACAAGGGAGTGCGGATGCTTCTTATGAATTAGGATTCCGTTATCTTCATGGCCATGGAGTTACCGTGGATCATGGAGAAGGCTATGCATGGTTGGAGAGATCGAACAAGCAGAAGAGGACAGGCAAATGTTTGTTTCTTTTAGGGAAATGCCATGAAAAAGGATATGGAGTACCGAAGTCTGGAAGTCTTGCGCAACTTTATTACAATCAAGCGATGAAGAAGGGGTACCATGTGGATCCTCACTTGTTGTGATTTTTTTTTCAAAAAGAGTAATATAATATTGTAAATGGGGCGCTTAGCGTTGAGTCGTTTGTATGATGTGATACCTTCCGCGCCTTTACACAAGATGCCAAAAGCGTTGCAAGAGTTATTGCATTTGGTAGTTTGCAGAAATGTTCTAAGTGAGAAGATATATCAAGTTCTCTTTGTTTCGCAAACAAATCTGAAATTACCGTACAAAGCCGATTTTCTATTCGATATTGGGAAACCAGATCAATATCTGTATTTAACAGTAAAAGTAGGTCTGAATCCATTAACGAAATGTTTGGTTTTGACTGAATCTTTCAAAGCGTTAAAATCGGCTGAAGGGATGGAGTATTCCATGTTGCTGCTGCAACCCTTTGTGCATTTTTCCGTTTTCGATGATAACGATGTTCGAGTACCTGTTCATGGAGAAGGAGTAGAAGAAGAAGAAGAAGAGGAAGGAGTTTGATTTATTTCTCTTTTAATCCCTGTAGATCAAGAATTCCCTCTTTCTTATACTCTTCGAGATCGTGAAGTTCCGTCAGTATCAATGTTATCTCCACGTAAATATCGCGCACCCCGTTGCATTTGTCACAGTGGCAATTGGAATTGAGATCACATCCTTCATCGGTGACAGTCTCCAAGAATTCCAAGAAATGTTGATGCTCCACAGCAAAGGAGGCTTCAAGGTATTTCTTGCGGAGTTCATAGAGGACCAAAATCTCCTCGTTTTCGCTCTGGTACTGACGCTTGCTACATCTCTCGAGAGGGACATTCTGACGACTGCAGAGTTTCTTTCCTCTCTCAATAGCTTCCTTCCATTGTGGCTCCTCTGAGGGCTCTAGTTGACGCTTTTTTTCTGGGAGTCCTTCTGGAGTTCCTTCCATGAGAGGGAGTGGTGAGGCCGAAATTGTATTTGTATTTGTTGTCATCGGAAGCTTCTAGGAAGGAAACTTGTGGAACCTTTTCGAAACATCCGAATTAGGCAATATTAAATTATAAAAGAAGAATTTCTGCCCGTAGTGTAGTACAGCAATCTATGGAGGCTCAGGTCGAAAGGAAGCGGAAGAGGCCGGAGGAACGAGACCGCTTGAATGGCCCGATGTGGAATCTGGCGAGCGAGAGAGCCAGAAATCTACGCCTCAAGAAAGATATCCCCATCTCCAAATGTTGCACACGCGAGTATGAGAACGAAGAAGATGAGCGTCTGGCTCTCCTCGAACTACGGAATATGTACCTTCAGGATCAACTGGCTTTGCAGAAGCAACATCTGTTGGACTTCTTGGAGACCGTTAGCGATGAAGGGTGCGAATTGAACGGAAAGTGTGATTGCGAAAAATGCGATGGAGTCCGCGATATACACCACCAGATTGGCCTTACGGAAGTGGAAATTGTTGATCTCGAAGAACACGAGAAAGAGGGCAGTTTGGACATCTCAAAACTGAAGGAAAATTGAAATAAAATGTGGAACATATTGGTAATATGGCGCTACAGTGCATTTGTTTTTCAAAGGATCGACCGTTGCAGTTGGATTTATTTTTGAGCAGTTACTTTTTGCATTGTACGGATGCTGATGAATATCCCCTTGTTGTTATTTACCATTGTTCTGACGAAAAGCAATTAGCAGCTTACGATGAAATCGTGCAACTGTACGATAATGTTGACTTTGTGTTAGATCATGGAGAGGAAGGAAGTTACTTCAGGAAACTAGTGATACATTTCATTAACAAATCGGACAATGTAGCATTTTTCGTGGATGATACGATATGTGTGCGTGATTTCTGTTTACGAACATGTCTTTCGGCTCTTGACAAATATCCGGAACTTCTTGGGGTCTCTTTACGCTTAGGGCACAATGTAACCTATTGTTATCCGTCCGATCAACCACAAACCGTACCGTTGTTGGAACTGTTGGAACCGGCGAATGATGGATTGTGGAGTTATGAGTGGGGAAATGCATGCTGTGATTTTCGATACCCCCTGGAAGTATCTTCGAGTGTTTATCGTACCTTGGATATATCGTTTGTAGATGTTTATGGATATTGGCATAATCCGAATACATTGGAAGCTGTAATGGATAGTATAAAAGAGATGTTTCTCTTTTGTAAACCGCCGAGACGGAGACTAGCGTGTTTTGAAACCTCGCGGTGTTTCAGTATTCCGTTCAATCGGGTACAGAATGATTTTCGGAATCGGGTAGATCAAAGAAAGGAGCATGCAGCTGCAGTATTTTTTGATGACTTTATTTCCGGAAAACGCTTAGATGCAGTGGCGTACAATGACTATCGAAACAATGCATGTCATGAGGAAACCCAACCACTCTACCACTGACGGAAAAAATGCTTTTTGTTGTTGTTGGGAGAACCAGATACGGCGATGATATCCATACAATCACGTTTTTCCAGGACCGGAGGAACACAAGCGGACTTTTTGTTTGCGGATGACGAGCCTTCTCCGAGGGGTCTCTTATATTCGCCGACTTGACAATGACGGAGAGTGCAGTTATCCACGGTACTATCGAAGATGCGACTACTTACGCAAGTAGCCCCTTCGCCAAGTTTGCAACCGATGAATGTACAAGATGTGAATTGACATGATTGGAAGATTTCCGAGTTCCCGCAAATACATTCGAATGCTGTAACCCCTGTTCCAATCAGGCATCGAGAGATCCTGCATTTGCTGAGATGACAATTTTCGAATTTACAGCAACGGAATTGTCCTTCTCTAATGATCAAGTTACTGTATGATTGTCCGTTGTAAATGACATCTGCATCAATTTCCATGGTTGTGCGAACAGGTTCTTTGGTTTTCATGAATGTGCTGTTGCCCCCGTAGCCTCCATAGCCTCCGTAACCGCCATAAGCGCCAAGGTTTGGAAATACAGAACGATGGTATTCATCGTCGGCTTTGATTCTGTAGGAGTTGATGTCAACCTGGCGTTCTGTGTCTTCGTTGCACCATATGGAGCGTGGTTGCGACTGATACGGGCGGTAAGTTTCGTAGAGGTCGGACATAGACAGAAGAGACAGAGGAGAGAGAAAACGAATTGTGTTACAGGAATAAAACCGCAATAATAATATTAAGAGGTTTGGCCGATTCCAGGTTCCGGTATGAGTCACATGCTAAACAAAAGTTGCGGTTACAATAAGAATGAAGCGCAGAAATTGGTATCCGTGTGGGTGGAGAAATTGCCGATTATCCATGATGCCATTAGGATATTGGGTTATGATTTTCTTATAACTGCCGATGGTATGGAGGTACTTGTTGTATATGATTATCGGCACACATGGGAATCATTGATTCAGCAGTTTCTTATTGAAGAAAGGTTGTGGTACACCCACAGTAACTGGTATCCCAAGATTAAAGGTATCCTAGTATTCCGCTACAATCCATTTCAAGCGACGATTCTCGTTCCACTGACGATTCGAGCCTCCATGGCGATTATAGAAACTGTACCTCGACATTGTGCGTTGGATGAGTTTCATGAGATCGTGTCGTTCTACATGCAAAAGATGCCAGAATTAAGAGAAACCTTTGTGCGATTGAATCATTGCAGTACCAAGGATTACATTATCAAACCGTGTACAAAAGCTGAGGATATATTGGATTGTTTGCGAAAAAGTGATAGGTGTGTTTCCGAATGTCGATTACAAGTACAGGAAGCTTTGGTTCATCGACCTCCGATGTTAGTTTTACAAACTTGGAATCAAGAGGTCTTCGACATGCAGGCTTATCAGTTTCGATGTTTCGTGCGATCGAGGAGAATAACAGGTGTAACACAGAGTTCAAGAGATTTATATCATGATGATTTAGCGAGTTTTATTGTAAAGGAGAGATTTGTGGAGATATTGAAGGATTTCTTTACGGCTGTACGGTATGTTGTTCCCTTTGAAGATTGGGTGATGGATGTTGTTTTAGTACAGCGACGTATATTTGTCTTGAAAATGTTACCATTTGGAATGCATCACGATGTCGATTCCTTTCTTTTTTCGTGGACTGAAGATGGAGATATCCTCATGGGCGAAAACGAGAGCGAAATGCGAACGGTGGGTCAAAACAAGAATATCGTAAAGTGGTTACTTGGATAGGGAAGGTTTCTTCGGAATATCTAGATCTTGATGACAATGAGGACATACCCTATCGGTTTCGGGCTGCCAATAGTACATAAAAAAATCGTGCATTCCAGCGACTTTGGTCCATTTGTCTATTGCAAAATGGTTTTGAACACCCCAGTTATAAAACAAATCCATAACTTGCTTGTCTGTACAATCGAATGAAGGAATTTTCACAGAAAAGCTATCCACATGGAATTGTCGGCTGGAAGACTCGATGGACTGCACTTTCTCCTTGAATTCCTTTTCTAATTGCTCCATTATACTCGTAAGAAGAGAAAAAAAGAAAAAAATGTCGTGGTTTGTAGTGATACCATGGCTACATGGGTATTGTATGGCAGTCGACTGTGTGAAGGGTGTCTGGAAGCAAAGGCAATTCTAAGGGCGAAGAAGATTCCGTTCATGTTCCTAGACATTCAGAAAGACAAGATAGCGAGAGCAACGTTGCAATCGAGAAAAATAGATATTGTTCCTGCAGTTTGGACAGGGAAGGAGTTTATTGTCGGGGTAGATTTATTGAAAAAGTACCTTCGCATTCAGGGGATGTGAATTTCGAGTTTCGTTCATAACATGGCTTATGCATCATGACTGTTAACTTGTTCAGTAATTCGTGGAGATGGTGGACTTGTGTCTTGATTTCTGCTTGTTGTTGGAGCAGCTGTTCAATTTTTTGACGCAGGTGTTCAATCTCCATTTTATTCAATACCCAGAAAAAAAAAATACAGAACAAAGGACTTTACATAGCTTTGATTTGCATGGTGAGAGTTTGATTGCCTTTATGGAAAAGAAGTGTACCTTGTCCAGTTGAGGCGATAGTGATGTAAAAGATACGTTCGCCATCAATAAACTCAGAAGTTGCCGATTTGATGAGACCTGGAAGTTCATGATCGAGCACTTGCCAGTCTAGATTCCGATCTTCGTCGGTTACGGCTTCCTGGAGATGCACACGTATGATGTCTCCCTGTTGTAAATTTCGTTCCAAGGTTTTCCCTTCGCCTAAAGATAGCGTAATCTTGGGACCGATTTGAGTTTTGCCACCTTGCAGTTGTTGTTGGGTAATGACGACAAAAGGAGATACGACGTTTTGTTCAGGGGGACGAGAGGTCAGACGTCTTGCTGCAGTAAGTTTTCGTTTCGATGTTTCCAGTTTCTTTTTCTTGGATGATATGGTCATGTCGTACAACTGGTATCCAACGTATGCGAGCACTGCTGCAGCTGTCACACGGAGCAAAGTTTTAGTGCTGCTCATCCCCTAACGAACTTCATCCTCTTCCGCGAAAAAATTGTTGCCATTTATAAGAGAGGGATTTCCCAGGATTATCAAATATGCAAACTGGAGTATTGTTAGATAAGAATGATTCTTTGTCTTTTGGCAGCCAGCGACATTGGTATTTCCGGAAACATCGTCGAGTGCGTAGAGCGGATGAAGAGAGTGACAATTGGCGGGGCACAAGTGTATCTCTGTCCTCGACACAGCCCACCCACGATCATCATTTCCGTCGATTCAGTGATGTGCATGCACTGCCTCATTTACTGTCCCAAATGTACATGAGTGCTGGGATCCTTCCCGTGTATTACGAAAAGGAGTGGTGGGTTCTCCTCGGAGAGGAAAGAAGCAAGCGGAGTACGATTCGTGTGGATACGGAACAAAGTGAGAATATCCGGCGAATCCGACTTGTTTGGGGGATGTTTGGAGGTAAAAAAGAAAGCTTCGACATGGCTGATCCTTGGAAAACAGCCTATCGCGAACTGCAAGAAGAAGGAGGTGGGCAATTGGACCGTCTGATCGATAAGAACAACACACTTTTCACGCTGTGGCATAGCACATCGCATATGGTAGTATTTGTTTGCAAAGTGGGAACCATGATTGAAACCTCGCAAATGAGTTCGTCAGAGGAAAAAACGAAATATCGGTGGTTTCGGATTCAAGATTGCCTGCAAATTCAGAATCTGCGATTTGATATACGACTGCAATTGCAAGAGATAGTCAAGCACGAACCATTCTATCGACACCGAGATCTCTCTCTTCTTACGGCCCAAATCGAGCAACATTTGGGAATTGTTAAAAATTTAGTAAGTTCGGAAGTGAAGGAAGTGAAGGAAGCAAAGGAAGTAAAGGAAACAAAGGAATTTCCACTAGATATCACTAGACCACGCGATGACAGAATTATGCCCGACAACTCTCCATAGCTTGGTGGTGACGGATACTGGGATGATTCTTTGTCATTCACAGCCTCCCTATCAGTTCTGGATCATGAAAAATCTGACGTTGGTTGGACAGAAGAAGTTCCCCATCTATCAAGTCTATCACTTGGAACCTCCCGTGAAACTACGAGAGATTGCCATGCGTTGTGATTTACATCGGAGCGATTATTGGAAGCATTTTGGATTCCTGCTAGAAGAAGGGAATGCCGTAATGGATTTCGAGTTGACAGACAACGGAACAATCAAGCGCGTGATGTATAAACCAGCCACTGAAGATTGTAAGAAGCGTGTGAGGTTTCATTGTTGTTTTCGGAAGACGTTTGAAGTTGATTATGAGATAGAAGCCACACCCGCAATTCCTCCGCTGACAGTGCCTGATCCCCTATCGGACCCATGGAATCTTCTTCAATACGAGTGCCTTTGTGTCCTCCAAACCATAACGGCGATGGAACATTTGAAAAGCCATGCCGGGTATCCGACAGTGAAGAGTGTTGTGCGGAGTCTGTTGAAAAATGCACATTGGGTGAACGATGAATATGCACGAGATGACCTGAGGACTCCCTTTCACCTGATTTGTCCTCCATACAAGTACAAAATACTAGATGAAGAGTACATGTACGACAACGTTGTTGGTAAGACTCAGTATATGTTTTTCATGAAGGAAGGAAACCATTTCATGACATCCGCCTATTACGGAATCGGACATCCTGCAGTGTGGAAATCTCTACTGAAACGCGATGGAATCAAACTGGCACTCATGAGGGAAGATGCCGGGTTTGTTGCTCCAGATTAAAATGTTTGCAAAAGAATAAACAACATGGAATTATGTCCAACAAAGCTTGTGGATATTTATGAAGTGCAGAATGGGTTTTTATTGGAGCATAGTCAAGATTTCCTGAATGATATTGCAGGTGGAAATCATCATGTGTTCTATGACAATGGATTTTTCAGAACGTTCTCTACGGGATGGAAATCGAAGCTGACCATATCAAGTGAGGAAGCCCATTCCTCCATAATGGAATCGACAAACCGAACAAAGCAACATGATTTCAATTGGACAAAGAAACGAAAGCATCTTGGATGTTATGTACGAGAGTATGTGCTAGAAGAAGGTATTCAGAAGAATTCATTAATGGAATGTTTCGAATTCTCGGATGTTTCGAAGGAGAATGTTGTTATATCTGGGGACGAAAGAGTGTTTCGACAATATGTTCACGGATTTCCCGATTATGGATATCCAAAGCAATTCTTTTGGATTCTGAATAACATGCGCGATGTACCGGATATAAATAACGCAGATAAAGTCAGGAATGTACCGAAAACTTCATATGTCAAACTTCAACATCTGCGAGGGATGATTATCGTGGATACAGTTGTGCGGATTGTAGAGAATAAAGAAGATGGTAGACAAGAAGTGGATTCAACACACTTTGGATTTTTATTGGTCGATAGTTGTCCGAGTCCAAGATTTTGGTGCGTGTTAGATTTCGAATTTGGAGTCAATAACTACACATTAGAAGTGTATGAACCAAATGGGACAAAAGTATCTGGACATTGTATACACTATAACATTTTCGAGAAAGAACACTTCTTCAGGAGAACTTATTCGATGCTAATTGCATACCATAGTCGTCCTTGTCCGGAGAAACCCTTGGTTTGCAAAATCAACACTAGATATAATTATCGTTTCTTATACTTTACGGACAATTATGCAAAGGGGCATTCACAAGAAGAGGGGGAAGAGCATCTTTGGGAAATGGTAGTTCCGCAAGTGACAATTATAGATTTTCTGACTAAACTGCCTCCTACACTGCTGAAGGATATCGTTGATATCCAAGTTTGCTATGGCGACAATAATATTGTGACTACCAAGCGCTTTTCTGTTCCGTGTTTCCCTTACGGGGAAAAAGGCGATTTTACGATGAAGAATCACAATGCAATTGTTGGAAGCATGTCGTTCTTGTTCTTGACTGGACAAAATGAACCTGCTCCGAAATTACCACGAACGATCGTGGACATGTTGGCGGATGATCTTATTAATACGTCTAATATGTCAAACACACAGTATGTCCGGGATAATTGTCCGTGACTGTCTAATAAAGAGCAAGATGTTGATTAAAGCGTGGAAGCACTGGTTAGAAAACAAGGATGATTGTGTTGCCGTGAGTGCTCTACAACGAGCGGTGGAAATCGGATTGCAAGAAATCGAAAAGAATGGAAAACTCTACAAATTCCCCCTTGTGCGAGCAATTACGGAATCCGTACTTCCACATTCGGCATATTTACCTATTGATCATGCTGTCTTTTTCACCAAGGTATCCGCGGAATTGAAAGCATCTGATCCTCTTTATCGATTTTCGAGCCCGAATGTGGAGTATAACATCGTTCTCATTGAGATCGATGGGAGTGAAACGGGATTACTAGCAATTGCGAAGGCGCTAAAGGATCGATTGAAGAAATTGGGAAAAAGAGCGCAGATTGTATGTGTTGGAATGCAAGACCCGACAAAGAAATGTATCGTTCTTGGGGCGCATAATCTTCAGGCGATGGAGAGTGTTTTCCGAACCCTGTATCTGCCTCATGATGCTGTAATCTATAATACAGAGCCTCTATATGCTGGGAATCCATACCTACAAAATCCGTTGCATGTTCTCCTGCATGAACATGAAATCTGGGATACGAGTTTTTCTAGCATTGCCTTTCTGAAAGAACATGGTGTTTCCAATACCCATCATGTTCCTATTGCTTTTGAGCAAGGGCTAATAGATGAGAAGCACATGAAAGAAATAGTGTTAAAGAATTGGGAGAAAACGCCAATACCAGAAAAAGAAGTTCAAGTGCTCGTACTGGGTCGTCAAACAAATCGAACAATGCATGTTCTGTTACAACTGTATGATGCAGGGGTCCGTGTGAAACCCATTTTCTTTCTAAGTGGAAAATATCGGAATGCTGCCTATGCGAATAGTTCGATTCTCTTGTATATCCATCCAATGGCGAGCAATAATACGTTCAATGGGGTTCTGTTGGGACATGCAGTGGCCAATGGACATTTTGTGGTGTCGGAAACGTCTGCGGAAGTTCCGATGTGGGCGGGAAATGGACGTGTCTCCTTCGTAGAATATGATGCGCTAGCCAAGCAAGTCATTTGGATTTTAAAGAATACCACCTGCGACCATAGATTCCGGATGGCGAAAACGGTGAGAAAGGAATTCATGCGGACGACATCCTATGGACCCTGTCTGGAGAATTGGATATCAAGGCATTCTACGTTTTCTCTGGATCGGATTACCAAAAGAAAGTGGGCGGCATTGTATGTTGTGTTTGATGATGATCAGTGGCTTGCGAAATCTGTGGAATCCATTTATCCTTATGTGGATGGCATCTTGTTTCTCGTTGGGTATTACAACTTTAACAACAAGTATGAATGCAATGAGAAGTTCCTGCAATGGTTACGTGAATTACCCGACCCCGATCATAAGATTATCGGAATCTACAGGAAAGGATGGTATCCTGAAACGGAAGAACGAAATGCTGGTATTGAGATGTTGGAGAAACTAGGATTCCAGTTCACATATACCATTGATGCCGATGAGCTACTGGATACATGGGATGCAAAGAGAATTCAAGAAGTTCTCGAGACAACCAATCTCAATGAAGTGTATGTGTCGAAGACCTTGTGTTACTGGAAATCGGAAAACTATCGCATTGATCCTCCCGAACCTTCCAGCCAGTTTCTTGTGGGACTTCGGTTGCATCAGGGAATTAAGTTCAAGAGTATCCGGCACACGCTTACGCCGGATGGGTACCATGAAATCCAGCATTTGAAGATGCATCACATGAGTTATGCACGTAGTGATGAGCAGGTGAAGAAGAAATTAGGACGATGGTCGCATACAGCTGATCTAGTTCCGGATTGGTTCGACAATGTGTGGAAAGCCTGGGATACCGATCATTCAATGGAAAACCTGCACCCGACGAACCCGGAGTTGTATAAGCGCGTGATTCCAGTACCACCTGATGAGTTACCCGAAGTTCTACGGCTATCGCAAGACTCGCATCGCCCGGGTCTGACTGTCCTGAAGGAAATTTCCTAATGGTTGATAATAAAGAAAGAAAGAACGAAACGAAATGCTTGTGCGCATGTGGAAGCAATGGTTGCAGAATATGGATGACAAAGCGATTTTCGATGGTCTTCTCTGGGCTATCAAGAATAGCGTTCAAATGAAAGGGCACTATCGCAGGGAGGTACTGGAAGCTATTGCCCAATCGATTATATGCCATGGGAACCGCGTAGCAGATGCAGAGGCGATTGACAGTATACAGATTCTTCTTTGCATGATGCACAGCAAGCAATTTCCGGAAGCACCGCCAAAATCCCAACAGAAATATGTTATTCTTATTTGCTCGACAAAAATGGAACTCGGCTTTCGGGAAGTAGCTCTTGGTCTTCAGGCGACACTGCAAGGAATGGGAAAACCGACCAAAGTTGCCTGTCTTGGATACTTTGACCCTACGGCAAGATACATTCTCCTGGGAGCCAACCTCTTGTTTCAACCGGAGGATCTGCAGAAACTCTGTGTTCCAGAGGATGCGATTATCTATAATCTGGAACCGATCTACAAAGGAGGTTGGTGGACAAAGAAAGAACAGTACATGATGCTCTTGCGTGAACACGAAATCTGGGATTATTCAGCACAGAATGTGGAGTATTTGAAATCTCGGGGATTGAAAGCCACACATGTTCCAGTATCGTATCACCCTGCGGCTCTCCATGATCGAGCTCTGGTGAATTTCGAGTTGACGAGGCACAAAGAAAGGAAGTTTGATATCTTGTACCTTGGATCGTTTTCTGAGCGCAGAAGGAAAATTCTACAAGGGTTGATCGACAAGGGACTCCAGGTGGTGATTGCTTATGACATATGGGGGGAAGAGAGGGATCGGATGCTCCTGGATGCCAAGATTGTGCTTAATATACATCCATTCGACGATGGGCATATCTTTGAGAGTGTAAGAATTAGTCAAGTTTTGGCATATGGATGTTTTGTCATTTCCGAGACGTGTATGGATGTTCCACATTGGGCTCAAGATCATAAGAAAACTGATGGTGTAGTATTCGTGGACTATGATTATCTGGTTCCTACGGTACTTCAAGTTCTTGGGAGCACGACACAAAAGAAACGGGAACAAGCATCAAGAACGATTTTCAAGAGGTTTATTCGGTCCACATCATATTGTGGGGAAACGCTGAAACAATTTGCTGTGGATCGTCCCCTTCGTGTGCGTCATGGAGGTTCCTGGTTGGCCACTTATCTTGTTTTCGACGATGATCGATGGTTATCCAAGTCCATTGAGTCGATCTACCCTTCAGTTGATGGATTCATATTCCTTGTTGGGTATCTATCCTTTCAAGGCGAATATGTCCCAAATCGACGGTTTATTGATGTTCTGAAAAGTATTCCCGACCCAGATAACAAATTCTTAGGTATTTACCGGAAATCTTGGCTCATGGAAGAGCATGCAAGGAACGATACCTTGAATTTTGCACAAGCCTTGGGATACTCCTATACGATTACTATTGATGCGGATGAGATTTACAATCGGAAGGATATTGAAGGAATCAAGAAAGAATTGGAGGATCATCCGGATTTGAATGCTGTTCATGTGGGCGAGGTTCGTTGTTATTGGAAATCCGAAGAGTATCGTATTGAACCTCCGGAACCCTATACGTTTTTCCATGTTGCAGCGCGTGTGAATAGCAGTATTCGCTTTATGAAGAATCGTGAAACAACAGATGAATTCAAACATATGGCCCGTGATACTGTTTTGCATCATATGAGTTATGCGAGGACAGATGACGAGCTGATGAAGAAAATTACGCGATGGCCACATAAACAAGAGGTACTGGCTGGCTGGTACGAATCCGTTTGGAAAGGGTGGGATCGGAATCGGCACATGGAGAATATCCATCCCACACATCCAACACAGTATCGACGGGCAGTACCTGTTTCGAAATCGGAACTACCGCTCGTTCTTCAGTCATCCTTCAAAATTGTCCAAGGTGGTATTCCAGGAGTGGATCATGTTGATAAAGGCGTGGAGGAGATGGCTGCGGAACCGAGCAGACCCCGAGGCCACTCAGAACCTGCGGGCGGTATTGGAAAACGTGTACAAGAAATCCGTCTTGGGGATTATCAAACCCGAGAAACGGGTCTTATTACAGGCGATTCTAGTCACTATAGTACCATGGGCTCATATCTTACCATCTGAGCATCGGGATCCTCTCCTTTCTTTGTTCTTCGAAGCAACCAAACCAGAAACGCCGGTGGGAACGAATGTGGTGGGAACGGTATCGCCGGTAGAAGCGAACCCCCGATATCTGATTATGAATTGCGCATTCATGGGATGGGATCGAGTATTTGTGGAAATTGCAGAAGCTCTGTGTTTCACGTTAATTGACATGGGGTATCCTGCGAAAATCGTCTCCATTGGTTTTTTTGATCCGCATGCTCGCTATATTCTCCTTGGGGTCAACAATCTGATAACCGAAGAACTGGTACAACCGCTGTTACTGCGGCAAGATACAGTTATTTTCAATTTGGAGCAACTATTTCACAATGCGCGCTGGGTTAGTCAGCCGTATCTGATGTTTTTACGAGAACATGAGGTCTGGGATTATTCGGCACAGAATATTCAGTATCTTCGGACACAAGGAGTGAATAATATTCGTCATGTTCCCATATCATTTCATCCGTGTTATGTTGCTGCGGAACAACGCATCCGATTCAACACCGACTGCATTCGCGGAATTCAAGAATCCAAGGAGAACATGGATGTACTTTTTATTGGACAAATGAAAGAATGTCAGCGCAGACAGAAAATCCTCGATGATCTCAAAGCAAATGGACTACGGGTGGAAATTCTTACGGGGGTCTATGGTGCAGAAAGAAATGCCTACTACACGAAATGCAAGGTTCTCATCAATATTCATTTCTTCCCGGAATCGCAAGTTTTCGAGAGTGTGCGTGTTAGTCATGCTGTGGTGAACGGATGTTTTGTGATTTCGGAGAATTCGGTAGATGTTCCCAACTGGGCGCGCGGACCGGGTATCCTGTTTGTTGCGTATGACAATTTAGTTTCCACTGTGCTGCAGATGTACCGAGATCCAAATCGCCGAGTGATGGCCAGAGCTGCAGCTGAGCGCTTTATCAAGGATACCTCCTACGAATCTGTTTTGCAGGGGTTCGTATCTGGCAAAGTGCCGCGCAGTCTGAGAAATGATCCAAAGAAATGGGCGGCGAGCTATGTAGCTTTTGCTGATGATCGGTGGATAGCAAAATCTGTGAAGTCGATTTATCCCTATGTTGATGGTATCATTTTTCTAATTGGCTATTGCTCGTTTCATGGAGAATACTTCAGCAATCAAGAGTTTGTTCGAACGTTGCAAAATTTACCTGATCCAGAGGGAAAGATCATTGGTATTTATCGGAAGTTCTGGAAAGATGAGGCTACGACAAGAAATGCAGGATTACATATCTTGAATGATTTAGGGTATAAGTATGCATTAACAGTGGATGCTGACGAAATCTATGATGCGAAGGATATCCAGCAAATTCAGTCTGTGCTGGAGAAGAATGAACATGTGGATAATGTGTACATATCAAATGTAGTGACCTATTGGAAATCTGAGCATTTCAGGATTGATCCACAGGATGATAATATGTTTGTCCATGTAGCCATGAAGCTATCTGGATCGACATATTATGTGAAGAATAGAGTGACGACCGAGAGGAGTATCGTGGTTGCAAGAGGAGCTCGGATGCATCATATGAGTTATGCACATGATGACATTGAGATACAGCGGAAACTGAATTGTTTTTCACATCGGGAAGAGATTTGTGCAGACTGGATTCCACGAGTTTGGAATCGTTGGAATGAGAACCAGATGTTAAATAATCTACATCCTACGCATCCTTCTCGGTTTCGGATGGCGATTCCCGTTCCCGATAATGAGTTACCGGAAGTATTTTCCTCTGAATAAATGACAAATCACCATGGCTACCGACGTACCTGTGTTCTTTATTCCCACGCATGAAGATTTCCTGCCAGCTGTTTCCGGATGTCGCATTGTATGTTCCAATCGGAAGAATGATGCTTGTGCGTATCATTGCGGAAACCATGTTTATGCTCTGACCGCAAAGGGTGGTCCACTCGATACTATCCTGCACAGCATGGTGAATGGCAAGGACGAAAAAAGGAATGTCCCTCATCCTCTTTTTCTGATTCGTGATATGAAGACAACCGAGTATACAGGGCTAATTGCACATTATCATCATGCCAATGGTAGACAAGAACCTATCTTTATTCCTTTGAAGCCTGCAACGCTTAGTCCTCCTAGTGACTTTTCCGCGCTCCCTGTTTTCGATTATCAAATTCCGCATCCTGTTTGGGCATAGAGATTACGGTACCCTTTTATTGTGTTTCTCGAGTTTCAACCATTGAAGACGTTCGCGTAAATGCTCCATGTTTTGGGCAACATCTTGTTGTATGAGAACCATCATTTTACGAACTTCTTCAATCCGTTGACACATGAGTTCGTACTGCATGTTATCTCCTTCCCGCAATAAATCATGAATCTGTTTGACATTTTGTTCCTGTAGATCGATTCTTTTCTCTAGCTGCTGTAACAATAACATCATTCCTTCGAAGCGTGCACCCAGAACATCGGAGCTCTTGTGTTCCCCATGGTAATTGTAATGCTTCTCATCTCGACGATCAAATATTAAATCCGAATCGTTTGAGGAAACGACGGAGGAAACCGCTGGATCTGTATCTTCGGCCTGTGTCGGACGACTGGGTGTTGGAGATTCAATAGAATTCGGTGACTGCTGTGATTCCGTTCTGCGACGACGGAAGAGGTTACGCAAGGTACTGGATCTTTTCATAGGGCCGCGAGGTACAGGAACCGTGGGAGACACAAGAGACGTATCTGCATAACCGATTTTTCGACCATCTATCTGCACGTTGATAGCTGGTAAGGATACCTCTGGTCCTTGTTCTCGATTATCCATGTCGAATTGCCAGCCCCAGCAACAATTACAGTGCATTTTACATTTGCTACCAAAACACTGAAGCAAGGGGGCGAGTAAAGGAATCAGAAAGAATCCCATGCTCCCCTTGCATTATCATCATGTACAATCACAACTTTATTTCTTGTGGATATTAGAACAGAGAGAGGATGAGTGGATTGGAAGAACAAAGAACGCTACATGTTGTGGGACTTCCATTCGACATCAAGCAACGTGAGATACACAATCTCTTTCTGCCGTTTGCAGGGTATCAGAAAAGTATCCTTTGCGATACACATCGTGGGAATGTTCCTTTTGCTTTTGTCCTCTTCGAATCTCATGCGACTGCCATACTAGCTAAACAAGCACTTTGTGGGTTTCAGCTTGATGCGCGACTTTCTGTGTACATGAAAATTGAATTTGCCATGCGGAACATGGAAAAAACGCAAACCGGGGAGGAAGAGGAGCTTCTCATTTTCCAGATGACGGATGAGAACTTGCATCGTCTCGAAAACAGTTATCCGTTATGCGAACAAAAAAATCCTCGAGATGAATATTGATCGGTCACAGAATGTGGAACGAAAAGATTCTTTTGACCCTTTTTCTTTTTCTTGTTGCCTTTTATGTCTATCTTGTTATCCGCCGAAAACGCAAGGATTCCGTTGACGTTGGAACCTCAAAGAATGCAACAGATAAGGAAATTCAAAAGAAGCGCGAGGAACTCTATGCTCTCCAATGCACAATTGCTGATCAGAAACGTCGAATGCAAGAGATGAAAACAAAAACAAAAGAAACCAAGGAAGAGGAGGAAACATTCGATCGCGAGATGCGTTACCAGCAAGGAGGAACAGGGAAGGAAAACAAGAATACACCCGTAATCGGTGCAGAAGAGGACGTCCTTGATCGGTTCCGCACCACGAGTAAATCGGATGGTATCATCGTCAGTGAAGAACTTCTCTTCCCCACCTTCAGACAAGAGCAACTGCGAACTCTCACCAACCGAAAGAAACCAGATAACGGCACGAATTCCATGCCAAACCCCGATTTTGAGAAACTCTTTGAGCTTCCATGAGCTATCCAAACTCATCATTCACCCAGTTCAACAATGCGGTCATCCTATGTTCGTAAGTGTGATAGTGTCGAATAGTATCCATCAGAGTAGCCATTTCCGAGGAACTCACTTTGTCAGAATGTGATTTTCCTTTCTCGAGTATCAAGGCCGCATTTGGTTCATAGAGCAAAGATGAATGCCGATCAAAATATTCGTAGACAGACTTGGAATTCGTGATACCCACATGTCCGTAGCTGATATTCTTCATTATACGACAAGGAATGTAGTGGTTCTCGATTTGCCAGTGTCCTTGAATTGCAGGAGCAAGCAGTGATGACCGTATAATCGATACTGTTTGAGGCATAGTTAGTCTTTGGTACATCTTGTAATCGATACCTGCGACATAACAAGCCGAGCGGAACTCTATGATTTCCGGATAGTTTCCGTAAATTCCATCCCAAATTGTCCCCACATAATGAACTTCCTTTGGATTTCGCATTGCGCGAATGGTGTTGAGGCTGAGCATGTTCACGAGGACTTCTTCACTGAGTATATCTGTAGCCCATGGCATATAAAAATAAGGGTTTGTTTTACTAGCATAATAAAGAGACCCGTTTATAGGAATCCCGTCGTCGTCGAGAGTTTTGCCAGGTAAAAGAACTTTGAACCATGCATGAGGGACTTTTGCTCTCTGATATTTGAAAGCAGAAGAACTGTGCAAGAGATAGAAGTTATTCGTCGAAAGGGGGAGTGCTTCTTCCACTTGGGCTTCGGTGATGACAATCGATTCCGAAGGAAACGTCATATTTTCAAGATCTGTGGAGTCCATCCATTGGACCGGTACTCCTAGTTTTGTGAGACCACGGAAAATGCCGTAGTGTATATATGAATGTGTTCCATCAAATAGTTTCGCTCCCCATATTACCACTTGCTTGTATTTCCCTAGATTGACCATCGTTTGCTCCGTTTACTGCACAAGCAAGGTTTTTTTTTACTTTTTTAGTATATGACGCGAACATGGGTAACTGTCTCGGAAGAATGTTTTCATTTTCGGGCATTCATCGGATGTCCAGCACCGACGATGAATATCAGTCGTTCTGGAACTATGAGAAAACAAAGGAACCCTTAGAGGAATTTAAATATCAGATTGTTTCTGCCTATTTGCAAATTTACCATCCGAAATATCGGCACTTGCTCGACGTCAGTTCCTCTTTGAAAGGATACTTACGAACCTTTGGTATGCTGGAAACCTCTATTTCTATGGTAATCAATTTTCTCTTAGAAGATGAAGTGCAGTTATCCCCACACACAGTGATTACATTGACCGTACACTACGTCGATGAGAAAGGCAAACCGTTCGCTACATACTACCGCAATGAAGTCGAGCAATTCAATTTTAAGTTCAGTCCTTTGACAAATCTGGGACCTTTGCATCATGCGGAATTAGTGTCCTTTTCTTGTGCCGGTATTGATATTACCAAAGACATACAACCTTTCGCTGGGCCTACTGGTACGTTTTATTGTCAAAACATGCATCATTCCCGACCAAAAACAACGTTTGCCGAACTGATTCAAGCGGCCGGAATCCAATGTTCTCCGCGTGATGAAATCGTGATCACCGTGAAGGAAAACGAGAAGACTTGCACCGTTTCTGGTATCGCCGGGGAGACTCTTCGCGAATGGTATCAAACTTATCATCGGTTTCAATTTTTAACGAAATAAGCTTTTCTGTTGTCGTTCTTCCTCTCGTGTCGTACAATGTTGCTCGATACAATGATGCAGTATTTTGTGCGATTACGAACGCATGAGTTGGAAGAAATCCATGGTAATTCGGAACACGGATACCACCTGATCTGCATCAAATGTAGGCAGCACTTTTATCGATACTCTGCGGACTTTTACAAACGAAATCCGGAATACTGGAACCACATTTTGCCGTACGATGAAGATTTTTACAAGAAACTTTGGAAAGCAGGATTTTGTGATGTAGGATGTGCTCTTTCTGCCCAACGGTATCATTTTGGAGACTATGATCCTCCTGTACGGTCATGCTGGATACAGTCCTTATATAACATCTTCTCTTTCTGAATCTTTTATGCCATCAATAAAGAGAGAATAACGCTGAATTATGGGGTCCTGTTTCTGTAAGCAGTGGAGAAAAACCCCTTTGCTCACATTGGATTCTGAGGAATTCAGTCGGGAAATTGACCGATTACATCGTATGAATAATGAGATGGCGCAACATATCAGTTCTTTCACGACTATTCGCGATGGGTTACAGAAATCATTGTTTATTGAACATTTGACGAAGCAGATTGAGGTATTGAAGAATGAGCTGCGAAAGAAGGATTTGACGATTCATCATCTTTCTCATTCGAGTGCATCTTCCAGTCGCGGGGCATCAGCAGTTGTCGCAGACCCATGTGATTCCACGCACACGGAAGAAACACTACCACATCTTTTGCATGGTGTATGTTCAAATCGCCTACCGGGAAACAGTACCACTGCCTATTTATCGCCGCGGAATTAATGAACAAAAGAATCTTAAGGACTTCTTCACCACTGTCGTTCCTTTCGTTCCTTTCGTTCCTATCGTCAACAAAGAAAAGAGATATATAGGATTCGAAGGTTGATCGGCATATCTTCTCTTTCATTTGTTCATTGACTTCTCGTTGAATTTCTTGTATTTCGCGCTCCTTGTGTTTTCCAATGGACATATGCCGCAAATAAGAACAAATGGATTGATTGTTAATAATAGATTCCTCGACGATACTGTGAACATCACATGATGTCGCGAAATTAGCTAGATTTCGGATCAGTTGATTCCTGGTGTTCCGATGGGTCCTGTCGTTCCTCTCCTTCTGGCGTCTCTCCATTCATGCCTATATTCGTAATGAAGAAAGAAAAGCTGATGAGGAGTTCAGAGTCTTCGCATTCCTTTCTACAGTTTGGGCAGTTGGTTTTTTTGCGGAGCCAAGCAAACATGCAAGAATCGTGGAATGGGCGATGACAGGAGTTGCATTCGACACAGATCATGTTGCTTTCGAAGTTTTCCTGACAAATAAGACAATCTTCTACCATGGGAGGTTTTCTGGTCATATTGCGATGGATATACCGTTCTTTCTCTAGAAGCGATGGTCCTCGATCGATATATTCGTATTCTCTCTGTTGTTGATCGATAGAGTCGAAAAGGTATTCATCAAGATCACGGACGATGGTGTCGAAGAATCCTCGTGATCGGTAGCGTGTAGCAATAAATCTCATGACCATTTGCCATTGTTCAGCAGTGAGGAAATCGCTTCGGACATCCTGTACAATATTCTGTTCCATCATCAATTGTACTCCTTCTTCCTCCTCTTCTTCGTCGTAATCATCGGATTCTCCAAGTTCGGGCTGGTTCAGCGTTTCCAGGAGATATTGGTTGACTCGTTGTCGGTCCAGCATTTCCTCCATTTCGTGTGAGTATCTTTCCATGGTTTCATTGGGTGCAAAAACAGAAACTGGAATGTATCTGAATTCTGGTACTGACATTGTCGTTATTCCTTCTTCTTGCTAGTCGGAGTTTTTCTTCCTTTTCTGTCAGAGGTTGGGAGAGATTTTAACCTCCTGACGCGTCTTGGTGCGGCAATCATCGTCTGCAAAGCTTGCATTTCCGAAATTGGCTGACTTTGAGCATTGAAGAATCGTTTGCGACCGGTGCGAGTTACTTTGACTGTGATCATACCCATCTCTTTCGATTTTACAGCAAGCATATTTTATTGGAATTTGTTCAATTCATCCATCGTACTCGCTTTCCCGTATCATCGACCATGACCGCAGGTCGTTTCTTCTGGCTGGATGGATCTACTATTTGCCTTATCGGATCCATGTCCTGAAGCATAGTTTTCGGAATTCCGCTTGCTCGGATCATTCTTGCTTTCGGGCAATCTCGTAGAAGATGGGAACCAACTTGACGACAATTGAGACAAATGTAGTCCTCTTTTCCGTTGGGGAAATGATTAGCTGTTCTCCGTATCAAGAATCGGTCACCTTGCTTGACGTACGCATAAGATGATAAGGAATTCCCGTCATCGTGCAGAACTTTGAGAATTTGTTCTTCCTTTTTCAAGCGGAAAACTTGGTATATTTTCTCTGTTAAATCGGCCGCGTAAATGGGTTCTGCATTTTTTATTCGACACTTTCGGTAATGTTTTTCCGAGAGAAAGCGACAATAAATGGTGAGATTGGTTGTGAGTTGCTCGTTAGTCGACATCAAAGGATATGTTAGGATATTCTTTCCATGAGATGCCGTCTTCTTCGCGTTTTTGCGACACAAGACGATCCCTAGAAGCAAATTCGATAGTACCGAATTCCATATCGATTGCTGTGGAATAATGCATGCGAAGGAACGGAAATAAGCGATAATAGTTGATCTGACGTGTGAATCCGATAATATTCCGATTGTAAATTGATAAAAGTTCCTTATCAGTAACGAGTTTCTCGCGATTACCATACACTCGAAGGGAATCAAAGTGTATGTATAGACTAGGTGTAGTGGGCAATTTGTGATATTCATATGTGATGTAAAAATCGAGCCTGTCTGGGTAATTGTTCATTTTTTGTGTAAGACCTATTCTGTCTTTGTCGCAGATAACATTGACGAAGAAATCCAGGTCTATAGGATAATAGTAGTATCTGCGTATGCTTAACCCCCAGTTCCAAGGAGAAATATTCTCCGAAAGTCGGAATTCATTAGGAATCATTTTGTTGGTGATGGCAATGAACATTTCTCGAGATTTGTCATAAAAAAGATTCCAATGGTACCGAAAGAAATCTTCGATAGAATGAGAATGAATGGAACGATATGCTGCGCAGTATTCTGGATTGCAGAGACTCAAAGTAACACAATCACCATCGCATAATTTTATATTCCTCCGCTGCAATTCTGCGTGAATAACATAAATGACCTCCCCTACACGATCGATATTAACCCGAGGATATTTGTAGAAATCAATAGGATTGATTGGAATTGTCTTGATCATCTGGGACTCTCGTAATGGTGAATAACGCCTGATATAAGGGTAATGGGTACGGATTCCGGCTTTATAGGATGCAGTGAACCCTACCCCTATTTCTCTTCTCTGAATCATGCGAAGCATGGGTATCCTACAAATTCCGACCGAACCAGTCTCTTTTGTAATAAAATGTAATGATCAACAAATTTTATTCGCGCTCAAAGCAATCGAATACAGACTATAAAACTGCCTGGTCCCTGTGGTGTCAATCTCCAAGTGACATATTCATTTCCAAATCTTTTCTTTAATTCGGCGATTATAGGTTCCATAAAACTCACATCTCCGAAATACCACGGACAAGAATATGTTATAAGTCCTTGCCCATCCTTAACCATTTCACGCACCAGGTCTTCAATCGCTTGGGCAACCTTCCCCACCACATCATTGCTTTTAATATGAAGTATCCTTTTCATATTCTCACCCGTGAAATCATCGGAGAACATATTGCTCATTCTTTACTCGAATTCACCGACTTTTTTTGAAAATAGATGGCGTTCAATGCACTCTTTTTTCTCCTTTACTTGCAAGTGTTGATGACTCTCCAGGCTCTACCGATTCCAGTACCCAATTTATTCAATTTTTGTTTAAAGAATTATAAATGCGTGGAAGATAATTTAATATTCAAAGGAAAAGGATACAATGTATATGTTCCAAAAAGGTTGGATTTCGTCATTGAAATCCGAATGAAGAATGTACCATGGATTTCAGCTGCTGCCTTGATGGTCGGAGAGACGACGGTGGATGCGGGCACACGTGATGGTGAAGATATCGTTTTTTTAAGTCATCTCACCCCGTTTTGCAATGCCGGAAATGCTTACAGTTTGTTGAAGATAAATATTTCGGATACGATGGAAGACCGAAATTTCGACTGCTGTCTTAAGAGCATTCTTGTTCTCAATTTCGATTGGCAAATCTTCTTCCCCAGTTCTTTTTTCTATGACGAAAATCTTGTTTACAAATACGGAATATGCACGAAACGGTCGAGTGCGATTGAGAAACCAGCGTCCTTGGAATTGCTTGAAAAGAAAATGACATACGAATCCACAGATGAGAATTTGATATCCATCAAAACAAATCATGTATTTCTGAAGTCCATTGGAACACACGAGGCATTCCGCAAACTAGTGATTGCGCAATATCCGAAAGACAATGATACCGTTTTCCTAACCAATCCGCCATGCAAAGATTTCGTAGTGAAAAAGTCGAAAACCGAGGAATTCCTAGCCGTATTGAGGCAATTCATTCCTTTTTTCCATGAAAATATCACCGCAATCGAGAAAGCCGTGGAAGAGCGAGATTCCAAGAAAAAAATTACAGAAACCGTTCAGAGGTTGGAAGAGCTAGTGAACGGGATATACGCAAGTAATTCGTTACCAAGTGATGCCTGGGACAACGTGCAGTGTATTGCAAGTGGATAGCAACAATTTGTTTGAGCATCCTCTTTCCCAAGGAATCATTAGTCAAATGATATCTATGTATCCTACATGGTGGAAGGACTTTTTAGTTATCATACTGTCTGATGATAGTAATCCACAAGGTCGACAATTGCGGAATGTGTTGTTGTTAATGGTGGGATCTATTCATCGTGGTGATCTTGTCCGATACATACAAGCCGAGCAGCCCGAAAAATGTGTACAGTTCATCTTCGATGGAGTTGTTTTACACGATTTTTCCAATCAAAGCCTGCCTGCTGTGTTCAATCCACTAGAAGAGTTGTCGGTTTATTACTGGCCCTCGTCGTGGAGCGGTCATCTTTCTTTTTACATTCATTTGGCCGAATACAAAGATACTCTATTAGAGAACATCAAAGCGCGATCTGAGAAAGGTTCGGAATCCTTTTTCATGACCATGACTCGTCTTCAGCAGTGGTCGGTATGGAGTCCACTTTCTTCCTCAGCTTTCCGTAATTTTGTGGAAACTGCAACCAACATGAAAATAGTAAAGTACGACAACAAGAAAGAATTGGTGCATGTTTTGTACATCGAGGGGAATCAATAAAGGGGAAACGCGTTTGAAACATAAAAACTGGATAATATCCATCCAGAGACCGAAGAAGCAAGAAGACAATGAATAGTACGGATGGTCAGAAGAAGATCAATGTCAATATCCGTGATGCCAACAAGTTGTATATGTTTCGTTTGGAACGGGATGTGACTCCCATTCTTCTTGATATTTTTGAAGGAATCTACAAGGACTGTGTACAAAAAGTCAACACATTGAAAGCTCAGGGACCACTTTCTCAACCGTCTCCATCCGCACTATCCTTTTTTCGTCATGAGCTACATAATATCTATCTGTGGAACAGTGTCCGGGTTCAGGAGAAAACCGATGATGTCCTGCGCCTCTGTCCCGATTTCATGGATCTCATCAAGTCCATTTTTGCTGCAAATGCTATCATCGCCGGAGCTGCTAATCTCGGACAAGCAAGAGCTATGGATATCAAATTACCGCAGCCACATAGTGTCGTGCACCGTCTATTAATCGAGAGTGCGGAAGAGATTCTTAGCAACCTAGGTCTCTTTGATCGTCTTGATCAATGTCCGCAACTGAAATACAGAGAACGTAAAAGGGAAATTTGTAAAAAAATCAGTCTAGTTGTTCCCAGTGTACTCATGGACCTTCTTCCAATTCACGACATTGTGCGAACCCATCTTGTTCCATCTTTCGATCAGCCACCAGAACCGCCGGCTGTACCAACGACGTCAGGAACGACAGGAACAGAAGAACCGACCATCATCGGTGTATCGGAAATGGAAATGAGAGAAGAGGAATTGAAAAGGCTAACAGATTTGGAGGCCAAGGTCGATTCTCTGCAGACATTTGCGGATGATTCTGATAAAAAGAGCGTGCATAGCACCAAGAGCACGAAGAGCGACAAGAGTAATAAGACGACAAAAACCGTTCACAGTGTCAAAAGTCATCGGAGTTCGGCCGTCCGTGAACCTGATGTGGATTCTCGAGATGCAGATACAGGGGATGCACGCGATGTGAAGGAGTCTAAAGACTCTCGAGATTCCCGAGATTCCCGAGATTCCAAGGATGCAGAAACGCGAGATACACGAGATGCCAGAGATGATGATCGAGGGTCTGTACGCTCACGGCATTCGAATCAATCGTCGCGGACGAGCAAATCCGTAGTTATGGTGAGAGATGATGAGGAAGAATTGGAAAAGGTTCGTCCACGGAGTCCAACTGAACGATCGGCTGTGGGGTCTGTGGTATCCACGACATCTGTGAGATCGAGTTCAAAACAGAAAATGATGGATGATTTAAAAAAAATTGAAAGTCGACATCATATGAATGCTGCTACGGAGCAAGCACGTTCAGTTCACTCGCGGCGATAAGTGGCAAATGGAGGCAGATACTGAATTGATGGAATATGTGCGGGACAAGGTTGTGGACCTAAAATTCCAGATTGGTCAACTGAAGGAAAAGCATATTAAAACGGAGGACACTATATTTCTTATCCGCAATGCTCTGCAGAAGCGCATCGGGTCTCCACAGTTATTTCCTGGTCCGTGGAAAGAAATACTCGCCGAAATAAACGAAATTGAAACCGCATATCGCCTGAAGTACAACAAGCTTGCGTCTGGTCCACCTGGGAATCAATGAATTAATCTAAGTGCATAATCGTGAATGGCCTCGCACTACTTGGTGTTTGCGGACGGGGGAGCGAATGCGGGACAGTGTGTTTATGAAATTCTCAGGGGACTCGGGGGAGGAGTAGTGATCAGTTTCGGGCATTCTTTATTTTGGAAGCAATGTATCAATCATGGATTTTGGTTTCATACATTTTACCCGAAAGTTATCGATACATTAAATATGCTTTGCAATAAGGAATGTCCAATTTACCTTATTATTCATGAGGAGTCTGTACAAAACCCCGATGAATTACATAGTCTGCACGAGATTATGCAGCGAGGGAATGCTTTTGTTTTTTATATTGTCGCTAACCCTCCACGAGAAATCCCTAGTTGTTTGTCAAAAGACTTTCGGTATCTCATCTTATATAAACAAAGCAGAGGAACTGTACAAAGTATACTAGAAGATGTGCCTCAATGTGGACCTTTTTGCTGGGAACAAATCGCTCGAGTTTTAGATGAAGGAGGGTACATGATCGTTGATCTGTTACAGCAAGATTTCTTCTTATCTAATGAGATAGATGAGTGACTGTGTTCGTATCCATCGATTCGACCCGACCACCATTACCAATGACAGTATCGTTCTGTTCTTGGGATCTCGCGGGCAAGGCAAGACAACCACTATGAAAAGGTTTCTTTATGACAATCGTCATCGCATAAGAACGGTTGTTTGCTTTAGTGCCACCGCTGGCGTAGAAGCGAATAGCGCTTTTAAACACATGTTTCCCGATACTTTCATGTATGAGGAATACAAACCAGCTGTTGTAAAGCGAGTAGTCGATTATTGCCGCATCACAGATTATTGTGGAGGAGTATGCTTCGTCCTAGAAGATGTCATGAATGATGCCACAGAAATCCGCAAAGATCCAGCTATGAAATATATAGCATTCAACGGTAGGCATAATAAGTTTTGGATTTTTATTACCATGCAATTTGCACACACGCTAAAACCGGAAATGCGCTCGCAGTTTGACTACATTGTCCTCACGAAGATTTCCAATCATCAGGATCGAGAGCGAATCTACAAAAGTCTCGCAGGTTGTATTCCCAGTTTCAAAATGTTCTGTAAACTGCTGGATACCTTCACCGATAATCATGGTGTTCTTGTCATCAGTAATCGCAGTGAGAGTACCCGTTTGGAAGATTCCGTGTTCTTTTTCCGTGCCCCAAAAGAACTGCCCCGTTTCGAACTGGGGTCTAAGAAACTGTGGAACTACCATCGTACACATTATGACGAGAACTATATTCAAAGAAAACTCGAAGAATTGAAGCGGAGTCTGAATGTGAACAGAGACAGACCGCAACAGGAGAAACCGGAGAAAATAGACAATGGCGAAAATGAGGAACGGCCGCCAGCAAAAAAGAAAAGGAGAGCAAAAGGGAAAAAGGTACTTACGATGCAAGAAGCAGAATGTGATCCCAATTCCAGAGTTATTTATCTGTAGTCGTTGGTTCAGCAACCTCTTCTACATCTTCCACATCGGGCTGTTCCTCGATTATGACTGGTTTCGGAGAACGCGTGGAGAATAACCCTGTACTGGCCATGGACGCCATTTCATCTAGTTGCAATAAAATACCGAAATCTGGTAACGATTGTGCATTGTTTCGATCTTCCGTTGTCGCTGTCGTTTTCATCTCCTTTTCCATTTGTTCCCGCAGTTCCCTCAACAGCATGGCTTTTACTTGCGGATTTAAGATAGTATCCACAGTTTGTGGACTCTGTGAACTTTGCGACCCCTGCGAACCTTGAGATTTTGGTGCCGGATAACGCACGGGAGGTAGTTGTTGTGGCGCAGGAACTGGAGGAACTGGAGCAACTGGAGCAACTGGAGGAGAAGTAGGTGTTTTCGGTTTGTCTTTCTCGTCTTCTTCTTCGTCCTCCTCTTCGTCTTCGGTATCGGAATCTTCTGATTTTTTGTTTTCCTTGTCTTGTTTCTTCTTTTTCTGATACACAAAATATGCCACAGCGGCAATGGTGACCGCTCCGATTCCGATCCACAACCACTTGTTTTTCCATATGCTTTGTCCACTAGAAGGAGTTAGTTCCTCTGGAGGTTCGATTAATGACATGGCCATCGGTGTGGTCGTCAAAGGGACTGCGACCGTCCTATGCGAATGATGGGAATGAGATAACCCAGATGACCGATGAGAACCATGAGAACCATGGGATCTATGAGAAGATGCATGGCCAGATCGATGTCCTTTCATTCGAGACTGATTTGCCGGAATCATACTATACTCCTGGTGAAGAATTTATTACGAACTTTCTCCGTTTGAGTTATTGATGGACAACTCAGAGGAAACTTGTAACACTCCATATTTGGTGCGTTCGGTAACACCATCTGCCGCAGATCACACATGGATAACCCAAATGACGCAGGAACAGCCTCAAAAGGAACAAGAAGATGAACCCTCAGATCCGAAAAGTCCTCCTTCTGCGACAACTATCCAAGTATCCCAACCTGTAACCCAACCTTTACCCCGAATTAGAATTCCAGCAGAAAAGTTGAAGGAAGTGGCATTATATCCAATAACCGAAGAAGATGATGACGTTGTACCATTAGAGGAGGTTAAACATTTCGAGGAAAGAAGCGCAGGAGGTGCAGATACGGCTGGATTTTGGGGAGAAGTTGTGAAAGTTCGTCACATGGAGCAAGAGGAGACGGAGAAACATCAGGAAGAAGTCTTAGCGCAGAGAGGAATTCATCCAACGCAAGATGAACGAAATATAACAAGTGCAAACCCTTTCCCACAGACACCTCCTCCACCACCAGCTACGCCAGCTCCAGTTCCTCCAGTTCCTCCAGTTCCTCCAGTTCCTCCAGTTCCTCCAGCTGCAACATCGACAGTAACACCTTTTGGCATATTTGGATTCCCTGGCGTTCCTGGCGTTCCTGGCGTTCCTGGCGTTCCTGGCGTTCCTGGACTGCCTGGACTGCCTAGACTGCCTTCGATAAGCGGTTTAGCCGGTATGATGTCTGCACTCTCGCTGTCTCCACAACGTCGAAGGAAGAAGAAGCCCTACACTCTTCGAGATTGGAGGAATTTGGTAAAGAAGTATCGGGTGCCAGTGAAGTTCAAACGCGGGCTGGACAATATTGGTATGTTACAGACTGTTGTATATCAGATCTGCAATTATTGTGGTTACGATTATTTCCGTTTTGGGTCATTAGAAAATATTGTGTATTTTATTAACGAGGTCGCCAGAAGTCGTGGGTTACCACAGATTGACTTGGCTCGTGTGGTTTGAAGAAGAAGAAGAAGTATGAGTAAAAGAGCTGCGTCCCCTATAGTTGGCGATGATGCAAATGACGATGATACCGGCGATGTAAGGGCGAATGTGATTGCAGCACGAAAGAAGAAAGCCGCTGTTCTGCAAACCTTTAAACCCATTGGGATTAACGAAATGGAGTATCCAAGTTCCGTAGTGAAATGGCTGAATAATATGAACCAATGGGATGGGTGGAACCTGCGTCCGAAGAAAGGCGACCGATGCACTCATGTTTTAATGGATGGTGGACGATTACTTATTCCGCCAGAACTCATCGGTAGATTTTATGCAGAATATGCCAAATCTCTCTACAATCGAGAAGCGATGTATTTCTGCGAACAAAAATACCCCAATGAAGTTTACCGCTGTCTGATGGACATCGACATGTTGACGAGTAAACCCATAGAAATGGATGAAGTTGTTGCAATCGTGAAAGTCATCCAAACGATAATCAGTCGCATGTATCCGAAGTTACCTCCTGCTCGTTGCCGCGTCGCCATCTGCATGACGAAAGATGTGGAATATCGTGGGAATTTCATTAAAAATGGTATTCATCTGATTTGGCCGGAGATCTACATCAACAACATTATCGGGCACTCCTTCCGCATTATGGCTATCCGTGCGCTGGAAGAGACCTTTGGTGAAACATCTCCCCAACGTCCAGAAACCTGGGATAAAATCATTGATGCCGAACCCTACGGACAGAAAAGAGGGAATAGTGGCAGTGGACTTCGTATGATCGGATCCAGGAAAACCGCTTTGTGTCCTGACTGTCTGGGGACTACGAGAAGAGCAGTTTGTTCCACCTGTCGTCAGAAAGGAAAAGTTGATCTTCAGCGAGTTTACGAACCTGTTTTGGTACTCGATGGAAAAGGAATTCATCTTGTGCAAGAAACACAACTTCTCATCCAGAACATCGTCGAGCGTGTTAAACAACTTCATATTCGCACACAATTTCTTCAGGTTCCTTTATTCCCCATTATAGATCGACAAGAGCATGATGATGATGAAGCTGCAAACTTGGATATAATGGCAGGAGAAGAGCAAGAAGAAGAAGAAAAACCATATTTCACGGAAGATATCGACATGAAGAAAAGCACTTGTTGTACAACAAAGGACAAGAAAGAAACGGTGGCTCGTCGGAAATATGATGAAGATGAAGAAGGAAAATCGGAGCAGCAAGAATCACTGAAACTGACGTTGGTGAAGGATGTTCGTGCCGAGAAATTAGCAAACTTCATCAAGAAACATTTCCCCATGAAACCGGATATCACGGATGTGAGTATTGCCGACAATCAGTGTATGTACTTGGCGCACTCGACATCCAAGTTTTGCCAGAACTTGAAGAAACATCATAACGGCAATGGTACGCATCATAGCAACAGTGTTTGGTTTCTCGTGACACGGAAGGGGGTGCAACAAAAATGTTTCTGTCGATGTCCTGCGGTGGAGGATCGTATCTTTGGATTATGTTCCTTGTATGCAAGCGAGCCGGTACCGCTTCCTCCTAGCCTGCACAAACTTCTTTTCCCCAATGAGATCACTGGAGATGTCTTCGATTACACTGTGCGGGCTGTCTATGATCATTTAAGTCAGAATCAGACACAACTCACCCGCTTGCAACATCAGTTCCCCGAGGAATACAAGGATTATACCAAGCGTTCTCTCACGACACAATCTTCTTTATTTAACAAACCAATACCCGATAAGAAATAAAACTCAATTCTCTAGTTCCGGTTGGGATAGTTCGTAAAGATGCCTGTAGTATTTTCGATTTTCCAGGTTTTCGAAACTAGAGGAGCGAAAGTCGAGATGCCACCTGGCAATCATGTTGTCGACATCATTTCCATAGATTGCCGCACTATCAAGACAGCGTTCCCACATGCGAATGGTACTGATACGTCCTTCCAAATGATCTGTTCCGAGAAATCCACCGATGTACAGACTGCCAAAATCGGGCGACCAACTTTTACGCACGATGACTTCCACAACTTCTTTCTTGTCGATGGATACTCGCATGGTAATCCCATCAAATGTTACTAGAAGAACAAACCATTGATCCCGAGGTATCGCCTCCTTTTCCGATGTTTGCACAATCCCCGGCAGAGATACTTTGACTCTGTTCTCTTTACTGAGAATGGATACCTTCCAATTCTTGGTAGCAACAATGACTTGCTCTTGCTGCTGGTATTGTTTCTTGAATGGCAACCACATGACAAACTGCATAGACATTTGTAACATGGGTATCTTCTTCTTTCGAGGTCGTGCAAAGAGTTCCGTTTTCATACCGTCGAACCAGTAAAAGCGGTAGCGATCATGTGTGACTTTGAATTCGAGAAACCAGTGCAGTAATATCAATAAGCCGAGTCCAAAGAATGCGAAGACTAAAGGAAACAAGGCAGGACTGACAGAAGGCATGTCGTTGCACTTTATATTCACCGGTACAAAATAATGAATTTATGAGTCAACTCTTGAGGCTGTTCATGGATAGAAATTGTATCTCTTGAGACAATCTTCATTGGTATCAACATACGCGTTTCCAATCCATCCCAATCTACAGCCAGTTTTTTTGCACTTCTTTGCATCTGTCGAAACTGCTGCATGGGTAAATGCCAAATGGAAAAGATATCCGTAATTTTTTGTTCCTCATGTTCCCATTCGTAAACATCCACATCTCCACAAGAAATCTTGTATGGGGGCAGCCAAGGCCAATAACATGCTAAAATCTCCGTTTCTCCATGGAAAGCCAGAACCCATACAATTTGATCATCGAATAAGTTTCGACCTGCATGGTAAATAACTTTCTGCAAGGGTTTCCAAGGTATCATCGTCATCTGTCGCATATCATCATTCGCCGTACTCTGAGCAATACGAACACTTCTTACTGCTCTGAAGAATTCAGGGATATTCTCCTCCTCATCTTTTGTTAATTTGGGAAAAGTCACAAGCAATTCTTTGTAATCTCGGAATTCTCCACTATCGAGAATAACAGATTGTAAGGGTAATGTCCAGCGTTGATAATAATCACAAAAATTGGAGCATTTCTCGATGGCTATTATTTGCGCGAGAGTGAATACGGAACCACCATCGACGCCGACGAACAACAGAAATATGTTGTTGAAAGGCCAGTAGAATTGCAAAAACTGATAGGCATTTTTGAAGGAGAATGCAAATTTCGCAACAAAAGATCCATTCTTTTCTAAGGTTTGTGGATACTGGAAACTCTCAAAGAGTCGTGAATCATCATCGGTCCACACGGGCAAACTTGAACTATTGGAAAATAAAGGTTCATAGGCATCCTTGAACCTGGCAGATAATGTTGTTGTAGTTGCAGCCATATGAGCACAATCATGAGCATGGTATGTAGCTTGTAGTTTCCATATCTTAAAAATTTCATGAGGATTACAATGAAATCTCAACGAAATCCTTACGATGTTGGAAGATTATCACGACATACCAGAATCTCAACCGCAACCTAAAAAAAAAGGATGCAGTTCCTGTAGTAAGTGCGGTGGACAACTTCTTCCAATACTGGCCCTCATTGGGATCATCTACATGATTCTGTATGTGGCAAAGAAGGAATAGAGGGAATGGCAATAGCCGGATGTCCATCAGGATGAACAACAGGTACCGATGTAGTTGTTCCATAGTTTGGCGTGGATTCTGCTGATTGTGCGGATTCCTCCGATCCGGTCGATGAACAGAAATGCGTAATAGTCATCAGGAGAGCGAACAAGACAAATGGAAGTAAAATCGAAAATGAAGTAAAGAAAATAAATTCCTCGCCGAAACCTCTTGTTTTCAGTATGTATGTATCGATTCCTGCCACAATCTGAATGTTAATGGATAGACTACACTTGAGTACCGCAGAAACTCGCGGATTATTCATGATCCTTGGACTGCCGACATTCATTAAAAAGAATAACAAGAAATTATCATACAAAGTATAGTGTATCTGTAAATGCAAGAAACTGCCTGTATTTTGTACAATACCAACAATCATAACTGGACCAAAAATACAATAAATTATAAAAAGAGCAATAGCCAAGTGGAGGACCTTCAGAACCATTCTATTATCTCTCTCTCCAGTTTATTTGGCTTTCATGGATCGTTTGCCCCCTTCAGACGAGGACTCCGAGTGGAATGATAATGAAGAACAAGAAGAAGAAGAAGAAGAGGATGAAGATTATCAATTGCATCCTCCTCGCAAAAGAATCCACAGGACGTTCATTGATTACGATAGCGCTCCAGTGCGCAATAGATATCCAACGACGACTTTAGCTACTCTACAGGCATCTCTTCACCGTGAAGTACCTGAAGACATCAAACTCCTGGATATTCCTGGGATATCTCCAGAAGAACAGAGAGTTTGTCCATTCATTCAGAAACTCTACAGCATGATGTCTGATGATACAATCTCTTCTTACATCCATTGGTCGACATCCGGTGATTCCATTGTAATCCCCAGTGCACATCTTCTTGCTGAACATGTTCTTCCTTTCTTTTACAAACACAACAACCATACCTCATTCATTCGACAGCTGAATACGTATGGTTTCAAAAAAGTTGGTCCCAGAGGATTCAGCGAATATGGTATCGAATTCAGCCATCCCAATTTCATACGTAATCGCACCGATCTTCTCATTAGATTCATCAGACGTCCAAATGGAGTCGCAAATCAAGAGAAATCACCGGTAACACCTACGGTTCCGACAAAGCCAGATATCGATCGATCTCGAATTAATCGGAAACTCATCAGTGCTGCCGAAGATGTCCATCGTTCGTTAAGTGCGGAACTGAATGAGATAAAAGAAAACTGTCTAGAACTGCAGAGTCAAATTGCGACCATCCACTCGGAGAAATTGGCTCTCTGGGATGAATTGCAGAATCTGCGAGAGCAGCAACTGTTTACCCATCATGCCATGGAATCGATTATGCGGCACATCATCAGCAAGAATCCCAATCAAGAACTTTTCGCAATGTACGGACTCTCCGATTTCTTCCGGTTTTTGCCGATTCCATCCCAGATTCCCTCCCAGATTCCTTCCCAGATTCCGGCTTGCGATGAATCCGATTGCAGTCTTTCCTTTTTGGAATCTGTCCTGTCGACAGTTGCCTAATCGGTACAATTGTAATAAATTCTACTACTCTTACATTTTCGAAATATTCTTCTAAATGCTCCATTTTCCGAAGAAGACAATAATTGCAGAAATGGATTTTATGAAGAATTTCAAACAAAGTCGAGTTATCGCTCATTCAAAATTTTGGAGATCATATCAAATCCATCACGGTAGAAGAACGAGTGAAATCTAAACTATGCAAAAATCAAAGCGCGCTCCGACGCGAGAGATGGAGCGGGAACTTCAATTTTCGGATAAATCAAAAGTGATGTTGGATGCACTAGAACCTCGTGTCCTCTTGCTCTCCACAAGGAAGCTTCCGATTCCAACAAATTCTCGGAATCCACTGCTCGACAGGCGTGAAAATGATATGAAAAGGAAAAGGTATACACCTTCTTCTCCTTAAGGCCTGATGACAGTTTGCGATGGAGGAAGAGATCCAGTTCATGTTGCATTCTTTCCATTCCTTGTTCCTCCGTTTCTTTAAGAATTCGATGAATTCGATCTTTCATGAAATTACGGTAGCATGTATACGCTAGTCCTTCCGTGGCATTTTCCCAACTGATGTGGAACATCAACTTGTCTTTCGTGACCTCAAAAGAAACTTCAAATCCTTCCTGTTGTATTTCCAATAAATATATCCGTGCTTCCGCTAGCATTTTGTCGACATTACAGCACCGGAGATAGAAGGAAACAATATAATTCGGCGCACCATCCAAGCTCGCCCACTCACAAAGTTCTTTGCGTGCAGCGTTTCGGAAGAGTTCCAGGAATTCTTGGGACTTTTTCCCAACTCGCAACATTTACAATTTGTTAAAAGGATAAATAAAAAATCAGAGGGAAACGCGAAGGATACTCCACATTCTATTTTACTATAATTTAATATTTTAGTTTCCGATATTGCGCAATTTCGTTGGTTTTCCCATTCTCCGCCATGCACATCCATCGCCGACATCCGAAACTCCCCGAGGAAGTGAAAGCGAAGAGATTCCTGAGGTCGCAGGGGAGTGAACAAAGCGAGGAAGCGAAAGAACCCCCGATAGCGAAGAAACCTGTCAATCCGAAAGTTGTCGCGCTCTCACGGTCAAAAAGCTATGCCGGTCAATTTCAATATGCGTGCGTGTTGTTCGATGGAAAAGCATTTCCCGAACACTCCGAGGAAGAGAAGGCACAAGATGTGAAGAGCGCCACAGATATTTTCGAGCATTTGAGTCTGTGTGGATACAAAGATGCCCAAGAGTTCCTAGGAAACATGTACCTTTATGGAAATCATGTGGATGTCGATGTGGAAAAAGGAGTGCAGTTGTTGGAAAGGGCAGCAATTCAAGGTTCCCACGAATCTTTGCGCACGCTTGGTAGCGGATATTTTGCCGGCGCATTCGGTATCCCTGAGGACAAAAGGATTGCGATGAAGTGGTTTCGCTTGGGATGTAATGTCGAAGATCCGGAATGCATGACTTTCTATGGGAGCTACTTGCTCATTGGACTGGAGGACCCGGAAAACCCGCAGAAATTCATCGTACCGCAGAATGAGAAAGAAGGATTCAAGATGTTACGGAAAGCAGCAGCTCGAGGAAGTGGAGGAGCGTGGAACAAATTGGGGCAATGTTTCATGAATGGTATGGGGACTGAAGTGGATGCTCAAGAAGCATTCCGGTGCTTCACTCTGGCTGGCGAGATGAATCATGGTGGTGGTCTTTACCATTTATTCTTGTGCTACACGAATGAAGACATTGATCCCAAGCTGGAACACAATATCCAAAAGGGAATGGATGCTTTGCGCCGGAGTGCTGAGGCTGGTTTCGAGAAAGCTCAAGTTTCTCTGGCTGTGGCATATCTCCGCGGAACTATGATCAAACAGAATCTATCGGAAGCCATGCGCTGGGCCCAAATTCTGCAAAAAAAAGGAGGTGACTTCTTTGATCCCCTTGTGCATGAAATCGAGCGTTATCAGCGTATGGAAGCCGAATCCATTCCTACCATTCCTGAAGAAGCCGAGGAAACTCCCTAAGGAATCCCAAAAAAAAATTCTATGGGGAAAGCAAAAGATTTGCAGAAGGCAGTAGGGTCAAAGAGAAAGAATGTGCAAGAGGTGTGAGGAGAAGTATGCGAGGACAGAAAACAGATGGTGTGCGGAATGTCACAGTTTAGCACTGAATAAACACTGTTTGTGTTACATACATATGGTACGCATGATGGCCAGAAAAGGATCACCGAAGTATCAGTACATCTACAGCAAACTCAAGTTTCGGTTGCGGAGGAATGATGCAGGGATGTATTGGTTGATGCGTGCTGCCAAAAATCGCAATCGAGATGCACAGTATCGGCTGTTCGAAATCTTGAGCGAGAAAGAAGAGACCAAAGATAGCGGATACCTCTGGTTATTTATGGCCGCACACAATGGTCATGAGCAAGCGAATATCAATATCGCCTGGTCTTTGGAAGAAACGAATCCTCATGTAGCACTGGAATACTATCAGGCAGCAGCACAAGTAGGGTCTCAGCTTGCGAAATACTGGATGGCCAAATTTCTTATCAATCCCAAATGTCCATGTGCGGATCCCGACTTTGCCGTCCAAACATTCAAACAACTCTTAATGGCCGGCGATGGAAATGCTGCCTGTTGTCTTGCGACGTACTTTGATGTTCCAGCCACATCGAAACTTGCCGTTTTTTATGCCAAAAGAGCGCTGGAATTGGAACATCCGAGTGCACTGTATCTCTTGGGCGGTATCTATGCACATAACCAGAAAACAAGGAAAGCTGTAAAATTCCTGGCACGCGCGTCAAAACATGGAGACCTGGAAGCCATGTACAGTCTTGCCGAATTATTTTTTGCCGGGTCCGAATTATGTCCAGATGTTCTCACCGCTATGCAATTATTGCAAAAATCGGCGGATGGGAAAAATGCCAGAGCGCAGTATCGACTTGGGTGGCATTATTTGACGGGAACTCATTGGCCAAAGGATATCGTTCAGGCTCGTCGATATTTTACCCTAGCTGCGAAAGAAGGGCTTGCACAGGCCTTGAATAGTATTGGGGTGCTGTATTTTCATGGCATTGGTGTTCCCTTGAACAGGACAGAAGCTGTGAAATGGTTTGAGAATGCCAGAAAGAAGGATGACAAACTTGCCAAGTGTAATCTGGCCATGTGCATGCTTTTCGGTGATGGCCTAGATGCCGATTACGATGCTGCATTTCGCGCATTCGAGGAGCTTTCTGGGACAGCGGAAAGTTGGTATGGATTGGCCTTGTGCTATTCTCTCGGTCGAGGTACCCCACAGAATCTCGTGGAGGCTTTCCGATATTTCCAACAGGCTGCGGATTATGGATCACAGGATGCTATGTTTGAACTGAGCAAGTGTTATCGTTTTGGATGGGGAACCGAGAGTGATTTGACAAAGGCGGAATATTGGAATCGACAATATTATACAATACGTAACGTGAAAATAAACCCTATTGTGTTATAACTGTACTAGATGATGTTTATTTCCACAATATCAGCGGCTAAGAAGGGGCCGATTCTTTCAGGACAAATCTTGCTCATGAGCATCTTTTGGTTATGCAAAGAAACGCCCATGTTTCCACCAGGTTCGATAAAATACATGGTGCGTGGCATATCACGAATAGCCTGCAAGAAATGCTGGGGATTGCAATCGAAATGTATAATCGGATATAGACCGTGACGTGTGCGGGTAAGGATATTGTATGCCAGACCGAGAGCTGCAAGTACCTCGATATCCGGAATATGGTAGACACACCAGTAGAATATGTTGTATATAGTTGCCATGAGGGATTTCGAGTATCCATGGGTCGAATGTATGAGTTGCAACTGAGGAAGAATGGAAGAAACCAAGGGCTCATGAAAAGGAGTATCACATGGGTAAGAGTGAATCTGCAAATGACAGTCCTTGTGCTTGTCATGTTCGGTATGGAAGAACGGATGGTCATACACTTGTTGCCACGTCATACGTTTCTTGGGATCGAAGATCAACATACCTCGCAGCAGTTCCAGGAATTCGGAAGATACTAATTTGCGAATGCAGTCGGGCCAAGAGGGGATAAGCATTGATCCGGATTCCTTGGAATTCATGGATTTCAGGAGGATATCACGGACCCATTTCTTGCGCGCCGCAAGATTGTTCTGGATAGTGTAGTCGAGGGTCGGAATACAGAGGGAACTGATGGAATTGAGCATGGACATTCCAAGACTCCAGACATCAGTCGTCAGTTCCAGCTTGTTGTCGATAATGGACTCGGGGGCATCGTACTCATAAGTTGAAGGAACACCACAATCATGGCTAGCAAGATGTCGCAAAGAAGTCAAATTGCCGAAATCAATGAGGCGCGATGAGATTATCTGCACGGACTGATCTTCACGCCGACTCCACGTTACACAAATGTTGTCCGGTTTGATGTCTCGATGGGCGAGATGATTCTGCAGCAGTTGATTACAGAGACATACAATGGGGAAGAAGACAGGAGCAAGAACAGAAACTCGTTCTTCCAACGTCCAGGATCTCTGCACATGCGTAAGATCACTACCACAGTCTTCTTCCATGATCTGTATGAATTCTCTCTCCTCGAAGTGCTTGTGACAGGTGTGATTAGCAGAGTCTGTTGATTGCTGGTAATACTTTGCAATATGTGGATGTTCGCAAAAGATGGCAAAAGTGAATTCCGCAATGCTACAAGGCAACGTCGAGTTTGTCAACATGAAATGCTTGCAGACGACACCTTCAAACGGAAAATGGACATGTTTCGACCCGCAGATATCCCTCTTCTGCTTCTTCTTCTTTCCTTGTTGATCCTCACTGTTCATATTGCTCATCGTTTCCCTTCGTTGCCAACAGCGTCGGGTTTGTTCCAGGTCCAGGGTTCTCGCAAGTTCCCTATTTATTATTGGGAACCTTCTAATTCCAGGTTGAAATCCCGATGAAGTAATAAACACCACCAACGGAATTTTTTTTATGTACGAGAAGGAAATTAAGAATTAGGGTAAACTATGTAATTCTGCCGTTTGTCCACAAAATCTTTGATTATTCAGCACCCAGCAGTCCTTTTGGAGTACCAAAAATATCACAACATAGAGCATAGAGTGAGGAGTATTATTTATGTTCACAGTGCGTTTTGAAGTTGTGTCGTTGCCGAGTTACAGTGAAAAAAACACTTCACTGTGAAAAACTAGGGGGTTTCAATGTAATTCTGCCGTTTGGAAGAGCCCTTTTTTCTCCATCAAGGCACGACAATGTGCAAGAAAAAGCATGTACTTCGAAAGAGAGTATTGTTTATCACATTGTGGAACAAAAAGGTTGCACAAAAACAACATGTCAAATGGAGTGATGCAGAAATGGCTGATGTCGACAGTGCCTCTGACAGTAGTGAGGAATATGCCCATTCTCAACCATTAAAGGTTTGAAGCACACATATCTATGCGATTGTGCACTTGTTGAAGAAATAGAGCTTGTGCTTGAGACGATAGGACAGGGTGCATCTTCCTCATTCCTGGATGCACTTTTTTCTTCTCCCGCCTGCTTGCTGTGTTGGTACTGTTTGTGGTCCCTTACTGCTTTATTTGTGTGTTCTTGGAATATTGTTGTAGTTTTTGCCAGAAGAAGTGGAAAGAGGAAGAAAAAAGGGCGCACGCAACATGGCCTGATTCTTCGTTCTTGACACTGTCATCCAATCCTCTCTCCTCCTCCTTTGTCAGAAGTGCTGGTTTTCCAGTCTACATGATGTGTAGGACTCTGCTGCAGATGTATATTCCGAAAGGCGGTGGAGGAATGGGTGAACATCGCTAACATGCCATTCATAAGCCGATGTGTGGGCTTCCCCTCGCTCTCTTGCCCAAGTTTTTTTGCACCATAAATGACCACAGAAAGCCTAATTCCAATGATATCTCGGGGCCTCTCTCCCTTCTCAGGCTGCGAAAAATAGAAGGGCGCGTGGATGCGCTACATTTTAGGCGCGGATGAAGCCTCGTTTTCGATGACAAAAAAACAACAAAAGTGGACAAAACAATAACCAAAATGTAGTTTGTTGAGTTCTACGTGCAGTGTCCATGTCAGTTTGTGTGTGTGGTTTCTTGTTCAAGCACAAAGGCACTGCAAAGACAAACGGCAGAATTACATAGAAATCTTTGATACGGCAGAATTACATAGTTTACCCTAAGAAGAAGTTTCCGGAATTTCACCTATGGTAACGGAAAAATTGGGTGTGTAGGAGAAACCTCATGAAGCTTCCGATCGATTTTGAAGAAGGTACAAAAGAAAAAGAGAGGAAACTCGAAGAACACACAGCAGTCATGGAAGCATTCAAGAAGATCATGCAAGAGAACCTTGAGGAGAAGAAGAAGATCAAAGAGAGGAAGGTGGAAGCACTGAAGGCTGTTAAGAAGTTAGCAGAGACGGACCCCGACATGATGTATCAACTTGCCCTTATCCACAAGAACGGGGGATGGCATGCAGACGATGAGGATTGGAATGCAGCGCTTGGGAACAAAGATGACGGTGAATACTACACCTTTCTGACAAAAGCAGCAAATGCAGGTCATACCATTGCTGAGTTCGAACTTGGAGAACATTTGTTGCACCAGTCACGTAACGACAACCTCGCTCGAGATTATTTAGAGAAAGCAGCCGAGAAGGGGCATGTTGAAGCGCAGAATATAGTTGGGGAGATTTATTTCGGTCGAGCAGCCGACAAGTCATACCCAGAAGCGCCAACTGAGCGAAAACAAGAGAAGATAGCCAAGGCAATTGCACTCTTCCGCAAAGCCGCGGATCAAGGACTAGCTAAGGCCCAATACAATCTTGGAAAATGCTACGAGTTTGGCAAAGGAGTGGAGGAGAGTGAAGAAAAGGCCATCGAATGGTACAAGAAAGCCGTAGATGGAGATGGATGCTGGGAAGCCCAAGAGGAACTCGAATTCTTGACCGAGAGAAAAAACAAGAAAGCAAAGACGTGTGAATAAATTCTTGATTCCTGAAGATATGTGTGTAAGAAAGGAAAAACTTCATCATCCTTGGCAGAATTGTCAACAACAGCTATGGAACTTGACTTGGAATCTATTTATCACGAATTGGAGAAAGTCGATCCTTACCATATACGATTGAACGATGTTTTCTGGGATTTACAGAAAAAGCAACATACCGCTCTACTGCAGGATATGAGAAAGAAACTGAAGGAAGCCGTTCAGCGCAAGTCCAACTTGAAAGAGAAAGATGTCTTTGTGCTTCGCTATCCCAAGAATGTTGTTCCTATGCATCTCCTGATTGAGGCAGCCGCACAAGTTTCTACATGGGGAGGACTCAGCCGATACTATGCCAGAATAAAAGAATTGGAAACCGACGAGTTTTATTACGATGTAGAATTTGCCATCACACCGTCGGAAATCATGGAGTTATCCAGGAATTAGGTCAGGATTATTCCTCTCGGATACGCATAGTGTTCAAGGCCTCCGAGATACTAATTCCACCTTTGAAAACCGCGCAACCGGCGTTGTATTGTGCCCCAACATTCACATTGGAAACCATACAAAGACATTTTCCCGTAATAAGAGTCTCGATCAATAAATGTTTCTTTACGAGGAAAAACACTCCAGAATGTCGGGGACAGTGAATACCATAAAGACCAAGAAATCCATTATCCAAAGCTTTTTGCACACGTTCGTCCGTGTTCCACAGGTCCGGATTTGATCCCATTCTGCTGTTTAACCGAGAAAAAAAATTATCGATTTCGTTGTCGTTCTTATTGCTGATTCAGCATAATCGTCAGAAGCTTCGGATTCTTTCGGAACCTTTGTATATAAATTGCGGTCTTGTTTTGGTTAAGAAGAGTTTCAACATATGTACGGATACAGCGAAGCTATCAGTATCGAGCAATGGCTGCAATGCTACGGCAAGAAGAGGGTCCATGACAATGCCTTTGTGCATGTTGTTGATGGTCCTTTGCGGTATCCGTCCGTAGATCTATTACCAGCCGAGAATCCAATGGTTCTTCGAGACATTCTGAGGGAACTAAGGAAACAGAGCCATGTCCGACCGCAGAATGGAGATATCGTTTTGCTGAGGCAAGATTTGGAACAACGTCGATGCACATCCAGTTACTTGTTCTTTTGGGAAAGCGGCATCCATTTGTTCCCGCACGATTCTCATTCCCTCGGGAGAAGTTTCCCCTACAGCTGGGATTACTATCGAGGACCCATGCGGACCATTGTGTTTCCTGTCAACGATGATGTACTGCAGGAATTACACAGTAACATCTCCTTCTTTGTTGTTCATTACCGCTTCAATAGTATGAGTATCAGCGATGATGTTGGAATTTATCCCAGTGTGCTCTGTGGAACTTCTTTTATTCATTATGGTCGGAGAATCTACCTCTTGGATATGGAACACATGATGCGAAACACTCCTTCTTTTGAGGGAAACATGAAAGAACAATTCAGAGAGAACTGGCTGTTTCCTGCGGAATCACGTGGAGGAGTTTTATTACTTTCCTACATCAACATCAATCGAGGGTACCGTATTTTTCTAGAAGATGGAATCGAAGTACCATTGTTGATCCTAGTGCCTTTTGGCCGTAATAAAATGTAAAATTGGCATGGGCAATCCAAGAACAATGTAACTGAGCAGCATCAGCATCGCCGCGGGATAGGTGAGCGGCTCAAGATTATTGAAATAGTCCATCCACAAATTGTTCCACACTGCTAAAAGAATTCCAGAAGTGCTGAAGAACAATGCTGATACCACCAGCGTTGTTACAATGACCATGAACAAAGGTAACGACATAGTTTACTCGTTGTAACTACCGAACCGCAGTGGAAGAAATAACAAGCCTTTCCAAAAAAAAAATATACATGGTAATAATAAGTAATAAATCGATGGATACCGTTGATACCCAAGCACAACAGGTACTGATGAATCTCATCGGTCAAGAGTGTCCGGAAACTCTGTTGCCTTTCGGTCATATCAATTTCAAACCGTTGAAGTTCCTCCGTCTCGTGAATGCCAACTGTATGTCGCAAGAACAAGTGGATTCTATGACGAGTGGATTTCAGCCGATGAGTCCGGAATATCTGATCAGTCTAGTTCATTTGCATCATCTTCTGCACTGTTTTTGGAATCAAATGTGGACACCTCAAATTGTTGGCATTACCATCGTCAACAAGAAAATCCGTATCTTTCCACGCAAAGAACTGAACAAGGAAGAGTATCTATCCGCGTTGACGGAAGAAGTCAAGTCATTTGTCGAATTCATGGATGACCCCCGACAACATCGCATCTCTTACAGTGAGGAACCCGGTCTTATCTTTGACTTTGTCTTTGGTATGTATCCGATATCTTTTGACAGTCTGAAGAATTCCTCAGGGGCTATTTTTATTTCCGGAGATGGTACCCGCAAACGGAGTTACATTTACCTCGGAGATCTTGTTCTCCTGATTCAATGTATGAAAAAGAAATTTGTTCCGAAGATGCTCACTTGTGTGACGGAAGTGTTAACGGACGAACAGTTCATCCAGTATGTCTTTGAAAATCAAACCAAGCACTTTGCTGTGCCGATTACATATCTGTCGAATGAACCAATGATTAGCGTGGTTTTGACGGATGTGGATATCGAGCAGCATTTTGGATTCAAGACTGAAATTACACTTAAGAAATTCCTCCGCGTCTGATATTCCTATGATTTTCTACATGGAATATCAAGTAGTGAGAGAGATGAAAGGGTATCAAATTTTGTTCAATCCTCTGTTTCACACAAATACAGTAATCGGAAGCCATTTCGATGAGACGAAGGATTTGTTGACTATGATCTTCTTCGATCGCGATCATCCGCTGCATAAAGAGGTTCTAGATGCGTACAACTGGTTCTGTAATCGTATGGGATCTGCAGGAGGCAAACTGGAGGATCGGGAATTTAAATATCTTTCTCTTTTGTCGAAAATTCAATTGACTGGACAATATTGGAAACAAGTCCTCTTATATTTTGTAGGTATCGACCCCGGATTCGAAATTTTTGATATCCACCTTGCAACCCTCTTTGATCGGTTGTATCCCAACTATCGCAACTTCCCACCATCTTCTTTCGTCCAAGGATCTTTTGTTGACGATTTTGTACCCGACTTTGTTCCCCAATGTCTATCAACCGAAGAAACGCAAGGAACGCCAAGTACGCCGGAAACATATCCTCAAGCTGTTCTGGAGCGTCCGACAAAGAGAGGGAGGAAACACCACAGATATTGATGACTGTGAATAAAAAAATCAAAGATATTGAAGAAAATCTCGGTTGCATGCAAAAGGAACTTCATGAGACCTATACAGCTTTCATTGTGCTCCAACTGCGCGTGGATATTCTAGACAACTTTGGTCTATGGGAACAAGGTGTTGATATCAACGTGCAAGCGATTAAGCGGAGTTTATTCGAGAATTTTACCGGAGAGCAAGCAGAATTATGGTGGACGATGGTGCACATCCTCTTCATCGGATACCGTGAATACCTAGTATTTTGCCAGACCTTCTCGAATCGTTTTCTCGACTATCTTCGTACTTGTTGGAAAACACAAGTATGGAACAGGATTCTGCATAATCCTTGGTTGCAGAAAGAACAACACAATGCCTTCTACACTTTTCTCTTACAGACCATTGATATCACGCCTGCACTCGAGGTGTCTGGTTTTTCCGAGTTCACCGAGTTTACCGCCCATCACTGGACTTTTTCTTTTCTTCCTCCTCTCAAATAAACTCCTGTTGCGTCCAGATAGTGTGCGTTCATTACGTCTCATTTATTTTCTACAGTAAATAGTATCCGAAAGATCACGAGAAATACCTGATCGAAAATGAGCCAAAACGAGGTAACTCCTGAGAAGAGAAAATGTGTTATCACATCCAATCAAGCGCGTGAGTGTGCGGTGAAGCTTCTTGCCATCTACGAAATGGAGAAATACTATCCGCGCCTGATTATCACCTACCTGAAGAGAATCCAGTATGATCGCAAGATGCAACGCAAGAAGAACAAGGGTAGCACTGGAGATAAGAAGGCTTCCAGATGGCAAGAATTCATCAAGCAGAACTGGGTCCGCGATCAGAACAAGACCTTCAAGGAGAACATGCATGATATCAAGGAGAAGTACAAGGCTGTGTTAGCTGCAGAAGCATCGGTTGCTCTTGCTGCAGCTGCAGTTCTGACTCCGGCACCAGTCGATGCCGTACCTGCTCCGGCTCCAGTGGAAACTACTGTTAGTGCTTAGCGGACCATGCGGGAATACATAATATGTCCTTGCAGTTCGCTAGGCAATTGCTTAAATAAAGTTGGGACTCTTACGGGGTCCACTGTTAACAACAAATTTGATGCAATGTCTGTTAAATCTGATAATGAATTCCTCCTATGCACATAGTTCTTCAATTCTTCTGTGTCGTCGAGATTATCGAGATAATCATGTAAACTGGCCGTCGCTGATGCCATACACCAAGAAAATCGCAGGGCATCGGCATTGAAAATCTCCAAATCCTGCACATGTTTTTGTATTTTCTTTTTTTTCGGACTTTGATCGAATTCAGGGGAACTGGAGGATCTTGAGGTCGAAGTCGGAATAGAAGAAAGAAAAGAAGACATGTATATCAACCTTTACGTTGCAGAAAAATTAAGAAAGTCGCAACTTCGCCACCGGAATACGGGGTGGTAAAAGGCTCTCTAGGCCTGTAATCGGCTTGTCACAATCATCGCCGAATTTATCCGTCCATCCACATTGCGAGGCTGTTTTCCCTAAAGTAACGTTGCTCATTTTATCCCATTTTACACTCGCTGTTCCATCTCCGTTGATGGCACAAATACGACCGGATATTTGAATATCGGCACCCATGGCTTCTGCGCATAAATTGGGCTGATTGGTAGCGCGAAATCCGTACCAGACATTATCGCCCACCCGAAATTGTGGAGGTTTCAAGAGGTTCATGGCAATACGATTAGGCAATTTCTCGTCGAGGGCTGAAGGTGCATGTTGACATGACCCAAGGTACCTACTTTCAATGTCTGGTTCAATTTTCCCTCGTTCCCATGTGCATTCGGCCGCACGTTTAGCATCGACACTTATGTTGCGCAGGGTATCCCAAATAACACTAGCAGTTGCATCATCGTGAACCTGACAGATTCGTCCATAAACGAGAAAATCGGATTCTACATTTGATTCCGTGCAAATTGCGCTATCCCCTTGCATGCGAAATGAAAGGGATACATTATCACCAATGCTGTATGGCAGGACATCGGATTCTTTCTTGTTTTTCTTTTTGGCGTTTCGCTTCTTCTTGGAAATCCAATAAAGAACAAGACCAATCAAAACTAGGAATAGTATGTGTTGGACCTGTACCTTGAATGGCATTCCTACTCATGTACGTACTGGGAAAGATAATCCTCTCGTCATCTCAAGGAATCCAGAGCGGTAGCAACAGTGTGGACGAGAATTTCCCCAGTATCGACGGTTTTCTTGAACTTGATTTCTATCCTGACAGCTCTTGTTTGAGGACCTTCGAGAACGTATAGATATGGTGCTATAGCTTTAGGTGGAAATTTACACAATGTTTGAAATAAAACAAGGCGACTGTATTCTCCAGAGATCCGCATGACTCCCATGCCATCACAACGTTCCAATATGATTTCATCTATGATATCTTCGGTTTTCCCATCTTTCCAATAACTCACCAAGTAATAGTGTTTTTCCAGAAAGAGTCCATCGATGATTTCCAAGCAGACTGAGTTCACTTGGTTTCCAACAACTTGTACTCTTTTTTCTTTTGGCAAGACCTTGAAAGGCAGGGAACACCAGCGATTTTCCAATGTCAGGTAGACATCCGAAATGTCATTCCTCAACTTGTCTGTTAAGATCTTCAACCAGATTGTGAAGTGTCGGCGATGATCGTAAAATGATGTCGGGCAAGATCGCAAATCACAAATACGCAGATTGCGTTGAGGATCATGTAACTGCAAATGCAAATATGTCGTTACCTGCAGTAGTTCCTTTGTTATTAGCATTTCCGGTCCACCGAACATATCTACTTGCACATATTCGAACTCTAACTCTCCTTTCCATGTCAACCATAATCTTTGAGTATCATTACGCCAAATCTCACTGTAACATAGCATTCCATTACGCCACAGTGTCGCAATATGTGTGCACATCGGACTCCCAAGCAGTGGAGATACGAACAGTATCATATCCCGCTTGTTCCTCTTTTCTTCTTCTTCTTTTTGTTTTTCTTTCGTTGGCCAAGGGCACCCTGAGTACCCTAGTAAATGTAATACCTCGGAATACTCTTTTTCTAGAGATTCCAGATCTTCCTTTTCTCTCTTATAATACACCTGCAGCAACCCTTCCAAAATCGCAGCAAACTCTTCTTCCGCTATCTCGCTGGCTACCAATGTCCATTGAGGTATTAGAGCAAGTATCACATCCGAAACAAAGAAATCATCATCTCCAATTTGTATTGTTTCCCCCATGTGAATTCCGTCCAATCCCTCCTGGAAGGAAAGACCAAGAATATCTCTCCAATACAAAGGAACTTCATCAAGATACTGCACATTCAAAGTTCTCGTGTATTGCAACAATTTCGTGACAATGGAATAATTAAAAGGAACACGATACTCCGATCCTCCTGTATGGGACAGGAAAAGCGAAAGTTTCCCACAGCGTGTCATTGTCTCCTCCATTGTTTCGATTGTATGTCCACCATGACAACGCAATCGTATCTGGCGAGACATGCGGCAGTTGCAGCTCATCTGAATCCAAGAAGATTCTGTGAAACAATGATACTGTATTCGAGATCTGGAACGTGAATAATCTTCCCAAGCTCGAAAACCAACTGTTCCTCTTCTTCTCGGGAACAGCGTTCCGGATTATCACAACATGTTACCCAAGTTTTTGGTGGATCCCGTATTTCGCTGTAACAGCCATCATTGTGTAAATAAGAAACAGCCAACATGTAAAAAGGTTGAGTGAGAAATACACAGGGATCATTCATTGCTCCAGGAACCCCGACTTCGACGTTTAAAGGATCGGATAACACCCGCATGGATTCGATGTTCATGGGATACAACAGTAACTTTCCATCCTGTAGATACTCCGAATCGGTTTTCTTCACTTCTACGTACAACTTGTTTTCCCCAAAAATTGCATTTAAATCTTTTTGTAATGCATTGCAAACTCGATTCACATAGACTTTGGCGAGAACGGGGGTCTCTATCTTCAATTGTCCGTTATGCTCTATTTTTCGCAGAATGTAAGATATCAAAATCGGGAGCGGTAAGAGGACTCCCCAAAACAAAGAAATAACCACAGTGTTGTCTTTCTTGTCCTTCATCCACCGCCGCCGAACAACCCAGGGGGAATCGACGGACGGTGGACATGCAATTTCGGCATACACGGATGAAGTCGGCGGTATGGAGGACAGGACTGTGGATTGCATCGGCGATTATGAAATCCAGATTTGGTAATTCTCCCTTCTTAGAAACTTCTCTTACAAATTTAAAAGAAAGCTCGGAGCGAAACTGGGAACTTCTCTCTGTGTGATGTCCACTGCTTCTACTTCGACTACTGCTCCCCCCGGAATCCCAGGAGTCAGTGCACAATGTGCGACCGTCGCAAAACTTCTCCGTGCCTCTGTAATCAGCCAAGACCAGATCCACGACTTCAAGAACCATTGCATCGGAATCGCACACGACAGCTTGCACGGAATCTTCAACAGCAAAATCGGTACCTATTGGAAACTTGTCGATAGTGCCTCCATCGCTTGCCATTTGCCAACGAGCAGTGTGTTTGGATGGAATGAGTACAAGGCAGTTCCTGGCTACCTTTATGTCTTGCAGCCCATTGCCGAACGGAAGGATTGGCTGATCGGAAACCTCCTCATGTACAACCATGTCTCTGGTCCAGTCTACGGGAATAGCACGCATCTACCTACTTCCCGTCTGTTTCTCATGTTCCCCGATCAGGCCCACCCAGATGTCTTCTTCCACAGCCCACTGCGTGCTGATGTCCACTTTGATCTGAAGAATTGGACATACCATCCCCACAAGATGGACGACGTCCTCCTCGTCATTTCCACCACTTCCCTCGAGAAAATCAAGCAGGTTCCGACCTTCTTCAATCCCTGTCCTCCGCATCCAGACACCACGGTTCTGCGCTTCTGGGACTCCCTGGAATCTCAGTTGCACGTTGACAACTGGAAGGAGCTCCTCGATACATACGATGGCCTCTACGTGCATGTCGACACGGATTTCGGAACCCCAGGAAAAGGACCAATCCAGGTGAATTCGCAATATGCTTCCTTCACCACCCTCTACGGCGAGCGCAAGAAGGACACGAAGGACACGAAGGACACGAAGGACACGAAGGACACGAAGGACACGAAGGACACGAAGAACCCTTAGGTTCCTTTATTCCAGCCAACCTTTGTCCAGGTTCTTGTAGGAGTCAAATACAATAAACTCCGAAATGCGCTTGCACACTTGTATCCCTCGTTTCTCCAGTTCCATGGTAATGTAGTCCACAAGACGTCCGGATGTTTCCGACCCCATTTCGTACGTGCGAGCGTTGAGGAAACATTGGTAAGGTGGATACAGGTTGCAACTCAGTGGGATCTTGTGGCCGAACATCTTCGACAACCCTGTAGAAACATCGTAACACACTTCCGTGTTTAGCCTGAGATGATATTCGAAATAATGTTCTGGGAATTTGGCCGCTTCCTCATCGGTTTCCGGAACTCCTTTGTTATGAGCTATGGCTTCAATCTTCTCCCTGATGATGGGCACATTCGCAGCTTCAAAAACTTTCAAGAGTTCCGCAGACACCTCACGTGCTTTCTCCACAGAGGGAGCGGAAATATAGGTGGAGGACTGCGGGACAAAGTGATTTCCAGTTTCGAAATGGAGAGATAGTTTCAGAGTCTTGGTCATCCTTCCGCATTGCTTGCATGCTTCTTCAAATTTCGCGAAAGTTTCCGGATCGGCATCAACGGGACCAAACAAGTGAATTTCAAAGACACCTGATACGGGAATATATCCTTCTTCTCCGGTGATCTTCATTAAAAATTCGAAGACGAACGGCAGAAAAAGACAACAACAGGTAGCAAACTTGTAACAATATGTTAAAATTTGATGTATTGGTGATTGGGGCTGGACCTGCAGGAATCGCTGCGGGTAGTCTTCTGGTGAAAACCAATTTACGGTTCCTCATTCTCGAAGCCGGCGGTCCCCTCGAAACACGATCGAAGAAAGATCCCAAGAGTTGCGCACAAGGTTACGGAGGATGCGGTTTGTTCTCCGATGGTAAATTCAGTTTCGCCCCATCGGCATCCGGTCTCGTAAATTTACTAGGATCCTCTGGCACTTTCGTGGATTGTGGTTCATGGTTGTATGAGCGGCTGTTGAACCAAGGTATCCGACCAACGACGACAAAAATGAGGAATGGAAAGACGGATATTACCCAAGACTGGACAGCAAAACCTTACATTTCTTGCAAAACAACATTGGCGGAACGGAAACTGATGCTCGAGGAATTCCTTACACTCATCGGTACCCAGCGCGTGCGGTATCATCATTTTGTTCAGAACTGGCAATGCAATCCTGTCGGAATTGTTCATCTCCAGGTGAATACACCGGATGGTCCGCTCTCATTGCTATCGCGAAAGATTCTAGTAGCTTGTGGACGATTTGTTCATCCGCATTATCATCCAAAGTCGAAAGAAGATATACAAGACATACAAGACATACAAGAAAAGACGATTGTTCGTCGAATCGAAGTTGGCATTCGTATTCAAGGACCCTGTTCCCATCGTCTTTGGGATGTTCTCAACAAGAAATGCAACTCATCACTCGATCCAAAATTCATCAGCAAAGCCAAAATACTACCGAAAAATAACGATATTGTGGAATATCGGACATTCTGCTATTGTGAACGAGGAGAAATCATTCCAACCAAGATCGACGGAATCACTTCTTTCTCCGGACAAACGGATGAAAACGAACTTACACTATTAACCAATATGGCTTTTAATATTCGGTACCTTTCTCCCTCTGTCGAAATCCAACGCAAGTTTCTACGATTCCTGGAATCTTTGCGGAATGGGCAGACGGTTCCCTTCCAGAAAATGTTGCTCTCGGAATTCTTTTGGTTCCCTTTTGACGACATTTGGTTCTACATACAACCGCTTCGAGATGCTCTTTCTGATTTTCTAGTGATGCCAAATGGTATCGCTAATCTGTCTCGGATTCCTCCGAATTTCACTGTTCATGGTCCGACGATAGAAGGCATAGGGTATTATCCATCATTATCCGCGGACGATTTCCTGTCGACTAAAGAACAAGGTGTCTATGTTGCAGGCGATTCTTCAGGAGTCTTTCGTGGTCTGACCGCCGCCATGGTTAGTGGAAGATTTGCAGCTCAACAAATTATAAAATCGTTGACCATTGAATAAAAATCGGATTTCGCGTCTGTGTGAACATAAAAAGAAAATGGGACGCACATTACCAATGGAGTCCAATTTTCCAGAATGCCTTGTCGGTAAACAAGTGTACATATGTGGAGGTAGAGGAACAGGGAAAACCACTTGCTTGATGAACCTTGTACAGAAGGCTATGGACGATCCCATACACAACTTTGATTTCTTTTATTTTGGATGTCAGTTTTTCCCCGAAAATCTTAAAAGTCGTGCAATGGACTTGTCTTGTCATGATTACGACTCATTGAGCACATTGTTGCGATCTAGAACAACCCTTCGCGGCATGTTTATTTTTTGTGATGATGTCCACATGAGTTCCCGCCTACATCTCATGCTGAACACAGAGATCACGTTTTTCCTTACACTCCCTTACTGCAAGTTTTCCGACCACGTTTGCCCTCTGCGTCTATACAACGAAACTTGGTTGAATTCTGTTTGGCCGGATTCGGCACCGCCTTTGGTAACTATAGGTAATGGTCAATATACGTGGAAAGCCTACACATACGATATGTTGCCGAGTTCCTGCTTATGAGAAAAATAAAAACACTCACCCGCAAGCTGAGTAGAAGCTTGTTCAGAAAATCTTCTTGATTCTGCAAAACACCCAGTTTCTCCCGAAGAAGTTTCTTTTGTTTCACGGTGCGCGAATGTTTCCGCACAAACATACGATAGCGATGCAGCTGGTACAACTGTTCCAATATCTGTTCCTCGGTTTGGGGTTCCATATTGAAAATATACGAGTAGGAGATAGCGGTTCTTTTTATTATCATTCGAAGCTTCGGGAAGCTACGACTACATGCCGAACTCGATTACGATAAACACGACAAGGCCTATAAGCATAAGAAAAAGTATCGCCATCATTTCTCTTCACCTTCTTGGATCACTTATTTTTTGTGGACTGCATCTACCAAATCAAGGAGTGCCATGTTTAGCCATGACATGCTGTCGAATATAGCTTCCACTTCATTCTTCATTTGAAGAAACAGTTCCGGAAACTGCTCCTGGAAAGTATTGTCGAGAAAATCCACGAAGTCTGTGATCTTCTCATGAATTTCTTGAAGTGCATTTTTCTCATCCTCTGTCAAATTACGGTAGGGAACATTCCTCCAAGTATCCACCTTTTTCCTTTTGTCTGTTAAGAATTGCAGCAGTTTTGCAAAATCATCTGGAACATCAACATATGACGCAAAAACAACATTTGATCCTCCTAGTTCCAGATACTGTTCCACTCCGACTTCTTGTATAAATGCGGCATGCAAAACTGGAGTGATATCTAAGAATCCCCATGTACTGTACAATTTGCAACCAAAGTGAGCAAAGTGACGGACCGCATTCTGTGGCATAATGTGCTGCTCGATGAAGAAGTTGTACAGCCCATGAAGAAGAACACACACAGCTTCTTGTTTCCGAAACAGCGCTAACCACCCTTCATCGTCTAATAAACGGTCCATATTCATATTCTACTAGTGCTGCTTTTTTTTTAATTCTCTTCAAATTCAAATTATATCATTCTTTTAACAGGAGAAGTGCCAAGATTACAAGAAGAAGGCGAAACACCTTGTGGAAAATGCGAATTGTTTATTTCATCCCACTACTTTACGATCGACAAAGACGGGTGGATCTTCGATACCTTACTCATGAATTCCTCGGTCTCTCTTTTATTCCCTCTGAAGAAACGACTGAAATCCGGGTTGGGTATCTTCATTGCTACATCCGCTGGCGATCCGACATCGAGTTTCGTTCCCATCACAATTGTCATTAAAGCTTCCATTTCTCCTGCACTGAAAGTTACTGCGTTTTCGGTGTAATCGAGATATGCTTGTATGGTTTCTGGACACAAGGGTTGGATGATTGCAAAAATGGCATCCGCAAACACCCGAATTTCATATTGGGCTGTCTTGTCCCGGCGCAAGTGGAGAGCATGAAGAAGATTTCGGAGATTCATGGAAAATACAAACTCTGTGTAAATGTTCTGCGAAAGTCCCATGCGCGCCTCTTCCCGGGAAACCTTCATATCTAATAACTCTTCATACATGGAATACTGATCGTGACAGATATCCAAATATTGCTGCATTTTCTGTTGAGCGCTTTCACTTGCAGGCTGTGCTCGCCCTTGTTTGTTTGCTGGAGATTGTTCATGAATGACACTTGGGCGATAGAAAACATCAGGAAGTACCGAGTAGCGGGCACTAAACTCATTGGCAGACATTGTGCGATGACGAAACCACTGTGCTCGAACAAAGATGGGGACTCGCGCGCGGAATGTAAACTGGACCATTTCAAAGGGTGACATGTGCTCATGGCGATAGAGATAACGGATCAAATCGCGCTTGTTGCTTTTGTGCGTACTCTTGTCACCATAACTTCTGCGCGCTGCATTGACAATGGTGTCATCACCGTTCTCGCCATCTTGTACCACACGCGGCATACAATCGAGCAATTCCACTTCTCCATGATCGAGGAATGTGCGAATACGACACTTTTCATGCAATAGATCCATCGAGACAAATAGACACCACGAAGTCTAATATACTGTGTGTATTATATATATAATTTGTAAAAGCGCGTTTTTTCTCTTTTCTTCTTTCTCTCGGAGAAACAGTAGTAACCACGATGAAACCTCTACAGTCGATTGTCACTAGTGCAGAACTCAAGTTCTTCCTGCGCTGCCTTGTTTTCATGGGTGTCCGCTTAGTCGGATTCACGTTCATCCAATTTTTGTGGAACTATGGATTCTCGCAACTCTCTCCTCTTTTCCATGCAATGAGTTTTAATCAAGCTGCTCTTCTCTACACGATTCCGAACATTTTTCGGCAATACAATGTCATCACATATCCCAATCCTACGGATGAAGAATTGCAGAAAATGGGCCGAGTCGAACTAATCCTTACCCTTGGCATCATGATTTACAAGGTACTATTGCCTTTGTTATCATTTTATGTGCTTTGGAACTATGGAATTGTAGGGTTATGCGATAACTTGCGTCATGTTTCCTTCATCCAAACGACATTTATTGGAGTTGGGACCTTGTGGTTACTCGGATAATTCGGACAGATTACTACTACTGTAGACAAGATCGGAAGAATATTCGTACAACACAGGGAGTCTTTCTCCAGTTTGCGTATAAAACGATTCTGGGAGGAGTGGATATTTTTCTCTCGATTCTTCCGTCAAAATCACACCAAAAGCATTATCAGGTCCGTCAATCAGGGAATTTAGAACAAGAATGATATCCGATTTTGCGATTCCATACGTCATCAACTGTTCTTCAATAAAATTCACTTGTTTCCATCTTTCAGCCATTGTTTCTTTTGTCTCGATTTCGACGCGTTGGATCTCTTTCGGTCCGCTCGCTTCTGCATTTTCAGTAGTAATTATTCGAGATCCTTTGTTAATCAAGGGTTGTTCATTTTCTTGTTTCGTGCACAAGTCGTTCTCTTCTTCTTCATCATCACAGCAAAACAGTTTCCACCGCATAGTTTCACGGCTTTGCCACTTCCAGTTTGCTACAGTTTAAATTGGGTTCTAAATTTTTTTTATCACACCGAATTTTAGTGTCTCAATTCCCGGGGTCCATATTCAGTTCCAATATGTCCATCTGGGATAAACAGCGTTGGTACAAACTTTTGACGGATTTCGAGTGTGTGTGCCGAATGTTTGAAGAAGTTTGTCCACAGGGATATTGCACTGACGAAGATGAATCGGGGATGATAGAATTAACCGGAGACACACTCAAAATTGAAAACAATACACTCACAATAAAAATGCTGGACTCCATCGGGTCTCTCCTTTTCGGAACTTGTTTGTCGGATTTGCGGATGGAAATGAGAATTCTATGGAAGGATATCGAAACCAAAATTGCAGAAGGAGATATCGGAATTCCAGGACGTTTGCCAACCGATGATAAAGATACACGCTCAAAAATTTGGATTCGCGCAGATGCATTCATTGATTGCTTGGAAACCGAGTTACCGCATTATTTTCCACAAGTCAATTCCGATGAATCATTTGTAATCGCAAGGACTAATCTGGCTTCCTTCATCGCCGGAATTGACGTTAAATAATTTTTTTCGGGTTGGACCGAAGTAACCCAGTTCCCAAAGACAAGGAAAGAGAGAGAGAGAGAGATGGGAAGAACAATAGAAAGTCCTTGTTTGATTCCATATGAATACACGTTAGTAAAAACATCTGATTGTCAAGAATGCTTTCAGGCTTTAGGGGCCGCACAACTAGTCGGTATGGGTATAGAGCCCATGATTAGTTCAGTCCTCTACAGACTCATTGCAAGTGGGCGCAATCGGCGAGTTTTAAGAGAACTAACAAACAATGGTATCAACAATATTACATCCTATGTCCGTCTTGAACATTTGGAAGAATTCAAGCAATACGGAATCGATATACGCAAGTGGGATGCCCTGGAAGGTTTTGTAGCTTACCTGGAATCTAGAAATCAACCCCATGCTACAAGAACTGCTGTCTCCCGTACATGGAACAATAATGATGTCCCATCTCAAACGATTATTCGTGAAGCGTTGGAGAAGACACAAAGAGAATCACCCCCTTCACGTTGGCCACACATCCTTGCTATCAACATTCGACCCTCCGCACATATTCTGTTCAATTCAGAACTAGGACCTTACGAATGTCGCAATCAAATATTCCATGGTGCTATTATTCAAATGTGTCCTCAAGAACAGGACATTTATTGAGTCATCACAGTTTCACGCGTGGATACATGATCTTGATTCCTTCCAGAATGTCGTCAACGAAGCGATCCTTGAACACCTGGACCTCATCCGTTTCTTTTTTCATCACATATTCGAAGCATTCAATAAAAAAGTACGGCATGACTTCCATAACCATTTGTTGTATGTCCTTGTCTGCCATAATTGTATTCACTCTCTCCACGGTATTCCCACTGCGAATCAGGTAATCGTGAACCCATTTACACACGCGCGCACAACAGGCTTCTACCGTTCCCATGATTTCATCATATACTGGAAAACGTTGCGAAATATATTCGGATTCTCACGTGGATTCGTATTCGAATTTTGATGATGCCGTGTGAACGTCTGCGCGACAGGTGAAACAGGAGGAGTGGGAGGCAACGGTGGGACAAAAGGAACTTCTTCTATTTCAAAAATTGTATCGGTTTTCGATTTCTCTTGTTCCGGAGTATCCGATGGTGTCTCCCGCTGTTGTTCCCAAAAATGTTTCTCGATATCTTGGAGGAGTTCCTTGGAAAAGAAGTGCTTTTCCGGACTCGATGGTGTCTCCCGTTGTCGTTCCCAAGAATGTTTCTCAATGTCTTGGAGAAGTTCCTTAGGAAAAAAGTGCTTTTCCGGACTCGATGGTGTTTCCGATGATTCCAAGTTCATCACAGGTTCTTTCGGGTCCTCCTGTTCGTCAGAAATAACCGGGTGAAGAGTGCCGCTTTCATCCTGGAATCGGAAAACTTGCATGAGCACGTGTCCTGCTGGTGTTCCCAATCCGGTGCAAGCGTCCCATCCTTGAGTTGCGGAAAACTTGCCGTTCTTTCCTTTGGTGATATCATGTGTTATGCCCATAACATTCCGCCACATGTTTCCTTGAGGTATCATAAAGTAGTTTTTGTACAGTATTGGATTCACAAACTTCTTGCAATTCAAAAGAGCCAAAAGAGCAGCCCACATGGGGGCCACTGCACTCGTACCACCAACTACTTGTTCATGTCCGTTCAACCAAATCTTCCATCCTGTGACAGGATCGGCAACTCCAGCCACATCGGGTACTCCACGATTGGAAAATCCGAGTACCTGTTGATAATCCGGTTTCGCGAAAAACTTGCTGATTCCTCCTCCGGTTGCTCCATTTTCTTCCCAAACGATTTCCTGCGTCAAAGTTCCGTAATAATTCCGATCAGGACAGTACAGTCTGGTACCTCCACAGGACAACACGTGTGGGGAACTTCCAGGAAAATCACAATGTTGCTTTCCATCCTGTATTCCATCTGAAGATCCATTATCCCCTGCAGCACAACAAACTGTGATTCCTCGCTCGGCCGCTTCTGCAAATAGCTCATCGTAGGCCTGTAGCTGGTTCTTTTTTGATATCCATGATTTCGTATCCCATTGGACCTCTGGCGCTCCCCAGCTTATGGATATCACACTTGGATTGTTCTCTTTGTCATCTAGTGCAGCTCGAATGGCATCATAGAATCCGCGGTCTGTATTTGGAGCAAAATACACGACGATTTTACAGTCACCAACAATAGCTCCAACGATTTCGATATCGAGAACGACCTCCATATCCGCGGGGTCACCGGGACTGTTGTGTGCACCATCGACAGAAACCGAGATTACCTCTGGATGTTTTGGAAGGCGTAGGTGTTCCCAATACTTTTCCAAGTCATCCAAGCGATAACCGCCACCTAACTCAATGATTCCAATACACGGCTTTGTCGCTGAATCCAGTCGATGACACTCTGCGTATACTGTATCCCCTCCACCACCTCTCCTCTCTAGGACACGATCAATAAAACACTCCCGAAGAATGCGCTGATATACATGATTATCTCCGAATTCCTCTTGAAGATAACTTAGAGTTTCCAGATCTATCATTTTCGACACAATCTTACCATCAACTTCTTCAATACTGAGTTCTCTGTCAGGATCCTCCCCAATCTGCGTCCATTCCACTGGCTCATCCTTCCCTACACGGACTCCATCACGCCACTGTTTCACATATCGATCAACATCTTCCGGTGTCATCTTCTCCCTTCTGTCCCGTGCCAAACAAGCAAACCTCCGATCAAAGTATTTCCTCATTGTAATATTCGGAAACTCGTAGATTTCGGCAACTTCGGTTGGATACAGCGCTTCTCCTGTAGCACCCGTTCCCCAATGGAATCGTGGTTTCAGGAGCGGATTATCATCCAGACCGAAAATCGCATACTTATCCGAATATTCACTTTGTACCACTTTCAACCAAGGTATGATCTTGGATAATGGTCCTCGTATACATGATCCATCTCCTTTCACAATGGACAAGTCGTGCAATCTTGCGGATTCTCTATATTCCCGCACTTTGTTATCCTTTGGAAAGCCCCACGTATTCAGGCGATGTAATCGAATAGTTACCGAATCCGTCATGCTCTTCTAATTTTAAGAGCGAAAAAAAAACAGGAGACTGCAGTCTTCGTTCGTGGTCTCTTGTTCTTCTCTGCATGAGTAGCATATCTCGCACGCAAGAATTCAAGCGTCTCTTGGCTTTTCAACCCGACTTGAGCTGGTGGAACAACGAAGTCACACGCCAATCCGATGCCGAAGATCTTTATACCCTCATCAAAAAAAACGATGCGTACAGCCACATCTGTGATACACAGGTCCGCCTTCACGTTCTTGGGTTTCTATATCGAGATTTCCATCACCTTCGCCAAGAGTTGGCAGTCTCGCTTCCAAGCCTTGCAGCGGGCGGGTCATCCTTACTTGTTTTTGTCGCAGCCACAAGAACCCCATCTCCTGCCACCACCATCCAGGACGGCAAAAGACGCAAACAGACCCACCAAAGCGGGGAAGAACAGAAAGTTCAAAGATTCGGAAGAAACTTCCGGAAACTCGTTGCCAACTTCTACAACGCCCAAACCACAGTAGGTCTTGCTCTAGATATCGCACGGACGAAACAGATGTTCGGATGGTCCCACCATGATCTTCTTCGTCTTGCACATCCGACTCCTACCGTGGATGACCTTGACATTGTTTTCGACTTTATTGCGGCCGGGTATCACGTTGATTCCCACTGGAATTTTTCAGATCGAGGGAAACCTTTGTTAAACTTGCTGCACAAAATCGAAAGGATCCGTCGTCCAGGATTGGATGATGCTGAAGTCGCGAATATCTTGAAATCGGATCCTCATCTCGACATACATCACATTGATAGAGGATACTTGAGACACCCATCTATCTGGAGAGTTCTTGTGCCGAAAATGGAATGGTTCGAAGTCTTAGAACACTTCTGGGGTCTTCATTGGCGAGGTGTTCTCCAAGATGGAACGATTGCCCATGATGCCAAGAGAGCCATTACAGCTTGTTATAGTATCGAAGCGGGACATGTCCATCCTCTGGAATTCCTCTTATACATACATGCCTTCCAAAGAAAACATCGAAAGGATATCTTGTTTTCCAAGATGAGACAACAACGGAGGGATACAACAGCGTTTCGTGGATGGATGGGATTCTTGACCAAAACATATTACGACAGTTTGCAATTCACCATGCCGATGTTGAAATCGGTAGCGATTGTGCTGTATACCGAGAAATCGATGCATCTCATTCATCCGCAAACCTGCAAGGATCGTATTCTATCGTGTTTCGAAATCGCGCAATGCTTCATTGGTGGTATCGTTTGTTCTTTTGATTACTCGGATACCACGAAATCATTGGAAGTTTTCTCGATGACTTCTCCCGTGAAAGAAATCAATTCATGCTTTTGTGCCGATTATGATGTTGCGAAAGCTGCTATGAAATCTTTGCGGTATCAAGAACCCGCGAAAGCAGATTCGACTATGGAATACCTGATTCGCTATGGGAAGATGTTTGATGCGATTATACTTATACAACCGGATTGTGCCGATGAAAGCGTGCATAGCCTTGTTCAAAGGTATCGCACGGAAATCAACTGCAACACCAAATTCATCGATATCGGATTATGCGGTCCCTATCACCTCATCAATGCGGAGGGTAACCTGGATCTTTGTATTCATGGATTCACACCCAGAACTCCGGAAATCATTTGCAAGTTTATTAATGGAGATTTTGACATCTTCGTTTCTGCCGAAAACTGGCAATAGTAAATGGTTTTTACGATGATATTTGCAAAGAAAAAATATCTTTGTCGTTTGTTGAAAACACAAGAAAGAATGAGTTCTTCTTCTTCCACATTAACAGGTGTTGAATTCATCCCCAAGTCAGATACAGGAACGAGCCAGGCACCGGACAAGTTCAATATTTTTAAAACCGAATTAACTTCTATTTGCGGTGATGAATCATGGCCAAAACATTTGGAGCACATGAAAGCATTACCTGATGTAAGCTTTCATTTATACGAAATAACTAGCGGAAAAGAAGCGGACAAAGAACATAAAAATTCGTTCTGGATATTGCTCGTGAACAGCCAGGTAGCTATGTACTTCGATATTTGTACAAAGGACAAAAAAACGAAACCCGATGTCAACACAATTGATGCTATATTGACAGTGATTTCGGAACTGCGTGAAAAAAATCTTCACAAGGAATACTATTTTCGAAAAGATAAAACAAGGTACACATATCTAACTTTGGGTAGTTCAAATTTTGACAAGGTACTGGTAGATGAAACAGAAATCGAGAAAGCTAAGGTAAAAATGCCGAAACAAGCAGGAGGAGCAGCATTCATTCGTCTGCCAAATATTAAGAAAAAACCTCCTGCAAGCCCGATTTTGAGTACCGCAGAACCAGCAAAGACAATCCCAATTCCAATGCCATCTCCGTTCTTATGTTGTCGGAATATAGAACAAAGAGAAATCGTTCAAATGATTCAGAAGAAATCCGCAATGTTGACACCAGACAATTATGGGACAGAACTGTCGCAATCAATAACTGTACTAGGAAATAATACGAGTGAGGATGAACAATTGAAAATAATTAATTTTCAAATTCGTCAAATGCAATTAGATATTGTTTCAGCTCTGCCAGATATATTAAGCAGAATAGCAGTCACAGTGAGACAGGAAGAACAAAAAGCAAAAGAAATGGCTGATGCCGCGGATAAAGCGGCAAAAGAAAAAGCAGCCGCGGATAAAGCGGCAAAAGAAAGAGCAGCCGCATTGCGACAGGAAGAATTCGCAAAAGCAGCAGCAGCCGCGGAGAAAGCAGCAAAAGAAAGCGGACAAAAAGAATCTTCGCCAACTGCAGAACTTGCAAATCCAAAGGACCAGAGTCCAGGATTGTTTGAGAGAACTAAACAATTGTACCATAGTACAGTCGATACACTTGCAGCCCCCTTCAGAAAAACATCCGAAGGAATAGAAGAGCCCGATCCTTTTCCAGACACAGATCCAAACAAAACTGAAACCGCAGCTCCATCAGTTGCTGTAACTCCTGGAGGTGCTACGATTACTGATATCAGCCCAATGATGTTTCCCGCATACAAACTCATTATGAGTGATATGGAGGAGAAGGCGAAGCACTTTGGATACAAGTGCTACAAGAGCAACTGTGTGTTGCAGCATCTGAACAACATGGGTATTGTACCACTCCTGCAAGCAAAAGGTCTTCCTCTCATTCCTCCTTATGCACAGGCACTTCCTTGGGGTTGTGGGAAAGGACACAATAAGAAGAATTGTCTTTACTGGCTGCTGGCCAATCAAACCGCTACAACGAATCCCTTCCTCGTTGCGAACGTTATGTCTCTCAATCAATACTATCAACAATCGGGACAGAAGCATGCCTCTAATCTCTTGCGAACGTTCTTTGGTAGTGGAAGGAGATAGAGAGAGTTCTTACAATGAAGGCTTTATTTTATCATCATCAGCATTAATAAAAGGCAAATGTTCCTTGATATTCACGGCTTCTGGCATATAAGGATGATGCATTTCCGGTTTACTGAGAATCGCCTGTTCCACTTTTTCATAGGTAGCGGCAAGTGTTTTTAACTGCTCGTTATCGGGTTGGAATTGCATAGCTTTGAGAAGTCCAACTTTCCCGTTGCCGATATCACCTACCGCGAATCCGCAGTTTGCCAAGAAATTAGCGGGATAGAAATCGTAGGCACCGCGATTCAAGAAAAGAACTGGACGTGAGGGGACACCACGTACGAAAGCCGCTAGAGCGTACAAGTAACACATGGGCAAGTTCCCCATGGAAGAGTAAACATCGGCTGCCATGACCAATGGTTCCGCACGATCTGGTGAAAAGCAGAAAGCACGGTTGAATGCTTTGATAGCTTTCTCTTTACGGTTTTCCAAAGCGTGGATTACGCCGATTTTCAAGTGAGACTCAAAGACCTCCTCGGAGAATCCACCAAGAACAGCGCGGCGTTTGTATTCTCGTAGGGAAGCAGCGTAGTTTCCGGAAGTGAAGTAACTTTGAGCGAGGTAGAATGATGTCCGTTGGTCGGCGGGATTCTTGGTTTTCTCTTGCTCGAGAAGTTCTGCATCCTGCGTCCAACGGCGTTTCTTGCGTTCGGGGTCGTCCATGCGACTTGTATGAAAAATCTGCACACCTGGAACAACGGGTTCACGGGCTTTTCTGGAGGTATTGTACATGACTTCGTGGACGACACCAATATAGGTTCCTGCGCAATCGAAGCGAACCAATCGAGGAGAAGGGAGCTGCATGATGTTATCGACGTTGACGGTGACATGGAATATATCGAATTCAGGTGGTTTGATCTTTTCCTGTTCGACAAGGAAATCGAGGAGTGCTGGGCCGCCGACAATGTATTCATCACAATCCAGATTGAGTTCGAACAAGGATTCTCCGCGGTGAAGTTCTCTGGCGCGGTTTTTACTGACTGCGAAATTCACAAAGGGTTCTTGAAAAACATGAATTTCACATCTTCCTCGCAAATCTGCAGTCGCTCTCTCGATTTCTCGGAGGGTTGCGTCGGTACTGCCGGTATCGAGAACTGTGAATACACGGATGAAATCGGCATTTTTGAGAAGGGTATCGTAGATGCTCTTTTCCTCGTTTTTACAAATGAGGTATGCGCCCAGTAGTTGCATCATTGCATATTCTGATCGTATAGGGAGAAAAAAGAGAAAAAGGAGATATTCGTTTATTATAATTTGAAGAGCACATCTGGAGCGAGAGGAGGATGTGATGGCACGTGGAGTTTTGCGTAGATATCGGCGAGAACACGAATAGTTGGATCGCAGGGATTGAGTTTTCTGGCTTTCTCCACACCCATTTTTCCATGTCTTTCATCGGCAACGCGATATCCAGATCTGGCGAGAAGCTCGGCTGGAAAGAATCCATAGGCGTTTTTGTTGAGGAATAATAAAGGTCTTTGCGGTACACGTTTGAAAAATGCGGCCAGGGCAAAAAGATAGGACATGGGAATATTTCCAGTTCTTCCGTAGATATCGGCCATGTATGTCAACGGTTCCGCACGGTCTGGAGAGTGTTTATAAGCGCGCATGAATGACTTCACGGCTGGTTCGATACGGTCTTTGAATTCATGAATCATGCCGATATGCAAATAGGATTCGAACACTTCTTCGGCAAACTGACCGAGTTTTGTACGCCTAGTGTATTCCGCCAAAGCTGGCGCGAATTGTTTTGCATGAAAGTAACTTTGTGCAAGGTAAAAAGACGTCCGTCCATTCGCTGGGTCTCGTTCTCTCTCCTTTTCCAACAGTTCGATGTCGGTGAGATATCGAGCGTTCTTTCGCTGAGGATCGTCGAAACGGGTTGTATGGAAGATTTGAAAGTTAGGGACCATGTGATCGTAAGGAGAGTAGTCGGATAAGCCGTCGAAGACCTCGTGAACAACACCAATGAATTTTGATTTACAGGAAAAGCGAGAGAGACGAGGATATGCAAAGAAGACATGGTTGTCGATGTTGATGGCGACATGAAAGAGATCATGAGCGATTGGTTGAGTTTCCAAAGATGTGAGGAAAGTCCTGAGATGTTGTGCGCCGACAAGGAATTCGTCCGCATCCAGGTTGATTTCGTAAGTAGTAAGACCGGATTGGAGGGATCTTGCGCGGTTTTTGGAAGTTGCGAAATCGATGAAGGGTTCCTGGAAAAGATGGATTTCACATTTTCCTTTTGTTCTCTGCAATGTTCGTTTCGCCTTGCGTATTTCGTTGAGAGTGTTGTCGGTACTACCTGTATCGAGGATAGTGAAGTGGTCTAAGAAGGGTGCGTTTTTCGTGATGGTTTCAAATATACTTTTCTCCTCGTTCTTGCAAATGGTGTAAGCACCAAGAAGAGCTTTCTGCGACATCATTCTTATTCTTTTATTCCGAAATGTTTCATGCCGACCGCGATCATCCGTCGTGGAGTGTCAGTCGTATCAGTGGTCTGAATCTGTTTGTTGGGGGAATCCGATATGCTTTGGAAACCAGGGACAGTTATGACAAGATTATCAACATGGCTCCCGGCGATATGGTTATCGAAAGTACCTGGGACAAAGTCACGGAAACCAAAATGGATCGAATGTCGTTATATCCATGTATTCCCCCTGTGTACGAAGGATATGAAGAATACGAAATAGATGATCAATGCCTCAACGATGATCCGTGCATACAAGAAAAAATAGAAACCATAGGAAATAGTATCCACACGACTCTCCGAAATGGGGGTCGGGTATTAGTGCATTGTTTTGCCGGGGTTTCGAGGAGTCCAACAGCTATTATTTATTATTTATGGAAATATTGCGGATACTCATTGGAGACATCAACGCGGGAAGTTATTCGGTGTCGCCCTTGCACGAGTGTGAGCGCAGGATTACGAGATCTTTTGTCTAACTGGAGTGAGAGGAAAGAAACGATGATCATCGAGTACGATGTTGAGAAGGTTCCGCAGTTTTCAAGATTAGCTGATTTTGTCGACAGTTCTGAGAATTGGGAAATGAGTCCCTGGAGAAGTGGAAAATATGCGATGGTCGATTTCGGTGGCTACTTTGATCCGCGATCATTCGATGCAGAGCCGCATAAACGTTTGCTTCTACCTGACCATTGCAAACTGCGTACCGTATTGATGAATTGCCAGCATGATTTTCACATCATTTGTTTTTTGAACAATGTTTGTCCTGAACTCGTGGGATTCCTAACGACCGTTCGTCGAGCACTGATTCTGGTGAACAATTACGATACGATTGCTCCATTATTGTTCTTGACTGTTTGTCGTGTGCAGTTGTTGAAGGAGAGTCTTGAGAAATCGGTATCGGAGAATCGAGTGTTACTGAGGTCCGACCATTGTGATGGAATTCTTCGGCCGTTCGTGGAACAGAAGTTGAAGAGACTGTTGACGCTAGGAGGCTTTGTGCATCATAAAGATGAAGATATTCCTCGCATTCGACATCACAACCTGAATTTGGTGAATTCTGACAATTTAGGAACCGGACACCAGATTGTGGATAATCTATGGTTGGGAGGAATCTACTTTGCTCAGGAATCCTATGCGAAATATCGATATGGTTATGTTGTGAATTTGGCGGAAATTGATATGCCCTTGCAGATTACGGACTATTACAAAACACAGGATTCAGAACATGTGAGATTACATTTGTCTTTGTATGCTGTTCCTGATTTGGACGACTCTGCCGATTACATGGACAAGTTGCTGGATATCGAAGCGGACAAAATTCACTGGTATCTTCAGAGGGGACAGCGAGTTCTTGTTCATTGTATTGCTGGAGTGTCCAGATCTCCAACCCTAGTCATCTACTATCTGATGAAGTATCATCATCGGAATTTGGATGACGCCATGGAATTCGTACGAGAAAAGAGGCATACCATATATCCAAATGAAGGATTCCTACAGTTACTCCGTTCGCGCGACAGAGTTTTCAAAAAAGAGGCGTGGTAAATGGTAAACAATGAGTTTGGTAATCGGTTTGACGTCGATATCGAAGTTGATTTCCACCAATACTGGTCGGACAACACTGGTGTCAATGATGTATAACTCAGTACCGGTGGTTGCCATGCCTGGAAACATGCATGAAAGAGACAATAAAAAAGTGGAAAACCATGAAACATGACCATGTGTATCCAGCACGCGCACACTTGTTGGCTGAGGTTCTGAAACGGTCGAGGAGAAAAAGAAAACAATGAAATCATCGAGTTCACAAGGTAAACAAGAAAACGTACAAGGGGTAGATACTGAGAATATCAGTTCCCGGGTTTCGTGCAGACAGAGTTGCGAAGGAAGGGAGGTGGAAGATGAAAAACACAAAGAGTATTTGTGTATATTCTCCTGCTGATCCACAACAGAAATGCAACAACAGGAACCGGTGTCGAATGGCCAGCAAAACATATTCTCTTTCACTTGACAAAGGATGTGCAGGAATCGGAAGGTACAGGAAGAGGTTTCGATGCTTTGGATTTCGCAATCAGACCATTGTATGAGACTATCCTTTTGAATAATATAATCGGAGAAGGAAGACGATTGCGGAATTCTTTTATCCAGTTGAAAAAAAAGGGTTTCATCTTGCCAGATTGCGTCATGTTCTTCTTCTAAGCCAGCTTCCCTATTGAGGATGAAATCCAAGAATCCTTCAAATCGATGAGGATCCCAATCAATAAAGGGTAAGGTATCTGCGGTATCCAGAGTCGAAGAAGAAGAAGCGAAATCGATCAACCCTTTAAAGTAATGTAATCGTTGCACGACAGGTTTTGGGATAAAGAATCGGAATCCGCCGACGTTCACAACGAGATTCAATTCGGAAGGACAGCAATCAAAGATATCAGGCCGAGGACAGATTTCGGGATGATGGTAGTGACGGATGAATCGGTAAACATCTTTAATGGAACATCCGCTGAGAATATGTCGCCAGTTTCGCAGAATGCATGATGATATTCGGACTGGTTTCCCCCAACGCGTTACAACCACTTCATTGGTTTGCAAGTCACAGTTTTTGGAGGCATCTGTATCCATTTGTCCATGGGAATCATGTTCTTCATCTCCTGCGGACAAGAAAAAGAAAAGATACACCATCCATGTCCGTATGGTAAGGTTTCCATGTGGACCCCAGGAATCTGGTACATCCATTCCATTGCTCTCCGATTGCCGTTATCCTTGTTCTCCTTGAGAGTCATACCAAGTAAAATATAGCCCTTTTCGTGTAAATGATACAAAGATTGCACAAGAATTCCAAGCAGAACAGGAAATTCTTCCTCACGATAAGCGTCAAAAAAGCCTATTAGATGGTAATGATTATGAAAAAAAACATGTTTCGTAATTGATTCCAGAGGTTTCCATACTTGTTGTACTGAAGAAGCAGAAGAAAGTGTTCGGCGAATGTCTACCGTTTCCGAAAACGCGAGGATATCTGCCTCGGAAGAAGAAGAAGAAGAAGAAGAAAGCAAAGTTCCGATCATGTCATGGATGGTAGTTGTGTTACGGACGTAAAAATACATTTCACGAATATTAATGGGCCCGAAAACCGGATTCCATAGATTGCGATTGTCAACCAAAAGACCGTCGAAGTTTTCCAGACTCCCCCAATGCAGAATCAAGGAGCAAATATGAAAATCCTCTATACCAACGTTAAAAGCAGCGTACTTGGCAACATTACGCTCGATATAAACATGATGTTTCTCGGTTGTATCCATCCTAGCGAGGATCAAGGATAAAAGAGCTTGGTCATATTTGAAAATAGGAGGTGTGACGCGTGTTTTGTTAGCGAATGTGACAAATGTATCATTTCTAGACTGTAGAATCGAAGGATTACTTTCGTAAATGCGGAGAGCGGTTTTATACAAGGAATCGATTACCAAGCTGTTCCTTTTCATGCCGTGGATTCCTCCAAAAATGATCGGCACTCCTGTTTTTTCCTCATCAGTGACTTTCATCATTTGACAAAAGTCTTCATCAATTGAGTCTCCCAGGACATGACTGCTATCTTCCAAGATGAAAGAGCCTTGGGTGTGAATTCGCTGAAAGACTTCATCAATTGTCGTACGAAGAGCGAATCCGCAATCCAAGTAAAGACAACAATCTGCAAGACGAGAACAATCTGCGAGAATATAGAGTTTCCAAGCATAAGGATCTTTGGGTTTCTCCACAGGCAGTTCAACAAGGTGGATATTGCGGAGATACGATAACTGCGTTTTCTCGTAGTCCGACAACCCTAGATTATAAACGAAAATGGGACTTTTGGGGTAGATGCGATGAATGGAGGCGATGTGATTGACACCGGCTTTGTAAAATTTAGAATCAAAGGCACAGACAAATGCTGCCATATTTATTGAGAGAGGAGCAAAGAATCTTATCCGATGCAAAGACGCAGTTGTGCTTCGGGGACAGGAGTTTCTTTGTGTATCCAGGGCCAAGTTTCTACATGATCTTTGATTTCGGCAGGTGTCATACTCACAATTTTGTTGTAAATACGTAAGTTCTGACCGAAATACGGATTGAGAGTTTCGCTGGAATTGTGTCCTCTTGGATGGTACAGATGGTAAAGGCAACCAGTCATAACAAGACCAAAATGATATCCCAATTTCGACATGCGAACAGAGAGTTCTTCGTCTTCTGGAGCAAAAGAAATCATGTTCGCATTGTACATACCAATTCTCCGGAAAGCTGCTGCATCAAAAACAACACATCCGCCACGGACCAAAAAACATCGTAATGCATAATTCTTATTCACGGCCATCAACTTCATTAATTGCTGCATGATGGCAGTAGAAGATGGAGCCGTCTTGAGTAAATCACGTGTGTATTCTTCTTCGAGGTAAAAGAAAGTACCGAAAGGATAAACCGCAATTACTGTGCTATCTTCATCTTGAAGATTGAGGACTGCCGCTTGAATGCAACGATGGTGAATGATGATATCCGTATCCCAGAAAACAAGAGTTTGGAATCCTAGTTCTTCTGCATACTGAGCTAGAGTATTTCGAGTCCAGCAAGGAAGGAAAACATCGTTCTCGGCTTTCCAGAAATAATATCGTAATTTTTGTTGCCCATCAGTCGGAAGATTCCAAGATGCCACGAATTCTTTGAGTTTTGGGTCTGTATCGTATTCACCGAGGAAAATGGTCATGTTCAAGTGGTCAAAAAGATAGCGCATGGAGACTTGTAAGTTTCGGAGACGTTCTGTAGAATCAATGCGGACGGGAATGCATATAGCGGTCCTTGGAAGAGTGATTCTGGGAAATTGCAAGTCTATGTTTGCCTCCTGTGAATTAGCAGTGACCCAATGCCAAGTAAAGACATGTTTTCTAAGTTCCTCGGATGACATTTTCTGCAGATTCCAATAAATGCGATCGTTTGCATCGTATTCAGGACATAAGAGTCTAGCTGAGTTCAGTCCGCGTGGATGGTGCATATGGTAGATAATCCGACGAGGCATAACATGGAACTGTTTCCCGAATTTCGTCATGCGATTAGCCAATTCTTCGTCGTTGGCGCAATAGGATACTAAGTCTTCATTGTCCATTCCTATTTCGCAGAAGTCGGCAATCCGAATAAACACACATCCTCCTCTACTGAAGTATCCTATTGTCTCGTAAAACAAAGGGTCCTCTTTCAACTTGGGGAGTCTGGAATTCATTTCTTTTACATCATCATGGACACCATCCAATAGCTTTTCGGTTTTTTCTTCGTCAAGATAACAAAAGAAAGAGTGCGGATAGACGGCCATCAGGTCTTTTCTATCGGTCAGATACTTCACAGATTCTTCCATTTGCTGAAAGGGAACTAGGACATCGGCATCTAGAATACAGGCAAGTGTGTATCCATCATATTTCACTACCTTGATTACTTCGTTTCTTAGCTTGCTGAACGGAAACAGAGGGCTATCGTTTTTCCAGAACAAATACCGGATACTCTGACCTTTTGCAAGACTTCGACTCCAATTTTGCAAGTGCGATTGTAATTTTGGGGTTGTATCATTTTCCCCAACATACACAGCAACGCGAAAGTACGCAAAGACATAGTCTAGGACGATTTTCAGATTTCGTAAACGTTCCCGAGAATCTACTCTGACATAAAAGCATATTGCGGTCGAAGGGAGATCAATAAGATTTTCAGCCATCGTCGGATTGCTTGCCTTATCTCGAGAATATGATCGTTGATTTTCTAAACGCGATTACTGCCAAAAGTGGGTGGACAATCGCAGTGTTGGATGGTCAGTCGGGAATAACACAACAGAATCAAGTCCGAGATCTACTGCAATCTCAGAATCTTCGATGTTGTGATATCTACAGTAGCAGGATTGCCATGCGATTGCGTTATCCTGATCCATTGATGGTTGCTGTAGTGATCAAGGACCCCCGAGAAGAACGGATAGTAGGTATTTGTTATGCAACCCGTCTCCGTAGCTCGCCTTTCCCTTTGTATTACTTCCATGGTGATGACCAACAGGATCTTTCATCTTCTCCTGGATACGAGATTCTGCACGTGTGTCTTTGTTGTTCTGATCGGACAAAGGACACAAGTTTGATACATCAATCCTTTATTTACAACATCTTGTTAGCATACTTTCTGTATGGTTTGAATTTACGACCGAGGGATATTGTAGTTTTTGCCATGGATAACGAAATCATCCGCATCCAGAGGTTTTTTGCAGGCTATGCGCAGTCGGTTTTGAAGAATTCGTATGATCCATACCTACATGGGTTAAGCAAAATCGAGGCTCTTTCTTTGTTTCGATTACTGGGGTTTCGATTTGGTCATCAATCATGGTATCCGCGACAACTGTCGGAAACGATTATGGTCTTTTTTGCGAGTAATCGAGAATTGTATATGCCAGATGAAGATGTGTTTTTTGTTCCACGAACTGAAATTGTCGTAAGCGATTTTCGAACGCTTGTAGAGGATTTTATGATGCGGATAATGCATCTTAATCTGGAAAATGATCACTACTATCGTACGGCGAGATATACTGGATTTCGGCAGAGTACCCGTTGGGAGGGACTGTTACGACAATGGAAACTCGTGGTATCAAAAAAGAAGAAATAAAAAATAAAAATTAAAGACCATTCTGGTATTCTCAGGCGGAACTACCGAACTACCGAACTATCGAACTATCGGAACTGAAAGAGAGAGAGAGATGTTTCTGAAATATTACACTCGACGACAACTGCAGGAGAAAATCAGAACTGTTTGGTTTGAGATTGTTCCCCTTTTGCAAAAACTGTCGATGGATACAGAGGATTGCAGGAAGGATAGATTGCTTTTTTTATTGGAAACTGATTGCTCATTGTCGGAAGATTATTTGAAAACCTTCCTCGAATCTGTACTGGTTCTCCATAAGCGTCTTTGGAATCTTCTGTTGGAGGTCAATGTCGAATACTACAAGGAAAAGCCTTTGCACGTTGTTGTTTCAGATGTTGAGGAGGAAGAGGTTCCTGAGGGTCGCCAGATTCTACAGAATCCCCCCGATCGAGATGGTCTTGAGGTTCGAGAGCTTCAAGATTATCCTTAGAAGGATTTGGGAGATACTTTGAGTGTTCTTTTGTGGAGTATTGGGCTGCGAATTTTACGAATACAGGGAATGTAAAAGTAGATTTGTTGAATAAAAAGAGTCCCATGGATTCCGAATAATAGCGTATCTTCTCATACATATGTAAAAGACACTCCTCATTATGTGCGGCCCATTCTTGTTCGGTCATCCTCCAGTCCTCCATGGTTTACCTTAACGATCAGTGAAAGAAAATTTTGTTCTTCCGCACTTGCACGTCTTGATCGTCAAATCAGGTTGCTCAAACTCAGCACTCTTCTTCTCCTTGCCTTGGAAAGGGAGAGCACGTTTTGTTGCCAGGAGAATATCCGTCAGATCACAACCACATCTAATTTTCACATAAGCAAGTACGCGACCGAATTTGTCGTTTTCTTTCGGGTGCACAGCTATTGTCACAATTTTGTTCAAAATGAGATGATCTACGAAGAGTTTCGCATTTTCTGCTAATTTTTGGTGGGCTATCTTTTCTTCACCAGACATATGATGTGGATGCAGTTCCGGGGTATCACATCCTGCGAGACGAACGCGGAAAGCATTGATTTTGTTGTTGAATTCAAACACGATATCAAATGTGTCACCGTCAATTACTCTCACGCATTTACCGGGGTGAGTTCCTTGAATTCGGAAGGGTTCTGCTGTTTGTAGATTCACGTTACGAAATCGCCAAGCGTACCATAGTTTTTTTGCCGACTGCATTCTTCCGTTCCTCTCTCTAACAAAAGGACGGCGAGAAAAATCCATGGCCTAACATTACCAGCGGTTAAAAATTACATTATTGCCACGGGAAAACATAGTACCCTTTGGTTGATTCAAGGGACGTGTTGTTCCCACGATACTGATCTCATTTTGGTAAATCCGGTCGAACTTTCGAAAAGAGGAAATCTCCTGAATCATTGCACGAAAAGCCCGATTATTCACTTCAGAAGCAATTTCCTCGGGGGTTCCTTGCAGTGGAAAATGGAAACTGTGCCCCATCACGACTTGTTCGTATTCACGATTAAGGAAAGTCATGACATTATCGGCTGTGTGGGTTCCATACCCGCTATCTTGTAGTTTCTTTTGTAGATATGCGACATTTTCGAAACTAAACAGAATTCGTAAAACTTTATCTCTAGGTTCGGCCGGAAATGCTACGGCATCGGTAACGAATCTCCGGGTGTTACTTCCTTCATCTGCAGCCAGGAGATCATTCCTTGCATATCCGTTCATATTGCGTTGTTCTTTCTCTCTTCGTTCTCTGCACGACAAATTTTTGGTTCGGTAGCTGGCGAAGCTTGTAGAAACTTTCCAAATCGGGTATCCGCAGAACCTTTAAAAAGAGAGAGTTTCTTCCTGAAATTCCGATTTCTAGATGACGAGTTCAAGCAACATCGAAATCTTCGGTATACCAACCACCCTTTGCAGCCCAACGGTGCGCGCACACTACTTGAAGAACAAACATCTTCTGGAGGAGGAAGTGCCCCTCATTTCCGTGCAAAACTGGAACCACAGGAGTCTTGGAAGTTTTCATGGAAGAGCAACTGAAGCTGCCTACAACGGTTATCGTCTTTCCATGGTTTTCCGTAGATATGCAGCCACTACACAAGATTTGGATGTTCTCTTGTGGTTACCGTCCGTTGTCAGTATCCACGATGTTCGAGTTGCTGGGTTTTCTGCGGTTTTTCTCATGGCCATGTCGAGAAGGAACGAATATCTTTATGGTCGGAATTTCTGGCGGATTCCATTGGACTCATTGTTTATGGCAGAAGACAAACAGTTCGATTTCAGCGTTGTCATTTATTATCCACAGACTCAGGATAACCTCGAACTACTGCCCGTTATCCTTTTCAATACCCACGTCATCTCTCGTCCGGAAACCAAAGCTCGCAAGTGGTGCCGAAATTTTAACCGGAAACACGACTTCCAACTAGGCATCAAGTTGCTACAGGATGCCAAGGAGATACCAGTTGACTGGAAAACTTCGCAAAACGAGTTATTCTTTTGTATTTTCGATTATTTTCAGCAGGCGCGACAACCTCACTCGGCTTTGTGGGTTGCCGAGCATCCAAATACCCCGCAAGCCTTGCGTATTGAATCTCATGGTATTGTTCTGGATTACCGGCGATGGAGGTATCGGAAGATCGCGGAAAATCTACACGTATGGTACATCCCAATCAGTGAACTGGAGCCCTTGTTCAAGGCAAAATCTGCGGACGGCCCACCCGTGCGCGTGATCAAGATGTCCGTGGAAGACCCCTTACCAGGGTATCTCTTGTTGGCAGTCAATAGTGTCGAATATGTATCGAAAAGAAATAAGTAAACGCGAGTTTCGCAGTGGTTTTTTTTGTTAGATATCTATCAAGAATGGATTCCTATCTATCAAACATTGTTGCCCAAGTTAAAAAGACGGAGGCCGAGGAAGAAGGAAAAAGGGTAGCATTAGAAGACCGGTTATTTGAAAAGATGCTGCAGTTAATCGACTTGAAAGCCAAGAAGCAAATACTGAATTTCAATTTCAATCTAGGGGACGATTTCAGTTTCGGGATGGCTGAACGACTGAAGAAGCGCATTAATCGTCGGTTCGGAAAGCCAGTTATGAGCACCCCTGATTTGTGGTTTCCCGGGTGGCCGATGTTTTATGTGGATCTCAGGAAACTGAATCCCAAAGAAACCAAGACAAAGAAGAAGAATGAACCTGAACCTGCGCCGTTACTCGGGGAGGAAAACGGGTTCTCCGGGGTTAAAGTGGATGACACCCTTGTTACTGCCAGTGAGTCCTAGAGTCGGGATGTCTAGGATCGTTCCTTCATTTATGCGTTGTTTTAAGGATTCGGCGACGACAATGTTAACCCCTGTATTTGTGGTTGCATAGTAAATGTATTGGTTCTTTACTGGCAATCCAGTACCATCTCGGCGGTACACATCCTGATACAAAGGGTAAATGACACTATCGTTTGGATCCTGGGTTTCGATGTATCCAATTTGTCGAGGTAGTTTTGGTTGAGAAGGCAAAGGGAGGCCTCCCATGGAACTAACGTATCCGATAGGGGCTACGGGAACCTGGGCAACAGCTGTCTTTACTTCACTGATTTCACTGCTAACATCTCGAACTTTCCGGAGAGCTTCGCTTTTGGCTTCATCGATGTTTCGAAAGCTCTCTTCCATAAAAGAGATTTGAGCGGCTTTGATTTCGTCGACGTCTCTGGATTTCTCCTGTAGTTTCCAGGCGAGTGTGAAGAGGATGAGGACCAAGATAGCGCCGCCGATGATGTAAAAAGAGTTGGATTTTGAGGCTGGAGGATCCATAATCTTCTGTTCATCTTATATATGCAGAAGAAATTAGACTCGGCATCCCGAAGTGCATTTCTTGGTAAGAGAAGTCTTCTTTGTTTGCCCGCGGAGATAGACACTTTCTCCATTTTCTAAGAAGTCTTGTTTAGATACCTGAGGATGTCCCAGTTCCCGATTGACCAAATTATGGAGTTCAAATAACCACATCATGAGATCTTCGCGGCTTTGGACCTGTATGGGTAGCTTTTGCAGATGTTTAGCGTAATGTTGTCGACACATAGGGCATGGCAGAACTGAACGCAGGCTGTCGAAGAAAACAAACATGGCTGTCCGTTGCTCGCAAGTGGGCTGTGATGGATACGAAAGCGTGACAGCGTGTAAGAAGGCCCAAGCATGAGGTCCCCATATTTTGTTATCAATGATTCGTGGTGTTGTCATACCTGTGGAGTCATCTCTTACACTCTAAAAAATCTCTGCCGCATGGTCGATGCATACACAGAAGATCAACGAACGAGCTCGTGTCATGAATGGCACTCTCGCACACACATCGGGCGGATTGTCGCGCAAAGACCTTACCTACAACAAGAATGGCGAAATCGTTAGTCGTGTGAAGAGATCGGACGCGAAAAAAAGCCATGCCCTCAAAGATTGGATTTCCATTTGCAAGGATCACGGATACCTCTTGAAAGGAGAGGGATTCAAGCGTCTCCCGAAAAAGGGTACGAAGAAATACAAGACAATGAAAAGGGAGTACAATAGCTTGTAACTTTTTTTTATTCTTTTACTGGCGGAAAATGGTATTCGGTTCCGTATATATTTCGGAATCATCGCAAATATGGTAAGATTTGTCGTCTCTTCGAATCATGATTCCATCTTCTTCCAATTGCCGCTGTATTTGCAGGTAGGTATTCTTTGATCGGAAACGCATGAAAACAGGGTATGTAGTGAAAGGTGTCCAAATAAAGAATCTCGATTTACCAAGAATCTTTGTGTAACAAATGTTGTTATCGCAGTGCATATACAACCTTTTTGTCTCAAATCGGCAGCGCTCTATGTGTTGTTGACAATGCATGGAGACTGATGTGATATCTTTCTTATTTTTCTCGATGAACGCTGCTAGAGCTAAGAAATCATTTGTGTTCAAGTGGAATTCTCCTCCTCGACAGTTACTGGTTGTAATATCCACATATTCTTCCAATTGTTTGTTTTCGACGTTCATGGTGTAATCTGACAATTCATCCTTTCTTGTTGTTGTTGCAACCAAGGATCCAGAGAGTCGCATGAAGATATTGCTTTGCACTGGCGATGATGATGACAGCAATTTGAATTTATGTACAAGCAAGTATTCATCTGAATCACCGTGGTAATCATGGAGGAGAAGAACACCTGATTCCGTGGTTTCCGTGAAAGAAAATGTCAATCCGATGCCGTTTTCCATCACCAATTCCAATCCATCGTGATGACCAGAGTGCGGTGCTATATAATCCATAAAAGCCATGGAGCTGAACGGATCCTCTTTCTTCTCGCCTCGAATGGCTTTCTGTATTTGGGCGTTATTGTTGCGGAAAAGCTGGATATCCACAAAAGACACATTCTTCATCGTATCCCTAAAGCACGGTATTTCCTCTTTTTCTACGCTTTCCGCATCCAAAGTATCAACGCCTTCCAACGTGAATAAAATCCAAAACCACACAGTTTCGTCCTTCGGAGGAGTATCCTCTTTCCGTCGAATTAGATATTGTGACTTCCACCTTTCTGGTGGTTCTTCGACTCCAGGAAACATGTTGATTTCGAAATCGTCAATATTCGACCCTCCACCTCTCTGGAATCTATAGTAATTCCCGTTTTGTAATTCTAATTTACACTTCCGATCCTCATATACGATTCCATCCGGTCGATCACGTAAAGGTAAAAGATGCAGCAAATATCCATAAGGTGTCTGAAAAATACTTATTAGTTTTGCCGGCAGATTATCCATGATGTTCTTTTTGGTTTTTTGGGGGGACAGAGGTTTGTATTAACCAATCCTTAGAAATAAAAGATTACAGATTCGCGACAACGGCTTTACATCCACATCCGAAGACGTTTTCCGAAGCGTAAAGAACCTGTAGAATTTCATCTTTGTCCTTGTAAAGATCATAAATGTTGCAAATGGCGTAGTTCATGGGAACCATGATATGGCTGCCCTTATGATCCACAAAGAGCAGAATCGTTTCCTCCGGCTTTATGCGCAGACGAGATCGAACAACCATGACAAGTTCCTGAATCGTAAAAAAATAGGGAATCAAGAATCGAGTACGGTCCAGGTTTGGCAAGTTACATTCGGAAGCTTTGGAAACCACAACCGGTAGCTTTCCTGGATACTTTTCACGTAATCTTTGGATCCGCTCTGCATCAAAAACACGAGTTTCCGCAATAGACATCTCACTTTATTCCCTCAGAAGAAAATCGTAAAGCAACCGTCGCTAACAGGTACAATTTGTCATTTGGTTCAGGATCATTATCAGGAACTACGGAATCACTGCAATCGATAAACTTCATGCGAGAAGTGGGGACGTAGAATTTCATGGGTCGGCGATACCGCAGATTGTGAACAATAAACTCCAGATCCTGTGCAACACGTTGAAACTGCTGTTGACATTGTATTACCATCATATTATCGGCATGCATTTTCGCTTTCTCCACAAGTTCCTCCAACGCTATCATCTGTTTCCGGTAGGAGTTGATCGCTCGTGAAGGCCACCGCATCAAACCGAGCTTCCGACAATTCTTTTTCAGCAATGTCGAACTAACTCCTAGCTCTTCCGCCGCTTCGTCGATAGGAAGATGCATCACTTGTCGTATTTCATGTGGAGTGATATTGCGAAAATGACCATAAAGGCGTTTTTCGTTCTTGTGGACCTCTTCTTCTTCATCTTTTTCTGCGACATAGTCGGTATCTTTCTCCGGCAATGGCGGCCACATAATGGATTCGACTGTGAAAGGGAAACGAGAGGTCCTTCTTTCTTTTTTTCTTTTTGAAAATTTTTTTTTTGTTCCTAATCGGGTCAAATTCCCACAGGAATAACAAGGAAGAGGAATGGGAAATCTACAGAATGATGGAACGAGAGAATCTGTGTTTCTAGGAAAAGAAACTGATTGCGCATCTGCTGCATCGATGGCTTCTCACAAAGTTTAAGAAACTTGAAGTAGAACTGAGGAGCGGTGAGACCACAGGACAATGCAGCTTGATGGACAGAATCTATATCCGATTGTCGATCCCCTACGACGAAGATATCTTTCAGTAATCCAGTGAGTTTCGCATGATCGGCAATGTTCATCAACAACACATGACTGGTGAAGAATTTCCAGACAAAGGTTTCGTTTTCTTGGATGAATTTGTAGATTTCATCGACGGTTTCTTTTGGATATAGTTTCTGCAATTGTTCCAATACAACCGTTTCCCCAAGAGGATTATTGCGGTAAAAATGTCTGGCGGAAAACAATCGGATCGGATAACGAGAAAAATAGGAGGAATTCCTGACGTTATTGACTGAAAGAAAGGTACTGTGGAACAAAGGAAGATAATGCTTCGAAGTTTCCTGAATCCACCCATCTTCCGCAGCTGTCACGATGATAATATCATGTTTGGCATTATGCAGCAGCGATTGAAATAAAGAAATCAGGCTTGTTTCGAAATCTTCCAGCTCATGTCCTAGTCGAGCGCGAACGACGGAAATGATACTTGGGTCCAGGCAATGCTTCCCCAATTCCGTAGCATGATCAATCACGGAATCATGGCAGAAAAGAGTATTGTCCCAGTCGAATATGAAAGTGAGAGACATATTGTTGTGTGATATGGGTGTAACGGGTGTAACGAGTGTAACGTGAGGAGGAGGTTTCATCGTCAATATTAAGTCCAGAAACTCTCTTTTATTTCTCTATATTTGTAACCAGAAAGTTGTTCCAGAAGAAATTAAAATCGTCCTTTGATTTGCAGTTGTCAGCGTGATACTTGTGGTTCCCGAAGTATCAATGTAATCGTTGTTGCCGCTTCTTTGGATAGTGACGGTATTGGCGGCATCGACTTTCTGGATCAAGTATTCTCTACCGGGAACATCGGTTGTTGAAGGAAGCGTGATTGTGCGGTTTCCACCAGCAGATTGCACTCGGATATATTGATGGTTGGCGTTTAGAAGGAGATCTCCATCTACAGTCGTGATGTTCCGCACCCAAGGTCCGCTGTTTGTCTGTGAGTATAGATTCACTTCAGCTCCTCGATAGTTCAATAAAACACCGACCCCAGTCGAAGTTCCAAGGAGAACAGGTTTGCTGATTTGCCCAACTACATCAGGCTCGGTTCCTGTCAATAATCCCGAAGTTACGGGATCCAAGTAAAACACTTGTCCTTGAACAATATCTGATGCAAGGTTCTCCACGAGTCCATGTGTCGTGTAATGGAAGGTATTCGCATCATCCACGGTACTGACAACTCCGATGGCCTCGGCATTATTCACGTTATCGGCCAATGCTTTGAAATAGAATCCAGTGGTTCCCATGCGAATAACATCTCCCGTCGCAAATCCATGGGTTGTCTGTATGACATCTTGAACAACTCTTCTTGGGGTATCATTGTTGATCACTGCATCTACAACCTGTTGCATCGGTAACCCTCCAAGATATCCAGTAGCAAAGTTGATTTCACCAGCATGCAAATGGCGGAAGACACCTTGGTATCGCGCAAGATGCTCATGAGGCACGGAAGCAAAGAAGTTATCGCCATACATGCTGCTGCTAATCTCGGCCATCTTTGTTGTGTTGTTCTTTTGCGAAGAAAGAAAAACTCTTCAAACTTCACAAAAGCGAGAGAAAAAATCCATCTCCCGTGATGAAAAAGAGGTGATGACGTCTAGATCCAGGCTAGGATTCTTCCCATACCAGACGTTCACGAGTTTCACCGGTATTGATATCACAATCGCGTCTGGAGTCACTGCCAATACACCAGACTTCTTCAGCATCAATCAAAACACCAATACCATGCCGCTCTACTTCGTCGATCGAGCTGGTAATCACACATTCTACGATGGTGCATCCGGAACCCTCAACGGACCAAGTATTCCAAACATGATCCTTTCTTCCGCAGGGGCACTATCGCTTTCCGGATCCTTCCTTGCACCCTTGTCAACGACTAGTGCAATTCCAGCTTTCAGTTTCGTAGATGATCCGGATACCGGATTCACCTGTGTTACTGCGCAGAATATTGAATTATGCACGGCAGGAGAGGCCAGGATGAAGGTGACTGCAGCCGGCAACATCGATTTCAACGAGACCATATCGTTTGTTGGCGCGGAAGGTGAAATGTATGCTGCGGCAGGCGATGAAACTGCACCGACGTATTCTTTTACTACAGAAACAGATACTGGCATGTATCTAACGGATACATTTGGTGTCGGGCTCTCCGTGCAAGGCACAGAAAGATTGGATGTTGATGTCGATGGAAATGTGACTTTGCTCACTGGGGATCTCCATGCGGCGAATGATGCTCTCATTACAGGCACATTGCTAAGTGCTAACGCCACAGAGGCGGATGCGATCGGCAACGCAGCTCTCAAGATTACCGGGAACACTAATGTTGCTTTAAATACACGAATTGGTAGCCGCATTTATGTTAAGGATGGCACTGTCACATCCCCAGGATACACGATTGCTGCCGATACTGATACCGGACTCTATCTACCTTCCGCAGACAACTTGGCCATCACAACCGCCGGAGTCCAAAGAATCCTCATCAGCAACACCGGCCGGACCGTACTCAACAACGCCGCGGAAATCACAGCCGAAGGTCGAGTCCGAGGAATTGCCGGTTCTGCAGCTCAGCCATCCTACAGTTTCATTCTCGATCCAGAATCTGGTATTTACAGTGAATCTGCAGATACAATAGGATTCGCAACTCAAGCAGTTCGGAAAATGACAGTTGATTCTGCCGGAAACCTGAAAATCTGGACAGGTGGTATCAACGTTGACCAAAATGCCGAAATCACAGGAGTTCTCACGATTACCGATACCACCGAAAGCACGAATGTTAACAGCGGTTCTATTGTTATCAATCCAGGGAATGTAACTTGTGCGAAAAACGTGTTTATTGGAGGAAACCTGACCTCTTCTGGTACTACCACTTTTGGAACCGGGAGTTTCTCCAGTTTAATGGTGGGAACAAGTACCCCTGTGATTGTCAGCACAACTGGGACTCTACAGGTACAGAACACAACAGAATCATCAAGTGCTTTGACTGGTTGTGTAAGTTTATTGGGTGGCGCCGTTTTCGAAGGACCATTGATCACGCAGGGCACAGGAACCTTTGGGACAATCAATCCCGTTGTCTTTACAGGCGATGGAATTTTGCAAGTTCCGCAAGTGACAACCTTTGCCAATAACGTAAGTATCACCGAGAACTTTTCGGGGTCAGGAACAATCAACATAGGTTCTACGAGTAATCAGATTCAAGAAGACTCTTCAGTCAACCTATTGCAGTCCTTCGTGTCCGATGGAGTCCGGTATTCTACGGTAGTTTCCAATATTGCTACGAATACAATATCTTTGGTTCAGAATGAATATTTTCGCGTGTGTTACTTTGATCTCGCGAATACCTTTGCGGCGACAACGTTCACTTTGCTGATTACAGGATGGCGATCGGGAGCTGGACAATCCACTAAAATGAACATAACCCTAGTTGCACCCGACCTCGCAGGTGCCTCCTACACTAGTATCGTCAACGTTTTATCAAATCAGTACCGCGGAAATGATCCTATTTATACAAGTGTCCGTCTTTCTTGTGATGATTTAGGAGGCACGGCGAGACCTAGAGTCTACATTGACGTAGGTACGTATACCAGCGTCGTAGGTCGTGGTATTGCCAGAATCGTTGATCATGTTGGTATTGCCCCAGTAATGGACACCTGGACAGTGGCCACAGTCGGTGCCGCACAAGTGGAGAGCTATTCTTTGCTGGGCACAGACAAAACCATGTTTTCGTCAGGAGCAATGGTATTCGGCGGAACTTACGGAGTCGTTCTTGCTGGATCTACCGGGTCTGTCGATCGTTTATGTTCCATTTCTAACACCGGAAAATGGACGGTTGATAATACAGATACTGCGGTATTCTACGGAGGCGTAGGTATTGCGAATCGAACGAATGTATCGGGAGCCATGTCCATAGCACAAGTTTCTTCTTTCGGCACATCCACGGCTTTGACTCTTGGATCCACGGGAATCATGGTTGTCAACAACACCATTGCCTCGAGTAATGCAACCACAGGATCCGCTGTTTTTCAAGGCAGTATCGGTATCGGTTTAACAGGATGTTTTTCCGGCATGATGAACGTCTCCGGAGCAGCAGCTTTCGGTGATACTGTGTCAACAAGGATTCTTATCGGACCCACCGGAAACTTGAATATACAGAACACAACCGCATCCACCAGTTCAGCCAATGGATGTGCAGTATTTGCTGGTGGTATCGGCGTGGTACAAAATCTGAATGTATCGGGTCCCCTGGTTGTTACATCGAATGCGGCTTTTGGTACTTCAACGCAGGTTACTATCGGAACAGATGGAGTGCTCACAGTCACAAACACGACAGAATCTACAGCGGTCAGCACTGGTTGTATGACACTTGTTGGAGGATTGGGCCTCCTGGGAGAGATGTCAGCTTCGGGTCTTATGAGCGTAAGCAGCACCGGGAATTTCGGAACTGGCACTCCTCTGATCGTCAGCTCAACAGGCTTAGTTACGGTCAATAACACTATTGCTTCTGCAAATTCAACTACCGGGTGTGCCCGATTTGCTGGAGGTGTCGGAATCAATGTGGGAACATCGAATGGTATCAACGGGTCGGGAATTATGCAAGTGAGTGTTCAAGGATCCTTTGGAACCAGTACGCCCGCAACGTTTGGTGAAGGCACTTTGGTTGTAAAGAACACCATCGCTTCTGCGAATTCAACAACAGGTTGCGTTGTCTTCGCGGGTGGATTCGGGGCCTCGGGGAAGATCACTACAGCAGGAACAGTCACTGCAAAGGATGGCGCAACCATCGGATCCTCCACTCCTCTCGTAATCAGCAGTGCTGGAGCAGTCACCATCGCCAACACAACCGATGCAACCTCATCCACTGTTGGTTGTGCGACATTCGCAGGAGGCGTGGGTATCGCTGAGAAACTGACAACCGATGGTCCAATCGTTTTTGCTGCAGCAGCTTTCGGTACTTTCACGCAAGTGAATTTCCTCTCGGATGGCCGTCTGCAAGTAAACAACACTCATGCTTCTGCGAATTCCACAACAGGCTGTGCTATTTTCAAGGGAGGTATAGGTGTTGTTGATGGCCTCAATGTTGGCGGTGGCATGGCTATCAGTGGTCGCGGTGAATTCGGAACTACGAATCTCGTAAAAATGGCCGGAACTGGATCTTGGGCAGTCAACAATACCACTGATGCCAACAATGCCACACAAGGATGCGCTAAGTTTCTCGGAGGTATTGGTATTGTCAAGAATCTTTCGAATTCCGGAACTATTCGCGTGGAGGATGGTGCAGAATTGTCCTCTACTAATGGGGTCCTTGTGAGTAGCGCAGGCTTGTTGACCATCCAAAATACCACAAATGCCAGTGCCTATGATACTGCCAGCGCTCTCTTCAAAGGAAACATGTGTGTAGTTTCCAATATGAATGTTGGGGGAATGATGAACATTGCTGGTACTGCAGCATGGGGAACCACAACACCTGTGAAAATCGATGGATTCGGAATATTACAAGTGCAAAATTTGACAGATTCCACGCAATGTAATGCTGGTTGCGCTGTATTCAAAGGGGGAATTGGTATCGAGGGGGCTCTGAACACATCCGGAGTTTTCAAGATTACAGGGGCATCAACACTTGGAGCGTTGAATCCGGTATTAATCACGAATGCGGGGGTGATGACCGTACAGAACACAACACCATCAACGGCTTGGAATACTGGATGTGCGATTTTCAAGCAAGGTATAGGTGTTGTGAAGGATATCTTTTGCGCAGGTTTATTGAATGTCAGTGCAGCAGCGGACTTGGGAACAACGACAAAATTACAGATTGGAGTCAATGGATCTATGACTGTCAACAATGCGAATGATTCTACCAAGAATACAGAGGGCGCAGGAAGATTCCATGGTGGTGTGGGTATCACAGGTGCGTTCTACACGGATGGCGCTGTGACTGTACATGATCTGGTGACATTCGGAACTGCGGATAACACTCCTGTAACTGTATCCAGTGCTGGAGTTCTTACTGTCAATAACGCGTTCCAATCGACGAGTTCCGACACAGGATCGGCAAGGTTTCTTGGAGGTGTGGGAGTCAGCGGAGGCATCTGCTGCTCGGGTACCATGAACGCTTCCGGTGCCACCACATTTGGAGCCTCCACTCCTGCAAGTATCACGACAGCAGGATTGTTGACGGTGAACAGCTTGGCAAGCTCAACCACTACAAGCGATGGATGTGCGGTTTTCCTCGGTGGCATCGGTATTACTGGAGCGCTCAGTGTGACCGGAAATGTCACTGTCGCAAAGGAATCTGCTTTCGGTACGGGACTAGGAGCCATGGTAGGTATCACCGGCAATATTAGCTTGCAGAATACTTTAGAGGCTGAGAATTCTACCACAGGAGCTCTCAAATTCCTTGGGGGCATTGGCGGTTGGAATATTTCTGCTTCAGGAAGAATTGCATTAGAAGGAGCTGCAGAATTCGGTAACGCTACGCAATGTCTCTTTGGATCCACCGGACTCCTGTTTGTGCAGAATGCTACGGATTCCACCGCTGTTACCAATGGTTGCGCCGTTTTCAAAGGTGGAGTCGGTGTTGTGGAGAATTTGTACGGTGCAGATACCCTTACCGCCAATGGGTCAGGATTCATTGGATCATCCGCATCGGCCGGAATACCAGGAGTTCGTATTAGTTATACTGGTCTTGTGTTACAGAAGGATACTACGGATTCTACAGCTGTTACCAACGGAGCAAGTGTATTTGCGGGAGGAATCGGCATAATCGGAGGTATCGCGAGTTCGGGAGCTGTAAACATTGATGGTAGTGGAACATTTGGCACGAGTTCCAGCACGAATTTGGTTCTCCTAGAAACCGGAGATATCAACAGCACCAACATCACGGAGTCTACCGATTCCCTGACCGGCTCCATGGTATTCAAAGGAGGAGTGAGTGTTGCTGGTTTGGTATGTGCTTCCGGAACAAAGCCCAATCTAGACGGAATGCATGTCGATGGATCGGCAACCCTTGTCAGTTCCAGTGCAACCCCGATCACAGTAACCAGCGCTGGAATCCTACGAGTGCAGAATACTTTCAATGCTGCAGATGCAACGACAGGTGCTTTTACCGTACGCGGAGGAGTCGGAGTTGGCGATGGTTTTGATTGCGCTGGATTCAATGTCTTCCGATTGGCGACCATGGGATTTGTTAATGGCAGAAACCTCTGGGATCAAACCGGTCGATGGACAATTGAAAATAGCACGGAATCAACTACTTCCGCGAATGGATGCGCCGTGTTTTCCGGAGGTATTGGTGTCGCAGGATCGGTTTGTTGTTCGGGTACACTCACGGTGACGAATCAAACTATCGGTGGTGCAACGATGCCATGGACTCTAGGAAGCGATGGCAGTCTGATCGTCAACAGTTCAAGATCAACAGCGACATCTTCTTCGGGATGTTGTAAAGTTCTTGGAGGAGTTGGAATAGGCGATAATGTGATCGGAGGAGCGGGTATCCTTGTAACAAACATTGTCGAGTTAGGCAGTTCGACCCCAGTTACGGTGAGCGGAACAGGTCTTGTAGTGATACAAAATACCACAGATTCCACATTAGCCAGCAATGGGTGTGCCACATTCGTGGGCGGTATTTTCGTTGCGGGGAACATCCAAGTGGACAGCAATATCAAGGCTTCCGCTTTAAATGCTGGAACTGATTCCACACAACTTCTCCAAGTGTCCTCAGCTGGAGTTTTAACAGTGAACAACAGTTTCGCATCGGCGGATAAAAGCACGGGATGTGCTGTCTTTGCTGGAGGAGTGGCATTCCAGGAGAACCTGAACAGTTCAGGGGCAATGGAGGTGACTGGCACAGTCTCTTTTGGTACAACAACCCCAGTCACTTGTGGCCTGACAGGAAACTTGAAAGTGCAGAATACATTTGGATCGTTGAATTCCACTACCGGATGTGCTGGATTCTCAGGAGGCATTGGAATTGCCGGAACTCTTGCTCATACCGGAACATTAAACACAGATGTAGGAGCTAGTTTCGGCGGAAGTACCCCGACAACGATTAGTTCTGCGGGTCTCGTGGTTGTCGGAAATACAACGCAATCATTGCATTACAGTGGAGGCGGTGCCGTGTTTTCGGGAGGAGTGGGGGTTGATAAGAATCTTTACGGAATCAGTGGAATGGGAGGTTCTGGTACTCTTACGGCGGATAATGTTTATTCCCTTTCTGGATGCACTGTCTTAAACAAAACAACATTCAGCGGAACCTCGTATGCGGGAATGACAGGAGTCCAGCAATACTACACATGGCACGATAATGATCGTTATGCTTTGGCATATGGCAAAGGTACGGGAACAGCTGTCGCAGGATCTTGTTTAACTTGCTGGCCAGAGATGGTTATGTATCAACAATGGACTCCATACACGATTACTACCACAGGGTCCGATGTATATCTGAACCAAATTCTTGATGGTGCGGGAACAGCTAACGTGACATACATGGGAACATCAACGATCAAAGCAGATACCTGGGTACAAGGTAGGACTTTCAGATTGGAATGTTTTTTGGAAAGAGATGGAGCCAGCAGTCAAACTTACACACTGGCACTGGGGGGTACTACATTGTCGAGTATAAACACAGCAACCGATGGTGACGGAAGCGTAATGAGACTTCTTGCGATTGTAACATTAACAGATACTTCGATCCCCACAAGTTGCACGTCAAAAAGTGTATTGCACATGTTTTACAGAACATTTACATCTACAAATACGTTTTACTTCATGGATTTCGACACAGGATCTGGGATCAATTCGACGGTTGATAAAACGATAGGAATTCATGTTAATCAAGGAACAGGTAATACTTGCACGGTTTATCATTTTAGCATTACTGTGTTGTAGGAACAGAACACAACAATGTAATAAAATCTCACATCGAATATGAAAGAAGGAAAGAGGGTACTATATGTCTGCGGTGCGTTTTGTTCCTTTTCAGGAATTCACAAGTCTTTCAGGATTTGACCTAATCATCGATTACAAAAGTCTTGGTGCTTCCAATGATTCATTCAAAATCGCTAATGACAGTAGCAGTGCAGTTATGTATGATGTCAAACGACAAGGGAAACATACATTTGGGGATGGTGCCGGTCTTACCACCGCAATATTGAATCCCACAGGACTGTTATCTATTAGTGGACGATACCTAGTTCCCTCAGGTTCGCAAACTCAACCGACTTATTCTTTTTCCCAGGACCAAGATACTGGCATTTATCATGGAGTCGCTGCTGATTCGTTGGCGCTCACAACTGCTGGAACAACGCGAATGACTCTTGATGCCGCAGGAAATGCAAATTTCAACGGACTGCTGGATCTCACTGCCGCTGGTATTGTCCGTGGACCTCCTGGTACTGAAGCGGCCCCTACTTATAGCTTTCAAGACGAAACCAACACTGGAATGTATCTTGATTCCGCGGGAACTTTGGCGTTTACGACTCTTGGGACAAAGAAGGTTACGATCGACAGCGATGGTGATTTGGAGATTCTTGCAGGCAATCTCAATATTGCGGGGAATGTCAATGTTACAGGTGTAGGAACTGTGATCAGTAATTTGTCCACACTTGGAGGCTTAGCTATAGCCAAGAGTACCCGCGTTGTTGGTGGAGCAACAAGTACATCATTTGTATTCGACGCTGAACTGGATACTGGTATAACTGGAGGAATTGCGGGAAATGGACTTCGATTCAAATCTTTGGACATCGATACCCTTGTCGTAAGCAGTACCGGACAAATCAGTGCTCCTACTGTGGAAGTTACCAGCACTGGACTGATCAAAACCACATCAGGCTCAAATTCACTTCCATCGTTGACATCCCAAAATCATGCAACTGTTGGTATCTTTTCTCCAGGGGTTAGTTCAGTTGCTGTGACAACCAACGGGATCCGGAGATGGGTACTGGTCAACGACTTGAATCTCTCAGGAAACATGTATTTACAGAATTCGGCTTTTATTACAGGGATTTTCAGTGGTCAGGACAACATGACAACGGCTGGAGGTATGGGTATTCAAAAGAATGTTTTCGTTGGCGGGTTTACGGAGGTTAGTGGGACAGCGACGACTTCTGCTACAGCCACTTTTGATACTCTTACTGTTGGAGCAGTAAATACGGCCGACATCGATACGGCAGGACTAGTAAGCATAACAGCGGAAGAGGAAGTGGCACTCGCATGTTCGGGTACAATGACAGTCGTCAAAGCTCTGAATGTCAGCGGAACCACTACCTTGTGTTCCACGACTCCAACAGTAATATCGACTGATGGAACATTATTCTCCGTTGCCGGAGCTGCCGATTTCACTGGAGGTGTAGGGATAGCTGGAACCCTGAATGTATCGGGAACGGCGGAAATCGGATCGGCAACCAAAAGTATTTTCGTGAATTCGGCGGGTAACTTGACTCATAAGAAAAACAGTATTTATCATCCCATTAGTAATCTAGTTGCCAATGCTACTGCAGCATCGATCGCAGCCGCCGATTATTATGGTATCTGTTATATCGATCTAGAAACTCCTTTGTATACTGCCACGTTTACGTTGTCTCTCATTGCTATCAAATCGGGTACAGTGCATGTTGCGAAATACTATATTGCCATTCGAGCAGGAGCTGTGCCCGACACCTCCTTTACAAGTTTAGTTCATCTGATTTCAAACAAATTCAACGATGCAACCCCACTTTTCCAAGACATACGCATATCGAGTAGTGCCGCAGCTTCTCCCCGAGTTTTCATTGATGTTTCTACAGCAACGACCTTGGTGGAACGGATAGCTGTAAAAATCACCGATTATGCAGGAAATCCTCCAACGATGGGAACATTAGCGGTTTCGACTGGAGGTGCAGAACAACAGGAGTTTTATGATTTGACGACAACGAACTTCACGTCATTTGCGGATGATCTCGTCGTTATTGATTCCAATCGCAACATTTCCTTTGGAACGACAACACCATGTACTGTATCATGTACTGGATTAGTAGTGGTATCCAACACTACAGCGTCAACTAATAGCACCAATGGATGCGCCGTATTTGCCGGAGGCGTAGGGGTTGCAAATTCTTTGATTGTTGCGAGTTCATTGAATGTTGGTGCGAGTGCAGGCTTGGGAGCTACCACACGTTGGAGTGTTGGAGGAACTGGGAATCTCATAGTCAATAATACACTAGATTCCACTATTGCCAGTACCGGTTGTGCAGTTTTCTCTGGCGGAATCGGCGTTTCTGGGGCGATTAGTACCTCCGGTTCGGTAACCTTTAATGGTCCTGCCACTCTTGGCCCCACAACTCCTCCCGTGTTATCCACCGCCGGAATTTTCACGGTCAATAATACTGCCGACTCAGTGCCATCAAGTAGCGGCTGTGCAGTATTCAGCGGAGGAGCAGGTGTAGCCGGTGCGGTGAACGCCTCTGGGTCTTTGATGGTGACCGGGTCTACAACCTTGGGGTCTACAACACCGATTACTTTTGGTCCCACAGGGTCTCTTGTTGTTTCTAATACCATCGCATCGTCGCATGCATTGACTGGGTGCGTGATCCTTGCTGGAGGAATAGGATTGACTGGAAATATTCGAGGAGCCGGAATCTTAACGGTTGATAATTCTTCCAGTTTCGGAACAGGGACGCCTCTACTAATCGCAGCGACAGGAGGACTCTATGTACAGAATGCGTTGGGATCGAGTAATGCTTCGACAGGAGCAGCGTTGTTTTCTGGGGGTATTGGAGTTGTAAAAGAAATCAATGTCTCTGGTTCCATGAATGTGAGCGGTACGGCGGATTTCGGATTAACAAATGCCGTAAGTATATCCGGAACTGGCCGTGTGAATGTACCAAATACTTCTGCAAATGCCGGTGTTTTCAAAGGGGGAATAGCTGCGGCAAAAGAAATGAGTTGTTCGGGGGTGGTGACATGCACAAATTCCGCATCTTTCGGATCCAGTAATCCCGCAACTATAAGCACTGCAGGTATTCTCGATATTTCGAATACTTTTGCATCATCGGATTCGCTTACCGGGTGTGCTGTTTTCAATGGAGGTGTTTCTGTTGCGAAAACAATCAATTGTGGAGGGACGGTAACTGTGGGAGCCAGTGGAATTTTCGGAACGAGTACACCGCTGAATATTAGTTCAACTGGGCTGACAACCGTAAACAATACAATTGCAACCAGTTTGAACAATAGCACTGGATCCGCCCGATTTCTGGGTGGAATTGGTGTTGCGGGAAAATTATGTTGTTCTGGATTTGTTAATGCGAGTGGGGACTGGAGTTTCGGAACATCAGATCCGGTGTTGATCAGTGCTGCAGGGATTCCGACCGTTCAGAACACAGCTCAAGCAGTCTCTAGTTCCAATGCCTCTGCTGTTTTCAATGGTGGACTTGGTGTGGCGACTGGGATTGCCTGCAGTGGGATGTTGTATGTGACACAAGGTACAGAGATTGGAGATAGTACCCCATTCACTGTCAGTAGCGCAGGAGTTCTTTCCGTCCTCAATAACTTTACTTCGAGCAATCCAACCACAGGATGCGCCAAGTTCTTCGGCGGTGTCGGGATAGCCCAAGATGTTCAGTTGGTTTCGGGTGGAATGAATATCAGTGGAACCACTTCACTGGGTGCAACAACTCCTGTGTCAACCACCACAGCCGGTGTTGTCACTGTGAATTGCACGACTCCTTCTTCCGTCTATACCACCGGATGTGCGATATTCTACGGAGGTGTTGGTGTCGCTTCCGGCATGGTGGGAGGAGGAGCGTTCACAGTTGGAGCCACAGGTCTCTTCGGTACCAGTACAGCCCTTTCCTTTGGCACTGCCGGTCTTTTGACCGTCAATAATCTCATTCCAGTTATCAATGCCACCACCGGTAGTGCCCAATTTTCGGGAGGCATTGGAATCGCAGGGAATTTCAATGCAATTTCAGGATTATTGAGTGTGGATGGTGGAGGAAACCTCGGAACTCTGGGAGGGTCAGATCTCTTTGTATGCAGTAGTGATGGCAGTTTTATTGTCAAAAACTCTACGGCATCTACGCTTCCTGCAAACGGATGTGCACTCTTTGCAGGCGGAGTGGGAGTGGTAAAGGGCGTTAGTGTGTCCGGAAAATTCCAAGCTGACGGGATCTCTTCTATGGGACTGAGCAGTCAGGTTGTTGTTGGAGGCACAGGAACTCTGGTCGTCAATAATACTTTTGCATCTGCTGATGGTGGTACTGGATCTGCTTATTTCAAAGGAGGTTTCGGTGTGACCGGAAATCTGAATGTCACAGGTGCATGTAAAGCTTCAGGTCCAGTGTCGATCGGTATCGATACTCCTTTGGCGATAACGACAGCTGGAATCGTCACTGTGAACAACACAATCGATGGAACTAGCAGTCAGACGGGGTGTGGTATCTTTCACGGAGGTGTAGGTATCGCAGAAAATATGAATATTGGAGGCAAATTGTCGGTATCCGGTCTCGCACAATTTGGTAATCCGGTTACAACCCTGGGAACCACTGGGCTTGCAAACAATACAAATACCACAGATTCCACCGATCGAGATACCGGGTCCGCGGTGTTCCTCGGAGGAATTGGAGTGGCAAAAATGATTTCCGCTTCTGGTGCTTTGCATCGATTTGCTGCAGCGAATTTTGGATCATCCACAAGTTGCGATTTCAGTACCGCTGGAATTATGACGGTGAACAATACCATCGCTAGTGCCAATTCTACCACAGGCTGTGCGATATTCAAAGGCGGTATCGGAGTAACAGGAAAAATCAATGTCGGCGGAACAGTAGCTGTAACTGGAACTGCCACTTTCGGATCTGCAACTCCTCTGGTAGTCAGCAGTGCGGGAGCAATCACGGTGGACAATACTATTCAGTCGACAAATTCAAACACAGGATCTGGACATTTCAAAGGTGGAGTTGCCATTGCAAAACAATTACGGGCAGCAGGAATGTTGCGCGTGGTTGGACAAGGTAATGTAGGGCAATCGAATCCGGTTCTCTTCGGTACTGATGGATCCATGACGGTACAAAATACGACGGAATGCACAGCCATAGGAACGGGATCGGCACTCTTTTGTGGAGGGTTGGCCATTTCTGGCTTGATAAACGTTTCTGGCAATTTGGATCTCGGAGGAAACAACGGAACCACAAGATTAGGACTTTCCAATACGGATCACCTGTTGATTTCCACCACTGGTCTGTTGAATGTGCGTGATGCGACAGCATCCACGAATTCTACGAATGGCGCGGTGGTTATCGCAGGAGGACTTGTCGTTGTACAAGATATTTCTGTGAGTGGTGCTTTTAATCTATCAGGTGCTGCAACTTTGGGGTCAACTGATCCTGTAAGTATCAGCAGTGCTGGAATCGTGACTGTACCGAATAGTACCAATGCAACCACTACAACCACTGGATCAATGACGGTAGCTGGAGGTATGGCTGTTGTTAAGAATATGAATCTGGCGGGGGGAATGTACGTTACTGGGAGCAGTACCGGGGCTTTCTTCTTCGGGGTCAGTCCCACTTGGGCTGTTGTGAGTGATGCTGGAGACTTGATTATCAACAACACGTCTGATTCCCGTGCAGCAACCCAAGGCGCATTGCAAATTGCTGGAGGATTGGGAGTCGTAAAGGCGATTTACTGTTCAGGAATGGTCGACGCCAATGGACAAGTGGATATTGGAGACAACCCGGTTTGTACGATCAGTACGGCTGGTGCACTTGCCGTCAAAAGTACCCGAGCTGCTGGCAATGTTACCGGAGCAGGGTATTTCAAAGGAGGAATCGCAATGACAGGGAGAATGTTATCTTCGGGAACATGTAACATTTCAGGAACTTGTCAATTCGGTGACATTTCTGGGGATCCAGCCATTCAGGTGTCCGGTACGGGAATCCTCGTGTGTAATAGCACTTTCGGTTCTTCATCTTCGGTTACTGGATGTGCATGGTTTGTAGGAGGTGTTGCCGTTGTGAAGGAAGTATCCGTTGGTGGAAACATTACGGTTGCAGGACTCACTACACTTGGGAATTCACCAACAATGACGACGAAAGTGAGTTCCACGGGAATGATGGTGGTGCTGAATACCACTAGTTCTTCTGTGTATACAAATGGATGTGCGGTATTTGCAGGAGGCGTGGGTGTTGCTGAGAATGTGAATGCATCGGGTCTTATTTCCGTCAATGGTCAAGCAAATCTTGGAAATTCCACGATTTGTACGGTCAGTAGTGCTGGTAAATTGACTGTTGCTAACACGTTGGCGTCTTCCGCGAGTACAACAGGGTGCATGGCATTGAGTGGTGGTCTTTTTGCATCGGGCATGATCAATGTTGGTGGCAATATCACTGTAACGAAAGACATGAGCTGTGGTGAAGGGTTAATTACTGGTATTTTAACAACCGCAAAGGTCGGATTGCCAACAGGGGCTTTCTTGAATGCAACAGGTACGACAAATAATTGTACATGGGCTGATGTTGATCAGAATAACATAGCTTTTGGGCTAGGCATTGGATCGGCTGTCCTCAATGAAGGAATCACATGTTGGTTTGATTCTGTCATATACAATCAGTGGACCCCTACCACCCTTTCTGTATCCGATGGGGTTGATCATGCGTTCAATATTTCGGCAGATGGAGCTGGAGCTTGGGGAACCGATTATTATGGATCTTCCATTATTCCCGCAAACACCTGGAAAATTGGGGAAACTTATGAATTCGAAATATCTGCCGTACGTGACAACACCTCAGGTACAGTGACTTTTGCTGTTTTTGTGGGTGCGAATACTTTTTCTACTACGACAACAATTGCTCCTACAAATCAAGGTTTGTTGATGATGTGTCGATTTACCAGAACAGGCACAGCTACAGTGCGAGTTTATATGAATTTCACCGGTAGTTACAACGCATCATCAAGTAGCAAATATTATTCATATGGTCGTGGGAATCTCTCTTACACGGCATCTTCCGACACGACGTTGAAGGTGACTTGCAATGGGTCAATTGCGAGTGGCACGGTAACTGTCCGACATGTAACGATACGACAAATATCATAGTCTCAAAAGATTCTCAAGACCCTCCAAATAAATCCATAATTATCTCATAAAAACAGAGAAGGAGTGTGTGAGTTCTATGAGTTCAAGTAGATCATCTGCGTTTAAGTTTCTTCCGTTTCGTTCGTATGTGAGTTCATCAGGATTAGCCTATCTTGTAAACTATCAGAATGAGGGTGTAACGAAGGGAAATTTCCGAATTCTCAGCAACAATCAGACTTTATATGAAGCAGGATACACAGGATTACATCGCTGGTATGGAGGAAGTCAATCTGCGCCGACACAGCGGTTAGCCCTCAGTAGTACAGGCATCATCACCGCAACAAGTGCTCTCCGTGGTGGTACAGGTACTGCATCTCTGCCAACATTCACGTTCGTAGAGGATACCACCTCGGGAATCGCTCGACTCACTGATGCTAATTTATTGGCAATTGTCACGGCGGGAGCGACTGCAATGAAGATAGAAGGTACAGGGGATGTCCACATGGGCGATTATTTAGATATTCAAGAAACTGGAGCCATCCAAGGCTATTTTGGGTCTGAAGATATTCCGACATATTCGTTCACTACAGATACAACCGCTGGTTTATATAACAATGATATTGGGTCGGTTGCTATATCTACAGCCGCTTTGAATCGGATGTCCATCAATGAACCAGGTGATGTTGATATCTACACGGGAAATTTGTATCTTCCGGGGAATGCCGTTGTCACTGGAACTCTGACGGTGAATGACACAACCAATGCTATTGATCTTGTGACCGGATCCATTGTTACACCTGGTGGATTAAGAGTTGGCGGGAATCTGTCTGTTACAGGAACAATGGTCCTACCTACGGGAACTGTGGCGAGTCCGGCATATACATTTACATCGGATACCGATTCCGGAATAACACATCATGCTACGGTGACTGGAATGATGCATTTAGTTACAGGTGGGGTGAATAGAGTCACGATAACCTCGGCATCTGGTACGGCTTTTGGTGGAGCTCTCCTAAACAATGCGGGTGCAGTACAAGCAGCAGATGGAGATGCCACCGAACCGGCTTTTGCTTTTGCCACTGACATTGATACTGGTATTTACTTTGGCGCTTCAGATAGCTTAGACATCAGCACGGGGGGCGTCAATCGAGTTAGTACCAATTCTGTAGGAAATGTCGAAATCTTGACAGGAAATCTGCTTTCCGAAGGAGCCGCAAATATCATTGGAACTACCTCCGTGCACAGTACCACCCAAAGCACATCGGTCGACACAGGATCTGTTATCGCTGATGGAGGCATGGGAATCTCAAATGATTTTAACGTAACAGGAGATGCGACAGTGGCAGGCACATTGACAGTTCCGGAATCAGGTTATATGGATGCACTTTCCGTAGGGACTTCAACTCCCTTGACGATCAACACAGCGGGGCAGATGACGATAACGAATACTGGGGCTCAAGCTGCGGGATTATCCGGTGGATTGGGAATGGGTGGAAACTTACAAACCGATTCCAATGTGAGTATTGGGTCCGGTACGCCCATTACTATCGATACCAATGGAAGTTTCTCTGTCTCCAATACCACTACCTCAACGAATGCAACGACAGGGTGTGCGGTGTTCCAGCAATCTACGGCTATTGTAGGAAACTTCAGTGTCGGTGGATTGCTAACATCCGGATTATCGGCGAATCAGCTGCATGTTGATGCTTCTCAGGATCTGTTGCATTCTGGCAATCCTGTTGGTGTCCGATACACGCTGCCTCTTTCCAGTCTCACAACAGCTACTGTAACAGACCTGGCTGCTATCGACTATTACAGTCTCTGTTATATTGATAGCAATGCAGTCTTTCTAAGTTCTCAATTCACTATGCTGATATCTGCTACAAAGGCTGGTCGTGCGCACACTGTTCGTATCCAAGTAGCCATTACACCTCCAAATCCAACCAGTCCTTCTTACGATATGTTTATCCATGTGTTATCCAATCAATATCAGGGAACTCCTCTTGTTTCCGCTCTGCGAACATCTGCGGAAAATATATCAGCTCCAGCATTGCCTCGATGGCATTTCGATGTCCTTACGAATGATACTGCCATTGAATTGCTGACCGCTCGAATTATCGATTTCATTGGAGTGTCGCCAGTTATGACCGCAATCGTTGCAAATGTTGGCGGCACAGGCAAGATTCAGAATTGGGACTTCACAAATACTGATCTGACTTCGATTGCCTCTGGAACAATGATACTAGATGCGAGCCGTAACATCAAACTAGGCGCCAGTACCGGAACCAGTCCACTAGTGATTTCGCAATTCGGCCAGGTGACCGTGAATAACACAAGTACATCCGCCAATGCAACCGTCGGTAGTGCTGTATTCAAAGGCGGTGTGGGAATCACTGGTATAGCGAATATGTCGGGACTCTTATTTGTTGATGGAGTATCCACTTTCGGAACACCGGCCACAGTTACTGTTGGTGCGGCCGGTACCCTTGTAAACACAAACATTTTTGATTCTGTGAATGCCTGGACTGGATCCGCGATTTTCAAGGGAGGTATTGGGGTTGCAAGTGGTGTGTTTGGATCCGGAGCACTTTTTGTAGGATCGACAGCTGCTTTTGGTACTTCCACTCCTCTCGTGTTCAGCAATACCGGGGTCATCAACGTGAAAAACACCATTGGATCATCAAGTTCCTCTACCGGTTCCGCGATTTTCGCCGGAGGCATTGGTGTGGTAAAAAAGATAGCTGTGACAGGAAATCTTGGAGCCTCTGATAGCACAACAATTGGTTCTTCGACACCAGTAGCCATGGGAGTAACAGGCAGTCTTTCCGTAGCCAACACAACAAGTCGAAGTGTGATTCTCAAAGGAGGATTGGGAGTCACGGGAGCGATAAATTGTTCCGGTCCTCTTACCGTCAGTTGTTCAGGTCTCTTCGGTAATTCAGACATTCTGCTCATCGGAGCAAGTGGTCTCGTGAAAACCCAAAACACAGCCTCCTCTGTTGATCGCCTTAATGCGGCTGTTGTATTTAAAGGAGGGGTGGGAATTACGGAGAATCTCAATGTTACCGGCAATGTGAAAGTGACCGAGAAAGCGGTGTTTGGATCATCGACTACAGGTGGTATTGAAAGCGATGGAGTGTTGACGTTGAGGAGTGTTCTGGATGCGACAACAAGTAACACAGGCTGTTTTGCGGTATCCGGTGGAATAGGAGTTGCGGGGAATGTGGCATGTTCAGGTGCGTTAACCGTTTCCGCTACTGGAACTTTTGGTCAGGCGACTAGTGTTCCCGTCGATTTTGGAACCACAGGATTCCTTCTTGTTCGAAATACTACAAGTGCTCCAGCTGTCGGGCAAGGATGCGCTATTTTACAAGGTGGAATGGGAGTCGCTGGAGCGATCAATACATCCGGCATCCTTCTAGTGAATACTGGCACGCAGAATCTTGGGAGTCCCGCAATTATAATTGGTCCGACGGGCAATCTAATTGTGCAAAACACAACAACATCAACAACCACAGCCAATGGATGTGCGACATTTGGTGGAGGTATTGGAGTTGCAGGAAACATGGCGGTAACAGGAACCAGCGCGATTGCGGGAACTACGAACATTGGATCAGGAGCAGCGACTTGGACAACGATCAGTAGCACGGGAATCTTGACTCTCAATTGTGCTTTTGCGGCCACATCGTGTTTGACAGGATCTGCGGTGTATTCGGGTGGGATGGGTGTTTTGAAGGATATTCGCATTGGTACGAATCTGAATACTAGCGGTCCCGGGTTCTTTGGGAATACCACGCAATTTCAGATTGGACGGTCTGGGATGATAGCTGTAAACAATGCAACGGAATCCACTTCCACTTCCGTCGGCTGTGCGGTATTTGCCGGAGGAATTGGCATCACCGGGTCTCTCAATAGTTCTGGAGCTCTTTCGGTAGCCACTGGATGCTGGTTTGGAACATCAACACAGTTTCTAGTGGGACCAACCGGTAACATTACGGTGCAGAATACAACCGCAAGCACAAATAGTCAAGTAGGATGTGCAAAGTTTTCTGGAGGACTCGGTGTCAACAAAGAAATCACTGTATTAGGTACTTTGAATGTTAGTGGTCCAGCCTTATTCGGTAATAGTACCCCGGTCTACATCGGACCGACAGGGTGGCTGATTGTGCAGAATACAACGCAATCGACGAGTTCCACCAATGGTTGTGCTGTGTTTTCTGGGGGTGTTGGGGTCACCGGGCAAGTGGCATGTACGGGAACACTAAACGTGAATAATCAAGTGGAAATTGGAAACGGAACACCATGGAGAGTTTATTCAGATGGAAGATTACTAGTGCAATGTACAACAGCATCGACAACTGCAACCACAGGATGTGCAAAGTTTGCCGGCGGTATTGGAATCACTGGCAACCTCAATGTGTCCGGTATATTCCGCGCGAGTGGATTGATCAGTTTCGGTCAAACAACTCCATTGCTTGTCAGTACCACTGGTATCCTTGTGGTGCAAAACAATACACAATCGACGTATTCTGGGGAAGGTTGTGCAATTTTCAAAGGAGGCGTGGCGATCGTGAAGGAACTAAATGGGTCGGGACTTTTCAAGGCTAGCAATGCAGGATTCGGTACTACAACTCCTGTTCTTATTAGTTCTTCAGGAACTTTAAAGGTTGCAAATACGACGGCTTCCACTCATTCCGGAAATGGATGTGCCGTTTTCCTTGGAGGTGTGGGTGTTGCAACAGGGGTGGCTGTGACCGGAGCATTGAAAGCGAGTGGAACCACTTCACTTGGAACCACGACTCCATTTGTAATCAATAGCAATGGAAGCTGGGTGGTTAATAATACAATCAGCAGCACGAATTCCACCACTGGATCCCTTGTGACTGTTGGAGGAATGGCCGTCGTCGGAAACATCAATTCCTCCGGAACTACCAGAATTGGACACAGCGGACTCTTCGGTACTGATCTAACAAAATTGATTACAACCAGTCCAACCGGAGTTCTTGTAGTGAATAACACATTGGGAAGCACCAGTCCATTCACAGGATGCGCTGTATTTGCTGGTGGAATTGGAATCGCGCAAAATTTGAGTGTCACAGGCAATCTTAATCTTAGCACTGGTGCAAATATCGGTACCACGACTCCTGTCAATATCGGAAAAACAGGTGCTCTGGTGATCAACAATGCCAATGATACCACGGCGCATAATGTCATGGGATGTTTTCTAACCAATGGAGGCGTGGGGGTTGGCGGAAATATCAACTGCTCGGGAGTGGTGAATCTAAGTGGTCCTCTTACAATCGGTAGCGGTGGCAGCAATCCGATAACAATAGGATCCACCGGCTGGTTGGTTGTGACGAATACGAGCAATCCGACGAACTATCTTACTGCCGGGTGTGTACGATCGAAAGGAGGGTTTTCGGTCGTGAAAAATTTAGGTATTTCCGGAGCTTTTGTGGCAAGTGGCGGCATGGAAATAGGGTCAACAACTCCGTTGCTGCTCGGACAAACAATAACTGTTCAAAATGAGACAACCGTGGCGGGTGGAGGATGTTGTATTGTAGATGGCGGAATGGCCATAGGTACAGGAAATCTGAATTTCAACGTGACAGGGAATGCTTCAACGAATAATGCATATTTTGGTACAGGGACCGTCTTTCGTGTGAATTCCGATGGAAGTATTAATGTGATAAATACTCGTCCTTCGAACAATTCAACCATTGGAGCAGCAATATTCAATGGAGGCATTGGCGTTGCGCAGGATGTACGAGTCGGATTAATGCACTTTAATAGTACCGGTCTTCTTGGGAGTCCCGCTGCAAATTTCAATCGCGATGGTGTCGTGAAAATCAATAACACCACTACCGCAACCACTACCACGGCTGCTGCTGTTGTCCTCAAGGGAGGATTAGGAGTGGCAACCGGCATGTACATTACCAATTCCCTGGCCGTCTCGGGGTCTGCGAATTTCGGCACAAGCACGACTTTACAGATTGGTACTGATGGTAGTTTCATTGCCAACAATACTTCCACGACATCTGTGAAATTCAAAGGTGGTATCGGCATTACAGGAGGTATTAGTTGCAGCGGAAGTCTCGCAGTCTCTGGGAGCTTAACCTTCGCAGACTCTGTTTCTGTACTTGCTGGCACCACAGGCATTCTCAAAGTATCAAACACAACTACTTCCACAGCTTCAACAAACGGAGCTGCGATCTTCAAGGGAGGAATTGGTATCGCGGAGAACGCGAATATTGGAGGAGCCATGAAAGTGAGCGGTGCGGCAAGTTTTGCAACAGGATATTTCACGGTAAGCAGTGTTGGAGTAATGAATGTGAATAGCACAATTGCAACAACCAATAAGCTCACAGGATCAGCCGTATTTTCTGGAGGCATCGGAGTCGCGGAGAACGTGAGAATCAATACAAATTTGAATACGAGTGGTGTAAGCCGGTTCGGTACATCAACGCCGGTGACAATAGGATCCACAGGATTGGTAACCGTGAAGAATACAACCGATGTCGACAATACACCAGGTGTCGGGTGTTTTGTGAGTGCCGGAGCTGTTGGTATCACCAAAGAATTGAATATCGGGAACACGGGGAAAGTCAAGGGTACCATGAGCATCCTTGGAAATGCAACAGTTACAAAGATCACGGATATTACAGGAATGTCTGTAGGGGCGTTTCCGAATGAATCGACAGGGTTCTATCCTGGTAGTACGAGTAATACAACGGACAAAACATGGTGGTATGAAGGAACCAGCGCGTTGCGACACAGGTACAACATTTCGACCATGCAGTTTATGACTCGCAATGCGATTTACAATCAGTGGCCGCAGAAGAATGTAACCCTAACAGGAACAGATATTGCCTTGAATTTTATGGCGGATGCATCAGGAACGTACGGAACCGATTATGTTGGTGCATTCGGTGTACCTGCGAATAGTTGGTATCCGGGACGTGTGTATCGTTTTGAGGCATTTCTTTCCAAAAGTGGACCAGCGGACGCTGTATGGGCAATGAATTTGAAAATCAATGGTACTATTGTCGCAAATGAAGACACTACCGCTTATTTGACGAATGAGGATCCCGTACACATTATCGGATATCTCTCCAGAGAAACTACCACACTCGTGCATGGATTTATTTACAATCAGCAGCGGAATAACTCCCAAACTGTCTATGCAATGCAATCTGCTTACGGCACTGGCAGTTTCGATAGCTCAATAGCGCAGACTCTGGCATTAACATATAAGCTTTCGGACGGAGCAACGGGTATGAATATCATGTATTGTACTGTGACTCAAATGGGGTAATTGAGAAATAAACGCGAACAGTTCCGTGCAAATAAAAAAAGCTATGATAGTTATTAACAGAAGACGATGTTGCCTGTACAACCATTGATTCCTTTCAATTCGATTAGTCCTTACGCAAGTTCTGCATATCATGTTATCAATTACCAGCACACCTCTCCGATGGCTACAAACTTCACGGTGGCAGCGGTTGACAAGAAAAATGTTTTGATGCGAATGGACGATTCCGGACGGTTCAGTACGTTCAACAGCAAAGGAGAGCCGACATTTGTGATTTCTGAAAACAACAATTGCATTCCGATGTATCCGATTCTAGCACCCTCAGGTACTGTGGAAGCTCCAGCTTATTCGTTCATCAATTCACCGAACAGTGGAGTTTTCATGCACAGTACCAACAGAATGCATCTTGTTGTCGGAGGTGCGAATATTCTACAAATGCAACGATTCCGTCGAAATGAAGATGTGATCTTCTCAAAAGCGCACATTGTTCCCGTATATGACAACATCTATGATATCGGCACGGGATCGAGTAATTTCAAGTTTCGCAGCGTGCATTTATCTCGATCAGTTATCTTGTATCCACCGAATGCCTCCACGATTGTAAATCCTGATACGACGAACTCTGGCATCGTACCCGCTCCATCGCCGAAGGTGTTCGGAGAACTGGGAAATGATGGACAGAATTTGACTTTTCAACATCGGGGTCCATTGATGATTGGAGGTGTCATCGCGCACAATACGAAGACGGTTTCTCTGACAGAAAACAATCGCTGGGATCTACTAGTTCCACCAGCAACCTTTTTAGATCCTCTCTATTTCACTCTAGAACATACGATGCGTATCTTTATTGCGGGCGTTGTTCATGCACCTTTGCCTATGACGGAATCGGATCTCCCTCTTCCGAAGGAAAGACATGTATTGTGGAATTTCCGGTTTATGCTGGATGATGATGGGATACAATTGACTTCCGCAGGTGTCCAGAAATCCATTGTATTCCAAGCTACTGGCATGGCCGGATTTACTGCCACTCTTTTCATTTCTATCCGTGGAGACACTTTGGTTATTGATGGAGGATACCAGCGCACAGGAACTCTTTTTGTTTCGGATACCGACCTGGTTCATGAGCAAGTGTCTTTGGAAGAATTCCATGCCCTTCACAAGGCTACAATAACTCCCAAAAGGATCCGTTTGGAAATCTTGGTTGCAACAGTGGATGCGCGGGCAGACATACACACTTGTATCGTTGAACATCTTTATTAAACCCACTAATAACTACTTCTTCTCGGTCTTGGTATTCCCGTAGGCATGGGAATCCTTGATGGTGGTGGCGGAAGAGCTGACAATCCACCTCCGGCCCCCATAGCCAATTTTGCGGCACGACCCTGAGGGGTTGCATTCGCTCCGTATTTTACGGCAATAAAGCCTGCCACAACAAGTGCAATAGCAATAGTGATAAACACGATAACAGTGGTGAAATCGATTCTCGCATTGGTGCGCGATGCTTCGACTTGGTTGGAAAGATCGTTGACAAGTTTTCCCATGGATACTTGTCCCTGTTGGCACTGCATGATGTTTTCCATAGTCTGATTCAGGCCGATATTCATTAGTTCGTTGAAGTTTCCGGCGATGATAAGGTTTTGATTGAGACTCAGAGTATTCAAACAAGTCTGGATGGTTTCCACGGTCATATTCGTTGTGGTAACATCGGTGACATTGAGATTGGAATCGTATTGTTCAAAATCCAATCGCAGGAAATCCCCAATTCCATGTTGTTTGTGTTCCGCGATATCTTTCAAATTCTGCTGCAATGTGTTCATGAATTCCTGCTTAACCTCTTGGCTGTTGAGACATCCGCCAATAATCTTGGACATCTGAGAGAGCGTAACATTCTGGATCTTGTTGTTATTCCCTGTAATGATGATGTTTTGTTCTCCGGCGGCTTGTTGCGCACAACTCTGGGTTGAACGGTTAAGAGCGTTGATGATGGCTGTCTGTACCAATTTTCTTGTGCTCGATTGCTTGCTTGCTCCAATTCCCATACTGACTGTCACCATGCTATCATACAAATTATTGGCCAATGAGAATGATGACTACCCTCAGTGTTTTTGAGTGTGTATATGACCAATGTGTTCCCGCACAACCGAAAACAGCCGGAACGGTCAAACAATACCCTACCGTCGAAGAGTGCAAAGCTGATTGCAAACCAGAGAATTGGCAATTTCTTTGTTGTAGTGGAACCTTCAAAACAAAGCCTTGGTGCAAAGGATACTCTCCAGATGTCAACAAATCCGCTTGTGATCCAGTCATGAAAGAATACTGCGAAAAGAATCCAACTGATGCCCGTTGTGGCTGTTTCCTTTCCAAAACTCCCTACGCGCACTGTTTCGATAAAATCTGCGGTTCTCCTGGAGTCTATCGATTTCAGAATCAAAGTGATCCATGTCCTTGCCGACTTTCATGTTCCGAATTCAGTGCGTTATCCGAAACAGACAAAGGGAATGTTGTGAATGATACAGCTTATCTATCGGCTTGTAATTCGATCTTGAAAAGTTTTACATCAAGTTCGGAGACCGAGTGTCAATCGAAGTGTTTGAATACCAAGGGGTGTGTACGGTCCGAATATCAAAGTGATGGTTGGTGCAAACTGTTTTCGGATGGGGATGCTCAACTTGCTACCGGTCCTTGTTTGAGAATCAGCGATATTCTTCCGGTTCCTCCTGCTCCTCCTGTTTCACCTCCTGCTAGCAGAACAACATCAAAAACAAATATCGCGTTGTGGGGGATTGTCGGGTTGATTATCACCGGAATATTGATTTGGGTTTCCTTTCGCGGAGCAAAATATAAGGCCAACATCAATGCTAGAATTTATAAGAAAGTAATGGGTGTTTAGTTGCGATGCAATTGATGATGCAATTGATGATGATGGAGGAGGAAGAGCTGGATATCACAAAATCCTACTGGTATCGATATTCCTTATTCCGTCGACCCGATAGATGTTTTGTACATTTGATTCAGAAAAAGGAAGTTCAGCCATATTTGGGATGGACAGAGGACTGGAGTATTTTCCAGAAATCATGGACAGATTTCCTCAAAGAAGATTTTGCTTTTTGGAAAGGAAAGTTTCTAGATATACTGCATATGAGATCGGCGGATGTATGCACGGGAGATATCGTTATTCTGACTTTCCCTGTCGCTTTTGACTATATGTTTTTCATTGGAGGAGATAATTTGACTGTCTATAACAAATTCTTACCGAAAGAAGTCGGTGGATTTTCATTATATCATCCGGATTATTGGCAGAATTTGCTTTATTCTCCTTGCCATATCGCCGTTGATGGATCTCTGATCATCCACGATTTACTAAACAATCTCTACAAACTGCAGTTATTTTATCCTTTCGCGTTTGGAAATGTTCCACGGCCAAGTTATGATGTTTGTTCATCGTTCACGTTAAACAACAACAACTGGGATGTCCGTTTTATTCTCGGGAACTTACGAGAAGATGAAAGTAATCCAGAAATTACGGAAAACGACCGTAGAGTGGTTGAAGAAACCCTTTGGGAAGCTATAGAGAACGATACCTTTGCATTTGGGTGGAAACAAAGTTTGATATCCATCTCTGAAACAAATAACAACACTGTCCTTAGTTTCGGAGCCTACTAAAATAAAAAAGTTACAAATTTTTCTTGGATTGAATTAAAGTTATCCTTTTTAGTCCGACTTCATTCCTGATTAAGGATGTCCAACGCAGAGAATACGGGAGAAGGAATAACAGATTTTGTACCGAATCAATTCCGCATTGGGCGAGGCGCTAAGAAAACGAAAGTGAAGTGTATCAAACAGGATTTAAAGAAATCGGACAAGCAAATCATCAAGAATCTCAATAGTAATTCGAAAACAAAGAGGAAAGAAAGATTCCAGAAAATACAAAGAGATTCTCGGGCATCATTAAGAAAGGTATCGCCTGATGTTCCTCAAAGCACAGAAGGTACACAAGAAGTCTCTGAAAATCCCGAAGTCGTTGAGGTCTCTGCAACCAGAGTTCCGCATGTTGAGGAAGTAGAAGAAGATATACCAGAGATAGAGGAGGATATTGATGTGGTGATGCACTTGTGGCAGAAGCATATACGAGAAGAAAGTAATGCCGAACAGCAGAAACTAAAATCGATGCGGATTCCGAACCCCAAGGGAGCCCTGTGTCAAGAAAGATTCCGCACGTATCGGCAGCAATATCCGGTGTTTGCGACATTGGAATCGTCAAAAGGCATTTCGCGCTCGTTTTCCTTTGACGCTGATTTGACATCGAAAGTACGGCCGGATAGTGGACATGGGGTTGCCTGGCATAATCGAGAATACACTTGTCACATTTGCGGAGGACATATGATGGGCGCTGAGTATTCTGTGCGAATTGCGGCAATACCTTATTACAATTATTACCACAAAATCTGCTTTGAAAAGAGTCTGGAACCTGATGCTGTGGCAGCAAGCAAAAAATTCCTTTGCTGATCTGATATACATGGATTTGTTGAAACTCAGTTCCAGATTACGCAACGGCGTCGAATTCACTGCGAGTGTGGCAAGAGACAGGAACAAATGGTGGCTTTTGGTTCATGATGGTCGGGAAACCACGAAGACCTTTGCCGATTCCCAATACGGCGATAACCATGTACAATCCCGAGAAGCTATGATTCGATACTTTTTCACTCTCGCCAATTATGCTGATCAGGCTATTGCATTAGCCGGAGTCCGGGCTGCGCAAGGTCCGCAAGGTCAGCAAGGTTCGCGACAAACTGGACAACCTGGACAAGAGCAGCTGATGTCACGAATGGTGGGAATGCATTATGCGGAGAATATGCCAACAAATAGCCGATATCAAGGTAGTAATAATCCGAGGGACAGGAAATTGGATCCGACCGACTTTATGCCAGTTCCGCCGGGACCGCAGGCACCACTGAGTCCTCACCCCACTCTAGAACAGTTGCAAGGGCCTGGAAATGGAAAAAAGAGTAGCAATACAGTGGATTTAGAATCCCTGCAACGAGAGCGAGAAACGGCTATTCCGGCATCCCCTCGACCATCCGATCAACATCTTTCCGAGGCCGCAATGAATGCAGTGACGGACAGTTTCTTTTCGGAATTGGGAACTATGAGCGGAGCATCCGACGGTGAAAAGAAGGGAGGATTTGCGAATTCTTTTGATTCGGAATAAAATTTATTATTTCATACAATTTTCTTTTTTTTACATACGCGAGTGGATACTGTTGAGGTTCCGTCCTCTGTCTGTGGAGAAGGCTTTGTTCTTTTCTTTTTCTGGGGTGGCAGTATTTCCGCGGTGACAGGGGTCGTTGAAATCACGGAAGAAGTAGTAGATTCCGTTTTTTGGTCGTCCTTTGGTTTCAAAAACGATAAGAGATTTCTCTTTGCACCTTGTGTAATTGATGGACGGGCGATAATGTAATTTTTTTTGGGTTCTGTCGCTGTCGTTCTTCCTGTTTTCCCCCCTTTTCCTTCCGACGATACTGTAGGTTGCGTTGTCGTCGTTCCTATGAGATTGGAGGAATTGTCTGTTTGTTCCTTTTGTTCTTTTAGCAAAGGTTCGTTGGCAACCTCGATGCGATGTTTGTGGAGGCGTTCGTGATATTGTTTCAGGTTTTCGATGGTTTCCACGAGCATACGATACGTGAAGACGTTTGGGCGTTCGATGACGTTGATAGCAATCTTGGATTCCGCCCGAAATTCCTCGATGGTCATGAACCCACCAAATTTTTTGAGAGACTGTCGTGGTGGAGCCGCGTAGATTGGGAAAGCAGTTGAGGGTAGCTTGAAGATTTCCTTGGCCATACTAGTTACCAACGATTCCAGACGCGGGTATCGTTTGACGTGCATGTCCAAGTAGTAAGCTTTACAACAATTGAAGGAACAGAAGACTCCAGTGACTTTGTAATGTCTCCGCATGGAATCATAGTCATAGGGACATGGTATAGGAATAGTGGAAAAAGGTTCTGTGCACCACCAGCAGGACCACGAACAGGACTTTGGCCAATCCGACTCTCCTCTACCGCAATTTTCTAATTCTGGCAGAACGTATCCGCGAACTCGACTTGTGCGGAAGTTCCGGTAAATTTCGATAGACTGTTCACATATGAGTTCCTGAGTTTTCTCGAAAGCATCGAATTCCTCTTCTTCCACTTTTCTGGAACTGCTGGTTGCGTTTGTTCCATATCGGACCATTTTGTTGTCTTCTTTTTTTGCTTTTTCCTAACTTGGAAATGAATACGTTCTTGCTGGATGACTACAAAAAATTTACAAGAATAAAAGTGAAACAAAGTCCAAACGCAGGAATCATGAGCAGTGAAGGCAGTGAACGAAACTGTCTACAATGTGTTTTGCCCTATTTTCTCATCGGAGCTTTGTTAGCGGTGATTGCCGAAGGATTGATCAACTGCAAGCGTGATCGGAAGATCTGTGAACTGAAGAGAAAACTAGTGGAGAGATGTCCAACATGTCGTCCGTGCGCTCCCGGGTATCGACGAATGGGGGAACAATGTGTCCACGAAAATGAGAAACTCACAGAGGTGAATGTTCCGCTGGATGGCGGAGGAATGTGTCCCCCCGGGATGATTTGGACTGGGTCGGATACGTTGTACCCCTCATGCATCTGTCCCCCCGGATTTCAAAAAGTGGGGTCCGAGTGTATTTCCGAGCGACGGTTATCCGGCCTATAGGTTCCCATTCACCGCCGTTGTTAATTATTTTCGCAGCCCATGGATGAATTCGTTGACACCATGGCAAAGAGATTGAGTGCATTCGCTCGCTACCTCCATTCGCATAAAGGACAACACAAGAGCTTGAAGGCTGCAGCTCGCGCATACAAGAAGTCCAAGAGCCGCAGAAGTCGCAAGAGTCGCAAGGTCCACAAGAGCCACAAGGTCCGCAATGCCTTCCAGCGTTACCTTCATGCTCACAAGGGTCAGTTCCACAGCATCAAGGCTGCAGCCCGTAAGTACCGTAAGACACGTAAGTACCGCAAGGTTTCCAAGAGACCCACGCGCAAGACCTGCCACAAGAACCTCATTCGTCACAAGAGTCACCGCACCAAGCAGACTACCCGTCAGGCCAAGATCTGCCGTCGTAAGTATTCTCGCAAGTCCAAGAAGAGCCGCAAGTCTCGCAAGAGTCACAAGAAGCATTAGGGCAAGGTAAGGTGATAACAATTCGTTTGTTTTTCACAATAAATAAACTGACCACAAACAATGAAACAATGAAAGTGCACATAAAACAAATATCTAAAGTTCCCACTATGAAGCAGCAGAATTTCGTAATGACCTACGCTGATTTGCCCACATGGAGACAACTGGTTATGCAGGTGTATGGATTCGAGGATGTCGGAATCGAAACGCATGCGGGAACTCTGAGACCATCACTGGACGACACAGTTGTCCCTAATATTGAATTCATTGTATATTCGAAGAGGCATGGTTTCAATGGAGTTCCTTTGTTTTCGGTTCTTTTCGTGTGATTAAAAATTCTGTATGGGGTTGAGAAAAAAAACATCGCCAAAAAAAGGCAAATTTCAGAGAATGAAAGCGCACGTGAGGAAATTATCGGGTTATTCCGATCTGCCCATGAGTTCGGTCCTGGATTTCGCATGTCTGCCCCCTTGGAGACAAGTTATTATGCGGGTATATGGATTCGATGATGTCGAAATTTCGACTCCGGCGGAAACTCTGAAACCATCATTGGACGAAACAGTTACTCCCAACATGGAATTCATCGTGTATTCGATCAGGCATGGACAGGGTGGAGTTCCTTTGTTTTCTGTTCTTTTCGTGTGACCCATTCTTTTCATAGTAAATTCTTGCGTTTACGGCATTATTAGCTTTTTTATGTGCTGAAGAACATTGAGATAGAGGGAAAATGCTGGAGTTGCGTACACCTGTGATTGAAAAGGAACCTTTGCTTTTGCATATCTCCTATGGGTATTCAGAAACGACAGGAACGACAGGAACGACAGGAACGGCAGAAACGACAGGAACGACAGCAACCCCAGTAACAAGGAACCGTGTTTCGCAAAATACCATTCGTGTGGAAGACACAGTGAACAGCACAGAAACCAAAAAGCTTGTGCAGGAAATCAACGACTTTATTCGAAATCATGCCATGGCAACCCAAGGAGAATCGAGTCCGACACAAGCAGTTGACATTGACGGCTGGTTGCCAGCGGGAGTGTGGGTTCCATCACCAGTTTCGGCTCCAAGCAAGAAGAACATCCGCGATTTATTCCTGGAATGCAAAGCTTACTCTGCTGCTATCTTGACCGTATATCTTCAAAAAAAGAACATTACGGCATACACGAAATGCGATCAGTCGGTATCGGGTACTTTTCATTTCGGAAGCATTCAGGATCTCGATCCTGATGAAACAATATTTGTTCAATTACTGCTGTATTCCCAAACAACTCCGATTCCGGAACGACGATTCTCCTTTATTTCCTTATCCGGAAAGCCGATGAATGTTCGTTTAAATTTGGTGTAAAATTTGGTGTAAAATTTCAATAAACCGCATATAAGAAAAATACCTATTGTCCAAATTTCCCTGTTTCGATATGAATGTTTTGTGGTTCGTAGCATGTCGGTCCACTCTCCATTGGAAACTCTGTTTCTATCCTAACGCTGATTATGTGATCAAGGGCAGAATTTATGCCGAAAAGAAAAAACGGACTCTGGATTTCCTGGTACCATTGAAAGCGCAAAATGACTCCGAAACCAATGGGATGCCCACGACATGCGAACGTTTGTTCATGATCGCGAAAATTGACAAAACAATGGAGGATGAAAAGCTCTTTATCCACGCATTCGTTCATCGATATACAGGGATCATCGACGAATACATCTGCTTCTTTGTATTTCCTGAAACGCAGAAAGTGGATCATGTACGTCCGATGTACAAAGCTTACCAAGGGAGATCAATCTATTCAAATCCTCCCACGATGAGCATGTCCATGGGGTGTATCATGAATGATTGTTACCCTTTCTTTGTACAGCCTGATCCTTCCAGGATTGATACATGCCAATTGTATGTGTTTAAGGAGCATAGCATCGTACTCTCTGGACGCTTATATCTCGATGGAAGTGGATATTTTCACACATTCTGTGTCCACAACTTCGAAACTGCATCTATGCCGTACACAATAATTGCTCAAGGGATTCCTTTCAATTCACTTGGATTCTTGCGCATTACACTGTATCGCGGCAAACATGTATCCGAAAGATATCTTTTTGTTCAATTTCCACAGAGTCTGAAAGAACACATGCGCCTCCGCCCCCTTTCTTTCCATTGTGGTCTCGCGTCTGTTTGGTGCTGATAGAAAATATCTGCAATAAAGATAGTTTAGTCAATCTCCGATGGCGAACGCTGTTAAGAAAACCACTGCTCGTACTGCTGCCAAGAAACCCGCTGCAAAGACAACCAAGCCTGCAGCGAAGAAAGTGCTGAAGAAGACTGCAAAGAAGCCGGCTACGAAGCCAGCTGCCAAGAAATCGGCTGCAACCACTGGAGGAAGAAAGCCAGCTGTGAAGAAGATTGCTCCAGCTGCAAAGCTTCCCCGAACGAAGAAAGCCAAGGTCAGTGCAGCTCCTGCAGTTCCCGGTGTCAAGAATGGCAAGAGAACCTATTTTGGCTATTACATTTACCGCACCGATGGCCAGTGTTTGGCGAGTAATTTCCTCCTGACTGATGAAAATGTGCGTAATGCGGAAATGGATGAGCAAGTCGAGAAGATCCGTGCGCAGTTGGGCGATGATGTCAAGAATGTCCGCTGTGAAACATTGCAGTTCAATGCACGTGCAACACCGACAACAACACCAACTGCGTAGAATAACAACAACAATAAACAGAAATGATGTCTCTCTTTATTTTCATTCCTTCCTTCTTCAAGGTAAAACACTCGTCCCATCTTGCGTAATCCCGAGCTGTTGCAGCTGCCTTCCCTTTTTGCGATCTGCACGTTGTTTGAGCTCATCGATAGGAAGTGGTTTAGTGCGCAGTAATCGAATCCATTTGTGTAAATCATCTCTGACAACATCAATATAATCGACAGTTTCAAGGAAACGTGCGGAGTCCGAGCAACATCGACTTTGAATGACACTGTGGAGCATGTCAGATAGTATGGTTAAATTATCAAATTGATTTTGGAATTCCCATAGAACATCCTCGAGTTTCCTCCGTCCCTTGAGAACATGTCGGACTTCGGCAGTGTTGCGTAGGAGGCTGAGATTCCTGATCTTATTGCTGATTCCGGCTTGTCCTTCATCTTCGAGTTTTCGTTCAAGAGAAGAAATGCACATGATCGTGGAAGAGGGGTCCTGGGGGAGTGCCAGTTGTTTTGTCAATCTATGGATTTCCTGAATGAGTTCCGAGTTTTGTTGTAGAATCTCTTTCCAGAACTGAATGTCCTCTTGTTCCAGGGTTTCCATGCGCATCAAGATTCTTATGTCAATGTCGAGACCACGGCGGAATTCGTGGACGACTTTCCTGAAAGATTGCAGTTCCGCTGTCCCAGTAACATCATCTTCCTTCTTGAGCGCAGCCGCCTTCTCGATGGCCAAAACGATATGGTGTGCTTCGGCCTGGAAAACACGGAACTGATCAAGAATCTGTTGTTTGTTGTTAGAGTCAACTTGCATCCTGTCTGTCATTGGAACTACTGGCAAATTCTTGGACTACATTCGCGTTGACCGTTCTCGTCCCCTCAGTTGTGGATTCCGGCAAAGCAACATTGATTCCTAAGCGCTTGTTGACCTCGATATAGAACGTAGCTTCCATTTTCAGCATTTCACTGACGATGAATAACTCTCCTAATAAATGAATACCTTTACAAAAATCCAATTTCTTCAATTTCGCATGCACCATTTTCTGTCCTTCGATAAGCAATCGCACAGCTCTTTGTTTCTGTGGATTCAAGGCTTGGAGTTCCTGCTGTATATTCTTCCCTTCGAGGAATCGTCTGGCGTAATCGGCAAAAGAGAATTTGCGGCAATAACTCTCTCCTTGCGTGTTGAGTCCTTCCGCTCCACCCATTTTGTATATCATTCGCGATAATCGCGGATACTGGGAATGAATAGGACCCGATTGCTCAGGTGGCGATATTTCATTCTTGTCCCTATCTTCTCTCGATTCTCCAGATTCTACCGATTCCTCGCATTGTGTCAATCGCGTAGTGTCGGTATCCGTGACGAAGGATGTAGAAGAGAGAACATGCGAATTCGAACTCATGTTTTGATATTGTGCTAGGGAATTTCATGCGCCGTGAACGCAATAAAAGTTCAGAGTATCCAGAAGAGAGAAGAAGACATGTCATTTGTCATACAGACCCCTTACCAAATTCACAGTTCCCAGTGTCCCTCAGGATACCAAGAAACGGTTGTACACACGGCAACTGGAAATACCCAACTTTACTGCAGTCCAGATTACTTCCAGATGCCATCATTGGCCTCCTCTTATTCTCCAATTCCTCCTTCCATTTACGCGACAGATAACGTCTGGCCCCCGGTTGTTCAGCATATTGTCAACGCAACTCCTGCAAGTCCTCCTCCTAGTCCTGCTATACCTACGACATCACCTCCGAAAAGAAGAATCTTTCGAAGCAGAAAAGAAGATACCCGAGATAATGATGGTATGCTATTCCCCTATCTGGCCATTAGTGCAACTATTGTTCTTCTTTTCGTTCTCGTAACGAAGAAATGACCTAATCTGTCTTTATTTTTACGTAGAGAATATTGTCTCCACGACGACAGGATAGGATGTGAGGTATTTGACGGGAAAGAGGACACCATAAATATAAATTTTGGAGATTAGCGATACAATTGTAACGGATGAGGAATCTAACAAGTCCTACACTTTCCAGGAGTCGAGATTGTAGATATAGGAGAAAGTCTTTTGTCAGTTCCACTCGTATTCGATCCGTATTCGCAGCCGTGCATAAATACAAATGGCGTAATTTTGGTAAATTCCGAATCAATCGAAAAATATGCCACCATTCTTCCATGGTATAAAATGCATGGTGAATCCGAAGTTTTGTCAAACTTGTCGGGAAATCCAAGGGCACTCCTGTTTCTGAAAGTTCCAATGTCTGAAGGGAATGGAGATGATGAAACGATAGACAATAGTAAATATCACGCGGGGTTTTCAGATTCAGATGTTGTAGATTAGGAGTGTACTCTAATATTCTAGTTATATCCTCGGTATGTAATTCCAATGCCAGGTATGTTAAGGCAAGCAGAGGAAAAAATGTGCATGACGGTTGTGTGGGGCTAGGGTAACTGCTTCCACGTATTGTCAATTTTTGAAGTGATGTTAAAGCTAGTATTCGGTTACTGATATCTCGAATGGTTCCATGTTCTATGCGCAACGGATAAACAATGGAAATCTCTTGGACATGCGTCGGCTGATGATTAAGTAGTTCGTAGAAATAGTCCAAGTGCACTTTTTTTTGCAAGTGCCAAGCGATAACATGATTCAGACATCTTGCGGGTACTTCCTCGATCTCAGAGGTTGATGAAAAGATGTAGTCCGATCCACTACATTCTGTAAGAAATCTTAGTTGAAATCGGATACTGTCGATAATATGGACATGAGAATCCAAGGTCATCTTCGCCGGAACGTCGTCTGCCGTGATTTCGATGGTTTTGAGGAATCTGGGAGGGTTATATTCAAACATGGTGATGAAATCTATTAGTCGGGATAAGTCGAATAAATAAGAAGCGTGTAGTTTCAGATGATGAACAAAAGCGCAATAGAGGCGGAATTGAATAGGAGGAACGTTGTGTAGGTAAGTCAAAGTATATTCGATTTCTCCATTTCGTTGTTGCAATCCCCCGTGGAGGGATAAAAGTCTCTCATGGAACGGAACTTTTACATCAGAAAGGTCAACGTGAAGATGAAATCTTTTCAAGGTCGGAATGTCAACGACAGTCGAGATATCCGAAAATTGACTTTGAGATATATGAAGGGTTAAGTCGGTTACATTGGGAAAATGATAATCGAGGTTTCTGATATCCCTGTTGATCTCCTTCAAATAAAGATATTTCACAGATGTCCAAATGATGTCTTGATATTCATGGAGGTTGCTATCATTGCAAATGAAAGTTTCGACAAATGGGACATGTTTTCCAATGGACGATGTACATCCCCGATGAATATACTGCCAACTGTTGTTTTTTCCTTTTTTTACATCATTGGGGATTGCATCCAAGTTTCCACATACGAAAGACCCTGGAGGAATGATAGAATAACCTATTTCTCGCAGGAATTGACAAGTTCCACGAAAGATTCTCCATGAATTCTTATAATCTTCTTGAGCCAACTCTGCGATGTATTGCAGAACATCCAATGGTAAATCGAGAAACTTGGTAGCCATATTACTGAAAAATGAAATGGAATCGAAAAGAGTTTATTGGCATATGGGGGAAACTGTGAAATGAAATTTGTAAGAGTATCCATAACGATTAAAGAGATTTCCGGATTGAGGTTCGTAAGAAATAGATTCCGGCAAGCAATAGGGAAACAAGGACAATGCGGAATCTTTTTGATATCCATAAATTTGGAAATGTAGGAGATGGAGGGATATCAATTGTGGAAGAAATCCCTGGAGTGCGGCGATAAAAGAATCGTCAAGAAAATGCGGAAAACGGAGTTTGAGAATTCGCAGGTTTGGATGAGTTCTGAGTATGTCAATGATCTGCACCCAGTCCATTGGAAACTCGAAGGAATCCCATTCATTTGTCCAGCACAGTTCTTCTAGCTGGGCAGGAATGTCTGTTGGTAATACGATGCTAGTAATATCCAATTTCCGGAGATTGGGGCAGGATTTAAGATGCCAGGAAATCCGATACGGATAGGATACATTGTATGTTAAACTCGTGAGATTTGGCATTTTCTGAAACCAGTCGATTTGCACCAGATCAGCATTAGTGTCATTCTCTATTCTCAGTTTCCGCAGTTTGAGAAAGCATGGCCATGCCTTTAGTTCATCAAGAAATTGAGGGATACCTGTAATCTTCAAGGATTCCAGTTGCGTCATGGTAGAGACGTTTTCCATAATTATGTGCATTGTCGGATCATGAAATACCCAATGCTGGATGAAATCTAGGTTCAGTGTCCTTAATTGTGGTAAATCTCCTTGACAAATAATATTGCGCAAGAAATGCGGGTTCATGGTATATGGGCCACGTAATTTCGTCAAGGAAGTTCGAAAGGAAAACAAAGATGGGTCGGGATGATAATCCGAATATTGGGATGAAGAGGCCTGCCAATAGAACTGCAGTTGATCTTCGATAGATGTTCTTGGCAGGAAGACAGGGATATTTTTAGATGTGCTCGCTTCTTCTTCTTCATAAAGGGAATCAACACATTCGAATCTTACTTTCTGCAATATCGTCGATTCTCTTAGATTGTGAAGGTAATCCCGCATTCTCCGTGCGTGAGGTAGATAAAAATGACATTGAAAATGCAGGACGAGTTGGATTTCCGTAACATGTTGTAGGATATGAGAACGATATCGGTAGAGGAAAGCTTCCATGCAAAGAATGTCATCTGCGATAATAATAAAAGCCAAGGTGGTGAGACGGAGATGATGCAACTGTGGCCAAAGATTGTCTATGGAGTTTTTCCGGGTTTTCGAAATATGCATATGAATTCTGAGAGTATGTAATGTCGTGGGCAGAATCAAATCAACGGGGTAAACATAGATATCGAGTTCCTTGAGGGCCGGAAAGACAACACTAGGAACATCATAACATTTCGTAAGGGAAGATAATTTGAGTTTTTCGACAGCTGGCCAACATGTAATCTTGTCTACGATAGCTGTATAGAGTTGAGAAGACAATCCGGGGATAGCCAAAAACTGTCGAATGCGATGGACGGGAATATACTTGATATCCTGCCTCTTGTCTGATTTCCTATCATGTGCATATACCATCCAGTTTTCCAGGAGCTTGCCTTTCACACCGAGAATATCAGAGTGATCGATGATGAAGGAGCCGTAAGGCATACAGTGGTTCCCGATTGGTACTAAGGAATGACATGTTTGCTTTAGATTCCTCCAAGTACATGGATGATCTTTTTGTGCAAGTTCCGCGATGAGCAACAGAATATCAGTGGGAAGATCGAGAAATTGAGTCATGTTTTTATTCCATGCCCTCGGTCACGACAGTTCTTGGAATACCAAAACAATCAGTATGGTCGACAAAACAAGCACCAATAAAATATTCTCCAATTTCAAATCTTTCTTGTTGAGTCGGGGGCCAAGGAAGGTTCGCTTTGCATATGTGGATACCACGATTTTTGAAGAGAATTTCGACATCCGTAACAACCCACTGATAGTTTCTTAGATTGTAGGAATTGCGGAATTCGGTGAACTTCTGGCGGAATTCTTTGCTGGACATGTAGGGCTGATTAATGACCGCATTTTGGGTGGTATATCCCTTGATATAGATGCTTCCTGAGTTGATGAAATTAATGAGCGGATTTGCTTCTCGGAGAATCGAGTCTCTCTGGGTCTCGAAATATTTAGGGACATTCGTCCAGATATCGCGATCTCCCATCAAGTTCACGTACTGATGATACAGACGGTTGGCCAGCACTATGATGTTGGGGAGTTCTTCTTCGAGTTTGTCATCAAGACGGCAATCCACATCATTTTTCTGCACCACGCGCTCAAAGACGAAAAACAGGAAACGGCGAGCTATGGAACCCAGATTATCGAAGAATCCTGGAAACTGGTTTCCGCCCATGAACCCCGGGACAGTCCAATCAACCTGCATGGCCATTTTGTTCTTGATGCATATGGAAGTCATCTCGCCGGAAATGATGCTCTGCAAGTCAGCCTGATCCATTTTGAAATCATGCTTGATTTCGGGGGCAATGAAAAGAAGCTTGTTGTAAATGGAGCCAAGAGACCATTGTTTCTCTGTGTTATTCGAGACGATTCCCACGTGGTGTATCGGGTAGAATTTACGGATCAACTTGAAGAGGGTACTTTTACCAGATCCGGCGACACCGATGCAATAAGGCATAATTTGAAAGCGATCGACCTCCTTGAGATTGTAAAACATGCGACCGAGCATAACCATGAACATGCGCTTCACCTCCTCCTCCCATCCTTGGTAGGCGAGGACAGAGTAGAGATGCGGACAAGTGCGAGCCAAATCCTGTATGTTAATGACGGGGGTCTCAAGCAGCGATGTATCAACGTCCGAATCGAATACATTGCAAGCTGTTGTTTCGCGGGCGGGAGCTTCTGCTCCGAATGCGTAGAACTTCTGTTTCAGGCAATCGTAGATACCATTGCGGAACACAAACACATGCCGGTCAGGAACGACGTCTGGGAAAGACATATCTTCGCAAGTGAGGAGATTCTTCGCCACCATTTCTTTTGTACCCAGTCGCTGCGAACTCCATAAAAATTGTTGATAATGAATGTTCCGAGTTGTATGACTTTCGATAAAATCCATAATCGTTGACCGCTGTTCCCGCCATGGATACCAGAACCCTGTAGGAAACCCATCGCGGGTAATTTGTTGAGTCATGACCTTGTCGCTCTGACGTCTAAGTTTGGCTTTTCCTAACTCATTCAACATGTAAACAAGGAGTTTTTGATGCTCATTCATGCTGTTGAGGTTATCTGTGCAATAAGGATCCACAAACCCCATAACTCCCATAGACGCTGACATATCCACGTTCTCCACGGTAATCTCCGGTTCCGTAATCGCTCGTTGAATATGAGTGGAAGTAAGCATAATGTGACAAATGTGACTGGCAATGTGAGCGGCTCTCTGCCATTTTACAACAAACTCATCTCCTTGAAAATCCTGATGCCCCGGGTCGAACAGTTTAGCTTTCGCACACTTGGCATACAGAGTAAATATTTCCTCCTGTACCTTATACACTTGCATATGTACATCTATCTTTGGTAAATCCTTCCCAGCTAAATTATAATCAAAAACACGCGTCATCTTGTCCACCAACGACTCATCGGGTAGTAGCATATGCCCAAAAACTTGTTTTGAATGTTCCGTCAAGAATTTTATCTCTTGATCATGAGCAACAGCATCTCGTATTTGCTGCTCAGTATTATTCCGATCAGATTCTCGCTGTTGCCGCTTTTCCGCATTTGTAGGATATAACTTGCGTAGACGAGGTGCCACATATGATGAACTGAATAACCGATTCATATCTTCCTGGGAAGATTCCTGTCCAGATGATGATAATCGCTGTCTTTTCCGTCGATCCTGTTCATCCTGTTCATCCTGTCCATCGTTATCATACGGGGTTTCCCTAGGAGTTTTCCCAGATGCGTACCTAGTAGCGCGACCCTGGGACATGATCAATCACAGAGCAGGGCAGAAAATGTGCCGCAAGAGCTTCGTGGGTGATGAAGAGGCACAGGGTGTTTGCCTGTATTTGTACTTTTCTTGGGGATGAAACGATGCGACGAATTTATAAAGTGTTGGAAGGATATTGAATAAAAGTGGATACTGTTTTGGATGGACACCAGTACCGCGTTTATTATGGTGGCTTTTCGGTCTTTTCCAGAACAAAGAGAGAGAGACTAGATGCCATCTGATTTCCGGAAGAAGAGTCCTGGAGGTACAATGTCTATATGGCTGATCGCGGGAATCATTTTGACCGCGTTGGCGATACTCATGTATTATCGGCAAACTAGATGTTCAGAACCTGTAGCTTCAAAAAAGAAACATGCGAACTTTCTTGGAAAATACGTTTTCACAGATCCGGAACTCCAATGTCCCTTCATCCTTCCTTCCTATTCGGAACAACGAGATCAGGATAGCTGTTCCCGGATGAAACAATGGTCGAAACTATGTCGACACTATCGATTCTCCCATTTTGCAATCGGTTCCGAGGAAACAAGAACGGGAGATAGACTCCCTCGCCTCGGACGTCCTTGTGAGAAATGCTCCAGACTGGCAGAAGATAAACAGGAAGAACAATTCTGCGGTAATCCTTACTGCTACTCTTTGTACGGGATCCCATGAGTTTGTCTTTTTTTATTTTCGTCAGTAGTAGTTAGAAATATGGCAGTTCCAAATCATAATCTTTCCGCAAAAATGCTGGAGCTCATAAAATCGTCATCTCTTGGAGACCAGAGAACTGAGCAATGGTTCAATATTCGCAGAACCATGGTTACGGCTAGTGAGATCGCAGCTATTATCAACCCCAATGAGCCTGGAGCACGCAATGCCGTCATGAGACGCAAAACAGGAAACGGAGGGGATTACGATACTTCCAACGTCGCAGCCATTCAGCATGGTGTCATCAATGAAATCAACGCTATCAAGGCTTTCGAAAAACAAACTGGAGAGATAGTCATAGCATTCGGACTCCTGCGCCATCCGGAAATTCCTTGGATTGGTGGATCTCCAGACGGTATTACGCTCAGTGGAGCTCTGATCGAAGTGAAGTGCCCATGGACCAGAAAACCAGATGGGAAAATTCCTGAACAATATTATCCACAAGTGCAAACTCTCTTGGAAATTTCTTCATTGGAAAAAGCCTATTTCATTGATTACATCCCAGAAACAGAACTAGTCAAAGAGGAAATGTTTATTGTCGAGGTACGACGTGATCGAGCGTGGTTTCAGGAAAAACTGCCGATTTTGCAGGAATTCTACAATCAGCTACAGGACGTCAACAACAAAAGGAAAACAATCGAAGAGGTTCTCCTTCCTCTCAGACGAGGTGGTAAAAGGAAGATGGAAACTGGGACAGTGGAAGCGACGGAGGAACCTGAGAAGGAACCTGAGAAGGAACCTGAGAAGACAGAGGTGAAGAAATGGAGAGGATTTAAGGATGATTCAATAAAAGGATGTGTTCTGTGATCTGCGTGTGAAACGAGATGTGCCTGAAAAAAAAAATGTGCAGCAAAAGATGCAAAGAACGAGCAGGACTCGCAAAGCGGTTGATTTCGCACTCTGCATTATCGCTAAATATCTGCAATCATGAATACCATCAATGACTTTGAAGAGATCGATGTCTCCCAGATTTTCATCGGAGTAGGGAAGAAAGGACAGCGCGGCAATATCACAGCCAATATTTACTACAAGACACCTGGAACTCCGTTGAGGATGAAAACCCCTCGTTTGCGTGTTCCCTTTGGGTTCTCGATGCCCAAGGATGCGCCAGGATGGGAAAATTCTGGGGTGAAACTCGCGCTTTCCTTCAGTTCCAACAGTGGGGATAAAATCCGAGAGTTCGAAGAGAAAATCATGGAGATCGATCAGCGGCTGTTTCAGCAAGTGTTGGAACGCCAGAATATCAAAGGTAGTGAATTGATTACCAAGAAACTCAATGAATCCAATTGCAATACCTTGCGCAGACCGCACGAGCAACCCGATAAATATTCACCTCTGATCAAAGCGAAAGTGGATACGAAAGTCGTTGGTACGGAAAAGGAAACCATAATCGACTTGGAAATCTACGATAAAGAAGGGAATTTGATTCCGCCGGCGGAAGTCACACCCGGAGGGGAAGTGCGAACTGTTCTTGAGATTTCCTATGTCTACATCATCAGTGTGACCAATTGGGGATTCATGTCCAAAGTCAAACAAATCAAGTTCTATCCAGGGTCATCTAGAATCGTTGGAAATGTATTTGAGGATAATCTTGGACAAGCAAGCATCGCGGTAGCCGATAATCACAACGTCGAGGATATGTCTCTCGCTGATTGATGTTTTGTAGAACAAGTGAGAGGAATAAAATCTATTCTGACAAATTCAGCCAATTTTTTTCGTGTATCTTCCATGAGTCACCAGTAAAAAATGTCGTCGAAGAACAACAAGACCTTGGTGTATGTGGCTTTGTTGGGTCTGAGCGGTGTGGTGTTATACGCCTATCTGCAAAGTCAGAAGAAGAAAGCCGAACAACAACAAGATGCTGCTGCTATCCAAGATGCGGCCGTTGTTTCCGCTCGCAAGAGACTGGCATCTGTTGCCACGGCTGCTGGACAAGCCGGACTCCTTTCCAGTTCCATGATGGGGGACCGTCCTGATGTTGCCTCCGGTACCGCAAGTGACGAGCAGGACAGTGGTCGTAGTATTTTTGTGGGAGCCTATGTCCCTCCAGAACACAGCGGACTCTCCAATATGCTCGGTAGTTCTGGTTCCGGTGGACTTTCTCAGGATATCTTGAACCAGTTCGCCTTGGATGATGTCGAGCAGCAGAACCTTAATTTGACACTTACCACACAAAAGAATCACAAACCGAAACTTAGTAGCACAGGCGCAGGCGTTGCTAGTCGATTCCTTACTGTTGCTGTTCCGCATACCGGGGATAACGAAGCGCAGAATCTCATGCTGCCACCTACACAAGATGTCCTTAGTGTCCAAAATCAGACAGGCGGTGGTTCCGTCCGTGCCACGCGCTATCTCAGTACCGATCCTCGTGGAGATCCAGGTATCACATCCGCCGGAGGAATGTCACCTCAGCTCCCCGGTGTTCCCATGAACGATCCTACCGTGGCCAGAGATGCAGGTCCTGCTATTAAAATTCCTTTTGATAAAGGACAATCCGGTGCAGGGGAAGGTGGATATCTGCAGCTCAAGAGCATCCGCGGAGTCTCCGATCAGGACTGTCAGAAGAAATTCGCGGTAAGTGCAGCTCGCAAGGGTACTACGAACAACATGGTTGTGCGCGCTGGTAAGCAGGTGGAGGACTACGGCATGTCTGGCGATGAGATGCAAAATGGTGTCGAAGAAGTCGAGGAATTCGGATCTTTCGATTGGGATTTCCCCAACGGTAGTCTTTCCGGTGGAGAATACTATGGTGCAGATACTAATCCGTTTGAGTTTGATAAGGCAGAAGAGGAGGCGGCATCTCAGAGTTCCGACGCTAGTTTTCTGGGCTTCTTTGATACGGAAGGTATGGAGACTGCCAGTTAAGGGTAAGTTTGTCAATTGTCTGACATCGTGAAATAAATTCCTTCTTATGCAATAGTGAACGAAATGACTACCACTGACCCTCCACTATCCCCCATTGCTCCAGTTCTTCCAGTGCCAACTTCTGTTCCCGTGGAAGACATTCCAGAATACCTCCGTCTCCGCAAGGAAGTCGAAGAACTGACCGCCGTACTCAATGAAAAGAAGAAAGCTATGAAGGCACTTGAAAAGAACGTCCAGGTTTTCATGAAATCGACAGGAGTCAGTAACATTCAACTGAGTGATCACAAGGCTATTGCGATGAAGGTAACGCAAGTCAAGATCCCAGTGACAAAAACATCCATCAAGGATCGTATCTTCTCATTCCCGGAAATCAGTCGCGAAGTCGCACAACGTCTTTATGACTACATCTACAATTACAATCGCGGGTACAAAACCAAAGAAAAAATTGATATCTCGCAAACTACTCCCACTCAATAGAGTGTTTATTACCAAGAAGTACGTGGTGGTCGATAGTTGGAATCATGAAATAACGAATAAAAACTCTTTGAACTCACTTTTGGATCTCCTGTTGGAAACAGTAATTTGTCAAACTGCCGATTTGGTTCATACACATTCGATGCCGGAACTTGATCGACATACATCATGTCCTTTTGTGTCGGCTGGTGTCCTGTGAACTTCGCTTTGAAGAGATTATCGTATGCTACTTGAATATTGAATCCGGCATTCTTTTCAAAATAAGGATAGTTCTGCATATTGGAATACTTGCGTGGTGCAAGAGTTGTATTCTTCTCAAACACACCACCTTGTTTTGCCGCAGAAAACTCATTGCCGAAGGGATCACTCAGAATCTCTGTTGCCGTACGCGTATCAGCCATGGGATTCCTATTCGATTCCATCACCGGATATAATTTTATATTGTATATTTTATTAACACATATTACACAGTAACTTTGCGCCCCAAAAATGTCACGAAAATGTACATCCTCTTTTTACCAGCAATGTCAACGAGTATGTGCAGACAGCGAAAAAGACATCGACGCTCTTCTTTATTACTTATCCGACAAAGTCATTCTTCACAACGCAACCGAAAGACTCTTGCTGAGAACTACGTTGCTATTATCCCATCCTCTTTGTAACGATGCTCTTTTTCAATACATGCTCGAGCAACGTATTCGGGAACTGCAAAACACTGGGTTCGAGATTATCCGCGAACAACAACGCTCTATCATAGCATCGGCGGTATCAGCTACTTGGGGATTCGCATTGGAATGTCGCACAGCTTTCGAACGTGCTGAACAGGAAATCATTGATGAACTTCTCGTCGATTTACCAGAAATATTTGAACACCAATTTCTCGAGCAGGCATTCGTTGGTCAGACTAATTTCTTTTTTCCATACTCTTTCACAAATTTCACTATCACTCCCCGGATTTCTCAAGTCATCCGCGAAAAATACAAATACTGGACCGATCAAGGTTTCGTTCTTTGTATAACAGGGGACGGTATTGATATTTTTTTCGAACGACTTAACTCCGGGAAATCAGGAGAATTTTATGAATCCTATGAATCCGGTGATTCTGTTTAGAATAAAAAAGATAACGATTTTTATTCCACATGTTTGGCACGATTTTCCGCTATGTAAAAAACGAAATAATGTGCAAACACACTGTATCCGAAACCCTGTTCTTTCCATGGTCTCATGAGCTCGTTGATGGCAACAACCACAGCATCGGGAGATGTATCAAGATGGCGAGGGATTCCTTTCCAACGAAATATTTTGCTGGATTTTCCCTTGCGTGCCCAATGTCTTATGCGATCACGGGTAATAACAGGTAATTGCGATATGATGATATAGGCGACTTTTCGTTCTGCATGTTTCGCAATATCGTAGCATTCCTTCGCAAGACCGGATTTGGGTGATATCCAAGCAATTGTACCGTACACGATACGACCCTCATTGTCGTTATTGTAATATACAAGTTCAAAACCATCTCTTTGGAGTTCAGCAAGACGAGCCTGCAAGTGATGTTCAAAATCAGGAGCAAGCCGATTCAATTTAGGAAAGTCAAACTCGAATTGGAACTGACACTTGTGTGCTCGACTCAAGAGTTTCTCAGATCCAAGATATTCATTCAGGAGAACATTTGTATCGAAACGAGATGTCTCAAAGGTTGTTTGGATTTCTTTCAAGAAAGAGGACATCGTAAGACAGAAAGAAGAACACTAGCCGATTGCAAATTGATTTTTTTTTCCATTTTTCAACAAACAATTTATAAATCTCTATTTTGCTATTCTCTCCGAAAACCTAGCAGTTCTCCAAATGAAGGACGACCTATCTGACGCTGTCAATATATCGAAATATACCGAAAAGAAATCACTTTTTTACCTTGAATGTCAAAGAATCCTTTCGGAATCTGCAAATAATATCGATATCTTTCTTTCTCAAATCTCTAATGATGTTCTTTTCCGCAAAGCCAAAAATCTCGACATCTATACTACTTTATTTTTCAACCGCCGTCAAAAAGACGATTGGGAATACCAATTTGAGCAACGTCTATGCGAACTACAAAACTCTGGTTTCGAAATTATCCGCGAACAAGAGAATGTGAGAGTTTCCGCAATATCAGCTACTTGGGGATTCGCATTGGAATGTCGCACAGCTTTCGAACATGTAGAACAAGAAATCATTGATACAATTGTAGCCGATTTACTAGAAATCACCGAATCTGACTTTCTCGAAAAGGTTCATAATGGTCGGAATTCGATTATTATCCCCTTTACCGGTCCAGGCATCACACCACGAATTTGTCAAGCCATCCGCGAAAAATACCGAAAATGGACTGATCAGGGTTTTTTTCTTATCATCTACCATCAATCCATTGAGATTTACGTAAGCAAAATTACGGCATAATTCTTCTTTTGGAAAGATCGATGTATCCTTTCTCTTCATCCTTATTTATCACGATGGCCGAGAATTGTTCTCCGACTTTGATAACCTTGTCAGGGGAAGGAATAGGTCTTCGTGAGAATTCCGAGAAGATAATCAATCCTTCCTTGTTGTACTCCAGAAGAGATACAAGGACTCCCATTTTCAATATTTCTTTCACTTCAACTTTGACTGTATTACCAATTTTTGGATATCCCTCTATCATTTTTCACATACAAAATGGAGGAGACATTTTTTTTATTCACTGGGGATGTCCAAATAAAGAGTGTTTTCTCTGATGACAGCTTTGTGTTGTGGACTGCTTCTTCCACTGCGACCGCTCGTTTGAAACGGTACACTGTCTGTGGTCTCCATTGATGCCAAAGATGCTAGACTCGCTATATCAGATTCTGGATCCTGTATTGGATATGGTGTGGATTCTCTTCTTCTCCTCTCTGATTCTCGTGCTGTTTCTCTACCAGATTCCCGGAGAGATTCTCGTAATGATTCCTTCGGTGGATTCATCATCGGTAACATCTGTTCGAAATGGGAACTCAGAGGATCGCCACGGGAATCTCCGCCCGGTGGCTGCCAATTCGATGGTCTTGGTCCGAACCCTTTGTCCGGGTTCATTCCTCCCATGACCCCCATCGCGTTCATGAAAAGATTGGAGCTAGGTCTCCTCATGTTATTCGAAGGAATCTGATCATTCGGAGTTTCCGGTTGACGCAGGATATTCTGGAGGCGATTGAACTCCTGATCAAATTTAGGTCCGGCCGGTGGTTGGGGTGCTTGTTGTGGTACCTGTTGTGCCTGTTGTTGTTGATACTGCGGAGCGGATGGAGTCACAGTAGGCATCACGCCATCAAGATTCTGTACCCCCATGGCATTCATAATCTGTTGGATCAGCTGCGGATTGGAGCTCAACGCATCCACCATTTTCGGTAAATTCAGGTCTCCCGCTCCTCCAGCCCCACCTGTAATCGCACTCATCAATCCAGAAAGCTGATCTCCTCCTCCTGCTCCGTCTCCCATATCTTGCGATTCTCCCGCTTTCTTCTTCTTGTTGTGATTACTTTTTCCCGAAGCTTGGGCGCGAACATGATATAAAGCTGCGGATGCCGTCAAAGTCAACATGATTTCAATGTAGGGCGATGGAGGTCCACGCATACGCCCTCTTTCATAAATGCGCTCAAACGCATCATCGTAATCCGTAATCCTAGACATGACAGCCTTCGACCAGTTGTGCAAGTAGAACGGGGAATCATCCCACATTTCGTTCATCCATTCGAGGCCTTGCACGGAGATCATCAACACCGATCGCGAAAAGTGGATGGACTTGTCGGCGGCTCTGCGCATGCACAAACTCTGTAACTCTACTTCCATGTCATCGAGACTATCGTGCATACTGTACGCGCGCGAAGGTTCGTATCCACTCTGCTGTAGATTGTAAAGCTTGTACAACAAATCTAACTTTCTTTCCACAGGAGACTGTTTTCGTCCAGGAGGAGCACGCAATGGTACTCGATTTGGATTATACTTCCCCTGTGGTCCACGTCTTTGCATCTCCTCTGCCATTTGACCAGGATCAATGGACCTCCTTGATTCTCCAGTTTTTCGTGATCTGTCCGACGCAGCCGAACGACGAGAATCTCTTGAACCTCTTGAACCTCTTGAACCTCTTGAACTTCTGGAATGTCTGGAGGGACGTGAGCCCTGTGAACTCTTGGACCTGTGAGATCTCTGCGACCTTGATCCTTTTGATGGACGCGAACCCCGAGAACTCTTAGACCGGCGAGACGCACGAGATTTGCGGGATCGCGATTTTCTCGTTTTTCTGCCATGTCTCTCGTCTCTTGACTTTCTTGACTTTCTTGACACCTGGGACTGTCTTTCTTCAGGGACAGCTGCAAGGTCAAATTGTCTATCTTGTTGCACCTGCCGAATAATTTCACCCGGATCTGGAATCCGAGGACCGCCCGGAACAACGCCGAAAGCAGAACCAAAGTCGTTGTTAGAAATAGATTCTTCTCGACGTTGTTCTTCAAGAGGAAGAGAGCGAGGTTCCGTTGTTATCTTGGCTTCATTGGCACAAAGCGCGATCAAAGTATCTGGGATAGAAGATCCGGTACTTTGTCTTCGTGATTGCGACCCCTGTTTTCGCTGTGGAGAATGGGAACGTTTCTTTGATCGTGGCTTGCGTCGGGAAGGAGACTTTGGCATCCCAACTCTTCTTTGTCTTCTCGGATTGTATGTTTGCGGTCCATGATCATGATCATCATCGACATCCGTATCCGGTGATTGTTGGAAATTAATACCTTGCATTCCGAGAGATTGAGGAGCATCGAGGTGCAGAGTTCCACCAATATCTTCTTCCCGTAAGAAGAGGTTATTCGCTCTGGGATCTACCTCTGCGCTCATATCTTTCTAAGGTCCTTTGCTCATCTATGAAACAGAAACTACTGACCATTTTATTGCGTCCAGTTTTCGATACCTCAACAACAACTCCACCACATTTTCACCAAATGTTTGTGATAGTGCAACACATAATAAAGGCATATCAATCCTCGAACGGATTCGTTGCCATTGAAGGAAAGGACAGCTTGCCATAAAGCGTTCACGAAACAATCGACCTGTTCCGTGCCTAAAAGACATCCGCGAATGTAATTCTTCATGATGTGGCACTGGCCATCGGACCAATTCTGCACAAAAGTGAATCGCAAGCGCATATCTCTCTGGTATCTATCCATCAGTTCCAGAAGTTCCATCTCGCTTGTGTCGTAGACATATTCCAAATCTGTTTTGAAGAGTACCGCGGGCCCCGTAGGGAGTACAAGTTGCTCATTCTCAATAGGATCGTGGATGATCGTGCGGACTCCCGATTGCAGAAACATTTGAGAGACATGATGATTCACGGGAGCATTCTCGGACGATACATGGAAGATGCAGAACCATGTTTGTTTTTCCCCTTGGGGTGCAACAGGTGTAGGAGTAGAATCACACAAAAGATACTCTGCAGTTTGCTCGAATTGCTCTTGCATCTGTCGTGCGGTCATAGTGTTTGGATACCAGAGAGAATTGGTGAGAAGCGATTTGCATTTTTTCAATGGTATCCTCCCGGTATTGTAAGGGGCAAAGACCGGACGAATGTATGTTGGCATGAAGGACCCATCGAAATTGATCGTCCAAGTACATAGTGACCCCGGAGTGCAAGTGGTCCGTGATGCCAGTATCTGCTTTTGATATTGCACATGTCCTGGATACTCTTGTTCCAGAAGAGATGTGATCGTTTCCTCGCCATGTTCAGCAGTCAAGTCTTGAAGATTATTGCCAATCTTTGTGCCTTTAAGAGCGAAAATGTACGTGGTATTTAGCAAATCGGACATGTTATGTGTGGCCAGGAGACAAGGATGAAAGTGGATCATCTTGCCTTCTTGTCTATTCTGCATGAAAAAAAACTCATACTTCTCATGACTCTCTCAGTAGCGGGGCATATGAAGAACTGGACTTACACCCGCAGAATCACTCCAAGTCTACAAAACATCTTCTTGCAATGTCCAGATGGCCCTCAACGCATTCTTAACAACAAGCCTCTGTACCTCGGTTCGGTTCGGGATTCGGCAGACATGGAAAAACTGCAGAAGTTGCAAATCAAGAACATTTTGGTTATCGCCCCGGAGTCCCAATGTCCCTCTTTCTTCCTGAATGATATCAACTATATGCGGATCATTCTAGACGACGATATCAACGCTCCTATTAGCGAAATCTTTGTTTGGGCATGGCAATTTATTGAAGATGCTCTCCGGAAAAAACAGGCTGTACTCATTCACTGCCAAATGGGAATTTCTCGCTCCGCAACGATCGTTATTTCCTACCTCATGATATCCGCTGGAATGAAACTCGATACTGCGATCGCCCATATTCGCCGATTGCGTCCCGTCATCAATCCAAATCGTGGTTTCCTCAAACAACTTCGCGCTCTGGAACAAAAGCTTTTTGCTAGGAAAACAAAAGCAGGTGTCAAATCAAAAGCCGCTGTTGGTCGCGTAAGGATTCCATTGCGTAGCAAACCTCCGCTTCCGTGAGTTTCACACCCTTTTTGGCTTGTAAATTCTGCACAAATTCCACGTTTTTCTCCGTACATACTTTCTCTAACCATCCATAATTGAACAAGTCTGTAAATCCGACATCTTCCTCTGTCAGACTCCTTTTCACTTCTGCGGTATACTTAGCCGGCGCATCCTCCTCTTCCAAAAGCTTAATCGCCATTGCCGCTTGCTGCACTCCACGATTTACATCTAGTTCCCGTAAATGCGAAGAAAACACTGCCGAATCCCCCACAAGAAAGACATACTTCTTTCTCCGTAGGAAATACGCACTCATGGTGTCCGACGCTAACAACGGAAAAGAAACGAACTTGGAAGAAAGGATTCTGCTATTTTTGTGCACAAATCCAAATACCCGATGACTCAACAGAAACTTGTCTTGGACAGTTTTCGGCCATCGCGCGGACTCCAGCATGTGTTTCGGATTATTTTTCTTTTCTAAAACTTTCAATTCTTGTAGTTCCCGCGCAGTCAGAATCAACAACAAATAGGGTAACAAGCGAGGAGTATCTTCGGTTTCCGACAAGTCATGGGCATTCATCCACGGTACCCAACGTTCATCCGCCGCTGTGGTAGAGAACGCAACATACATGCCATGAATTAGCCCAGATGTTGATTCCATCTTTGATTTCAAGATTTTGCTGCGGACCATGCTATTCCGTCCATCGGCTCCAAACAACACATCAAACCCGATTTTATGATCATCCACGTAGACTTTCGGACCTTCTCCACTATCCATGCCAATCGTCGCTTTTTGTTTCTTTAATATCTGAATGTGATACTCATTCTCCGCATATTGACCCAATCGGAAGACCAATTCGCTTCTCGTGATACTCAACCTCGGAATGTGTTCTTTCACACAAACATGCTCTTTGTCCATCACTGGCAAATGATACCTACAGTAATGTTTTTTCGATAATTTCAGCAGTAACCAATTTTGAAGCTGTTCTGGTAGAAGATGAATCGTTGCATCCGAAAGAACTAGTATTTTATCATCTTCTTCAACTGTAGAACTATCATCAACAACAACAACAACCATACTAGGATGCCGAACTTTCAACAGTATCGCTGTTATCAGCCCCACAGGCCCTCCTCCAACAATCAGAAACCTTGTCATTCTTTCTCTCTCCTCTATCTCTACAGTTTTTTTATGCGCACCTCTTGATCACATGACCAGCTATCGATTTACATAGCGAAATATCCGCATTGAGAAATACATTGCCTCGAATGAACACCCCTAAATCATCAACATTTGCGGCCGCGAGAACTGCTTTGTCTTCCACACTTGGATCGCTTCCATTCAATCCATCTTTTATCCATTCCAAGGTTGCAGAAGCTAGGCTAAACTCCACCGAATCCGTCGAATCAATGTAAAACGTAAGTTCTTGTCCAATGACAAAGGGGGCGGCACCTGTAAATTCCACCCGGTAAAAAACCTTCCTGTTGTACCCGTATTTCGTCACACGATACAAATCGGAAAACGCATAGGCCGCCCGAACATTTTTCACTTGATATTTCTTGTTATCAATATCCGTAGCATTGAAATCAACAATCGTCAAATTGTCTCGCCGTGTCACTTGCTGACAAATCAGTTTCCTCTGCAACTCCGCATTTTCTTTCATTTCCTCGGTAACTTCCGCAGCAATGTCAACTTCACCAAGACGGTAGATACGCTCGGAAACCGTTGTTGCGGCATACCGCATGTACACCTGTAAATTCGGAACGGAAGCATTTCCGGCAATTCTTCCGGTTTCATCAAGGGCAATCGTGAACTTGGTACTTGCATCAAAGGGTCCCATCGCCACAGAAACTAGAGGATTGGCTTTCGAATCTGGAAGGCGCTTTGTGGCAATCTCGAAAAAACTTTGGACATCGCAATCCACAGGGAATGTGTAGGTAAACAATCCATCTGCCTGACTCAGAGCATATGCATACACATCGGTCATCGTGAGACTTCTTCTTTCCATGTACCATAGAATAAATGTTAATGAGCGAAAAACGCATCTTTTATTTGTAACGACTTTCTACTTGCGCACACACTTCTGGAAACGGCCTCGGCAACTGCGCTTGCAAGAATTACGCTTAGACCCAGCGCGGGTAGGGCACTTCTTGTGGCACTTGCGAGTCTTGCTCAGGCAACGGCTCCGACGGCTGGAGGAATGCCTCTTGCTGGATTTGCGTGACTTGCGAGACTTACGCTTCTTTCCGGTGCCACTGCCACTTCCACTGGGAGGACCGCAGCGCAACTCACCGTACTTGGTAACTGTCTGCTTCATACCTGGAGGACAGAAACTTTGTACCTTCAACTTTGTCATAGGATCAGTCCAACTGTATATAATGCGGTTTGTAGTCGAATCTCTATCGATTTGAAGGTTGTATCCGAAATTATTATAAAAATTTTTCATGGTATCGAAATCAACTCCTGGGATATATCCTCCCATCAAATTCTTGGCACTGGAATCATGGAGGCAAATTTTACTTGCATCACCTACCCAATTGCATCCGGTCACACCTGTACAGCTTGGCTGCGTGAGTAGACCCTGACATGTCTTTTGTTGTCCCATGGCAGCATAAGCGTTATAACCATCTCTATTCATACCAAAAGTATTGCCCAATGATTTACTGCGAGCAAATCCAAGAGCCATATTGAGGGGATTCGCTGTGGCAATACCAGGAGCAAAAGGAGATGTTATTAGTCCGGGACTACCAAAAAATACTGGAGATGTCATTTTTCAAGAAATGGAAAGTTGAGTGAGGTTCATGCATATTGCGAGAAAATAAATCAGCCCTCCGGAAAGTGAATGCCAATCCAGTACCCGATAGCTGCACATATGTTGATAACCAAGTATCTATGACAGTTCCTTGACGTTCGAATTTCCTTTGTTAGAAAAGCTCCAAGGGTAGCGCCGATTAACATTAAAATTGGTGTGGGTATTACACCGAGACGAATTCTTTGTCTTGGTAAACCTCTTCTTGTGCTTTTTTTTCGTTTCATGAGAGATAATGAGATCCATGGAAAAAAAGAAACCGAAGTTCTATGGAGTCTTTCGCGGCCGTAAACCTGGTGTCTATCGGACATGGGAGGAGACCCAGGAACAAATCAATTCCTTTTCGGGAGCGAAACACCGTGCGTTTGCAACAGAACAAGAAGCGTATTGGTTTTCGGAACGCGGCAGTGTGGAAGAAGTGGAGGTAGAGGAAAAACGAGAGACACAAGAGTCAAGACCGATTGTTGTGTACATTGACGGTTCGGCAGCGCGAGGAAAAGCAGGGTCGGGAGTTTTCTTCGGGAACCATGATAGTCGAAATCGAAGCGTCCCGTTTCATCTGCTACCCTTGACGAATCAGAGAGCGGAAATTGCGGCTGCGTTGGAAGCGCTGAAAGTCTTGGAGGACACGAGTCCCCCACTGATAACTTTGGTGACGGATTCGATGTATCTCGTGAACAGCATGACGTTGTGGTTATCGAAGTGGGAACAGAATGGTTGGACTCTTTGTGGCGATTGTACGAAGCCTGTAAAGAATCGCGATTTGCTAGAACCGTTGGCGGCGTTGATTCGTAGGTTTCCGAAAGTCCAGTTCCGTCATGTTTTTGGGCATCGAAACAATGCAGGCAATGAAGCCGCGGATAGATTGGCGAAACTTGCTTCTGGATTGATTATTCCGGTCTCTAGCGTTTCTTCTGCCTCCAACGGGTGTATGTTGTAGATGGAGGCTTTTTTTTCTCTGATATGGATCGAAATTCTAGTTGAATCATGTCCACCAGGCCAAACATTACCCAGTCGGTCGGTAACGCACCAGATGCAGAATTCGGCGACCTGCGTATCAATGGAACCCTTACTGTGGGGAAGCTCCGCACTGAAGTCACGACTACGGTTGGAGAACAGAGATTAGTTCTTGGGAATTTGGCAACTGATGCTGAGACACTAACTGCGGAACAAATGCTTTCCGGAACTCTGGTACTTGTCGGAAACGGTGTCGATGCTAATTTTCAGTTGACAACCCCGACCGCAGCGCTGATCAAGGCTAAGTGGCCGAATGGTGCTCTGCAGAATTACGAGGTATTACCTTTGAATATCATAAATACAACAGCTTATACATGCACTTTGGCAGCTGGAACCGGTGTTACCCTTGCCGTTGGTATTACAACGATTACCACTCTGCGAATGGGTAAGCATCTTCTTGTCTGCACCAATGCTACGACGCCAACCTTCATGCTTCACAAGGTGTAAGAGAGATGATGAGACTGTTTTTCCAATAAATTTTCCATAGATAACTATGATTGTCTCGTTTTCATGTCGACAAAGCCAGTTGTCACCGCTTCCGTGGGAAATGCTCCCAACGCCGAATTCAATAATGTTCGTATTAATGGCACTTTGTCAGTAGCCAGATTACAACCACAGTTGATGGGTACCAATGCTGGCGCAGCAAGTCTCGCTCCCACTGGTGATTATGCTTTAACAGCACAACAGGTCCTCGGTGGAAAGATTGTTGTGCATGGTATGACTGCTGACCACAATTTCAACCTTCCTACTGCTGCCACGATTTCCGCGAATTGGCCTACTGGATCCGGTACCATGAAGCTTTATGATGTCATTCCGCTCACCATCGCAAACAACAGCACATCAGTAGCTACACTTGTGGCAGGAACTAATTTTACTTTGGATACAGCTGGAGGGGGTATTGGTTCTGCGACTTGCAAGGAGTTGCTGATTACTTGCACGAATGCCACGACTCCTGTGTTCTACCTTTACTCTGCTTAATCGAAGAGTATTTCTGGATCTTTACAAAACCAATAAACCGAAGTCTGCATAACCGCGTATTTTTTTCCGTTTTAATTGATGATTGTCCGTATTTGCAATGTCGACTAGACCTAATGTGACTGCATCTGTTGGAAATGCTCCCGATGCCGAATTCAACAACGTTCGTGTGAGGAATCGCTTGTCTGCAGCTACCCTATTAACTCAGTCTGCTGTGAACAAAGCTGCTGCCACGGATCGTGTGCGGACTATTACATTTGGCGCAACAGCGGACTTCATGGATGCCAATGATCAGCTTTTGATTACAGCCGATAATATCGTGGGAGGATACCTGGTCATTACAGGTCAGACAGGTAGGTTTACAGGACTGATGCCTTCCGCGGCAACCCTCTATTCCAAATGGCCAAACAATGCTGCTTTGAGAAACTACGACACACTGCCATTCACTATTATCAATCACAGCGATACTGGTGTTTGGTTGCAAGGCGTGACGAATGTTACGATGGATAAGTCTCAGCAAGGTGATGCCGGAACTCGTTTCCACATCATCGGACCCACTGCTACATCAAAGATGGAAATCGTCTGCACAGATAACACCGCGTCGGCACCTGTGTTCCAGGTTTATAGAGTGTAGTGGATTGTGACAAAATGTCAAGTAGTAATAAAAAGAAGAAGTCTTCCTCTCTCTCTCTTTCTCCACGTGCGTTTTTATTAAGGTATTAGAACAATTGTACGGACAATAAGCAAGACTCTCTCTCTCATGGATCTTCTTCTTCCTTCTCCGCGGCCATTAGGGGTACGCAATGGGGTTTTAGAATTCCGACCGAAGATTGGAGTGCTAGGAGTAGAGTTGTTTGAATGGCAGAAAAGATACAAGCAAGAAGAGTTTCCGAGGAGAATATTAAATGTGAATTGGAAAGGAGAAGAAGAGGAAGGTACTTGTCCGATTTGGAGCAAATGGTGGAAAACCGTTCTGCGTGATCCTTTCGGCGGTATCCTTTCTCGCTCTCTGGGGTATTCGTTGCAAATAGTTTCCAGGCCATTTTCCATTATCCTTATTTCCGGAGTTTCGAGTCTCTGTCAATTCGTACTAGTGGAAACGCTGCTTGAAATGTTTGGGTCTGCAGGGAGAAGATTGAATGTGGCTGACAAATGGATACCAACGGACCCGGAAAAAGATCTCCCGATTGTAGGAATCCTGCAATACATTCACAAATTGAGAAAAGCAAGTATCGAGGATATCATTGATGTAGATTGGCTGTGCAAAGTTGCGGATTCCGTTGTGCCGATTATCATTTGTGATCTTCCTCCCAATTTCAATTGTTCGCGAACCCACTCGTTTTGGAAACGTTTGATTACGATTCCTTGTGATCATAAGAATGAGTTCTATCAAAATGTGAAACCACAGGAACTGTTAAAGAAATTGAGGACAGAGCAGGCCGGAATCTTAGGTTTCATGTTTCGTGGAGTGGGAGAATACATGGCGGAAGAAGCTGTTCTCCCCGTAGATCAGCATGTTGTGATGATTTACGAGATGCAAAGGTATGAATATCATATAGACGAATTTATCGCATATCAATGTCATCCTTTGGAAACTGCATGCGTGAGCGAAATCGAGGTTTATAGAAGATATCTCAAATGGACTCGGAACAAGCAATGGGTACCTTTTCGTTTATTTATTTTTAGGGACAAGATGAAACTGAGATTTCGTGTTCAAGAAGTGGAAAATGTCATCATTTATTGTGGCCTGAAACTTATGTAATATGCGGAACCTTCCAAGACTACTTCTTCTTCGGTTTCTGCTGTTGACTGGATGACGTACCACGAGTTTCTCTCTTGGGCTCCTCACGCTTACTGCGGTACCGATTATCGTCGGATTCGCTTCCTGAAGATGATGATTCATCGTAACTGTCGTCATCACTGTCGAAATCATTGGATAGCATGTCGTTCATGTCCGACACAATCTCTTCGGCTTCTCCTTTGACATCGAAGTGATCATTGGTCGAATTATGCATAAAAACCCTTGCAACCCCGCCGCTGCCGAAATCTGTGATGTGTGTGACATGATCAGGGTTCACATAGATATACTGTCCTAGTGCTGTTTGCAACTGAATGAACATTGCTTTCTACTGCGTTCTCTCTTGGTTCTAGCGGCACATTTTTTCCTTCAGCGGGATAGAAAACGCATGCAATATAAGGAAGAACAAGAGAGTGCGCAGATTCAGTTGCTTCGCGAAGGACCGTGTGTTCTGTGGTGTGTGGACAACGCTGGCATGGAAAGAGTGGATATTTACCGGGAACTAAAGAATGAAGTGGGGTTGGATATTGCGGAATTCTGGAACACGTTTCCTGCTAGTGGATATTGGAAAGTAATGGATTCCGTCAAATATGGCTACTGTGAACTTTTGGCCACCTTGGGATTCATGCGAAGTTGGAGTATTGATATGCCAGAGATGTATCGTGATGTACTCGACAAAATCGCCAAAGCGGAAGTGTTGCGGAAAATGAAAGTGGCCGAGGCGATGAAGAGGAAAGAGAGGAAGAAGAATCACAGCCATTCTGGAGCGTATTCTGCCAAACGTTTACCATTTCTTCGTCGATAATAAACAGTTCCATTTTCTTCTACGTCCGTTAACTTGTCATCGGGGTTCCTGATTCTTGTATATTCTTGTTCACTGACCGGTTCCCAACACCAGTCCTGCTCGATGAGTGCTGTGATTTCGATTGTGTTCAAAACCGATTGCAAATTCTTCTCCATCATGGCATTGCGAATGGTTGCGAAAAACGCCTCGGCTTCTTCGAAAGACGTGCACGTGACAACCGTATTATATTGTGGATTTACGGCAATCAGCCAAACACGATACTCTAGAACCCGATCATATCTTTTGCCTCCACCGTAGAAAACCCCTTGCGTGTAAGGATAACTGCCGACTTTCTCGCGGTCATGAACGGGAGGGTATGTAGTGGTTCCTGTCGATGTTCCTGCAATTCCGGCAAGCACTGTTCTCTGTCTCGACAGAGAAACCAAGTCTTGTATCGGATTTTGTGGCTGCTGCATTTCTCTCTTTGAACAAAAGAAGCAGAAACAAACAAAAGATTGATTGCGTTCGACGCTAATAAAAAGAACAAGATACTGCAGATACTGAGATGATTCGAAAACAGAGGAATCGGAGAAATCTGACACGGTGGAAGAAATGGAAGGAATTCTGTAAGGCAAAAGACATCAAAGATTCCACTTTATTTACTCTGGTACTGATTCACTTTGTTTCTTGTCGTAATATTTTCTAGGCATCGTAGATGAGTTTTGTCGAAAATATACTATGTCTTCGTTGAAATCACTTGCGAAAATGAACCCTATGATTTTCCAGTTGGGAGTTCCAGTCGCGGTCATCCTAGCCGCCTACATCTTGAAGCCCAAGATGATTATGCAAACCTCGGACCCTAAAAAGATTAGCAATGAACGCCTTGCTCTGCTGGCCGCTGTGGCGATCCTCGCAGGACAGGTTATTGATTGCCAGATCCACTCAAAAAAGAATTACGGAAAACTTACAGGTGGAAGAAGTGATATTCCCGCCGCAGCTAGCTATGGCCAATTGCCATCGTATGAATAGCCAGTATTGTCTGCAGTCCCTACGATATTTTCTGCTGATACTGATGACTTTTCTTGCAATGTCTTTGAGATCCGCTGCAAAACTGAATCCTATGATCTACCAGTTGGGAGTTCCAGTGGCTGTAGTGTTGGCAGCATACGTATTGAAGCCGAAGATGATCATGGAACCTTCCGATCCAAAGAAGATCAGCAATGCCAGATTAGCTCTTCTTGCTGGTGTGGCCATCCTTGCAGGACAGGTTATCGATTGCCAGATTCACTCGCAGAAGAACTACGCAACCTTGAGTGCCGCGAGCTAAGGATGGAATCGTTGTTGTCATACGAGTTGCCGTTTTTTTCTGCAATACTAAGTGACTTTCGATATATCTTACAACATGGACCCAGCCAAGATTCCACCTGCAGCTTTGACTATCGGTATCCCAGCCGTAGTTGTTATTGGTGCATACCTCCTGAAACCCAAGTTGATCATGGATTCTAGTGATCCCAAGAAGATCAGTAATACTCGTCTTCTGATTCTTGCAGTAGTTGCAATCCTTGCTGGACAGGTTGCAGACTGTGTTGTACACAAAAATCGACATGAAGCTGTGGCCGATTGGCAATCTCTTTAGCTCTGGAAGCATATGTGTAATTGTCCTAATAAACAAGAAAACCTTGTTCGTTTTTCTTTTTCATCCAGTTCCGATTTTTTTACTGAGTTCCTGCAAGGGATTCTGGCAGAAGAGTTTCGTCTGATTTTTGATTCTTTCCTCTCTGGCTTTCGCTTGATAGTTGCGTAGTTGCTCCACAAATTTTTGTATGACGATTTTCCGCACCGGAATATCCCAGGAAATCAGGAAAGTCATGTTGCCGATAATGCAGACATCGTATCCTTGTTTTACTAAATCGTAGTAGAGGAAGAGAATTGCCTGATTGATATCAAAATCCATGGCCATCGCATCCAGATGCACATCGGGCATAGTGTAGACAATCCAGGTTTCTCCAACATCCGCCGATTCCTTGATCATCATGTAGCATTCTCTGAGGATATCCTGAATTGCCATAACTCGCATGTAATGGCTCTTCCGCGAAAGTGCTCTGGCCCTCTCTGCAGTTATCCGTTCCTCCATCTTTCTCTCTGTCGTCTCATCACATGCACAAAAAACCGTTAGCATGCGTCTGAATGCAAAATTATCAATGCACTCTACTAGCTTCCTTAATGGATTTGTCGAACTGCACCTCAACTAGCCGTTCTGTTGATTTCCCTACGAGGAACATCATTGAGCGATTGAATGAAGATGATAGCGAAATCTTCGACTACGAAGAAGGCGAGGAAGCAACGGAAAAGCCTGTTATCATTAACAACAACAAAAACAAAAAACAAAGACAAACAAGCAAACGGAGAAAACGAATTTTGACCGTAGAAGAACAACGAAAAGAGCTAGCGGAACAAGCAGCAGAACAGGGGGACCATGGAGAATCAGAAGAGGTCGAAGAGGAAACCAAACGTGTAAGTAAACCTCCTTTGCTTATTGAAGGCAAATACTACACTCTTGATACTCTTCCTCCTGCAGTCCTCGATAACGCCATTGAACAATGTCATCTTTCTTTTCCTCAAGGTACCTATCAAGTCATTTATGTCGATCCTCCTTGGCGTTTTCGTAAGAACTCCAGATGTCTGGAGGGGATCGTCAATTACCCCACAATGGCACTTGAAGATATCAAGGATCTCAAGGTAGGTTCCTTGGCAGAGACTGATTGTGTTCTTTTTCTCTGGGCTTGTGGACCGATGTTACCAGAAGCGTTTGAAGTCATCAAGGCCTGGGGATTCGCTTACCGTGCTATCTACAAAGTCTGGAGAAAAGTCTATCCCAACAATAATCCCGTCTGTGGGCCTGGATGGTGGTCTAGACCTAATACGGAATTCGTCCTTGCGGCAACGCGCGGATCTCCTTTAAAGAAGTGGAAAACGACTTGTAAGGAACCACAGGAATACACATCTCCGAGACCAGGGAGACACTCGCAAAAACCGGCAGCCATACGGGACAAGATTTACCAGTTCATGAATGTGAAACGTAGAATCGAACTTTTTGCGCGAGATACGACTCCAGGATGGGATGCGTGGGGTCTAGAAATTGATGGGTTCTTCTATCACGGATGTCACCTACAACCGAATCTACAAAACAGTGAGTCGCAACCTCAGATTTCAAAGTCACGGAAAGCCATTCGAGATACCAACAAGGCACAACCTACCATGTCCAGTCAGAAAGTCACGGTTCTTCTGTCCTGATGAGTCCTCGAAGGTCCTCTAGTCGCACCAGCGCTCGAAACTGATCCGCCAATGTCGTTCCTGTCGTCCTTGACGATCCCGGCGTGAAGAAAAGTGTGATTGTGGTAGCGGACACTTCAGCATCGCGGAATCCGTGCGATAATACCTCATCTGCGAATTTGAAATAAACATCGGGGTCATCCTTGAAATCTCGGAAACAGTTACTTGCAAGCAGCACGCGATTCGAATGCAGTTCATAGCATGGAGAGCCAAACGCAAATCGAAAGTAGTTGAATTCGGCTGGTTTTTTCGTTTTCGTTATCTCCTGGATAACATTAGGTAATGTCCGATCGAATAAATCTGTGGTGTAGTATTTATTGGAGAATCCAGCAAGGTGAGCGTATGTTCTCGCGAAGGGAGACATCGCCTGCCAGATGACTTGGATCCAATCTGAATGCATGTCCTATTCTTCCGCTTGTTGAATAGAAAAATTTGTCGTTTGGCCTAACGAAACAACCCATGCGGTAGCGAGGATGCAGAATAAAAGGAGGAGCGTCAACTGAAGACTAGGATATGATACCTTGTTATTCTTCTCTTCATCGCGATAGTATTCGTTTTTCTTGATCCTCTCGCGTTTGCGCAATTTCAATCGCATGTTCAACAATCCATCCAGACCAAGAAACTGCAGCCGTCCATATCGGAATCCAGGCATTAGCCCCACAATTTCGGGATCAGTGAACTGCTTGGGTAATGCATGGCTGCAATTTTTTTCAGGATCTAACAATCCCATGATTTGCATAAGTAAGACCACAAATTTCGAACAATAAAGGGTATCATAACGATCATGATTCGCACCGAGTATTTGTCCATGGATGATATTCATCCAGCCTACGTAGTCCCTATCGAATGTAGAAACATGATGTAAAGATTGCAAACCTTTGGCTAACCTATTCTGCAAGACTTTCCTCGATACGGAGGATGTTTCTAAGCGTCTCCAGGCCACAATACCATATGGATGAGTCGTCAATCGTTCCCTGAGAAGTCCGATGTGCACACCATCTTTTGTTTTCTTCGTTATCACATCGGGCATGAAGTCTTCGGGAGTACATTCCACAAGGTAGACATCGGTATCCGTGCGGTACACCATGGAAATATGACTGAATATGTTATTCCCAAAAAATCGGACAATGCTGGAATCGTAGCTTTGATTGGCCGAGAGAATCAAGTCTCCTGTTTGGAAATTACAATCCTCAATCGGAATCATTTTTTCTTTATCGATGGAGAGTAACTTGATCTTTTCCAGACGAGATGTCATGTAAACAAGAAAGGCAATAGTAGTGGCGGAAAGGAGGATCATGTTTTTTATTATTCACACAGAGATAAATTAGTATCTATTACTACCTGAACATACCTTTCTTTTGCATGATAGTAATGACATAAAGGGAAACGGAGATTAGCACTATGGTCGAGGTCACCATGCAGCATTTGGACTTACCACTCTTCTTTGCTTCTGCTTTGCTTGCCATTGTTGTTCACAAGTAAGACAAGAAAAAACTATTATGCCCCATATCCGTATTGTTCTGGACCTTGGGCAGCCGCAGCAGGAGCATCAACAACGGGTTTTTTCAGCATCTTCAAAATAAAGAGCCCCCCCACCACAGCGCACACAAGAACTCCAATCGTACAACAGGCCTTCTTGTTATCCTGCTTTTGACTTGCCTTCGCAGATTTTTTGCCAGCCATCGAGGTTCTCGCTAATAAAGTTAGAAATTATTCTAGTCCTTTTTTCTTTTTTTTCTTCTCTTCTTCTTGTCAACCAGGCACTCATGAGCAGCAATGAACGAGACTCTTTCTTCTTGTTTTCCGTGGATGATGCTGCCAAACCATTGAAGTATTTGTATGATCAGGCGAAAATGAGTTACTGGGTAGCTGAAGATATCGATATGTCCCAGGATCTTCTGCAGTGGAACAAACTTTCCCCGGAACTGCAGCGGTTCCTTATTTACGTCCTGGCTTTCTTCTTCGTTTCCGATGGCGTAGTTTTCGAGAACTTGGTTTTCCGCTTTGCACAGGAGGTTTCCAATGACGCAAAGCCTTTCTACGCTATCCAGATCGCTATGGAAATGATTCATGCGGAGACTTACAGTAAATTCATTGAAGTGCTGGTAACTGATCGGGTTACTCGCGATCATCTAACCAGAACCGTTGAGGAGTTTTCTTGTGTCCAGAAGAAAATGCGTTGGGCGGCAAAATGGTTCGCATCGGACAAGAGTTTTGCTACTCGCCTTCTGGCTTTCGTGGCAGTCGAAGGAATCTTTTTTAGCGGGTCTTTCTGTGCTATCTTTTATTTGCGGACGAAACCGTATTATCTCCGTGGCCTCTGTCAGGCCAATGAATACATTGCCAGAGATGAAGGTCTGCACTGTCGATTTGCATGTGAATACTACAAACAACTGGAACCTCTCCCAGTCTCCGAGGTCTACGGTATCATTAAGGAAGCTGTATTCATCGAGAAGGAATTCTTCGACGAAGCTCTTGCCGTTCCCGTTATCGGAATGAACAAGGAAATGATGGCAGACCATATCAAATATGTCGCCGATTACTGGCTCCAGGAACTCGGATATCCGCGATTGTACAATGTGGAGGAACCATTCGATTTCATGAATCTCATTGCCTTACAGGGGAAAACCAACTTCTTCGAGCGCAGACCCACTGAGTATAGCAAAGGTAACATCGCACCAGGAGGATCTACGGGACTCGTAGAGATCGGAACCGGAGAAAATGTCTTGAACGTCGTCAATCTCGATTAAGAAATTTTATACACGTGTACCTACAAAAAAGGCAAATAAAAATTAATAAATTCAGAATTCTGGTGTCTCCCTTTCTTCGAGTCTTCTCTGTGTTCAACCTCAACCGACCACACTATGGCTTCTTCCTCTTCTTATGTCGTGCGCCACCCTTTCAACCGCAGCGTCCATAGCCGGATTACGCGGAATGTCAGCAACAATTCTGTCTGCACCGCACCATCACTCTTCTCCAATTCCATCGTGGAATTCATCCTGGAAACTCCTTTGGAACGGAGGTCCTACCCGTCCGTTGAGGAATATAGGAAATTCTGGCTCGATTACTTCTCTGTGGGAATCGATAAACCCAAGATGCCGGAAGGAACCATGAACAGCACCATCATCCGTTTCTTGCGGTTCTACCTTTTTGATGCGCCGGAGCCGATTGTAGTTCCTATGCATGATGCTCTGTTTCGACAGGAACCAAGCTTCTTCACTTGCATTGGGGACTACATCGGAGAATTCCTGTCCCCGAGCTCTGGCGCTACCACCATCGATATCCGTATCTATTGGCAGGTCGATCTCCATATCTTCCGTCGGATAGTGCATTACATGTACTGTGGACAGATCCCACTCATCGAGTCTATCCCCGATTATCACAAGATGACCATCTTCTGCAAATTCGCGAATATCCGCTCCCTCTACAACAGTCTCACGAGGTTCGGGGAATCTTTTCATTGCGGATTATCTTCTTTGAACGGCATCACTCCCGTGGAAACCTGTTTCCTGGAGACCACGATGAAGACCTACGCGAAGACGACCAACGTCCACCTGGAGGCCATTGCGAAAACTCTGACGCAGGTCAATACCATGGTTTCCACCGTCATCTCCGCCATGATTGCGAGTGAGAAGGACGACAGGAACGACAGGAACGACAGGAACGACAGGAACGACAGGAAGAGCACCAAAGACAGCTCCCGACCCGCTTCGCCTGCTCTCTCGGATCAATCCTGCAAATCGAGGAAGAGATCAAGAGATCATGACCATGAAGACAGCGAAGAAGAGAGAGAGTGAAGATCTTCTTTTTTTTCTTCTCTGTTATTCATTGCTCGTGTCCAATGCCTCGTGGTGTAGTTATCAATATGAATAGGACCATCTATCATTCTTCTCCTGTTCCCACAGTCGTTCCCACAGTCGTTCCCACAGTCGTTCCTTCGATTCCTGCAGTCCCCGTAGTCCAACGACACCATCCTTATTCGATCTGGAATCTTGTCGCGCAACGTGGAAATCGAAAGGGACCTACACCCCGAATTGTGAAGGAAACAAGTGCGAATACTTTTGAGACTTGGTTTCGTACATCTCTGAGGACGGAAAGCACAACCAATGAAAAATTGACATCAACAGAGCTGGAAAGAGGATTGAAAGAGCGGACGCAACAGAACTGGTCCATCGAGCCTGCCGTGGTACCTGGATTCGAAATACCCACGTCTTTATTGTACACAGCCCTCAAACCACACCAGATTTCCGGGGTCGCCTGGGCCCAACAGAAAGAATTGACTGTTTCGCCTGGAGGTCTCATCATGGACGTGCCAGGAACTGGAAAAACGCTAACAATGATAACGACCATCCTCCTTGGTCTTACACAGCAATCTCAACAACACACACTAGTTGTTTGTCCAGCTACCTTGCTCACCATGTGGGTCGACGAGTTCCGCCGTCATGCACAACACCCCGTAACCATGCTACTCTATCATGGTCATGCGAAACACACACACACCGACTTGAACGACTTCAACGTAGTCATCACTTCCTACCATTCTTTGTTGTCTTCCCCGTCTTTGTTCATCCCTGTATGGGATCGTATCGTTCTTGACGAAGCTCACGCTATTCGTAACCAAGATACTCATATCACTGCGGCTGTACGGAAATTGCTAGCAAAAGCTCGTTGGTGCCTCACCGCAACTCCAGTTGTCAATTCTCTTCATGATCTCATAACCCTCTTCAAGTTCCTGCACTTATGTCCCGAAACCGTGACGAATTTGACAGCTATCGAAATCCAGGAACTTTTGCGGGAACACGCTATTCGCAGAGGAAAATCTATTCTCTCTTTACCGACAAAAAAAGAGGTCACCGTGCAGCTCGATTTCTCCAACGTCGAACGAAGATTGTACAATGCTTTATTTGCTTATACAAAATGTCGTATCAAAATGGCAGCTGATGTAATGCAGAAAATGGAAAATCGGAAAAACAGAAAGGAACAATTAGAACAAGATATTGCCAAGCAGTTTCGTCATCAAATTCTCGCCCTGATTCTCCGACTCCGACAACTTTGCAACCATACCTTGATTCCTTTGCTTTCTTGGCCTTGGACCCGTTCTCTGCTTTTGGAGGCACCATCGATCGACGAAGGCATGGAAAATGTCATTCGAGGATTACTGGAGGACCCCGATGATTCAGCGGGGGTGGAGAAATGTCAGCTTTGTTGGGACCCGATTTCCTTTGTATCCTCGTCAGTCTCCACGTCGTTCTCTGTATTGCCATGTGCTCATGTATTTTGCCCCATGTGTTTGAAAAAGTTATCGCAATGCCCTTTTTGCCTCGGTCATAAACGATATGAAATAAAGGAGAAGGAAGGGAATGAAGAAGAGGAAAAGGAAACAACAACAACAACACCCAAAAAAAGAAAACCAACGAATTTGCTGCAGTCTATGGACGTCACTCTTGCTCCAAGTGCCAAAGTGGTTGCCATTCTCCAATTACTGTTCACTTATCGAGAACACAAGATAGTTATTGTTTCTCAGTGGGTGGACATGTTATCCATCATCGCCTATCATTTGGCCCTCCTCCCTTGGTGTCCCCAGTGGATACAAATTGATGGTAGTCGGACTCCGAAAGCTAGAGGCGCCATGATCCACGAATTCCAAGAAAACCCGGAAATCCGGTTTGCTCTTGTGTCATTGTTGGCTGGCTGTGAAGGAATTACATTACATGCGGCCGATCGGATGATCATCTGCGATCATTGGTGGAATCAGGCGAAACACGAGCAAGCGGAGGATCGTATACATCGTCTTGGTCAGGAATCGGAATGTCAAATCGTGTACTTGCAGGTGCAGGATACTATGGAAAAACATATCAATGATATCTCGTCTCGCAAGGGGACCCTTTTCCATGAAACTTGTGGTGCATCGGTGAGCAATGTTAATCGGAAGACAAAGAAGAACAATTCCCAGTGGATTGCGGAGGTGCAGCAACTGTTTGATTAGAAAAAGCTGAAGGAAATCCTGTGTATCCCACTAACCAGATTCCGGCAATACCACAAAGGTTCGTTTCGGGCAAGTTGTTTCTGTGAATTCGACGGAGACGACGATTATGTGATTGTCCACAGGTTTTGTGTTGTTCCATGAGCAATAAATCGAATTCATAGTTCTTACAGCCGATGTCTATCTTGATGTTTCTTGCCCCATTGTTGTACTCCATTTCCAATATTTCGCTAGTCTGGCTATCGCAACACCACCAACGATCCTTTTGAAAGGAATTCGCGTAAATCCAAACGAATGTTCGTCCCTGCAGGAATTCCATTTCTTTCTGGATACTGGCAGGATCCACAAGTTGATAAAGTTCTTGAATACTTTGGCGATTACGACAGAGTGGACAGAAGATCAGAGTCCGATTATCTCGACTGAAAGAGACATTCTTGATACAGACGTAGCAAAAGATATGTCCACAACTAAGTGTACATGGCAGTGTAATCTGCGTATCCAAACAAAGAGAACATTGAACTATTTGATCAGCCATCTTATAACTCCAGGCAGAAAAGTTTCTCCATAAAAATTTGATGTCCAATAAGAACCGAAATCTTCTAGTTGTCGGAACGATAGTTGTGGGCATTATCATTTGGTACGTCCTGGATAAGGCAAAGAAACAACCCAATCCTGCTCCGCTTCCGCCCGTGCCTCCGATTTCACCAGTTCCACCAGCTCCAGTACCGATTGCTTCCGATACCTACAAAGTCGGGGACCGAGTAACATTTGAATTCGTTGTACCAGATGAAAACCATCCAGAATGTAAGAAGAAAATCATATATTCAGGAAACGTATGTGGCAGGAATCCTGATGGTAAATACAATGTGTTGTGGGATGCATATAATCGAATAGCCATTGAGGATAGCGCATGTCCTAACCATATCGGTACTCGTAATGTGCTGAGAGTGCAAAGTCCAGATGCTGAGGCAACGTTTGGAACTTGTGGGAAGAGTCCATTGAGCCCAGAAGTGGCAAAGTATTTACCAGATTCGTTTTCAACAGAACAATTGAAAGAACTACAAATGCCATCGACAGTAACGCGTACCATCACCGTTGAAAACAAACCAGAATTATGTGTTGGATCAAAACCTACCACTCTAAAATTACAAGGATATCTCTGCAATGCCGGTTCCAATAAGGTCAATTGGATGCAATATACGAATCTTTCTGGACCTACAGAAGAATACCAGGACATAGATACGCAAATCAAATGCATTAATTCCAGTTTTCGTAATCTCAATAGCGATTTTACGAACCATTTCGGCGATTGTACAAAAGGATCCGTACTTCTTGATTCGTCCATTCTTCCCTACGATAATGAAGCTAAAGATTTATATCCGGATTATGAGAAATTCATAGCAAATCGAAAACCTCTCCAACCTCCTATGAAAATCGGCGATCGTGTAACGTACGATGTTCCGAATGCCCACCAAAAGAATGACTGCAAGTACAACGGACAATACTCTGGCACAATTTGTGACCGAAACCAAGATGGAACCTTTAATGTTCTTTGGGATTCCGCGCAATTGAAGGCCGATCCAAATACAGTAAAGTTCGATGATAAAGGCAACGCAAACTGCGAACTGAATATTGGAGCTTATCGAGAATTCCTCCTAGATCCTGTACCTACCTTTGGGTCCTGTGGACAATCCGATGAAAAAAAGAATTTACCTGACCGTTTTACAAGGAGACAGTTGGACCGTATTCCACCTGACCCTCCAGTTACAGGAAAATACAAGCTGGGAGATAGAGTGACCTATGACATTGTATACAATGATTTTCAGCCGAAATGCAACGTGACTTTGCGATATTTGGGAAAGATATGTGGACAAAATGCAGATGGCAAATATAAAGTGGTATGGTTTGGAATAAGTCAAATTCCATCCGATCCTAAAGCATGCACCATGATGAAGAGTAGTACATTTTTCAGGATCGGACAACGAGCAGATGATGCTACAGAGATCTTTGGAACTTGTGGAATTCAACCGAAACATCAACAAGTGCGAGAATTTATTCCAGACTCTTTTGCTCCTGAAGAATTACAACCTCTGATACTACCAGATAAGGTCAATCGTATCATCAAAGTCAATAATCAACCGAATATGTGTGTTGGAGCAAAAGAAAAACACGTTTTACTCCATGGGGTTCGTTGTCCTAACGACAAAAAAGTAGAATGGCAAAATTGGGATAACACTTTGTCAGGCATTTCAGCTGAGTATTCTGATCCGCAAAGCCAGAAGAACTGTAACAAGTGGATGCATAAGAATGGAAATCCGGCGAATTTTGTTTCCCTTTTCGGCGATTGTACAAAGGGATCTCTCCTTTTGTCGCCTACAATATTGCCTTATGAAAACAAAGAGGAAGATTTGTATCCTATTTACTGAATCCCATTTTTTTCAGTACCGCATGATGATATTTCTTCTGTTGCTACTGATGTCTGGAAACAATAAAAAAATTGTCCTTTTCGGGGCTCTGGTAGCTGCTGTTGGTGTTTGGTACTGGTGGAATTATATCAGAAAGAAGGAGATTCCTCCCGTTCCTATCCCAGCTCCGGTTCCACCTGTTCCTCCAGTTTCACCGGAACCTGCTCCTGCTGAATCTACGTATAAAATCGGAGATCGAGTGACTTTTGGATTCCCGTTAGACGATCATCCTTCTTGTAAAGAGTACCTGACCTATATTGGGTCGATTTGTGGACGAAATACCGATGGAACGTATAATGTTTCTTGGGAAGCCGTACATTCATCCCGATCACCAAGTGATCCTTCCTCCCCTACTCCACACTGTCAAAAAATGCAAAGAACTATGCCGAAATCTGTTTACAATGAATATTCGCCTTTAGAAGACGGCCGCAATCCTGTTTCGTTTTTTGGAACTTGTGGCACACGGCCTACACATAAGGATCTCAACAAATACAATATCCCTGATCATTTTACAGCGGAACAACTGAAAGCTTTGCAACTACCAAATAAGGTTATGCGCAGTATTACGGTTGCTAACAAACCGGAACTGTGTGCTGGAAGTCGTCCATCCAATTTCATTCTACAGGGAACTCGTTGTTCCGAAAATCCAAAGAGAATTAGTTGGGAAGGGGTTTACTCCGCATCTGCCCCTCCTCCTGAATATGAAACACAATTCCAAGAGGGAAAATGTGGATGGATACGAGCACCGGAAACAAACACGGCATTCACATCACTCTTTGGAGACTGTACCAAGGGATCAGCTTTATTGGATACTTCGATACTTCCGTACGAAAACAATGAAAACGATCTGTTTCCCACAGAACTATAATATCTTGTAACATGTGATGTCCGATAAGAAGAAACTAATTTTCGTGACTGTAGCAGCCAGTGTGGGATTCTGGTACTGGTGGAATTACATGAGAAAGAAAGAGGTTCCTCCTGTTCCGCCCGCTCCGCCAGTTGCACCAGTTCCGCCAGTTGCACCAGTTCCACCATCAGCAACCTACAAGATAGGAGATCGAGTAACTTATGTGTTACCAAGAAATGATAAAGGCAGATGTAAAACAGATTGGACATACATCGGCTCGATCTGTGGACGGAACCCTGACGGCACATATAATGTTTCCTGGGATGCTTTCAATTTGAAACCGTATATTGGTTCGGACAACAAACCATGTTTATCATTCCTCCGGGGAACCATTCCGAAAACAATATTTCACCCAGAGCATCCTTTCGACATCTTTCAAAATCCTACAGCTGTTTTCGGGACATGTGGTAAAGGAACAATTCTGGAAGAAGGAAATGTCCAGATACCTGACCATTTTACGACCGAACAATTGAAACCTTTGCAACCGACGGAGAAGGTTTTGCGAACTATTACCGTTGCCAATCGACCTGAACTGTGTATTGGCAGTCAGCCATCCAATGTTATTTTACATGGAACTCGTTGTCCAGGGAATCCGAAAAGAGTGAATTGGATTAAAGGTGTATCAACTCAACTTCGAACGCCTTCTGAATATGAAAATCAATTCCGAGAAGGAAAATGTACATGGGAACGTTCGGCAGAAAACGCCACAGAAATCACTTCACTCTTTGGAGACTGCACAAAAGGATCAGTTTTATTGGATCCTGTCCTACCCTTTGAAAACGATGAAAAGGATTTGTATCCTTCAGAACCACTATAATTAGTCCTCGTCAAAGATGCCGAAACCATGGAATTCCGTGAGGAACTTCGGATTCGGATTACTGTTGCAGTGGCCATGACGATTTGGTTTGTCGCTGAGCCTGTAAATATGACTGCAATGGGTTCCTTTCATTTGATTCTCGATGTCATCAAAGACAGCTTTGCCTAGAATCCGGCGGATATTTTTCGCCACATCACGGTGACACTCGACCCAAGGATTGCCATCGGAAAGAATATCGTTTCCGTCGTGTTTCCCCAGCAGCAGTATCCTCAGTTTTTCGGATGCCATTTTCCAAGGGGTGTCCAGTTTCCACAAGAGGTAATCGAAAACCAATCCTCCTCTGGTGGGAATGAAAGCCAGACAGTATCCAATGAAAGCATTCATTCTCGGAGTGGCGATCATGGCCTCCACAATTCCCAGAGTTTTCGCTTTCATCAACATGTTTGCGTCACTTCGTTGCAGTCCCAGAGAAGCTCGATCGATCTCGGTTGTCCACAGTTGTGTTGGGTCTTTCTGATGAGTCCATGTATTCTGATACTTCTGCTTTGAATACTCGTTGGCCTCAGTGGCATCATTCACTGCCGCATTCTGTGAATACTGCAGAGCTTGCACAGTCATCATCCACAGTTGTTTGTCACTGAAGGAATTCAGAAACCATGGATAGTGATTCTCAAAGAAAGTTACGGTGTTCTTCACTTTTCCAAGATGTTCCTGCACCAGGAGATTGATTCTTTCTTCATGGTTCTCATAAACGTAGGGTAAGAATGTGGTCTTGCGGTTTGCATCAAAGGATTCGGCTTGGATGAAATGCGGAATCGGCACCACCTGTAAAACTAGGAGCTGGAAGATACGCTCGACATCATGTCTCTTCGATAATTCCAGAGCCAGTTTGAAGTAGTATTCTTCGAAAATGATATCGTTCCTGGCCAATAAACCGCTATCATGTGTATCTTCTTCTTCTTTTGCTGTCGGTTCTTCGGTATATCCAATGAGCTTCTGCACTTCATCGCCCACGAAGAGTCTCCCTAACGCCTTGGACTGTTGTGTGAATGCGCGACGGAGAGCTTCCTCAGTGAATGCCATCTGGAATTGTCTTTCGAAATCGTCAGAATTGTTGCAATCGCCGCAATCTTTTAATCCGACGATGGTGAGCAAAGATTGGAATACTTGAGCTGTGCGATATTTCGGATTTTCCACAAATGCCAAGAGTGGATCAGTCTTTAGTATTCCGTTGGCATAGTTTCCATTTTGCAAGTAATGTAGTATTTTTGGTTTCAATTTCCGACACAGTTTCCGCAGATCTTCGATGAAAAAGTCCAACCAATCAGAGAGAGGAAATCGGCGACCACGTTCGACAAGGAGGAGTCCGAGAATGTGAAACATGGCCAACATCTGATCTCCCTTGTAACCAAGAGGATCTCCGGTGAAAAGGTATCCTAGAAGAGGTTCGATTTGCGCAAGTACGCGGTCTCCATGCCATTGATTGATGTACATGGGCATAAACGCATTCACGTAGCCATTAGGTCCTCGAAAGCAACCTTCGTTCTCCTCTAGCTTTTCATTTCCAAGTTTTCCAACAGCTTTGTCGAAACCAACGGTGACAATCTTGTACTGGAAAGTCGAAATGAGGGCGGGAATACTGTAGACGCCAGAACTGATCATCTTTAAATCAAGAGCAGTGGGACAATCGACAATGTGTTCATCGCGATGAACGCGCAATCCGAATCCGAGGATACCATCTGGACCGTCTTCCATGAGTTCTCGCAATCCTTCCCCGGTTAGACAACATTCCAAAGCGAGTTCTTCGGGTAGAAATTGCGTGAAATCGGGGATCAGCAGTTGCAAACGCCTTTCCATCACTTCTAGATTCCTTGTGTTTGCGGTGGCTCTTTGCATCATTCGTCGTGTTCGGGAGGCTTTGCTGTATACATCGGTACTGGCATTGCGCAGATCGGATATCATCCGCTTCACAACGGTTTCATCTCGCTGGATGTTTCCCAACGTTGTATCGTATACAATCTTGTGATATTCCATCAACCTGGATTGAGTTTCTCCATATATTCTCATCAACTTCTCCCTTTGTGATTTCGGACTCCGGAAGACATTGATAGCATTCAGATCTTTCTGCGCAGCATTGAGTTCCTCGGCATTGGTTATCGTTCGCTCACGGATTTCCAGCAGTACGAATTCCAAATCTGGATTCTCGGATACCAAATCGAAAGGAATCCCGGATACCTGCACATGTAGGACTCCGGCATCAAAGACATCTGGCAGAGGCACGACGACATCCACCATGTTGGAAATTGGATCCAACTCTGCTTGCACATTTCCCCCGGGGTACTGGATATCCACGAATCTGACTAGATCAAGAAAGTCGAATATTTCGGACATTTTTTGTGTCATGTCCGCGGATCCAGAAGCCGCTTTCCTATAGTTTCCTGATTCAGTTCCGATTTTCGTCATTCTTTGTAAGAGATGGTCATTGACCATGGCTCCGAATGCAATCGTGTGAATGATTACAACTCTTTTGCACATACGAGAAAACAATTGGAAATCTTGCATAGTGTTGTCACATGTCGCAGAACTATCCCCATCAAACCCATCAGTCATGAAAATAACAGCAATCTCGTCACCAACTTTCGTTTCCTTCTGGACAAAACTCCGGACATCTTTCAAGGCTGCACTGAAACTCGTACCGCCCCAAGGAGTTGAAGAAATCAAGAAATCCAAAGTCTTGCGAGAAGCTATGCTGTTGTAGGCAATAGCCTCTATTTTACTATTTCCAGTGCAGTTTTCTTGTGCATACTTCAGGGCAGTATTCAGCGCTTCTTTCTTCCCGTCGTCTGTCATTGACCCGGACATGTCCACGACGAAGAGAATGATCCGAGGCTTGGTCACTGATTGGTCGGACCTCAATAGAAACCGCAGTTTCTGTTTGTACACTTGGTATTTCCCAGACTTTGGGACAATATTTGTGAGAGAGGACATATTTGCGTGTCTTCGGCGGTTGTAGGCGACTAAGAAGAAAAAGAATACGACAAAAAAATTATTTCACAGTTTTTTCTGGGAGTGATTATGATTCAGGCCCGATTGAGAAAGAATGTACAATCTCTTTCCGACGCATTTGAGTGATGCAATCGCAAATACCAAGAAAAAACGACGAAGTCTCTCTGCAGATTGGAATGTTGGCATGCCTTTGCAATCATCACAACGATTAACAGCCTCCGGGTTCGATACTTTAGCCGGCGTTCCTCCTTCTTCCGATGTCCCGACCGTAATCCTCAGTAAGGATGCAGGAGGAGGTGGAGCCAGAGGATCTTGGACGTTGAAAGCAGATCAAGACGATTTGGTGGTAACAAAGGATATGTTTGCTTCATTCGGACTTTCCAATCGTAATATCAGCTGGATGTCGGTATCGAATCATCCGATTGTTGTGCGTCTCTTTGGTCGTGGAGATCTTACCGACGGTCGTGATTTCGGTCCTGGTACCTACACTATCAGCAGATATTGGAAAAACGAGGCAACATTTGGAGATAATGTGGAAAAAATGATTATCAGTTGGGCCAAGGGGTACCGTGTGTATCCAAATATGAAAATTACCGATGGTCCTACGGAACTCAAACGTTTCGATAACCCGACAGTCGAACAACTATATGAAGAATGCGACAAGCGACCTACATGCAAGAGTTTCTACCGTTACGTCTGGAAGGAAAACAACTACGGAATGTTGAAGACTACCACTCCAGAGGAAACCCCGAAAGAAACTCTAGGAGAGGATAACTCAGGTGGTATCTATGTCAGAACTCCAGAATATGTGAACAACAACATACAGGCCAAATGCTGTGTTGGAGAGGCTCCTCTGAACTGTACCATGGCCGCATGCGGTGACTTCCAAGGAGTATCATCCGCTTGTGATTCGAAAATGCAAGAATATTGCAACAAGACACCAACAGACCCTCTCTGTGCTTGTCTCAAAAGTGATTTGGCCAATGTGGGATTTCCTTGGATTATTGATACACGTTGTCGTGATACCAGTGCGTACAAAACAACCTTTATGCAAAATGCTCAAATTACGTACAACAAGACTGACATTAACTGCAATCAATATCTTCTCCTTTCGGATGAATCGAAACAGAACGTTGTAGATCGCCCTCGCATGGAACAATTCTGTATAGCTCCACAACCTGACCCTGTCACCCCGGTTATTCCAGACCCTGTTGACCCCGTTGATCCTGTCGACCCTGTGGACCCTGTGAATCCAGCACCGACACCGACACCGACGCCGACCCCGAAAACAGGGATAACAACAACACAGATTGCCATTATTGTGGTCGCACTTTTATTGATCGTAGGGCTAGTCATAGTGCTTCGCAGAAAAGGGTAGCAGCTTTATTATCTGCCATGATATGCGATGGATTTCAAAACCTTGCGTGCAGAAGTACCGCCGGAATCAAATGAGGCTCCACCAGTTGTTATGGATACCGGAGCCAAAGTAAAAGTCGGGAAAAAGGTAGGTAAATCTGCTCTCATCCTCGTTGTACTCTATGTCGTTATTCCCATTGCTACCTTGATTTACTTTGTGAAAGCCATCCGTGGATCGAAATCGAAATAATAACGAGAAGAATAAAAGACATTGTTATCCGTAATGAAAAAAAAAACCTCCATCCCCAATGAGTCTCACAAGCACATAATGTTTGGTACAAAGTTGGCTGACCCTCTCTCGAGGTCGGTAAGAACAAAAAGTAGCACCGTAGGTTCCGCCCATCCCGTGCGTTCAACTAGTAGTTCCCAGAGAGTCCGCAGTTCCATGGCTTTGAAGGCCGCTGGTCCCATCACGGAACCCGTTCCTGAACCTGATGTGTCTGCATGGATACAAAATCCTCCTCCTCTGACAAGCAGTCCTTCGGTTATCTTCACTCAGTACAAGAACTTCACAGGTGTGAAAGCCATCTTTTATTTGAGCGCTGATAAAGATCAGATCGTCATTCGCGATAGCACCATTACATATCCAACCACTGTTCCAGCCGCAGACGGCACTGTCAACGCGCAAGGATTGAAATTCGTCAATACACAAGGTCTTCGCGTTAGTCTCCATCCAGTGGAAGTCTGGCTCTACAAAAATAGCGGTTCTTATGTTTCCGGTCGTATTTTTGGCCCCGGCTCCTACGATCTTTCCAAGTATTGGGTCGGAGATGGTGGTCTTCATCAAAAGGTGGACTATGCTATTATTAAATGGGCTCGTGGATGGCGTGCATTTCCCAATGTCGATCATAACGGTCACGATATTACTTCCCAAGAGGGAGTCACTCTCGAGCAAGCGATTGCAAAGGCGAATACTCTTGATAATTGCAAATCCTTCAATTTTGTTATCACACAAGGATCTACGGGGAAAGGTAAAGCTTGGTACAAGACATCGGATACTACAGCTACCTTGGATAACGGAGAAAATGGTGTGCTCATGGCCAAGAGAACCTCTTTTGATGCGTCTCCTGAAAAACGAAAGGAACAATGTTGCATGGGATTCGGTCCATGGAATTGTACCTCAGAAGCTTGTGGTTCAGTCGGACCAGGGACAACCACATGTGACACTTTTATTACTGCAAAAGCCGGTTGCTCGACTACAACACCTCCGGCAAGCATCTGTGCATGCATGAATTCCGATCTCGGCAAGGTAGAGAAACCGTGGAAGATCGATGTTCGCTGTGTTTCCGCCCCAGACATCATTCAGCCCGGTGTCTACAAACCGACAGGATTCACATCAGATACCCCGGGAAGAGCACTTGCTTATGATTGCGGTGAATACGCGAAACTCGATGAGGAACAGAAGAAATTCCTCATCAACGAAAGCGCCATTTTCACCAAGTGTACCCCTCTGCCCGCTCCCGGAGATCCCATTCCTCCACAACCTTCGAAACTTGGAAACGCTCAAGCTCTAGTGGGTCTCAGCCACAACAGTGGTGGATTGCAAGGTTCGTATCGTGTGTGGTCCATGAAAGTCACTGATGCATCTTTGGTCTTGGATGAGGCTGCCTTGAAAGCTGGGGGGTTGCTTCCCAACAAGATTGCGCATCTCGATATTTCGAATATGCCTTTGTATGCCGTGGTTTATGGTACCGGCGATCTTGCGAATGGTCGTGAATTCGGTCCTGGTTCCTACAACCTTGGACGATACTGGCGCAGTGCAACATCACAAGTGAGTTTCTGGCTGAATGTCAACAAGGTGGTTCTTTATTGGGCAAAGGGATTTCTACCAAAGAACAACGTGGCGCTCACGGGAACCGGAGGAGACATTTCTTCTGAAACGGGATTGGCTATTAATGCGGCCATTGAAAAAGCGACATCGCTAGCTACTACGCAAGGTTGCGTCGGTTTTACAAGAGTTGCAGCAGCTACCGGAAATGCGATTACAACTACGTTCAAGAACGACAAAGCCATTACACAGACTCCAACCCACAATGCCATCAGTTTCATGAAAGTCCCTAACTTCGATGTATCGAGTATCCAAATGGCTTGTTGTACGAAATTACTTGACAGCCCCGATCTCTGTGGTACCTTTTTGGGGACATCCCAAGCTTGCGATGCTGCTGTCAATGGATACTGTATGGACAAGCTTCCAAGCGATCCCATTTGTCCATGTGTAAACTCCGATCTGGCGAGTGTGGAAAGGCCATGGCTCATTGACAAGCGTTGCATGGAAGGAACCCAAACTTTCTCTGCGTATAAACCGACGAAGATGGCAACCGATAACAACCCAACTCTACATCCCGATTGTGCTGCCTTGGAAGCTCTTACACCAAATCAACGTGCCAATATGGACAATGAGGCCTATGCAAAGATGGCTGCCGCATGTGAATGCGCAGAATTCCGAGCACTTACAGCCGAACAGAAGGCCAGTATGTCACAAGAGGAATATGAGCAGCTGGCAGTGCGCTGTGGTATCAATCCCGTCGATCCTGCACCTGCTGATGATTCCAAGGGTAAAGGAGTCACCAGCTGGTGGTCGAAACTGACAAACACGCAGAAGATTGCAATCGGCGTCGGTCTTGCTGTGGCCGCCTATCTTGCTTACCGTGCTATTTCCAAGAAGAAGCAGCAATAGAGCCAACGGTTTTTCCGATTAGGTAGGTTGTGTTTCTAGGAGCTTCTCTTGTTTTTCAATAAATACGAAACCACGAAGGACAGTGTTTATTTCTTCTTTGTATGAGTTCTCTTCCCGTTTCCTCTGTGAGGACCGCGCCGTCCGACATCCTCATACCCTTCCCCATTCGTTTGCAATCCGTGGTTCCTGAGTACCCTGACCAAGCACATTTGTCGGTCGCTCAGAATCTCTACGGTCATTTGGCTGTCTTTCCCCTTCCTTCGGCCACCACTTACAATGACCTGAAGGAGTTGCTGATCGCACACCAGAGACGCTGTTCAAGAGCCTTTTGGCTGCAGTGGGTCAAGGAATCCTACGAAAAGGAAATGGAGTATATGGAGAAGTTCAATCGTCTGTTGGCAAATTTACGCGAGAGATTCCTCTTTGCCATGGAGAAGGACAAGCCAGCATGCCGAGAGGACCTCATGCAATACCTCTACAAGGAGATGCGGTATTGGATTGACAATTTCTCCTACATTTATACCTACGGCTCAGCCGACATCGAGAATATCTTTTGGGCGCACTTCTGCAGGCGCTGTGGCGAACACGGACACCTCGAAAGGATTTGTGAACGCCGGATGGCAATCCCAGTTGACGATTTCGGGGAATTCGTGAAGGACCTGATTGCCAAAAAACCTCTCTCCTTTCACCGTCATCTCCAGCTGAAGCGGACACTGCCACCTGGGGGGAATATCCAGAACAAGAAGAGACCTCCTTCTTCTTCTTCCGTCGCCAGTTTACTACGCGCCGCTTTTCAGAGCCCGGATTTGCGCGAAACTATCGAAAACAATTTTCGGCAGGTAGCTGCAAATCGTCTCGAAACCTTACCGCCGTTGCCGGAAATACCACAACTTCCTCCTCGCCCTACCCCCCTATCGCCTTTGAGGAACTCGGAATCTCCTCCGGCATCTTCGCCTGTTGTTCCTGTGCAGGAACCACCTCCTCCTCCTCTTGCGCCAGTATCTGATTCCCCGAGCTTGTCTCCGACTTTATTTCCGGTCTCTCCTGTTCGTCCTGTCGATTCTCCACCTGCTCTTCCTGCGCCGGTATCTGATTCTCCGACCTTGTCTCCTGCTCTCTTCCTTGCGTCTCCCGCTCCTACCGAAGCCGAGTTTGTTGCGTTATTCAACGTCTATATCAAGGTTGCGAGGAATATGCGGAGGTACCGTGAAGAACACCCGCTCAGCGTTAATGAAGATGACGAGGAACTGCTCCAGAGGCTCATCAGTCCATGTGTGGTCTGTGGGATGACAGAGAGGCCAAGCTTTATCGAGCTCTGCCCATTCTGTTCTTCATTCAACGTTTCTCCTGATGGTGTCCTTCATCTTCTGGAAGCGTTGTATGATTCCGACAACAGAAACCAATTCTGTGCCTTGCTTTTCAAGTCGTTGCCGAAGGAGGTACGACGAGCCATGGATCTTGCGATGCTGATAGGACATGCCGAGAGAGCGCACAGATTTCAGGTTACCGGGACCATCAACTACTCATGGATGGATGTTCCTGACCACTTCCGGGCCTTCTGGGAATCGAATTTCGGTCCCGTAAATCTCCCTGTTCCTTCACCGGCTTTCCGCATTGGGATGGACGATGACAAAACGATGGTATTCCGCATTATCGCCGAACGCTTCGAAGTTCATCGTTTCTTTTCTTGCTTCCCCGCCTTGCTTCCTCGGGAATTTCATCCATCTTGTTTTCTGTGTCATCTGCAAGCCTCCGATGAGAACAAGCTGGAACAACACAGTGTTGCAATGTGGAACGGTGGACTCCAATATGTCCCCATGTGCTCCGTTTGTCGTGAACAAATGGGGAATCTCCACATCTACTGCTTCTTGCTAGCTGTTCGCGGAACCTATCGCATCTACCAAAACACAACGGCACCGCAGCAGCACCCGAGAATCCAGGAAATCCACGATTACTGGTTCCTGTAGACCTCGTGTCATTTCCGAGAAAATAAAAATTTCTGTGTGAAGAACTTCCTTGTGCAGGATAGTGGCCTCGTGAAAAAAAAAAGAGAGCGGATGGAGGTGGAGACCCTGCTGAAGTTCTGTGAATGCGGACTTTGTGGAAGTGTCTTTTGTGACCCGAGAACTTTGCCTTGCCAGCATGTTTTCTGTCTTGGGTGTATACTGCAATTTTGTTATAAGCAGCAGCAACAAGATACAAGATGTCCGATATGTGCAGCTATTGCTTTTTCTGGGTCCCTGCAGTATCTACATCAATTACAACCCAGCATACATTACAACCAAATGCTTTCCTTCTTGCCGGAAGCCAGGAAGCGAAAACAATCAGCAATTGGGATTGATCTACCCAAGGAATACATTTTCCAATTAGCGGATAATGCCCTTCGACGGACGTGGTTCCTCGCAAACAATCTTATTATTCAGGAAGCTGCGGAATATGGTCATCGCGATGCACTTTTTGCTTTGGGGGATTGGTATTGTGGAGGCACACACGGGCTGCAAAAAGACAAAGAAAGAGGAATAACTTACCTAGAGAAAGCAGCAGCTCTGGGTCACACGGAATCATTCTGGATCCTCGCGAAAAATTACCATGAGATGCGGAATAATCCAGCACGGGCATTTGAATGCTGTGCGAAAGCCGCAGAGAATGGGAACTGCGACGCCCAAGCAACCCTTGCCTTGTTTTACATGGACAACTTTGGCGTTCCAGATACAACAATGAGTTTAATGGACAGAGGTACATTGGCCATAGAATGGTATCAGAAATCATTGGCCACAAAAGAAAACGGCTTGGCTTGTAATAATCTGGGACACATGTACTACCATGGATTCGGATGCACGCAATCTTACAAAGAAGCTTTCACCTATTTTCAACGTGGATGGAAATGTGGACACCCTACAGCTATCCATAATCTGGCCCGGATGTACCTCGACAACAAAGGACTACCGGATGAAAACATGAGCGACAAAGAAAGACGTAAAAAAGCCATTTGGACCTTTGAACCCGCTGCCAAGGTGAATTACATTTGTTCACAACATGCGCTTGGAAAACTTTACAAAGAAAAGAACAATGACAAGAGCTTGAAAAAGGCCTTGGGATGGTTCTCGAAAGCTGCGACGAATTACGTACAAAATCAATATGGATTCAAGGATGTAAATATCACTCGAAGGAACTCGGCATTCGAAACTGGAAACTGCTACGAGAATGGTCTTGGGTGTTCCTCTAACATGGAAGATGCACTTTATTATTACGAATTAGCGGCTACGGCAGGACATGAAGAGGCAAAAATGGCTGTAATCCGCGTCCGAGAGGTTTTGGAACGCAAAGAAGAAGCTAAAAAATCCGAGGTTTCTCTGTCAACTCTGTTTTCGATACCAACTGTGGAAACTACGGTGGAAACTACGGAATGAATAAAAACTTTTTGAATCCTTCTTGAATATCGTGCCTGTTCTGCATATTCATCGGGCAGTGTTATGGATATCAAAACCCTTGTGCGCCTTTGCACTTGCAGTATTTGTCGTTGTACTTTTCGGGATCCTCGCATCTTCCCATGCCAACATATCTTCTGTTATCATTGTATTCTGAATACGATATCCTTCTTTAAAAACAATCATCTATATCAATTCCCATGTCCGACATGTCGTGAAGAAATCTCTCTCGTTAACCATTTCATCGACCGCATGCCGACGAGTACATTCATGGTGCATCTTCTCTCCTACATGCCGGATGACCAAAAGGATTTCGAGACTGCGGACATGAGTCCATCGTTTTGCAGACTTGCTTTGCAGTATCTGGTGTTTCTGCAATGGCCCGATAGACAGAAAGAAGCCGAGAAAATCTTATCAAAAGAGGAATGTTTTCAATTGTTACAATCAGGTGTCCGAACAGAATATCCCGAATCACTATATTATTCCGGCGTCTGTTATGCTACGGGGTGTGGAACAGTTCAAGATGGTATACAAGCTTTCCATCTTTTTCAGAAAGCGAGAGACAAAGATTTCCATCTGGCCTCCCTAGGCCTCGGATACTGTTATGCTATGGGGTTCGGAACGGAAGTTTCTTATGGTCTGGCTCTACAAGAATTCCTTAAGAATGTGGATAGTGGCATTGCTAATTACAACATCGGCAGCCTTCATTATCATGGAAAATTGAACGGTACTCCGGATTATCTTCGGGCAAAACTTTATTTCAAAGACGCGTACAGTCATTATTGCAACGAGGGATCATATGTATTAGGATATATGTGCTACATGGGTCAAGATTATGCAGAAGCACTCCAGAATTTCCATAATGGACGACAATCGGATCATTTCGGAAGTTCTTGGTTTGCAACAGCAGTTTGTCAATTGCTAAGTCTTGGGGTAAAAGGATTACAACATCGAGGCAATGAATATATGTACGAAGCAGCGAAAAAAGAACATCCAAAGGCTTTGAACTACTGCGGAACAGACTCGGAAACTATTGGCGAATACAAGAAAGCATATGATTTCTACGTGAAATCGGCAAACCGTAGATGCGTCATTGGACAATATAATCTTGCCCGGTGCTTTTACAAAGGAATCGGAACAACTGTAAACTCCAAGAAAGCTCAGAAATGGTTCGAGAAAGCATCGGAACAAGGAGATCTGATTTCTACAAATATCCTCCAGGATAAGCCTTTTTTTGACAGAAATGTGAAATTGGAGATACGTAATGATTTCACTTTGGACCCCGTATTATTCATGCTGCCTCCTTTGTTCAATTCCTTGTAATCGGCAGAATTCAAAAAAAAAAAGAAAAAAACCAGTTTTTCGGAAGCTTCTTTCCTATCAATAAATACAGACAGAATTTGGCTCCTCCTATTTTCTTCCCATGGATCCCACGCCTGCAAACATCGCTCGGGCCGAAGAATGGTACAAGACCGCCGACAAGACGGAGCTCCGAATCCCGAAGAAAGGATATTGCAAAGCTCTCTACGATGCCTCCCAGACCTACGGTGATGCTTTCAAATGGTTCCGAACGACACTTTTTCGTTTGGTCGTTTCCAGAGGAAAATTAACCCGTCCGCAGTGTGTCGAGATAGCGGAGGAGATGGGAGGAGAGGCCGGTAAACAAGCCTATTTCATCTATCGGGAGGCTTTCTACGATACAAACAAAACGAAGCTGCATGACATGCTCGGCATTTCCAGGGAGCCAGCAGAAGTCGGCAGGCCAGAGGTAGATTCCGAGAGTGAAGAAGAAGAGGAAGCAAACGATACCGATGACGCCGAAATCGAAGATGCCAGCAGCAGTTCCGAGGACGTAGAACCGGAACCAATTCTGCCCACACGGCTGAGACCACGGATGCCTAGAATTGCGGAAGTATTGGAAGTTCCTGTAGGGACGATTGTGCCTGGTGCACGGAGGGAGCCAAGAGAAGCATTTGATATCCGGAGGGAGTGCGAGAAGCTCATCCGGGAAGGGAAACAAGAGGAACTGGACAAGATAGTGAGAGAAGTCAAGAAAAGCGTGAGGGTGGAGAGAGAGGTGAAAATGAGAGAAGACAACAACGTGCATTGGAACTTCATGGGACCGACGGTTTGTAGTATTCTCGGTCGCCCCTACATTCCTTTCGATTAAACACCACATTGGGAATCCCAAAAATATTTAAGACTTCTTCTTTTTTGTCAAAGCTCCTTGTGTTTCCGTGTGGACAGAATGAGTGCAACTAGTATTGAGCGCATGAAAGTCTACCATGCAACAAAGAAACTACATTGTTCCATCCGAAGACTGCATCAGCGGGCGGAGAATGGCAATGCGGAAGCACAATATCAACTAGGTATGCGTTATTACCATGGTATCATGGTTGCCCAAGATTACGCTACGGCTGTGTACTGGTTGCGACAAAGTGACATTAATCGGCCTTATTCTGATGCTGCTTATCAATTGGGGATATGTTTTGAAGAAGGGCATGGACTCATAAGAAATATGGAAACTGCCTTTCGAATCTACCGTCGTCTTGTCCAACACAATTATTCTCTAGCCTGCATCCGGCTTTCCCATTGTTACCTTCAGGGAATAGGAACTCCTATGGATAAAGAAATGGCGGAAACACTGGAACGTAAATTTCTGGGGTTACAATCGAATTTTATGGAACGACGACAAGAATATCCGAAGAAAATCAAGATGGAAAAAGATCTGATGTGTACGGAAAGTCTCGAGACTTCGGAAGAACTAGTATGTTCAAGTCTTCTGTCACTGTCCCGGAAATAAATGCCTTTTTCCTATATTTGTACGGATTTTCATAATTTGAGGATTCCTGCGATACTTGCTGTGTATAACGATGTGAAGGAAACTTTGTAAACAGCGCTCGTATTTGTCACAAAGATAATGTAGTTCCTGACGCATCTTTGCTGTGTCCTGGACATCGATGTGTGCCTCTAGTATTTGGTGTTCCGAAGCAGGAGCAGAAGGTTGCCAAAGTTCATGGGTTGCCCTATTTTCTAGAGTTTCTCGTAATTTCTGGTATTGCCGAAGAACAAAAAGAGACAAGTCCAGTTGAGACTGCAAGCGTTCTGTTTCCTTGGTTTCCATGGTCACTGGTGGTCTAGCAGAAGTCGAGGGCGAATGTGATCCCGGATTTTCTCTCTGCAAAAGTTACTAAAATAGAAACTAGCAAACTGCAATTGGATGGGTGTTTCTAAAAATTGTGTGAATTTCGAGGGTACTGTGATGAATATTTCGCGATGGGTTGTTCCATCACCAAACAATAAGAACGACTGATGCGGACCGATATTTGATCGAAACTTGGGATCAAGGAGGACCACTGCCTTTCTGTCTTTCTGGATGTACGCAGATTGCACTAAAATTTGTTGTGGTATTCGGAAACGTATGTTGTGTATCGATTCTCCAACTCCATAATCTAGAGATATCCACGATAGCCATGGAGTCTCCGCCTCTACAGTTTCACAGTTCTCATACCGTATGAATTGTGTGAAATACTTGGTTCCATGAACTTGAAAAGCATCTTTGATATTCCTGCGCAACATGGTATCTGTTGTCATTTCCTCCACATTCTCGAATTCTACAGCTGCCAAGATTTCATTCAGTCCCGCAACAGGGTTATCCTCGATGTTTGGGGATTGCACGTAGGTTTCTGCATCGGAGACTTCTTCTTCTTCCTCTTCTACTGTCATCACATGCTCATATTGGCATTCTTCCGAAAATTGACTATTGAAGAGATAGAAGCAGTTTCGATCATCTGATTTTCCTTCGAGACAAATACTCAGTCCATGATATTCTGGTAAATCAACGTCAAAGAATTTGTCGCTTTCTTGTACACCATCATGTAAAAACTGTTCCGTTAATAAATCCTGGAATGTCACAGAAAGCGGATATCGCATGGTCACCCTCACATTCCTCTGTACTTTGCTTGCTTGTAAAATATATTGCAATTGGAATCCCATTTTCTTGCACATACCCAACTGAACAAATGTAATGGTTTTCTTTATGTATTTAGCGACCATCTGTTTCTTCTACATCAGAAAATATCAAGAAAGTATATCCGCATCGCGCTCCCTTTGTTTCTGCACGCAACACATCATTGCACTTTTGATCAAATCTCTCTGAATCTTACAAAAACCAGGTGATCGCATGCTCGAGATCGGACACATCGTAATTGCAATCCTTGGGTTGAGCCTTGTAGACTAGTACACCATCCTTCACCATGTAGAATCGAAAGGGCCAAGCGGCATATGTCCTCTCAAATTCGTCACCCATGTTATCGATGACGATGGGAATGCGTACCTGTAGATCTCGCTGCATATCTTTGGCAGCTTGTCTTCTATCGGCCATAGTTTTCGGACGATTGATGCATACGCTACTACCGATGGGCCACTCATCTTGTGCATGTGCCTCCGCGATGTAAACTAGCAAGAAATCCGCGAAACTATGATACTTGTCATATAGGCAATGAAGAGCATTCATAGCTTCGCGGAACGGAGGTCAGGTGTACGATCCAGCGAGCAATACCAAAGGAATCCCAGGTCTTTGTTGGTACTGAGAGAGATTCTTTGTTGTTCCATCGGCTAAAGATTCCAAAGTTAGGTCTGGTATGGAATCTCCTTGTTTCATTGGTCCGTCATGGGCCCGATTGTGTCGTACATACAGAGGTATCGTGTACATCTCAGGATCATCGGGAAACAACTGTCGTGCCGTACGGATAGCATGGACAGCTATGTTCACTTCTCCAGGTAGGAGAAACCCATGCTCATGCGCAATTTGCTCCTGTATCTCCCCAACGACAGTCAACCAATCCCTTTTGGCAAATTCGGCTTGGACCTCTTTTGACAACCGCAACTCATTCTCCCGTCGCAACATGTGCTTGACGTTTTCCGCATCCAGTCGTAAAGGATGTGGAGGAACATCGCCTGTCCGCGTTTCCATGAAGTCGTGTGTCCGATTATGCAAAATGGGATAGTCGCTGGCGAGCTGCTTGCAGGGATCACATAGATGATAATCGCAGCAGATAGTACACTGGAACCACTTTCCTTCCAATTTCTGGTAACATCCGTTGCACAACAGTATCCGCGGAAGTCCAGATGACGGCAGGATGGGAGAACGAACGAGTTGTTCGATTACAATAGTTCCTCCAGGTTGGATCTGACAATCCCCTACAGTTTCGGTGGAATACAGATACCGATTATTAACTCGCAGAACAAACCAGTCATGATGTTGATTCGAAAACTTGTAGTGAATCATTTTCCGGATATCGGATATCGTTGTTTGCAAGGTGACATCCAAGGAGAAAAGGGTTCTGTCAAGACTCTGGATCTGAATACCTATTCTGTGTTCATCATCGTATGCAATGATTCTGCACAGATCCAGGTAAGTCTTCAAAGAACAGAAGTGATTGGGAACACCACCAGTTTCTGTCCCGCGCATGGATACTTTGGATAACAATTGGCCGAAAGTCCTTTTATTCTTGGATTAAAAATTTAAAACGGCCGAAAAATGTTTCCGGGCTGAACCATGAGTTCCCAAGAAAACATTCCGAGGAATATCTTGTGGATGGTCATGTTCATCACATGATTTCCGGCAAAGGTTGGGAGAATGTGATTCCATCCAACATAGATGAATGTCAGTTGCAAAAGTAAATCGATAATCTTCTGTTTGGAAGGCATGGAAAATGAGGCAATTTCTTCCCCATTGTCAGAAACCCATTTCTTCTGGAAAATGGATGGGTACGGATCAGTATTTCGGCTGGATGGAATCAGAAAATCCGGTAGCAATCCAGCTAAGAAGAATGTATGTTCAATGCCCAGTGGATGTAGGAAAGTTGTTGATGGAAGAAGAACATGATTCCACAGAACATGGAATAGTGTTCCTCGTAGAATCAGATTCGAAGATGCCAATGATACTGATTTCACCAACCCCAACCAAGTGTCAGAGTCATAACATTCCAAAGCCCACTTGAAAACTCTGTTTAACAGCATTGTTCTACAATTTGCGACGAAGGTATGACTCTTTATTTTTATCCACAATGAAAAGTATTTTTATTTTATATCCTCCTTGTTTTTGGTGGAATCCGTTTTTGACTGGATTTGACTTTACTTTGAAAAAATACGTATTCCCGACGATTTGTTTGTCCTGGAAAAATCCATCTAATTACTTCCAATAAATCATACTATTTTTCTCTACAATACCTTATTTGTAGGGGGCTATGTCTTTTCAAGGCCTTTTTTTACAAAAATGCTTCTAACAGGGAGAAATCCCTTTGGTAATAGAAAAACTAAAAGTAGTCATTTGACTATACTTTTGATGATTTGAGGGGGGGGGGTCAGGACCTCCTCATGATGGAAAAAAAAAATTTCAGTTCTGGAAATGGATGATGAAAAATGATCGTCGCCCCAAAAAAGAATTTCTGACCCCCCCCCTCAAATCATCAAAAGTACAGTCAAATGACTACTTTTAGTTTTTCTATTACCAAAGGGATTTCTCCCTGTTAGAAGCATTTTTGTAAAAATACAATTATAGTCAAATGACTGTACTTTTGATGATTTTAGGGGGCTTTTAGGTTTTCTATTACCAAGGTATTTCTCCCTGTTAGAGAATCAGAGGCCTTGAAAAGACATAGCTCCCTACAAACAAGGTATTGTAGAGAAAAATAGTATGATGTATTGCTAGCGATTAGATGGATTTTTCCAGGACAAACAAATCGTCGAGAACTGATTTTTTTCAAAGCTTTGTCATTTCCGGACAAATTAGAAAAAAAAAACGTATTCCTTTACGATGAAGGTGTTGATATAAAAGAGCGAGATATCTCAAATGAAGAAAAAAAAATCGTCATCTCAATCCCTTGTTCATCGTGAAGTCCATAATTCGATGAAAGAGAGGTTACTTTTAAAACCCAAGAAAGTTATGGAACCGCTCCCAAAAACAAGAGTAGTATTTGTCATGTGGAGGTTGAGATCGCATGGATTGTCTGCAACATTCAGCATCGCACAGGCCGGCCGCATTCAATAATTTATAGTGTTCTGGAGCATATGGTATAATCATGTAAGGATGAATGTGGTTTTTATAATAGAATTGTAGCGGAAACTTATAGAAATGTTTTCTGCATTTGACGCAAACATAATGTCCACCGAAATCTTGACGATCATGCATACATTCTACAAAATGGTCTCCTCCAGGAACACTGAATCCTCGAATTGGCATTTCTTTATCAATTGGGTGATATTTTTTTTGTTTACTTCCCGCGGTAGATACTTTCGATAGCTTCAATGCTTTTCCCATGTCGGATTCTCTGAAGGTCATACTTCATGAGATATTCGAAAGTGTGTTGGGGATCGTTCTGCCGATTGTAATGAATATAAACGTTTTGATATAATGTGCTCATGAGTTCGTCGGCTTGTCTCTTTGAAGGAAAATCCAGACCACAACCTTTCTGGTTGATATCGAGATATAGCACATTTCCAGGACAACTTGAAATCAGCTGGCCCACTTGAGTTTCCGTCAAGAAACAATTATCCAATTGAAGAACTTGTAACTTTCGCAGATGATGAAAAAGGACAATCAGCGTAGGTATCACGGTTTCCACTCCAGGTCCCTGACCAAACACATTGGGCGCATGTCTCAGATCACGGAGGGCTTTGTAGGCTCCAAAGTTCAAACAACGGATATTTTCTTTCGATGCCGAATCAACAAGTGATAAACACACATGTGTAAGTCCTTGTGCGGTCAATCCATTCCCATCTAAGTTAAGTCGTTTCAGATGTGGATAATGGAGAAAACCGGCACACAATAGTCGAGTTCCTTCGTTGCCTACACGATTTGATCCAATCCACAAGGAAGTGATTCCTTTTTCTTGTCCTAATTTCTGAAAGTATTCTCCGATATATCGGCAGCCTTCGAAACTGATATCATTGGAATCTAAATAAAGCTTCCGGAGACTCCTGTTGTTCAAAGAGAGAGCAGCGAATAGATCCTTCACACCTTCATCGGTTACATAAGTGTTGTTGAGATCAAGTACACGTAGAACTGTATTAATTCGAAGCATAAGAGAAAGGCTCCGGATGCCCATAGCTGTCAACGGATTCCGTTTCAACCAAAGTTGTTTCACCACTTTTGATTTGTACAACGCTGTCGAAATCTGCGCAATCGCATCGAGATCGATGCAGTTTCCGGCAAGATAGAGGGTTTCCACGGTTGCCGATGTCTTGATCAGTTCCTCGAGTGCCACCACTCCACGATTATCCGAACAACAAATGTTATTGCCAAGGAGAAAGTGCCGAACATATTTGTTGTTTTTCACGGAATTCACTAGCAATCCAATGTATTCGGATCCCACAACTTGCTTGCATACATCGACTCTTCCATCAGCAAAGTACGTTCCACGTGTGAATGACTTGTGTGGTTTCTCTTCATTACTTTGATTCCAATAATGCTCATAATCCCTGTAAGTTTTTGGGGATACAGTCACGTCAGCAAATCCAGCAAACATTGTCTCCAGTGCATTGCTTTTTTGCATGCTGAGAAAATCAAAGAACTCTCGAAAATCTTCGACGGGCGGAACACGAACAGGCATGGGTTGTGGATGAATAATGTCATCATGAGAAGGCATCGTGAGACCAATGGGAACAGTCACCAAGCGACCGGCTTGCTGTAGGTAATCTTTCAAACTTTCCCTCACTTGACTCATATTGATGCTCCAAAATCTATATGCCATAGAAATATATCTTCTTTTATTAAAATTTCAAAAGGTCTTCATCGGGACTCCAGTTTCCGAAGTTTTGAGAAGATTGCCGAAGATTGGGGAAGATTCCGAGAGATCAAATATAAATTGCAAGTTTGTTCCGGAAACCTCAATGGCTCCTGTATTTGATCCCTTTACCAATATTTTCTTCTCTGGCGGCTCGAAACGCTATGTCCGAGGCTGTGATGTGTATCTGGGCACCGCAACCCTCGCAGAGGATTTGGATGCAAACTTCCACAAGGGACTATTCTGTGGATTGGTGTTGATCCCTGCACGGAACTTGCTGATGGTCACGCACACATCGAAGGCTTCCAACTGCTTCTTTCTGAAAAACGATGACTCTGGAGAACTGCAGTTTCTTGCGGAGGGCGCAATCGAAGACCTAACTGAGGAAAAGGCTATCATTTTGGACCCCGGATTTGTGGATAATTTAGGACGAGAGTTAATAGGACTGACCAATCCCTCCGCGTTCCTGACCCCGGAAGAAATGGAGAACAAGTTCCACAAATTTATTGTTTCTCCCAACTGATTACGAATGTGTTCCCTCGCCAACAGCAATAAAGTCCTTCTTTCCGAAATTTGCCGTAGTACAAGCTTGTCATCGTGTCAAAAACTCTTTTGGGAATGGGATGTTGGTGGCAGCTTTTGAGCGTAATCTCCAATCGAGTTTGTCCCTTCAGGGCAAGACAATGCAGATCACTGTCATCCACAGGAGGTATCTGAGCCATAAAGTAATCAACAAGTTTCTCCTGTACTTCCTCGGCTTTTTTGCGGCAAATGGTCGCCATTAACCCATCAGTCATCGATGTTTCCCAGCTTACGAAAATCGTGTTATCATCAACATCCACTCTGACCACGAACCCTTGATTTTCAAGATGATACAGATATCGCGTCAGGTCAATGAGGCTAATGGATTCGTTGTAGGAAATCAGGACATCGATTTCTCCCAAATGTGCCAAGCGAAACAAGGAGGCGAAATTCAACTTGCTCTCCACCCATGATGGACTCCCGATAATGCAAGGTTCCTTTTTATCGGCCATATCCGCAACTTTCTCTAGTACCGTGCGCAAAGATCCCATTCTGCTCACTACATGTGAAAATATTCTTCTACACCCACTCTTGATGGCGGATATTTGTCCTTCTTTCGATCGTGAAACAGGACCCGATTCTTCGCCAATTAGTATCATTCGGAAATACGGGGCATATACGGAAAAAGAACTGATAACTATGTTTCGCGCCCATCATGTGGATATCCTTCGAGACACGCATATTCTACTTTTCGATAAAGTACAACAACCTCGATTACAACGGATCTGGTGGAACTGGAAACCAAGCTTTATTCACAAGGAAATGAAAAAGACAACAACAATTCCGATTTCGCTTCAGCTTGCAAGAAAAGTGCGTCTCCTAAGAGATGAGGAATATCGGAAAATCATCAAGAATATTGTTATTGATTCCGACGAATACCTTGCATCTTCGAGGCATGTCGACCCCTTCAATATAGTGGCTCATCTCTGGGAAGGGAAAACAAGGACATACAATCTCCTACAACTCATATCTTATTGGCTTGCTATCCGCAGTGTGGAAACTCCAGGTGGATATCAAATCAATCGCTACACTTATAATCACAACATCCTTCCTCTGCTAATTCAATTGAGCCACATACAGAAACATGATTACATTGGTACCTTGTATCCATATCGGTTTTCCCCTTTGTCTGATAACACTTTGGTTTCCATTGTGCATTTGCTTCCCCTGAGTATCAAGAATCTCCTTCAACAGTATCACAAAAGTAAACTTTATCTTTTCAATCGCCCTTCATATCCGCAATGCATGAATCAGCTGCTGTCTTTCTCATCCTTCTGTAACTCCCGAATTAAACTCTTGCCGGCGATTTCTTCGACCTCCGCTGTCGCAATTTCGGAGAAGAAGTATCCAACACATACGGTTTCTATGATCGATTCTGGGCCCGGTATTCTTATTCGCAGTCCATCCGGTCATGCGGAAATTTTCGATCCAATGACACCGATTAACTCGGATAAATACACTCATTTGCTTACACAACTAAAGGACACCAAGTTATTTACTCATGTCAGTCAAGCATCCATACACTCTCATTTCGATCGTCTCTCGGGTATTTCAGCATGGAAAAAGTCGCTGATTGAACATGGATATTGTGCTTATTTTCCCCATTTGTATGTGCTCTGGAAAAACTGTGATCCGGACATCCATTCTTCGACTTTTGCAGACCTCTTTTTCGGTCTTCCTCCCGAACTGATCTTCATGATCATGAAATCGATCACATCCGCCGCCATCGAAAAATGCTTTTTGCTTTCATCGGCGACGAAGAATACTGCAATTATCCACGATATACAACTCCATGAGTGCGATAACAATGGCCAATCTTCTCTTGTTTCTTTCACATCCCCAACTGCTTCGGAGTCTTCTTTTCAACATACACCAAAACTTCTGTTCCACATAATTACTGATATCATTCATCGCGGATATTGGCCTCATTCTCCAAATGGATTCCTCATTTCCGAAGCTGCAGTGAACGAAATTCTTGCTTTGTCCTCTTCGGACGGCTCGGAGCAACCGCTGGATACACTTCCTTCCCTTTTTCCGTCGAAAGAAGAAGAAGAAGAAGATATTGTCATTCAGATTCCTAGAGAGTTCCGTTTACAGGTCCTCAACGATCATTATCACCTCTTGCATTTTCTCCATCTCCTCCTGAAATCGAAAAAGAAGAACTCCACTGTGTTTCCTTGTTTTCCTACCATCGATCGTCCAGTGTTTTTGGATGCATCGCAACAACAATCCGTTCTTGCCTCCATGCGACAAATGCTTCAACGTCCCGGTCTCCTCAAATTTCTTCCTTTATTAGACAGTTCCCCGAGTCTTGCTAGTCACAGGAAACTGCATAATAACTTGAAGAAATTCGGGGTCGGCAAATTCGCAGTCTCAGGAAACGGGCGTTAACTGGATTCTCCTTAGTTTCCCTGATTTTGTTGGTTCTCTTGGTTGGGCACATGGAGCACAGGAGGGAGAAATCGATGGTATCTCGATATTGGTATCTTGGATAACATTGTGGCGGAATCCGGGATGGACCTTTCTTCCGGTATCGAACAAGAAATTGGCAAAGTTGGGTTTTAGCAAGGATTCTGACGTTCCTGGCGTTCCTGGCGTTCCTGGCGTTCCTGGCGTTCCTGGCGATCTAGGTCGTTTTCTTCGTCTGCTGGTAGAAATCTGATCCCAGTGCATTCTCTGTTCGATCATTCCTTTTATCATCTTGAATGATTCGTGGAAATTGAGCAATTCGGCCATGTTATGCAAAACCATTTTCCATTCCAACTCATCCAAATCCCAGTACCTATCGAAGTGAGGAATTTTAGGCATCTTCGGTATTTTGTCTTCACTAGTGTTTTTTAACCATTTGCGCAGGAGGTTGTATACATGTATCGCATGATAATAGTCATGTCGAATGGGTAACCGGAATCCATCGAGGATATGCAATTTTGGTAACTCAAGAACGTTCTGTACCGTTTTCTCGGAAAGCAAAGAACCGGATGGCATATGTGGCCAGTATCCTCTTTTGTACAAGTCCGTTACGAATTGCACGAGACCACAGTTGTCGAATAAACTATAATAATGATACTCAGTTTGACCCCGATTGATTTCCGCAAATTTTTGCGTATCCCCCCGATTGTTTCTCAATAGAAAACATTTCTCCTGCAGAAGAGAAGTCACACACCGTAGAAGTAGAGTGAATCCATCCGTGGTCAAAGCAAATAAAATTTGTGACAGTTTACGCGATGTTTCTGTTCCGGTGAGATTGTCTGGGGTTCCGAGAAACCAAAGCAGAAACAAATGAGAAAAGCACATGCAGTATCCATGACGTAGGAAGATTTCATTCCATTTGTCCAAGTGATGCTCGATTTCCTGCATTCCGACTGTTAACTTGGAATCAATCATCAATGTGTATCCATGGACCTGTAAAAAACCCCCGAGGTTTTTCAATAGATCTTTATGCACATAGTCGGGAATTCCATGCGGATCAATCCACTCAACCGTCTTGGTTTTTCGGTCGAATACCATCGATACGGCATGCCCGTACGTTCGTTCTGGTAACACAACAGTCACGAAACTCGCTATCTTGTTCACATGAGGATACTGTTCAAACAACCTTTCGATTTTCCTTAAATCTATGTCAGGCGAATCTGAGGATCGGAACAAAAACGTTGGCCCAAGAGCTTTCTCTTTATCCAAAAGGCGACGCTTGAATGAATGGAATACGTTTTTCGTACAGGATAGATAATGGGAGTTCTTGAATGACCCGAAATACAAGTATAACTTGCTATGCCGATAATCTTTGATCAACTGCTGTATAATCGGCGGTAGTCGGTCTCTTTCGGATATTCGTAATCCTTGTTCATACAGTCTCAAGATACTGACGTATTCCTGTAGTGAATACAAATTAACCAACAACATCTTTTGCAGCACAATCAGATACACGTTGTACCATGCTTGCTCTGGTATCATGAATCCACCTGGAGTTTCGACTCGGCCGATCGTTTTCTGCCAATAATGCACAAGTTGCGCGAGACTGTAGGTTCTCAGTTCCCCTTCCCATATGGAAACTAGTACGTAATTCAGAGGAGTGCTTGCGTAGATCAGCTGAGTGTCGGTTACCGTGAGTCCTTGTGACCATTGTCTTGGTCCTGTTTTCAATGGAATATCTGTCCCCTTGAATTTGTTGTCCAATTCATTACAGAATTCCAAAGATAGCGGAACAGTATTTTCCAGGAGACATAATTCGGTGCCAGGAATGTTGGAGATTCGATTCTTATATTCCGAATCCGACAACGAAAGTAGTTCCGCCTCTGTCCATTTTCTGTCATTCATACCAGTGTATGCAATCCCTGCAGTATCTGCCAATACACATGGTAATTCGGGAGTGGCCATCATTTGAAATGGATACAAATTTATCTATTGTTTTTGGTGAGAATCGGGTGAAACAATGGATACTTGTCCAACACAACAAGCAGTAGCTCTGGCGGTCAAAGAAGCCTGCGCAATCGACAGAGAATGTCTTGCTGAAGGTGTCGCAAGCTATCGCATCGATGATCTCGACTGGACGGAAGAACAGCTCTTAAACCAAACTTGGACACCCGATGAATTCCATCAACGCGTCCAGATTCTACCTTATGACGATGACCATTGTGTTTTATTTGCATTCAAACGGAAGAATCGTGATTACACTATTCCTATTTCCCTCGAATTTGCTAGACAACTGCATCAGAAATACATTCCCGATAAAGTGCGATTCACCCCTAAATTATCCCCCTTTTTCATGCACTCATTGACCATTCATTCGCACACTCCACAAAATGAAATAGCGGCCATCTTTTGGGAGGGACAGCGAGAAAAGCGAACGTATTCTCTCTTGCATCTTGTGCACTATTGGGATCAAATCAGAAAGATTGAACTCCCAAGTGGCTTTTCTATTGGACCGGCTGAATGGTCTTCCGTGGTGCCGAAATTACAGAAAATGGTTGTTTACAAACTTGGTATTTACATGAATGAGTACCTGGCTATCATGCGGCTCTACGAAAAGGGCGTGAGTGGTCGAGAAATGTTTCGGTTTCCGGACCTTTTGCAGGATATAATGAGGAAATATGCTTACAGTAAACTCTTCCTTCTTGTGACCGATTTGACTTATACCAATGAGCACGTTTGCTTTATTCCCCTATTAAGACAAATTTTGCCTTCTTCTTCTGCAAAAAACATAATGATAGGACCGTATTTTCGCATTATTACGGACGAGAAGTTTTATGTCAATCCCATCGACACAGTCATTGAAACCTTTAGAAAAACTCCGAATATCCGCTTTATGATTTCTTATTGTGTCATACATGTTCCGAGTACCGATGATTATCATGCCACTGCTCTTGTTTTCGATAGCAAAGAGGGACAAGCGGAATTCTTTGATCCAAATGGATACAGAACAGATTACTATGACGAAGTATTACATGCGCTCCGAGATGCTATTGAAGTTCCAAATTCCCCATTTCGAGTAGTGAGCTTCAGTTATCCCTTCGGAATACAGCATCTTGAAAATAATCAGGAATGGGAATCAGTCTTCATCAGATCAGGGTATTGTCAGTTTTTTACTATGATTTTCATGCTGTGGAAAATAGCCGACCCCTTGCAGAGCACAAAACGGATCACGGAAACCATTCACGCTCTCTCCACTGACGGACTTGCATTACTTCTTCGCTCCGTATCTTCATTTATTTTTGAAAAATGTTTCATTCGCCTTCCATTAACTGTATCATCTCATTATCCCACAAAAACCATGAATTTGGCAGAGATAAAAGATTTCCGATTCTACAAAACACAAGGAGAGTTCTACGTCCTAGAGCAATACCCCCTCGGCGAAAAATACGGTATTCGACAACTTTTTCAGGATAGCATTCAACGCGGATACTGGCCACAGAGTCCGAATAGTTCTCTATTATCCGAAAAAACCGTACAACTAATCGTCGGTAATCCTGTGGAAATCTCGGTCGAATTTCGTGTTTCCATACGTCAAGATTTTTACCATGCCGTTGATATCTTTCGACTCCTACGCAAATGGATCAAGTATCATAGAGACCAATTACCAGCCATGCCAAAGATACCGAATTTGAATTTCTTCTGGAAACTCTCGAAGGGAGAATGGATATCTGCACTGGATCTCATGAATCTTATGTTCCCCACAGATACAGGATTTTATGCACTGCATAATTACTTTATTCCAAAATTGAGTTCGACTACTAAAAAAAGAAAAAGAATCGAGGAACAACCTTTGGTCCTCCCCAGCCATGTTTTCAAAATCACCTCTTCAGGAACAAGTGATCGCAAATTACACCATGCGAAAATCGTCAAACAAATTCTCGATAATGAATAAATCCCTCAAAGATTCAAGGGAGTCATGTACTTCTCGAATTGCGGCTCGTACGAATTCTTTACGCCACACTTGTGGTACACCGTTGGACGATAGAAGGTTACCCCATCGTGAACTTCTGTTGTAAAACCGCCAAGTACGGTTGTCCATGTAATAGGAAACACATCTGCTCCGGGTACTGTCACGGTCACAGGGAAAGTGCACACATCCTTCAGGTCCGATTTCTCGCACTTTTGCGTCCGCCGATAGACGAGATCTTTCGCCCAGCCATCGATTTTGGCTTGTGATCCGCTCCCGAATTGCTTTTGTTTTGTAATGAATTTCGACCACCATTCTCTCCGATTTTCCCCACCGCGTGTTGCAACGACATGCCCTAGCAGAGCCTCATAATTCTTCAGAAACCCATGAATTTCACTGAATGTTGAGGACTCGAAAAGACGCCGGAAATTGCCGACGACGCCTTGAAGTTTCTGCCAATCATCATCGGTTCCCTCAAATAACACGGTTCCAAATCCACAACTTAGTGTCATTCCATATGAGAAATAATGCTTCAGACAGCTCAAGATCGAACTTTGTTTGGCCGTATCAATGTCCATAGTGTCTGTCGTAAACTTCGTATTCACAGCAAAATCCAGGGTCCCCTTCGTCGCAGCGCGCGTCTTTTGGTCCATGGCTGCTAAGAACGCTCGGTAATCAATTCCACAATCGCTGACATTGACATTGACTTCTTGCTTTCCTTCGAAATTCACAAACGTCCCTCGGCATTTCTCGGGATGTGCCCCAATGTACTCACTTATTTGTGCCAAAAGAGATACCAAGAAATACCCAGGATTCAAGATAATCGGCAATTCCGCCGAGTAAGCGCGGAACATTAACGCTGGGAATCCATTGGTGGGAAACCACAAGCCATCTTTCGCAGACTTTGAATATCGTTGCCCCCGATAATCGTCGAATTTCACAAACAAAAGAGGATCTATGGGACCCTTTGGTTTCTTGTCAGCTTCGAGAACAACTATCTTGCGTTCCATTCTTTGGTGCGATAAAAGAGAGACCGTACAAGAGCCTATCTTATTTCTTGTTCATAAAATTTTATTTCCGGTCGTAATCGAGGAAATGGATAAACTGGTACAGACGGATCTTCTTCTTTCCTAATTTTTGTGACTAGAGTAATGAGTCTCCCCATGTCGATCTTCCGTTCTATCTTGGGATATAAAGATCCACGTTTGGAGGAAAATGTCGAAACCCGATACTGGCAATTTCAGTTGCACGTTACCGAAATGGATCGCGCCTTCCTTGTTTTTGTGGATTCCGAATTGAGAAGGACTTGCGGAAAGGAAAATACATTGTATGAAGGATTACAAATTGTAAAAGAAGGATCGCGTATTCCACACCCAACGTGGACCGTCTTTGTACCTACTAATAATTTAAGAAAACTTGCTTGGATAAACGAATACTCTTCCTTTCTCAATCTCGAGAAAACATCAGACCAATATTTTACCGCAGACAGCATAAGAAGGAGACTAGCTATCCAGCGATTCAGCACACACATCGGATACGAGTTGATATTTCCACAGGAGGTGGACGTGGAATTGCATCTATTGCCCGATTATATCATAATCGAACAAGTGATTTCTTTGTTGCCCGAAAATAGCGACAAACAGATCTATTTCTTCTCGTACAAACGGGAATATACCAACACACAAGCCATAAAAGATAGCATCTTGGCAGTCGTCGAAGTATCCCTTTTGTCGATTACGCCTCTGTATCCATTACACTAATTCTATGTCTACCGATCTCCAGACCTTCGACAAACTCCTCGACTCATGTTTGGAATCTGTTTCATCATCTTCACACGACGAGTGGGAGCAAAACTTCGAAAACGCTTGGAATCATTTCGATCAGTGGGTTCTCGAGATTCTTGAGGTTCTTGAGATTTCTGAGGTTCCTAAGGTTCCCGAACTGTCCCCACTAAAAATTGAAACTCCTAACCCTAAAAACTAATAAAATTGTTTCCCTCCCAATGGATTTACAAGAGGAATTCAACCCGGAAGATGTACAAAGGAGATTACACACATGGAACAGGCGCAGAGTATGGGGGTTCCGCTTTTTGTGCACTTCCTACATCTGCATCGGAATCGCTCTTGTTTTTATGATCTTCCTTTGTCCGGAAAAATTGTTTATTTTCGGCATTGTTCTTGGAGTCCACAATATGTTCCACCTTGCTTACATTCTGTGGCTATGGAAGGGAAAGAAACCACTGCTGGATGTGGCGCAGTATATCGAATCTCATCGCACCTCGCGTGAAGTTGTGGAATCGCGGGTGTAACGTGTATTTATTTTTCCTCCAATGAAATAATAAGAATTCCATGAATGCGTTGGACAATGTCTTTGATTTTGAACTAGAAGCACCGAATGCTGCCGCAATTCACAAGTCTATGCGTCAACATGAAATCAAATACTCTTCCAGTCCCATCGCTTTGCCTTTATTCCTACAACAAAGGGAGCAGCAGAATGCCACAAAATTCACAGAAAACGAATTCATTGTGTTGGATAGGAAGGGAGAAGAGAAGAAATGGAAATACCTCGAACAATTGCTTGATCATGAAAGCAGCCCCATCAAACGGTCTGTCGAAGTTGAAGTGCACACATGTCGCGGCAAAAATCATTCTTGGGAGATACCAGTCTATCTATATGCAAACAGATGGTGGTCGAATGATGAATTCCAGGATTGGAAAAGATGGCATCTAATGCCAGTATTACTACATGATTTACTATCTCAGTTCGATTTTCCTTTGATTTCCTCTTCCCCTATTCTTTCACCGTTTTGATCGGTAATACAACACTCCGAGCAATAAAGCCACTCCCAACAACAACAGCACCGTTTGATCGTTTTCACCTTCACTATTGATCTCTGAACGCAACCTGGATCCGACATTCGACTCCTGTCCAATCACCAACGTTGCTTTGTGAAACCTTGTTTTGAATGGGAATTGCGCCATGAGAAAGATACCCAATAAGTTTTGGTTTGCGTTGAAGAACTTACCAGGTAGGTGTTCAAAGTATCTTTTCAGTACGATTTCTATCTGTAATCGGTTATCGCCCATTTTCTTGTAAGTAATCATTTCGGGGAAAGGTCGCTTCCTCAGATCGGCATCGATGTATTTTCCTTTCTCTAGACCACGAAAACTTCTTCGATCTGTGTAGGCCATGCGCATGGCAAATTTTCCATCAGATTTCTTTTTTGCAAACAGAATATCCGAGGATTGCAAAGATGTCACAGATTCTGGTAAGCCTTCCACTTCCAGAATTAGACGAAATGAATTTGCATTGAGGAACTTGCGACCCCCAGTAAAGATATTCTTCATCGGAATCATGATTGATACTGCGTTCGTTCCGTTTCCAGGAACTTGTACGGGGTTCATTCCCGAGAACATAGGTGTTAACCAATTTATAAACCCATCTGCTGTGACTATGGACATACTTTTTCAAAAGCTCAAAGATACCGTTGGTTTTTTTTCCAACGTAGCAACAGATCCGCCAATAATTTATCGCGGAATCTTCGGATTCCTTCTTTTTCAAATGATATAAGTAGATCCCATGATTGTTTGAGTCCGTGACAACCATGACAGGAGTAGTGAATATGCGCTTCGAAATGCTCTTTGAGGATGAAGTTCCGTGCGTGAGATGCTTCTACCCACAGTGTGACTGGTACGCCACGGCGAGAACCTTCATGAATGGCATCCATTTGCATCTGAAATATCAGCACGAACACTGGAGAAATGAAACCCCCACATACTGGAAACCACAGATGGAAGAATACTGCCATGAAGTCCTGCAGCAATTTCCGGGGACACATCTTTCTGTTTTCTTGGAGGCAACCCCTGATGGCGAGATCAAATCGGCAGCCATGTACAACCACGACAAACAGGAAGTGCACGACCTCATGATGTGACAGGGTCTTTTTACAAATTTAGTTGTGGGAGAAATAAATATGTTTTTTGAGAAGCCCTTCCGTTCCCGTTTTCCAACGTTGTCCATAGAATGTCTGAGTTTCGTACCAAACTTGCTGATGCAACCATTTGTTCTCTGTACTGCTTCCAAGATTACCTTGATGCCCATGCCGATTTCGAGTTCCTCGTGTCCATGGCGAAGCGAGGGAAAACAAGAGTTGAGTTCTCCATTATTCACGAGGATGACAGTCTTCAAGAGCCCGAATATTCGCAAATGCTAGAAAGCATAATGGAGGATTTAAGAAAAGAAGGATTCCGCGTGCATCTCTGGAACACGGATATGTCGATTAGTTGGGGCGATGCAACAACAGGAGGGGCGGCTACCTGTCGGGAATATGTCCAACGAGCGTATCTGAAACGATTTGCCATTGAACTGGGGAAATTATCACGGAACTTTCTGCTTTCGTGTGCAAGGCGTGGAAACTGGTATTATCGGTTTGAGTTCACGGACACCATAGACGACGAATATTGCGATGCCGTGACCAAACTGTTGGAAGAGAAAGCAAGTGAGATTCAGGCGCGCGATGGATGTGTCTGCGTTGCTACTCCTTGTTCTTTGTACATTTGTTGGGCCCCGGAACCACATGATGTGGAGCAAATCGAACAGTATTTGACCATCTTTGAAATCCAAGATGACTTTCGTTATCGTTGGAAACAAGGCAAGTTTCAAGAATACGGATCAGAGTTTATTGCGTACCGTAATGGTCGCATACTTGCACATGGGTACAATGAAATGGCTGTGTATCGTGCGGCACAGCAAAGCATCAAAGGTGGTCATTTCGTTCTGGTTTGTGCAAATGGAACAACAAAGGAAACGACTGGCGGTACGGACGAAAAGGCTGTATTGGATGAGGATCCTTGATCCTTAAAATTTTAATAAAAAAGAAACAATTGTTTTCCAAGTTCCGCAGATTCCACCAGTTTCCCGATTTTTATGGCCTATTCACTCGTAGATACGTTTTTACAGCAGATGGAAGGACAAGGAAATGGTTATGTCTTTGTCTTCGCAAAAGCGGATTCCTTTGAGGAACTACGCAGGGCATGTCACAGTGAGGAAGTGTTCGCGAAGGCGCAGCTCAAACGAATCCAGTACAACTATACGGTGATCGAGGGCCCAGGACGTGAATATGTTCGTGAGAAATACTGCCGTTTTTTGAGGGAAAGTTCCCGAGTCCCTGAGGAATTCATCCAGTACCTCGAAGATGAAGTTTTCTCATGTGAACATTTTATGTGTTGTTTTATCCCCATCTTCAACTATTTATGATTTTCATGTAAAAGGCATCTCCCCATCCGTAGGGGGTGAATACAGTATCCAATCGTAGAAAGCCATAAGGAGATAGAAAAGAATCCATGTCTTTCAGATGTGCACATCCTTTATATAGCTCTGCGATGTTGATTTCCGTGTAAATGTATGATAATTGATTGAGGAGAAGTGATCCACATCCCTGAAGAGCTAAGAGTTCCGCACCTTGGAGATCCATATTGAGAAAGTTGAATTTTCCTACATCTTGATGGGATTTGGCAAGTAGTGTATCTGTTCTTGTGGTTTCTGTGCGAAATCGACGAACTTCGACAATGTTTGGATAAATTGCACGATGAAAATGCAAAGGAAGCATACTCGAACTCTGAAAGTTGTTTGTGACGATGAATTCTATAGGGTCTCTATCTTTTGCGCCGACCACTGCTTCTGCGATGGAAATCCGTGGATACTTTTGCGTGCACCATTCCACCTTTTCTGGTATCGCCTCCACCCAAAAAACACGGTCATCAGTGATTCCTTCAGCAAGATACTGCTCGCGTTCCTCACATTCATGAGCCCCGAGATGAATGACACCTTTGATGGTCAATCCATGACGAAGACAAAGATCTCTCAGAGGGATCAGCATTCTTCTTCTTGTTCCTCTGCAATACGTCGTCTTTTTTTTGACGAAGTGGATGAAATGGACGAGGCAGACGGACTAGGTGAAGGTATGTATTCCACAAAAGAGATATCCCGCATACAAAACTCACCACGACATTGCGGACATCTTGCATATGATTTCTTGCAGTGGTTGGTGTCATTCCAATAATGATTCGCTAAACAAGAGAGGCAGTATCGCATACCTCCTTTGCAACTACAAGGTACTCCCGTGCAATGAGTTTCCGTGCTGCTACATTGAAAACTGCAGATCCGATGAATGATGACATTGGCAAGATTAGCCTCCCAAGGCTCTTGTGGGTCTCCAGGGTTCACCTGTTCTGGGTTCGCACAAGCCCCAGATGAACAAAGAATACCTTGATCACAAAACACGGAGAGTTTTCCTTTTTTCGAAGCAAAATCTTTCATCATGGCTTCACATCCTTCCAAATTTTGCGGTATCAGATCTTCTAGAACAATGTGGAAATTCTGAAGCTGTTTATCCAATGCTTTCGCCATCGTCTTTCGGAGATTCTTGATTTTCTTGAGTGCGTTGAGGAATCGTGGATTGGGAACAGTGTTCCGGTTTTTGATCAATTGACGTTTGACGATGGTCACATATTCATCAAGAGATATGACAGCACGGTGCACTGCATTGGAAAGCATATTGTACGAGTCGTCGATCCAGATAGGTATCCTTTCTTCATCTTCATCCGAATCGCTATCATCATCGTCATCGTCCTCGTCATCATCATCATCGTCGTCGTCGTCGTTATCTTCGTTCGTAGGATTGGTTTCGATCGCAGCGGTTACAGCTACTTGTGGAGGAAGCAGTCGCTGAAGATTCTGTACAATCCCTTCGAGAAGATCTTCCGTTTGAATAGGACTAGATGCTCTTGTTGTTGCCATGTTACTTGTTTGCCAATTCATGATGAAAAAAAGAGGTGATGTTTTTATTTGCGTTTGAGGGAGGCCAAAGAAAACAACATATCGTAGGGCATAGGCTGTTCCTGGAATCCAAGTCGAAGATAGAAGCTTTTGGCTCTGGGTATACAAGAAAGCCGTATGAATAGGATGTTTGGTTGTGTCCTTTTTACAAATCGAATGAACTGTCGCATCATCTTCGAACCTAGTCCCATTCCACGGAATTTCGGTGAAACCACCATGCAGAAAATGACAACTGACTTTGTGTGGTTGAACACATCAAAGACAATGAACCCTACGCGTTGCTCACATTCAATTCCCCAGAAGACCGATTGCGGGTGGGAAAGATATCTTGTACCGTAATCGCGAATGCTGTACTGATCCTGACAATAAATATCCATAATCTGCTTGTCAAATTCGGAATGGATGTCTTTCAGAATCAAGTGCATCGAGGGAAACGAACGTGAAAACCAAGGCGATATTGAAAGTCCGAAAAAAAATTACCACTTCAGTAATTGAAACAGTGCCCATTACAAATAATAAAAATGGACAAAGTTGGTATCATGGTTATGATGGGGATCATTAGCTACATGATTATGCGGGAACTGCAATTATCTGCTGAGCCGGCTCTACTTGGAACTGCTAGGTCCCCAAAGTCCCCTCATGCATACCTGCAAACAGATCAGAATACAACAAACAAAAAGAAGCGAGGTCCAGCCCGATATGGCATACACGAAGAGAGCAAACGGAGATTCCTCAATTTGCAGCAAAAACTGAATTCGGGTAGCACAGCCGATGTCAGAATCCCTGCACCTCATTTTGCAGATGTGTTTGCAACGGATAACGAGATACCCGAGCAAGCGCCAGTCCCGACAGGAAGAGACACCTACAATACAGACACTCTTGCCCCTCAGGCGCGAAATATGGTTCTTGGTCATAACTTGAACCTTATTGGAGAAGACGGCGATGCTCCTGGAATGGCTCCTTACATGCCCAAACGGGAGATAGTCAACGATGATCCACAACCACAGGATACGACGGAAATCCTTCTTTCCGAAGAACTTCTCAAGCACCGACATTTTGAACCATCGCATAACAACAAACCTTTCGTAACACCGGTAGCGAAACTCAATGCTCGCACAAATCAAACCATCGATCCCATGTGGAGACCTATTGATGCCAACGATTCCCGGTGGGATGCCGTACTCCAACGTCAGGATAATCTTGGGACTTTCCGTCAACAGAATCCATCGACGGCTATCGCTCTCGGTCTTTACAATCCACAACGTCCACTGGAGCCCGAGAATCTGGATATCCCGAACAAGGCTGGATTGGCTGAGGGATATTTTAGAGAGCCAACCCCAGCACGTCCTGGATACGGGTCTTTGCAAGTGCAACCTTCAACTGCCCATATGCGAGATACCACCCGTGACGATGGAATCACGGATGTTGTCGGAACTGCATTCGCAGCAGAAGCATCTGCCCCAGCAGTCCGGGATGCCTTTGCCTCCAAGTTTTCCCGATTATCTTCCACTGTCTCCAGTGGTCGAAGTACGTTCGATATCGAGCGAGGTTCCGTGAATACGCAGATTGTCAACGGATCTCAGGATAATGCCTATTTTGCAGGACATAAGATGCGTAGTGCTTATGGGGTTGATGAGGATATCATGGTGGGACAACCTGGCACATCCAGTTCCACATACGTTCCGTCTGAGTTCAGAACTCCTCGAGACACACTGAAACAGCAGTTGCACGAGTACGGAGGACCAGTCGGAAATCCTTATGGTCAGTCCCAAGTTTCCGTGCGTCCAGAATTTTCCACACCAAGAGGAACCGTCAAGGAACAATGGAACGAATATGGAGGAGGAGTCGGAGTTCCGGGAAGCAGTGTCAGCAATCCATACCTTCGCGGTATGGAGGATCCCGATCAACATGGCAGACAAAGAGCGGTCATCGAAAATCGCACAGAACAATTTGGTATCGCTGCTCAACCTGGGATGGGGACGTATGATGTGCCTGATCTGTCTTCCATGTTTCTGAAAACCAATGCAAATACAGACGACCTCATGACCCGAGATATCGTCGGAAACGCCAGTCCTCAAGCCGGTGGAAACATGGGATATCGGGACTTTGAGCATCATCTTCGAGATACGGTCAAATTCTCCGATGGCAGGATTACAGAAGGATGTCCTGGTGCCCGATTGGATATGGCAGCCTCGGATTCTTACACAGTACCGATGAATTTACGAAAGACGGTAAAACCGCAGTTGGCATCACAGAATCAATGGGGAGCTCCAGTGCGCGCATTAGGACAACAGTACGGATTATACGAATCAGCTTCCGTCACCCCAGTAGTCAAGCGCAATTTGCTAGATATCCGTGGTACGGATTACTCTCTGGATCCTGCGAATGTCAGTCAACTGCAGAGCAATCCATACGCTATTCCCATCCGCAACTGATCAACCCCCAAAAAAAATTGCGTCCACACAATACGAAGACGATGCAGGCAGGAAAAGAGATCGTGGTATCCGGGAAGGAACGACAGGAACGACAGGAACGACAGGAACGACAGGAACCACAAGAATTATCGAGAAACCCACATTATCAGCATCTTGCTCGGATTGGAAATCAGGAAGACATAATGAAGATATTCGACCGGTATCTAGATGCGGATAATCTGGAGAATGCAATAACTGCAAAAGCATCATGGTCGGAATTTCAAGGATTCGCATTCTTGTTGTATCTGTTTACATATTTACATCGCCGATTTCCGCATTATCCAGTTTCGAGGAAAATCGAGATTCTGCATGAGGCACTGACAAACTCTGAGATTCGCAGAAAAATCTTTGGTATCATACAAAGGGAATGAAACGGGTTGCCGTTCTTATTCATGCTACTGGAGGATATATTGACTTCGTCCCAAAGCTAATCGACACTTGTTATCGATACTTGTTTGTAGACAAATCAGTCTTTGTGTCGTACTTTGTATTCACGGATACATGTCCACGCTTTGTAGAACCGAGACATGAAGTCAGAGTCCTCTACACTGCAAAACGTGGATGGCCGGAGGATGCAACGATGCGATACCAAACCTATTTGTTCTATTTTACAGAATGGGAATCCTTCGATTTCGTATTTTCTCTTGATGCTGATTTGGAACTCGTCGGTCCTGTGAAATCGGATCTTTTGGATGACACCAAGTTTGTCGTCATTTCTCTTTCTCCGAATGAGTCCGATGAGAACAAGGAAATACCTAAGCTTCTTGCCCATGACTTCTTTGGAGGACCCATGAGAGGATTTGCGGATATATGCCATGCGATACTCACGGGAACGATCAAAACTTCCGATATCGATTATCGCGTGCAATTGACGGCGGCAGTTTCATGTAAAGTTCTCCAACTGGCGAAGGCATCCAAACGATTTCCTTTGGATATTCTGATCATCCATGTCGGCTTCCTTGTGAGAGAAAATGAAGAGATCACCCCTTATACGAAAATCCGAACAGTTCGAAAACGACAGAATATCCGTGAAGTGCAGGTATCCGATGACAGAAAAGCTCGAGTACCTCTCTTTGATATCATGGCTACGGAAACCAACGTTTGCAATTGGAGTTATTTTGGGCTAGATAATCTGCTTTTTGAATGTTTTAAAATGTTTATTCAGCTATAAAAAGGGGCGCTTCGCCATATTTTTATGAGTTTTAGGCTACCTTTTTTCTAAAAAAAAAAAATGAAAGTCGAACGTGAAACTCAACAAGAAACCGAACAGGGAACTCAACAGAAAAAGAAGAAAGAGACTGTCGATTGGACCAAAGAATTGTTTCTAAATGCCAAGGTCTTTTTGCATCTCTTCCAATCGGTGGTCCCCTCGAAGGCCTACAGCAATGAACAAGAGGTTTTCAAAGCATATCAACTACTTTCTGAATCTTGCCTCGAGCATTGCCATGAATACTTGCGACGCCGATTTGCGCAGTACGGTACCGAGGAATGCAGTTGGTGCAGTGGTCGGAACACTCATCGAGTTTCCGTCTTAACCGTCATCCGCAACGGAATCCTGGATGACATACCCGCAGAGAATATCGAAATCGAAGTTGAAAACATTCACGTCATTTTCCTGTGCCCAACCTGTGATGCTGTTTTCAAGGAAACGGGATCGAAAAATCGGACTATCTTGCGAACCCAGAAACATATCCCTACATTTTACATCCAGGAAGATCAAACATTACTTGAGGAACTAGTGTTAGATCAAGGACAAGGACAGCAAGGACAGGAGGCTCCACAGCCGTATCGATCACTGCTTGCCGATTTCGAGGCACGAGAAATTTCTGCCCATGCTATTTGTCCTGCGGATCCTTCTTCGCAAATCGATACTGCGCCTCCTGGATTAGTGAACATGCGATTCGAAACTGTCTTTGATGGAGGATTCGCATGTGTCCGATGTTTCTATCCTCATTGCGATGCTTATTTTCCAGCGAACAAGTACGATAACATATACAGTCATTTCAAAATCGATCACAAAAGCTGGAAAACGGATACTTGCACGAACTGGAGAACCCGCATGCAGCATTATTGTGAAAAAGTCATGCGGGAGTATCCAGACATGCTAGAACCAAAGCAAAGCCGAAAACGTAAGAAGAATGTAGAACTTTATCCGTTGATGACTTTGTCTGGCATCACGGTACCTTTTGGGGAATAATGTGAATAAAAATTGAAACGAACGCTTTACTTTGAGAATTTTTCTGTCGAAGGCATAGTTAGAGACTGAAAACGATGGGCAAAGTGAAAATACTCGGGTCTGGTGTTTCTGTCGTGACTCATCAGCATGCGAAAAAGAGAGTGAGAACGATCGTCGAAGATGAGGATGATGACAATGAAGAACATCTCATGACTGCCTTGGACTCTAGTGTTCCGAACGGTAATACGGATCCTGCTGAGCCTGCTGAACCTACCGACCCTGCGGAAGCGACAGAGATTCCCTACCCCAGCATGAGTGAAGCCGAAGGGATACCGAAGAAGCAATCGAGGGAGGAGTTGATGAAGAAACTAGTGCGGGAAGACGATTTGCTCGTCATCCTTATCAACTCTACCTCCATCTTCTACAAAATGTTCGAAGTTCTCCACGGTATTCTTGTGGAATGCAATTTGACCTTCTCCGAGCAAGGCATGAAGATCTTCAGCATGAACATGATCAGTGTTGCTCTTGTGCACTTTCTTATGGATGCAAACAAAATGCCTTTTTATTACATTCAACCAGGGCATACCTTCAAGGTCGGCATCAATATCTCCAAATTCCTGAAAAGCCTGAACCCCATCAAATACAGTTCCCATCTCATCATTCGCATCAACAAAAACAAACCTAACAAGCTCTTGATCAGTACCACCACCGACATCGGCATTGTCATCAATATCGCATACACAACTCTCGATTTGGAAGACAAGAGAAACGACTTTGAAGATGCCGATTTCAATTTTACTGGCGTCTTTCCCAGCAAAATCTTCGATCGTATTGTCAGTGATTTGGCATGTATCGCGGAAACGTTGTTGATCAAAACCACCCGGTCTGGACTGAAACTCATTTCCAAGGGGGATACAACTGACAGTGAAATTTGCATCTTACCATCGAAGGACACCTCGCTTAACTTCGAACCCAAAGACCGTATTCGATTGTTCTTTAATATCCAATATCTTGTTCTCTTTTCGAAAGCTCATCCTCTTGCAAACCAAGTGACATTGCATTTGAAGAATGACTATTTCATGGTTGTGATCTACAACATCCCCGGATTCGGAGAAATGAAGTTCTGTCTGTCACCTCTCACTGATTCCAATGATGATGTGAATAATGCCGATGATGATGATTCCTCCGATGAGGAAGAAATGTCGCAACCGATGAAACAGGAAATATCGCAACCGATGAAGCAGGAAATTACGCCGGAAAAACCAAAGAAAAGGAAACAAGTGATTATTGAGCCAGAAGATGACGAGGAACTTGAAGACGGAGAATTCTCTGAAGATGGGGCCGATTTGGATGCATTGGATGATTTAGAAGACCAAGCAAGCTTTGCGGGGGGAGATGATGATGACGAAGGTGATGATTTTTAAAAAAAAGAGAGAGAATAAAAAGAAATCAACGTATTTTCACTAATAGGATAACCACGAGAATGAGAATAATAATAATCGTTGTTGATGTCTTTTTCTTCGATGAACTTTTGTCTTTGTCCGATTTCCCAAAAATGTTGAAAGGATTGAAACCACCGAAAAGACCTCCGACTCCTCCAGCGATGTTATCCAGAAAAGACATGATACTCACCTAAATACGAACAAAAAACTCCGATGATGGAATCGATGGCGGAGAAAGAAGAAGTCAAAACAGTGTGGTCTCAACAGGAGCTGGTACAGTTTCACACAAGCCAATATTGGTGGTCTCAAATCCCTCCAGATTGGCATATCGGAACAGCGAAAGACATTGCTGCAGCCGCAGTGGATTCCGATACATCTAAATTACCGACTCTCCTGAACGCCACAACAATTCTTGCAGATAACAAAGAGTTCCAGAATTTCCGAAACCAGATTTCTGAGAAGAATTATATCAAGATTACACCTATCAGTTATCAAGGCAATGATTGTCCGGCCAGCACTCCTCCCGTCGTACAAAAATTAGAGAAAATGATAAGAGAACAAACGATCTCTGTGGCCAATGTTACTCGATTCATGCAAGGTGTGGTACAATGTCTTCCAGATGAGGAATCCATTCGGCAGAATAACTATCGTTCTATGATTAACTACGCACGTATATCACACACCTTATTCGATCAAGGAGCATCTATTCATGTTTTTCAATTTCTCCATCTTCTACTGGATAAACCGGTCGGGCTGAGTGCAAATCTTCACTTGATAGAAGAAAACTATCCCGACATCATCTACATGGATAACTCCGTAACCAATGCGCTTGATGCTTCCGTGGCCATTTTTCAGATTCTTCATGTTTTATATGGTTTGGAAACAGCTCAGATGAAACATGGAATGTTTGATTTCCAGAAAGTGCGATTATTCCCTCTCGTATTCCCGGCAACCGAGAAAACTCATTGGACTTTTATTTACAATACAGACACTGATCAATATGCCGTACCTGTTAAACTCCATTCCAGTGATAACGTTGACGATTCAAGGACATATAGTGACATTTGGATTCCTCGAATTGATGGATTCTGTTATGATACAGAACCGTCCAAAGAATCTGATATGGTGAACTTTATGAAGACGTTTGAGAAGTCGAATATATATAAAGTCCTGAAGAAAGCGAATTCTCCTCTTACTGATCTAATCAATGAGGGTAAAGATTTCACAGCAACAAAGGCGTTGAAGAAGTATTTTGAACACTTCCGACGCAATACTTCAGGGGTGACCATTCTTGATGCTGTATTGAGCAATTCCAAAAACTGGTTAGCATCCGTAACCAGCGGATTGCAAAATCTCTTCTCGATGAGCAGTAATACTGGTAATCGAAGATGTTTACATAGACAACGACCCATAACAGGTGCAAAATCCAGAGATTGTGTCAAACTGTATGGTCCTCTTTATAGCACTGTTGGTGGAACAAAAGATTGTCAATCATGCGAAATTGGTCCATACGTTCTCCCGATTCAAGGTCCTACTGTCCCTCTTCCAAACCCCCTGACGGAGGAAGAATCGTTCTTTTCGGTGTTCCCGAGTTCCGTCGAAAGATTGATTCGTCAATATGAAATTTCCATCATAGAGAAGAACTTCATCAAAACATACCCTGTGTGGCCGAAAATATGGAGAATGCTTTTCCCTTATGGATACGATGAACCGAGCGAAGTAGATGAGGAAGAAACCGAGTATCCACAAATACTCCAACAAGAGTTTTTCCAAATGGATATCAATGGCCGGAAGAGTTTGCTACATCTACCGACCTTGATGCTCTGGATGAAACTCGGATTACATGGAGCGAATGAATCCGAATACCTGCGGACATTAAGGATAAAAGTCGAAGAGCACAAAAAGGAAATAGAAGTTGCCTATCAACATTTGCAGAAAAGTGCGCAATTGACAAATGCTCCGCTACTGGCACCTGTTTAGATCATCCTTTATTTTCGGCAACAACCTTTTGTTAATGAAACAGACAGCAACAGAGCGATACAAATTAGCAGGAATGGAACGTCGGTGTTGTCGCACGACATAGTTTTCATCTACAATCGCATACAAAAAATGGCATGTGACAGGTGAAGAAGAAGAAAGATGAATGTAACTCAAAGTCTAGAGGATCAAATGTACGAATGCCGAGCTTATGCCCATGCGTACCGTACCAACGCTAGGAAACATCGGATTTTCCATTCAGTCTCCGGATTCCTCAATATCGTTCTAGGTGCTTCAACGTCTTTCGTTTTGGTCACAACATCCCTCCCATTGTACGGCATTATCTGCGGTGGACTGGTAACGCTTAACACTAGCCTCCTCAAATTCATGAACTCACTGGATTACTTTGCACAGGCCGAAAAGGCGGCCGACGATTATGATAAATTGTCTGATCGGTTTCAACTAGCTTATGTGGAACAAGAAACACACACTACTGAATTCGGGGTAGCGGAACTGGAACGATTAATGGTTGACAAATCAAAACTCACAGACAAATATGAACAACCAACGATGGATGTAGTGCAAAAAGAAAAAGAGATTATGATTCAACAAAGGAATGGCTTTCGGCCAAGATAGCTCGCAAGCCAGCAAATACAAACACCCAGGTTTTTCCTTTCGAATTGCAAAGCGTATGCAGCTCCAGGAAAATCGGAACAGAACTCATCCAGACGTTTCTGAAACCGCAGAAGACGGACGTGTATCCGCTGCAAAAACACGAGTTCCTGCTTTGTCGGAAGACGGAGGAATCGTGGTGTACCCACAGACCCCAGCAAATTGGATCGACCAATGATGCCCAGCTGAATTTCATAGACATCGCCATCGTATTCTCGCATAGTTGTCAACCACGACTGCTGAAACATGTGTTCATCTGGACCTCGCAGTACATGTCCTGATTGAGCCTTGAAGATTTTCCGGAATTCACGAGGGATGTCCACAAAGTGCAATGGCGAAGCTCGAAAAACTTCCGCAGATGTCATGTCCGTCAGATGATGTTGTACGAGGTAGGGAAACATGTTGAATAAAAGACAGGAAACTATACTCTGCTCGACGACCAAATCCCTCCACAATCGCCAACAGGGTGGAGACCCATTCTCGTCGTTATTGTCTTTCGAGGAGGAGGACCCATTGTTAATGCAGGCACTGGTAAACTTGGGAGACCGCCGAATGCTGGATATCGACAAATTCTTCCTGCGGCGTTGGACCATGGATTCTGAGACGCAGAGACGCGGAAAGTTTTGTATTGCTCTCAATAAATACAAATTTATATATACCTATGCAATCTTCCGATTTCAAGGCACCTATCCTCAAATTGAAAGAATTCGTAAAGGAACATTCGAAACTTTGTCCCCCGGAAGATGAGAATTCCGCTGGAGTCTCGGATATCTGGCTGGCCAAAATTGTCTTCAGGAAAGGAAGACCGCGAAGTTTTGATGAACGTGAGAATCTCCGCAAAAGCCTTTATCGATTGTTAATGAAAATACCGGGAATGGAACGCAAGAAAGAAATATCGTTGAAAGGTTTTGCGAAGGAGCTGGATAATGACATGGAAACTGCTGTTCTTGCTTTTGGGCTCGGGGAACTTCTGGATCTATTTACGGTCATGCATCCGAAGAAAGGACTTCCCAACTTGCATGATACGGATGTAGACGGGCTAGCACAGTACGGGTTTGTTTCATTTATTATGGATGAAGAACTCGAAGAATTAGATGAATGGTATGACACCTACAACGTATGAAACTACTTCTTCGTCTTCATTGCAAAGTATAAAGCAAGCAAAAGACATAAGAGAGCAAACAACATGTACATACGTTTCTGATATCGTAAGAGTTCCACATAATACGGTAATCCATAAAGATAGGTCTTCGGACAAACATATGTCATTTCAGACTGCTCTGTTGCCGTAGAACCCGATGATTGCAAAGGAATCCGCGCTTCCGCCGGACAACGATTTCCGACTATGTCTTCCTTATTTTCCTCCTTCTGTCGTTCTACTTGTTGTCGTCGTTGTCCGGAGAGCATGCGGTGGTTTTCTGTATTCAGGATACTGGGACCCTTAGTCCAGAAACTATCTAGCATTTTGTTCTTCTCTTTGGTTAGCGTGGATTTCATTTAGCATAATCGGAGACAATGCGCAAAACATCCTCCATGCCACTTGACAATTGCCCATTATAATAAATACTTGGATACCCTATGTTCCCAATACCATAACTACGTATTTCTGCAGCATCAGCATCTTTTTCTAGTAACTTGATTCTCTTGATCAACGGTACACCGCGCTTGTCTCGCATTGTTTTTAACTCTTTCAGCGTCGCATGACATGGGCCACAAGATGCCCAATAGATCATTATTGGTTGTTCCTCTTTTTCCTTGTGTTGCTGTTGTTGCTGTTGTTTCTGCTGTTCCAAGTAGTAGGGAGCAGCTTGGTGCAACATTTGACCATAATGATATAATTGATTCAATTGATTGGGAAAGTGACTCATTCGTTTCATTTAAAACAAGGGTTTTTTTTCTGCATGGAAGTTGATTATTCTCAGGTATGCCGAAAAGAGCAAGAGAAGAAGATGAACCCGAGAAAGAACTCGAGGAGTATGACATAAATGACGAGGAGGAAGAAGAAGAGGAATCCTCCTCATCCTCTGATGAAGAAGAAGATGAAGACGAAGACAACGATCAACAATACCGCACGGATGAAGAAGATGCCGATTCCAGTTTTCTCGATGAATCTGATTCCGAAGACGAACATTTGACCAACGAGTTCATGTTCGACGATGACGATGACTAGTTCTTCTTCTTTTCCGAGGATCGAAGCATGTAAACTAATCCACCCAACCACAATAAAACAAGGAATCCCAAGAATATCTTGTTTCTACGGCGTGTCGTGTCCAGTGTCTGCTCTTGTCTGAGTTGTTGTGGAAAACTTACTTTCCGAATTTTCAAGGTCTCTTGTTCTTTTTCCTCATTCTCCGTTTCGGGTGGATTCTCGGGTATCTTTTGTGGATCAGGAATCAATTCTCCAAAATCATCCAAAGGACTTGATTCGACGGGAAAGAATTTGGGACGAGACTCTTGTCGTTTAAGAAATTCAGGATCTTCTCGTGGATCGGGAACAGCTCCTTCGCTACCATTCGCACACCGCAGATACATCTGATCTCGGTTTACCTTGTCTTCAAACCATTCCATGTTACAACGATTGGTATCCGCAGTGCGATATGCTGACCCAAATGTCCCAAACGTGGCAAAAGTTTCCATATGCTCATCTTCACATATAGAATAAAATCATGATTCTCACAAATTGTGGATTGTGTTTATTGCGCCTCCCTCTTCGCCATCTTCCTCGATTACAACAACAGGAACTTCTGGTTGCGGGGTAGCAAAATACGGAGATACTTTTGTCTTCCTTGTTTTCTTTGGTTTCTTTTCATTCGTTGGGAGGTCTATTTCATTCGTTTTCTCAACGGTCCGTTTTCTTCCAGTGAGTTTCTTGTTCTTAATCCACCATGCGCCTTGGAGAAAAGAGTCGCATAGATCATCAATCTTTCGCTCTCTACTTAGGATAGTTAAAGCCTCAGGATCCTCAGCAAGAAGCGCATTTGTGTGTAATACAGCAAGTTTTTTGTTGCGGTAGTGTCCCTCGGAACAAGTGAGGACGAATCTTTCCTTCGTGTACACCTCCAGTTTCTTCCTTGGAGAAATGAATTTAATGGTTGGAGTTGGACGGTTTTCCATGAGGCTCACGATGATGAAGAAAGTCTGAATAATATGCGATAGCCCGGTCATCACGGAGGATGTCCGAAATTGGCGTTCAATCAGTACCGTATCGGCGGTGAAGAAGATCTCCTTCTTTTCCAGTAACGTTTTGGCCAGATTCTTTGCAGCGATGTCGAGATTATTGGAACCACAATTGATGAGTCCCCAATAGAGATCCATTTCTTCGGTACCGCGGGCAATGCGAAACTCGGTTGTTCGTTCCGGATGATACTCATTCTCCAACATACAATACGCTAAATTGATGGTACCGATGTCAAAGGAGAGTATGCGACTCATGTTCTTTTCTTATTCTTTTTGTGGATTTTTTTTGCCGTTGTGGATGTTACTCCATTGCATTGCAAGAAGAGGATTAAACATAAACCCTGTTGCTGTCATGGCTATTCGACATCCTGTATCCAAAAACGCATCAAAATCCTCTACTTGCGTGATACCGCCACACCCCATAACTACCAAGTTGGAAGAATACCCAGAAAGGACTTTCTTCGCCATTCGAAGGAAATGTATGGCATTCTCTCGGATACCATGGCCGCATATTCCACTACTAACTCTCGTATTATCGAGTGGCGGAACTACTTTCCCACGAACGCCATTGATTCCACAGATACCTTCCGCTCCACCCCTTTCCGCAGCCCGGAACACTCTTAACATCGTATCTTCATCGGGAAACTCTCCTACTTTGACAACTAACGGAATGGTACCAATTTGTGCTTTAATATTCTCACAAACTGTGAACACAGAATCCGCATTCAAATAAACTTCATCCATTCCACCGGTAGCTATATTTGGACAACTAAGATTGGCCTCGATGACATGCGCACCGCCATATCTGGCAATGTTACTCGTAAGAGCAAAATCATCAACGCATTCACGCCACAACCACCTTGGATCGCTTGCATTCCGCTTGCTCGATTCACCGACGACGGAAACAATTAGCAACTGTCCTCTTGTCAAACAATTCCGAGCCTTCGAAATATCACGAAGAAGAAAGTCTCCATCCATGGAGGGCATACCAAATGAATTCGTTATTGTCATCGGCTGCAATTCCGTTTCTACGTTCCGTATCCATGTTGTTTCTGGACCTACAGTTGATGATGATGAAACACGGACAACATTAGGAACTGGATATCCTGGATGCGGAGAAGACCGAATGGTTTTATAGGTGAGAACATTATACCCCAGTTTCGAAGCAAAGGAGATCCACCGTGAATCTAGTAATGGTCCCGCTGGAATACCTATAGGGGAAATGACCCGATAGCCAAAGAGCGGAATCCATTGCAGATATGGCGGTGTTACGACAGGCTCAGGCGTCTTGATATTCTCCATATTCCACGGTCCATGCTCTCGATTGTCAGACCAGCTTCTTTGTACGTCATAGATCCAACATGGTTTCTCCTCTTTTGTTGAAACCGGAACAGGAGGAATCGTGAGTACCGGAGGAACGGGAGGAACCGAGGAAGTCATAGAATTTGTAATTTTCGGAGGAGATCCGATGGTAGTAGGTGGAACCAAATCCCCATCATTGCGTTTGTTCAACCGAGAAGCAATTGAGCGCCCCATATCAAGGACAAAGAGAGAAAGTAGTTATGCGTTCCCACACGCAATGCCGTTCCTTCTTTCAAGAGATTCTTCGAAGACCTACGCATGGTCGGTTTTCCTCCGTCACTATTGCTCGTCTAGAATGCCAAATATTCAATCTCGATGAAACTCCTTACCATTACACGAAAAGAGAACCAGGGAAAGCTACTGTACATTACATTTCTGATTTTGACATTGCCTGTATTCAATCCCAAGATACCTCGAAGCGATTGCATGTATGTTCTGCTGTTCAAGCTGAATTGGAACGGTTGGGAGTTTCCCTTGAACACGGAGATATTGTGAGGATTCCGAGAAAGAATTGGATACTCTTCTACGATAAAAAAAGTCACATCTTTTATTTTTCGAATAATGAGAATTCCCCGACAACTCTGGTTGTGAATCCACCTTGTATGATAATCAATATCGGAACACCTCTTGATTTTTGGTCGGATTCTGTGAAATGTCTTATTCATCCTGATTTCGTCCGATTCATTCTTCGTGGAAACTGTGAGTTTGTTGGGGCGGAACAAGGTAGAAGGTTGCAGTATTTACCGAGGTCGAACCCATCAATCCGCGGAGTGTGTCTTTTACGGTTTTATTCTGGGGAACATGGGCCTTATTTCTTGCATCTCTATACAATGCATTATGAATTCACGTCCGAAAATGAAAACTGGCAAAGGAATTTCGCACGAGACTGGATTGCATACCATCTTCGAGCCCTCGAACATTTCGAAAGGAATGAATTCGTGGGCCTTATTCGATTCCCGTTATTGTTTGAATCACGACCTGTGTATCGTCTCGCTCGATTTTTTATGGATTTCCCCATAGACATGCTCACGGACGACGAGGTTGGAGCGATTGGAAACCTAGTTTATGCATTCACATGGCACTGGGAAAGAAATCAACAACTACAATAACTATATTCCCTCGCAAGCGAATAGGTATCTGTAAAAATCGGAAACCACGGGCGAGACAAACATTCCGAAGGAACTCGAATGTGTCCTCATAATCTTCCTGTTCATTTTGACTTTCCATAAGAAATCGTACTTTTTCACTCAATGCATTGCTCCGTTCCAATCTAGCTAGTAAATCAAAAGGCGTGGAACAAACGAGGAAACTGTCCGTCGCCGTGGATTCTTGGGAAATCTTCATTTGTCCTGTATAACCAGGAATCACGGCTAAGAATCTTCCCGTTTCTAAAATTGGTGCACATGGAACCACAACAGCATTCTCCAGCGTGCGAATCGCGACATCGGAGGCGTTCACATTGCAGCGTACTTTAATCAGTGGCATCAGTCCTTCTAGCAAATTATAGGTATTATCGTAATCGACATGTCCCGGATACAGGATATTGCTGCGATAATAGATATCCAACGCATTCGCAAAAGATGGATCCACACAGTTGTTCATGAAATCCAATCCGTATGTGTACACATAACACATAATTCCATCTCGACAATACCCGAACTCCGAACTGTATAGGAAATATCCCATACCAGCTGGTAATCCAGCAAGAAGGAAAGGATTATCCGTAAAAGTGACCATGGAATAAGTAAATGGAAGCATCAGGTACATCCAGCTTGTAACAAGTATGTCACGCACAGGTAGATTTGTAAGCGTAGCTAAAAGAACACCCCAAGTAAACATTGTCGTAGCGAGAAGATACTTGAAAATTTGGCCGTGATAGTACATTTGTCCAGAGAGAATTGACACAACCACCGTGAAAACAAGTCCTTGTCGTTCCTTGAAAAATCGACAAAAAAAGGGAGGAAACAGTCGATTGTAATCGAGAATCAATGTCGACATGTGGATATCGAAAATACAGCAGGTACCCACATACATCCATATTTCAATTACCCAGGACCAAAAAACCTCTTTCGATCCAAAATACACCAATTCATCCTCGGTTTCATGGGGAGGTCGGTCCACAATGGAACGCAATAAAATATGGACAAGGAAAGAAAACACTAACACACAGCGATTGAGATGCACAAACTGCCGCTGCAGACGGAAATCCATTTTTTTTATTCCGACGAATCTCTCTTTTTCAATAAGTTGACATAGGCATCTATAATTTTATTCTGCAGATCCGTAATCGTTGTGTCGTTCACAAAGACAAGATCATTCCATTGATCATCGGAGAATGCGAATAATTCACTGAGATGCTGTTCCTTATTTTTCTCTTTTTCCTCTAGTTCTGGACGCTCGATATACCATATTTGCCCATGGTATCTTTTTATCATTTCCATCTCATTCGGAAAGCGAACATCGGGTATCAGAATCAAACATCCTTGTTTCAAAGGATTACCCATAATCTGCAGTAATCGCCGTTCCAGATTCTTTACCCAGAAATCGTTGTCATACTTCCGCACCAAATCCGTTCCGACATGACACAACGCTTCCCTTGGTGTGATTCCCCAGAAGGAATCTTTTTTTTCTCGAAATTGGCGACTTTCCAAAGTGTCTCCTTGCAGAAGATGTTCAGGCCATTGATACATAACAGCAACCGCTTGTTTCAACGGATCAGCAAAGCGTAGTACGACTTCACCATTTCGACACTTTCCGCGTAATGCATTCATGGCTGTATCTTTCCCGGCTTCTTTTTTCCCACGAAATCCGATCATCATCAGCTCCATGGATTCTTCTTCTTCTTCTTTTTCGGAAAGCTACCAAGGTTGGACCGCACTTTTTTTTGGTGTCATATTAAAAATTTATCGGACAATTGGAAACGGATGGAATCCGACTCTGCTGCAGACCCAAAGACCACTATGAAGTACAATCGTACGGTGAACTATATTACTGGAGCTGGTGTTATATATTCCGTACGTCTTAGTTATCGGAATCAAACTTCCTCTCTCGAATCACTATTAGAAGAAGACATCCCTTTTCATTCTCCACCTCCTTCCACAGAAAACGAACACGATATCACGATAGTGCATAAGAGATACGTGACATGTTGTGGGCCACCCCCTGTTTCTATCCTCAATGATATCACTCTGCCCAACGATTATTTCTCCATCGAGAATCTCAATTTAGATTTCCCCATACGATGGTCCTCGCGAACATCTTTCTATTACATCCTTGTGTACCGTAAAAGAAATATCACACCTTGGTGGACCAGGTTATTGTACGTGTTTCCGGAAAGAGTGAATGTAAATACGAAAGGGATAGTTGTCTCGCGGACAAGACATTGTTGTTGTTCATGATAATAAAAATGAATTCTTTCCGTCACTCATCTATGAGACTGGTGAATATGTATACGCAAAAGTGCACTTTTCACGTAAAGGACGATTCCACACTCTATGAATGGTCTTTGGCCGATGTTGTCAATCAAAATTGGAATACCGGCACAGTATCTGATTATTTCCATTTGGCCACGGAATCGATGATTGACGCACAACTCGGTCTTGCCCATATGCAGCTTAATGAGCAGGCTCGATTAACGCAAATGAATCGTTTGCTTTGTAAAACTCCTGCATCCATGCATGCTCGTAGTCCAACTCCTATGACAAAAACGACATCACAAATCCCGAACAACACAAGAGTTATCGGTGTCACATTGGGAGAAGAAGCAGTCCCATTGCCCTATAATCTCATCTTGCATCTATACGGTCGACACCCCAATGCTTTCGCAGCTTTTGATAAAGTGATAAATGACATTGATTCCGAAGAGGAAAAACTGTTTGAGATCAATATGCTGGAAGGGAAATATGATGTTCGAATGATTTTCAGCTACTGGGTTTCGAACAAACCAAAAGCCCACGACGAAACTCTCCCGACTCCCTTCAATTACCGTATACCGGTACCGGCCTTACAATATCTGATGCATATGGCATATCTCTTGGATAACAGGAAACTTATTACTCGCAGAGGACACATGGTTTATACTCAAAACGATTGCCTTCTTCTCCGATTTCTTTCTTTTTATCCGGAACCTCCATTCTATATTCAAACATTACCAGCTCATCTGGCTTTTATCATTTCCCAGTTCCATCATTCCACAACCATGTTTCACGAAGACACCTTAAAGGAGCTGCCTGCTTGTAAACTCAGTCGTATCATGGTAGCAGGTGGTATCGCGAAGTACACATTTCTTGGTACTATTTCGATCATCGATAATGGAAGAGGAGCTCCGGATTTCCGTCATGATTGGAAAGATGTCCAAGACGATGGGAAGAAAGTGCCGGCAGGTATGGGTGCAACCTTTGACACCGTGCAAAAAACATTCGTTGATATATTCAAGAAAATCAACACTGTGAACAAAGAAGGCAGATCGATATTCCAGAAAGCCAGAGGATACACCTTTTACCTCTTTATTCGACAATTCGACACCGACCATGCTCTCACGGGATCCATGATCATTGACACGAAAAGCAAGCAAATTGAATGGTATTACAGTCAGGATCGAAGGTTTAAATGTGCTAGTAATCCGGACAACAAGCAGTGCATGGACATCTTCACGGATATTCTCAAAGCAGTCGTGAAAAAGGCTGGATACTACATGGGCATAGGAGTCATTAACGAAGATTGTGCGATCACCGAAAATGTCGCCTTGGATAATCTTCCCCATGTCCAGTATGCTGCAACGACACGGGAAGAATTACAACATCAATATTCAATACCAACGGAAACCTGTCAACTGCACGATATTCGTACAATGCTTCCAACGGATATTCTTCCATCTGTGTGGGTCCTCTTGTTCACATATTGGAGAATGTTGGGTCGGAAATGGAACAAAGAAGTAATTTCTGCTTATTTAAAAAAGAACCGTGGTCTCCCGATACTGGATATCTTCCGTTTATTTGCCCATACTGTTTGTACATTTCCAACCGCAACTTTCCCTTCGGAAGTCAAAATATTTGAAAAGGACATGACTATGAAATTGGCTGCAAGAGGATTGAGTCAACCCGGGAAATATCGTATGTTCGAAGTTGGCCGCAGTGTCATTCATACTGATCAATATGACCTGCGAGACCTTACGGTAGCCCTTCTTCACACTTTGTTATCTGGATACTGGCCAAGAACACCTCGCGGAACTCCCCTCGGAGAGAATCACTTGAACTCTATTATCCAGCAAGGACGTACTCTTCTTTCGCAAACCACCGAACAACACTTGCTATCCTTCGCTTCTTCCGAACGATTCTTTGTCGCAAAGGGGTCACAGTCTCCCAGAATTACTATGGCAGCAGGAACCCTCTCCGATACCTTTGATTTTTACCATCTTCTGGAATTCATCATGCGTTGGATTGTTCAACACGAATACGATGACTTCAAATTCACACCCATTCTAGCTTTCCCACCTATTATTCTCGAAAAGGGAGTGATGATTCTCAAACCATCAGACTGGTTGGCGCTTATGCCAAGTTTCTTCCGAGCCGCATACCTTGCAGACTCCATTTCCTCCAGCAAGCTCCAAATCCGTGCAATCCCCATCTGTTATACAAACAACTATAAGACTATTGTGCAAAACATTCATGCCTTTTTGTCGGAATTAAAAACAGGTCCTGTTACCACCAAGAATTATGAGGTTCTACGACGTTTTATTCTTCAGACAGCCTGGAATAGTACAAACGGTCTCCAATGCTATCTTGAACACAATACTACAGCCCCTCTTCCCGATCCAGATTCGTCGTTCTCGGCAGCTCCTATTTTCTCCAGGTAATTGTCTTCTCCAATAAATCGATACGCTCCTGTAATATGCGATTTTGATCTTTCAACAGACCGATGATTTCCATATTTCCCTCATGTCGCCCTTCTAGTCGATTCATCTTCGTCCGCATGTCCAGGATCGTAGGATAGAATTGCTCGTATTTGTCTAAATCTTCACGGATACTTGTTTCACAATCGTGACAGAGGAATCTCCCCTCTGATTGCCATCCATCGCAGTCCGGCAAACACTTTTGATATCCATTGTTTTCATGGAAGTAGCAGTCTGCGCACCACAGGCACTTCAAAATATTCGTCTCTGCGTACATCTCGCTAATCTCGAACTTGCTTGCACTTCCTACAGAAATCTTCCTCGTTTCCAATCAGACTGCGGATTTTCTGAATTTCATTTTCAATTTTTTCGAGAATACTAAAGATCTCGGCTTTCTTTTGTTTCCATGTGGTGATCACTTGCATGTCCTCATACGATTTCCCGCAGCTTCGGCAAACAACATGGCTGTAAGTTGGAATCGCCGTCATTTTCTGGCAGTATGCACACAAAAGAGTTGCGTCCTCCATTTTAACGAGAATCGGAGAATTTTTCTTGAATATCTGGAGGATGGACATGAACATGGACGAGGAGTCGGAAGAATCTGAAGAATGCCCAATTTGTATGGAAGAAGTAGAACACTTCATAAATCTGCGTTGTTGTCGTGGTAAGATATGTCCTCGATGTCTAAACAAACTTGTCTCTCAAAGATGTCCTCTTTGTCGCGGATCCTTAGATGCACTCTCTTTGTTAAGCCCTTGGTGTCGTCATTGTCTCAAAAAACGTGCAGATTGTACTTGTCCACCTCGTCCACCCGTTTCACCCGTTTCACCCGTTTCACCCGCAGTTCCTCCTATTCGTCCCGTTTCCCCCATTCCTCCCGTTTTCCGTATTCCCGTATCAAGAGAAGAAGATGCACGTTCCGGAATTGCGTCGTTTTTCGATGACGGTGTTCACAGAATTATTGATCCAAATACGATGAATCATGGTTCGGATTATTTCAGCGGATATTTCAACATCAATAACAACAGATTCCCACGTAGTTTTCGAGGAGCTTTTGATATCGATTAAAATGTCTTAATTCTTGCGAATCCCCACTTGATTCCATACACCGAAATCAACGGACCAGCATACTAAGCTATACTGGTTTCGAAAAAGGGATAGAAAGGCGTCAATACCTGTTTTCACGGATGTATCGGAATAGAGGTCACCAAAGGTATAATCGTCAAAAAGCATAATTCCTCCTGGAGCCAAAAGCAGAAAAGATAGTACCGCATCCATTAACACATTCTTTGCAGTATGGGCCCCATCAACATAGATGAAATCAAATGACTGATCGGATAATCGACGCAAGGCATTCTCCGAAAATGCTTGATATAAGGTAATCCGTTTTCCGTACTTGTTCATGTTCCGGCAGAAACGATCAAAGGTTCCATCATACAAGAATGGATCGATGCATGTCAAATGGCTATCCGTATGGGTCAGAATGTTATCCAGTAACCAACTTGCCGAACGACCCTCATACGACCCGATTTCCAAGGCATTCACTGGTTTCCCTTTGAATTCCTGCAGATATTTCTCCCAGGTTGGTTTTGCCGCCCCAAACCAATTGTTGGTATAGGTACTAGTACCTTCCACGGTAGGAGGCTCTGGATTATGTGGATGCAACAGTGGGTCTGTTGCTTTTATATTCTTTTGAATTCCCACATAGTTTCCGATAAAACAAACAAGATGGTATTCTGAGCGAAAAATGGTAAGAAAGGTGTCGATGGCATTCTTGCGCGACGGAAATCGAAGAAAATCACCTAAGAGGTAATTATGAAATAGCATAATCCCATTCGATCTTAACACCATAAACGCTAGTATTGCATCTGTTACCACAGTGGCCCCTGTGGAATCCCCGGAATCAAAGGAGATGAAATCGAAGGAGTGATCATGTAAAATGCGTAACGCATCAGTTGGAGTTCCTTGAAGAACCTTGATTTGTTTGCTGTATGGTGTCATTTTCTTTCGAAAAGTATCCAAGACGCTGTTATCGGAGAAGGGATCCACAAAAGTCATGCGACTCTGTTCATGCAATAATAAATCATCGACAAAGTCTGTTTTACTGCCAATGTTCAAGGAAAACAAAGGTACTTTCTGATTCAGCTGGGGAAGAAGTCGCGACCAAATCTCGGCCATCACAGTATACAGATTATGCAAGAAATATTTCCTTTTTTGGGTCATCGTTTACTCGGAAACCTCTGGAAACCATCGGAAACCACCGCGAAGCTTCTGCAGAAATCTTTAAAAGAAAAACCTTGCCTCCGACTTTCTCACCTCCCCAAGATTATCCAATATGGCTCGCTCATCTCATAAACAACTTGAACCTCGTCGTTTCACCGCCGGAAAAGCCCCAAGGGACCTGCCGTTGGCTGCTGCCAGGGCCGCACAGAAAGCCCCGCGACAACATCAACGTGTCGTCAAACGTGGAAGGCGTGGGGAGCCCGCGGAACGCGTGGAACATGGGGAACAAGCACCAATCCCAGCGCGCCGTCGCCGATTTCGTCCCGGTACGGTGGCCTTGGCGGAAATCCGCAAGTACCAGAAATCCACGGATCTGTTGTTGCGCAAACGCCCATTTCAGAGACTGGTCCGTGAAATCGCACAAGTCCACAAACCCGATATACGCTTTCAGTCCACTGCTCTGGAAGCGCTCCAGGAAGCTGCCGAGGCTTTTCTGGTCGGATACTTCGAGGATGCCAACCTCTGTGCTATCCACGCGCACCGGGTAACCGTACAACCCAAAGACCTGCAGTTGGCTCGCAGGATCCGAGGAGACATATAAATTTCTTTGTACACCCCGATAAAAAAATTTTTAAGCTCCTTGTGCTTATTTTTCGTCATCGCAGTTTCCGATATGTCTTCGCAATGTCTCTTTGTAAAACTCAGCAGGAATTGGAGGATCAGCTGACTTGTGCCATATGTCTTTGCTTTTACACGGATCCCAGAATACTCACCTGTGGACACAGTTTCTGTTTCCCTTGCATTGCCGAGTACATCCTGAAAAACACGAACATCGGAAGCAAATTGAAATGTCCTCTTTGCCGCACAAAGACTTTGTTGGACAATGTGTACTTTTTCCACAATCTTCAGGTGGCTGACACCGTTGTCAAAAAATTGGAAACTATTCCTTCCGATATTCCGCAGGATATCATCAAGTTTCGGAAACCTCTCGACAGCGCGATAACTTTTGAAATCGGGAAACTTTTTCTGCAAGGGCGTGATGGGATTCATCCCAACCTGGATATTGCGAAATCCTTTATTGAAAAAGCAGCGAATGAAGATCATTATCCGGCTATGGATTACATTATCAACCGAGCTATCCGGGAAAACGATGGACAAAAAGCCATGATCTGGCTACAATATGCCGAGAGCAAAGGGTTCATACAAGCTACAGAAGAAATAGGAATCATGTACTTTCAGGGAACAATCCTACCGCAAGACTATTCGAAGGCCTATCAACACTTGTCAAAGGCAGCATCTTCCGATTCCTCTACCTGCAAGTCCTATGAATTCCTTGGGATGATGTACGCCCATGGGTTGTCGGTTCCGACGGACATGGAGCAAGCCTTCGCTTTCTTTCAGAGAGCCTGCGATAAACCAAATGCCAGCCCATCCGCCTATTTCGCTCTCGGTTGGTTTTATTGGAAGGAATTGGGAGCTATTCCTGCTGCACTACCGACCAAAGAACGCTACGAGAAAGCCTTCCAATGGATGAAACGTTCAGGAGAAAGTCGCTATGCCCCAGGGATTTTCATGACTGGATATTTTTACTTCTATGGCGTAGGTACGACAGTGAACTACACTATCGCATTGGAGTATTTCCACCGAGGCGAGCAATGCTCCATTGTCGAACCATGTATTCGGCCGCAATTAGCGCAGACCTGTCTTCAAGAATGTCAATTTTTCATCGGAGTCTGTGACTACGAAAAATTGGATACAGGTTTCTGGTCCTACTCGAACGCGGTATCTTATTTCAAAAAAGCCTCGGAGAAGAACCACTTTGGCGCTATGGTTCGGCTCGGTCACTGTTATTACTACGGACATGGATTCGATCACCCCAACTACGAGGAAGCATTCAAACTCTTCCAAAAGGTCGCTAATGATTGCGAAAACTCGAGATATTTGTCACAAGCACTGTACTACCTTGGACTTTGTAACTACAAAGGAAATGGAGTTCCTCAAGATTACTGCGCAGCTTTCCTTTTCTTCCAGAAGGCCCATTCTTTGGCGAACCACAACGGATTTGCCGCAGCATACCTTGCTAGATGTTATCGTAAAAGTCGAGGAATTCCCGAGTTGAATTACGAAGAACGGAAAACACGAGCCAGAGAGATATTGGATGCTTCTTTGGTCGCTTTGGAAGCAATTTCGATTTTTCCTCCACGTTCCGCATTACATATCTACACTCATCGTTTGGGGAAACTGTACAAGGAATGTGCCGATTTTTCCCTCTGGACTGATATAGCCCTAGAAGATTACATGGATAAGTTGCTATATTCGGCTCTTTACTCGAATCGATCAGCACAGTTGAAATTGGCTGAGGTTTATTTCTACAACAAAAAGGACTACTGTGCTGCATACGTATGGGCTTCCAAAGTAACCGAGAATACTCCTCATTACGCCAAGAAATCCACAATGGGTCAAACTTATTTCCTCCAAGGCCTCATGGTTTTAAATGGGAAAGGCAAATGTCGAGATGTGGATAATGCAAAAACCTACATGAGAAAGGCTGCTGATTACGGATCGGTCCCGGCCAAAGTCTACTTGGACGCTTGGGACAATTATGCCAACGAACCTTACCCAAATTTTCCTTCTCCTATGGTAATCGATTCGTGATATTCATATTATGGAATGGCGTCACTATAAAGATTTCCAAGATGTTTGCGAATTAGCTTGTATTGATGAAAAATCATTTACATCATTCAAATCATCTGGTCCTTTTCGAGAAATCTTGGAAAATGTCTCTGAATCTTTGGGAAAAACATTATTTGAAAAACTGCAATTAGCTCAATTTCCACCGGAATTATGGCATGAATTGATCAGAAACGATGAACATGGTAATCCTTTACGATTCGAGTACCCAGGTGTGCAAAATACGTTGCTACTTTCTCCAACAACTTTGCGATACATATACTTCGGCAAGGAAATGGTGGACGAAATGCTCAAAAACAAACTAGACAATATCCACATTATCGAAATCGGCGGAGGTTATGGTGGTCAAGCATACATTCTGTACGTACTTTGTCGATTCTTCAATATTCGCATTTCATCCTATTGTTTGCTCGACCATCCGTCAGTTTGTACTTTACAGTTGAAATATTTGAATATGCTACTACCCGATGTCAAGAATGTATTCCTCCCTGCTCCAACGAACGTCGAGGAAATCGACTATTGCATTTCCAATTATTGTTTTGGAGAAATCACAAAAAGTATACAAGATTTCTACTGGACAACCATTGTCGAGAAAGCCAAACATGGATTCATGATTTACAACACGCAGCCAGTTTATCCCAAATTCGTCTCTTCTTCTTCTTCTGCTTTAAAGTTTACAGTGGTGCTTGAGACCCCACAAACGGGTAGAATCAACGTGAAGATTACCTGGTAGGCTTTGGATAATGCATCAGCAAGAATACTGCAATGCAGCCATGCCCTCCCTGTACCGCAAAGGATTCCAATTCGGATATACGAATACAATCGGATCATGACTCTTCGGCTTCGGCTTCTCAAACTCCGTGCGACACAAAGGACATTTAATCAGTTGTGGAAAACAATCACTACATAGTTTATGTGTGCAGTTCTGTAACCTCACAAATCTTTCGTTTTCGAATTCTTCCAAGCACACTGGGCATTCAGTACATTCCATTGTTCTTGATATAATCAGTTTATTCTGAGACAATTTAAGACATAGTTATGAGTTTGTGACAACGGTTCGGGGCAATAACACAAAGATACGAAATTCTCCTCCTTCGTCTTCGATGAACTGTACATTGGAAAATCTTATGCGCAGTTCTTTTTCGATTTCTTTCCTGATGTTGCTAGTAATGAATCCAAATGTTCCTTTGTATGTGTAAGCTAATTCTCGAAGCCCTTTTTTCGCTTGCTCTGTGAAATTGTTCTCAATCTCTCGTTTTGTCTCATTTTTCTGCCATTCTTCATAATCTGGATACTGTAAGAATCTTGTTTCCCAAAAATTCTCGGTAAACATTAATCTCTTTTGTCATATGAAGAGAAAAAATAAACCGGTGCTTTCTATACCCACGATTTTTATAATTTATATTGATTTATAAAATTCCATATATAAAATCCGTTACCAATATGAACAATACCATCACTTAAATCTTTTCTTAAAAACCCATTTTCATCGATATAATTATCATAAATATCGAAAAAAATATATTCTTTTTCAATGCATTTTTCTTTTAATTTTTTGTTGAAATATAAAACATAATTCTTTCGTTCTTCGTCAGTTCCCAAATACGGATATGTAGGATTTTCAAAAGTATCACATTTGTGAATAGGTGGATTGATATATTTAATTCAATTGCTTCAAAATAATCATCAACAATGTTATTTATAATATCTTCGTATGTTATTGTCTCGGTTATATGTTTATGAATATGACATCTACAATCTATTTCACCGAAACAATAAACAACAGTATCACCATCTTTCATATGAAAATTACGAATATCACATCGATTCAATTTTTCTTTACCAAAACTATAACATAAAACTGGTCCCAAATAGTTACATATTACTCCAGTCCAACCATTGCAGCAATGACTATCTCCAATTGTATGAATTGTCATATGAATATACATAAGAAGTGAAGATTATAAATGAGGACTCTCTAACACTTTGTTTTTACGCGTGTGGTTGCTCATAAAAAAAACAGGCATTACGGCTGGCTGTACACATCTGACAATGATGACGCGAATGACTCCGGATAATACTATACGTTATTTGACATTTATTGTTGATTTGATTGTGACATGTAGAATGCAGAGACGCAGGAATTCCAATAAAAAAGAAACCTTACGAGGCATACTGCAGTCCAGCCATGCCAGACATTGCTTTCACGGTTGTTCCCCAGTGTTTCCAAAGGGGCCCGACTATACCTTATGCCGATCATCAAATGCTTGTTAGACATTTTCACGACCCATCCACATCTAGTCTGTGAACTGCATCCGTGGTTCTCGCACTAACGAACCGAGGGACTTGGCTGCTCATGATCCATTTCAATCGACTTCAGAGGAGTCTGATGTCATCTTATCAGCTTGTAACCATACCTGAGTGTTTTACTCTCAGCCAGAACACTGTTTCCAATGTTCCTTGGTACCGATAAGCTTTAGGACTTTCAAGCAATTTGAGGATGTCGCGGCTATCTAAAGCCACTAACAGCTGACTTCAAGGGGTAGGGATCCCCAAGGTGGAAGTACAACAGGGGTTTCCAAACGATATCCACATACATTTGGCTGACTGTTTTTTCGTCCTGTTAGCAACTTTCTTAAGAAGAAGAGGACCAAGACGTTTTGCGCTAATCCGTAGGCACGAACAACACCGCCTCCAAGGGTAACGCCGTCTGCGGCGAGCTTGAGGTTGATGTTGAGAGAGGCGCGGTCGATTCTGGAGAAGTTGAGGTTTCCAGAGGGCTTCCAGTGCTGAGGCTGGAGAGCGAAGGCGTACACGTAAATGAACTTACCTTTGGGAATCCTGGAGTGATAGAGACGGGGCTGCACATCGCGGAAGAAGATGGCATTCTGTCTGGCAAAACGATCGACGTTGTTGAGCTTAAGGAGACAAGAAGCCATGATGTCAGTCTTACCTGAAGGAAGCACATCATCCGTGATACCATACTCGAAGTAGGTCTTGTTCACGTGCGTGGTTCCGACATTTGCGTTCTCCTGGAGGACCCAGATGATTTCCTTGACTGGATGATTCCACTCGAGGTTCACCTGCACAGAAGTATCAGTGGCCGCGTAGGGCTTCTCAGATGTGTACTGGAGAGAGGTGATCAGATACTGGTGGCGGGCACGGGCGAAAATACGACGCTCCTGGGTGTCGAGGTAGACGTAGTTGATCAGGAGGCGACAGTTGGTGAGGGCCAGAGAAGCCACAGCGGTGGAGAGGGTATACTGCTGGGCAGGGGCGGCACCGAAGGGAGCAGCGTTGAAGACAACGAGATCGGTTGCGGCGCGGAGCTTGACCTTGAAGATAATTTCGTGGAACTGGAGGGCAATGACGGGGAGAGATTGCTCGGAGAATTCAGTGAACCAAAACATGAAGGGAACATAGAGCGTGAAACCCTTATATGCGAGGAGCTGACGGGAAGAAGCGGTACCCTTGGCGATGGATTCATCGCGTTCCTTACCTGCGGGGACACTGAGCTCATCCCAGATATTCATGAAATCACCATAATGCTTGTCGAACTGGGTACCACCGATGTTGACTTGGACCTCCTCCAGAAGAGCGAAGCCGAGGGCATCGGCGTAGTAAGGAGCCGCACCACCGAAATCGGCATCTGTGGGAACAACTGTACCTGTACCGGGGGCATCACGAGTGCAGCGTTCGCGGGGGACATCGCAGCAGAAGAAGACTTCGTTGATCAGATCACCAGCACGTTGGGCAGTCACCTGAGCCGTGGAACCGAAAGTGGCTGTGAATGGCATCTCAATAGCCTCAATGGCGAACATAGAGTGGCGCGCATACCGCGACTTCCAGAAGGTGATCTCGGGCTCGTAGGTGAGCACGGAATTCTGCAGACCGATGGCGGCAAGTTGAAGTACGGAACCTCCAGACATTATTGAAAAGAACGATGTGAAAAGGAGAATACTCAGCAATAAACATAGAAAATTTTGATTTTTCGGCATGTCACAACGTCATTTTTATCCCACCCAAGAATAACAAAAGATGATGAGAGAAAGAGAGAGAACAACTAGGGAAAAAAGTCGATGGAATCGATGATGGACATGGTTTCTCGAAGCTTAAGAAACGTCTTCTTCAATTTCCGTTCCCCGCAAGACAGAATGGCTTGACGCATGTATACGAGGGCCAGATTCTGACACAATAATCGAATCATGACGGTTTCCGGTTCTTCTTCTTCGATGTTGTTCTTGTCGGGATAGAACGAGTTTTCGATATCCTTGATTTCTTTCATCAATTCCTCTCCGCCGATGGACTCAGCCTTATTCTTGATCACTTTGATCATGTCATCAATCTTCTTCTTCGCTTTGTGACTCGATCTTTGAAATTGGTATTCATCCGATTCATCCGCCTTTCGCTTCATTGTGGCTTTCGTATTTTTCATCCGGGGAATAGACAATTTTCCTTTTTCTTCTTATTAATTTTAATTCCAAGGATACCACATACGGTCGAAAACAACTCCAGCGGGTCCAAATACGGCATTTTCCCAATCTATGTCTAGAAAAATGGTTTCGGATTCTGCGGCTTCCTGAACCTCCATGTTCTTTGTGGTTGACCAATGGACAAGATTCACCACGAATCCTTCGCTTCTCAGTTTTTCCATCTGTTCCTTCAAAATGCTCATGTGATCGATATCCGCGTAAGAACGCTGGTAATGATCAATGTTCAATCGCAGACCTTGATGACGGCGACGGGCAGCAGCGAGAAACCGATCATAACAAAGTTGGCTTTCTAGATATTGTTTTGCGGGTAACGGGTGCACATTTGTTTCCAATATCTGCCTCAATTCGGCACTCAACATATTACTCATTGTTGTTTTTTCTTCCTCCAAGAATTTTGGATTTCTGTTTTGTTTGCAACTTTTTTTTTATTCCTCCACGCGATTCCACCACATGCCATTGATTTCTACGGGAGTGTCTGAGTCTCCAGTTTCACAACAACTATGTTCGATTCCGAGATCCTGAAAAATTTGCTCAACTTCCCTAGGTCTTTTGCCATAATATTGAATGGTTGATCGCCCGAGACTGGCGTATTTCAACAAGAACTTCTCATCGTATAGAACTTCACTACTGTGAGCCAATTCGTACATCTCCAGTCCGACATCTCGCACGAGTTCCTTCATTGTCCAACGAACAGCTATCTGGAATTCGTCATTGTGTCCATAGTGACTAAGCATCGTCAGCTGCACGTCGAAACCTAATTCTTTGAAAACTGTCAATGCTTCCTCGATTTCCTCTACTTCTTCATACGGCAAAACAGTCTTCACTGCATGTGAAATCATGTAAATCCCATGTTCCGCGAGAAACCGGATATTCTCCATGGTTATCAGTTCTCTCCAATTCCTCTTCACACCCGCATTGCACTCTGCAATCAGCTGCTGCGCAAAAGTTGAGACCATCACTTATAAAGTGACCGATGTGATCGGTGTCCCTTCTACATTAGAGGACGGAATTTTTGGATGTTGTTGTTGGGAATAAACTCTTTGAAGATAATTGGAAGGGTACTGTCGTACCAGCAAGATTCAACAACGTCACTAATCCCGTAGTCGCGCCAATGATTCTTTCTTTCACTTGTTTTTCTTTTTTATTTCTTCCTCGCGAGCCTTGCGTTTCTGGCGTTCCTGGCGTTCCTGGCGTCTCTTCGCTTTCTGTTTTTCGATGATAGCAGTGGTAGCTCGTAATCGTCAGGGAAATTCCATGAACCTTCATGAAGCTTCCATCCGATGTTTTTCAAGTATAAAAGAAAAAGAGGAAACCACAAGAACAACACACAGCCATCATGGAGTCGTTCAAAAAAGTCATGTTGGAGTGCGCAGAAGAGGAGAAGAAGATCAGTGAATTCAAGGAGGCCATCAAGAAGAAAAGGAAGAAAGCGTTGGAGACTTTGGAGATGGAAGCCGGAGATAACCCCGAATCACAGTTCCAGCTTGGTCTCCTTTTTTACCACGGAGAACCTGCTGCCGGCGTTGCGATCGATAGAACCTTAGCCATGGATCTCATCACTTCTTCCGCTGCTTCTGGTTTTGTGCAGGCCCAGATATTCCTTGGAAATCACTACAATGATGGAAGGAATCGTAAGTTAGCGATGAGATGGTTGGAGAAGGCCGTCAATGCGAATGTCCCAGAGGCACAGACCCGCCTGGCGGAGATGTTAACTTGCCACTTGTTCAAGGAAGACCTGGAAGTGAATGTTAGGGCAATGGAATTGTTCACCAAAGCCGCGGAACAGGGGGATGTCTCTGCTCAAATGCACCTCGCCGATTATTACTCACAGGGATTAGTCGTGGAGAAGAATGTGGAAAAAGCCAGAGAATGGTACGAGAAGGCCGCCCAGGGAGGTTCGGAGGATGCCAAGAGCCATCTCCAAAGCATGGCATTGCAGCAGCAGAAGGCCAAGAAAGCCAAGAAATAAACAAACGACACGCATTGTGTCCCAAGATTTTCTTGACTTGTCTTTACATTGAACAATGGAACAGGTCGTGTATAAGCGGCTGTCGGATTTCGCGAAACCTGGAGAACGGAAAGCCGGAGGAAACGGGTATGATTTGTTTGCTGCGGAAAAAGTAGTGATTCCACCGTCTTCAAGAGAGGTGATAACTACCGATCTTGTCATTGAAATTCCCAAAGGTTTTTACGGACAAATTGCACCACGATCGGGTTTAGCGGCTCATTTCAGTGTGGATGTAGGTGCAGGTGTGGTCGATGACAGCTATCGTGGTTCTTTGAAAGTGCTCCTAATCAATCATGGAAAATCACCTTTCACAGTAGAAATTGGACAAAGGATAGCGCAACTTTTGTTTATTGCCATTGCACAACCAATATGGGTTGAAGGAGAGCCCTCAGATACTGCACGAGGTTCCGGTGGAATGGGATCCACGGGATTGTCGTAATTTCTTAGAACTTGTCCGTCTCTAAGAACAGATGGTCAGCGTGCAAATTCGGATTGTCCGAAAGCAAGAGTTTGCATCCGCTGCAGATATGATACGCAGGACAAGAAGTACACCGGAAATGCTTCTTCTCCTTCGTTTTGGAGGACATGCATTTGTAGCAACCATCACAAACGACGATCATTTCTATATCATCAAAGCCAGTACGACCGGAGGTTGCATGAAACATCCCTCCACGTAGATTTAAAACCAGGGTGATAGTGCTCCCGTTCTTGACTTTGTAGTAAGAAAGGGGCATATGGTTTTGTAAGGGAATGGAATAAACATACAATCTTTGCTGGTCAATCGGGATGCCCTGTATATTTTGGATTCTTTCTTTGATCTGCAATCCTGTTTCTTCAGAAGATAACGTCAACGTATCGGTTCTTCCTGTTAGAGACTTGATGAACAACTGGAGCAGAGGGGCATCATCAGTTTTCACTGAAGAAGATAGGAACAGTTTTTGTTCAAAAGAACAAAAGGAAGCCGGAATAGACACCGGACAATAGTCGGGAAGCAACATCGTGGGGTTCGTACGTATATTGGAACACTAGACACGAACAAGAAGGAATTCTGAGAGAATTTTTATTTCCACGAAATCCACAAATGATTATTATCCCGAGAAGAGGAAAATCCTTTCGATTGCCACATTTTCATTAAGCGTTCTCTTTCGGCGATATCGTTTATCATATTATCCACAGAATCGCATACGCAATAAAATGTGATTTCACTAATTCCACACAAAGCAATCTCAATCAACTCATCTTCCGTCACTAATGTTTCACTTCGAATTGCCTCCTTTGTTGTTGTTTGTAATTCGGCCGCTTTTCCTGCAGTTGCATTGTTCCACATGACGTTGATTGTAATGGAATCTTTTTGCAAGAAAATGAGCCATCCAAATCCGCGCGCAGAGTATTTGTCCATCAGCCGTAATACATCTGTGATACATGTTGATGGGGGCAAAGGATATTTCACCTGGAAACTAATCGACTTTTTCATGGCAAAGAATCGCATTCTGCTCAGTTTCAAATATCTCAGCAAGTTCTCGGGTCCGATGTTCTTTTGCGACACATCACGAAGATACTCTGTCAAACTCATTCTTTTTTTTTGTTTTGCTTTTGGGGGTCAATCATCGATTTTATTCGATTTGCCTGTAAAAATTATTTATTCATTCTGCATATGGATTTCCCAAAATAAATGATCGTTGTGTTCGATTGTTCGTGATTCCTCGGATTTTGCACAAGAAGAGCACAAGTAGTAGTTCTTGCAGTTGCGACAAACGAAGAAGTGATTCGTGTTATCGACTACACAGAAACATACATCGCATACTCTTGAATAAATCACAGGTGTGAAATCGGCACGACCTGATGTTTGATGAAACATTCCTCCGCATAATCTCAGCATCAAATAGATCGTTGTCTCATTCTTGATGTTGTGCAGGTACAAAGGAAACCCATCCTCCAGTTGAGTTCCATTGATTGTGATCAATCTTTGTTGATCCACGGGAATATCCCATATTTCCGATATTTTCTTCTTGATATCCTCGACTTTGGAATCACGTTTGACATATAATGTCTGGAGTGCTTCTAAAAACAGAGTTTTAATGAAAATGCAAATCAATTCTTGACGGTCTACTTCTTCATTACGATTGCGTCCTTGTAGAAGGAACAGACGATTTGTTGGAATTAACATCTTCTTCTTCTTCCGAGACGGGCGAGACGGGCGAAACTTGTGAAACTTGTGGACCCCGTACAAACGTATGGGTAGAATTGTGTAGATTACAATTTTTGGAATTGTCGAGAGTCTCTTTGCAAGAGCAGCAGAGCTGAAAATCCTGACAATCGCGACATATCCAAGCTTTTTGTATATCAACCGCACAGAAACAACTGTTACATATATGGTACCCGGATTTTTGAGGTATATCATCTATCTTTCGAAACGTAACGAAGAAATCGTCTTTCCAATGAAGATCGAGTATCTTTGGAGGAATGTGGTATAAATCGGAAATCTTCTGCTTTACTTGTTCCTCTGTTTCTTGATCTCCGACAAATATAGGTGTCCATATTTTTTCATTATCGTCTTCCCAACTTGTGAATACTTTTCTTCCTGGGTGTTTTTGTAGTTCCTTGTCCACTTGCCTATTGTATACCATGATTTCCGCAAATGATCGTCGGACCCCTAAAGTGACACATCCGAAACAGGGTATGAACATTGTTGTTTAATTACTCCGCATAAAATTTAACTATCGTCGTTGATCCCCCAAGACATGTAATATGATATTGAGTAATGGTTGATGGAGAGACCTTTTTCTTTCCAAAAATGCGAAATCTGCTTGAAATAGTCGGATTCGTTGTCTTCATATAGAAATTCTACGGGCTGAAAGCAAATTTCATGCACTCCGCATAAAGCAATCTCAATCAACTCGTCTTCGGTCACGAAGGTTTCACTGAGAATAGCATTGGTTGCTGTTGTTTCTAATTCAACAGCTTTTCCATTTGGTGCTCTTCGCCACATAATCCTTATTTTGATGGAATTGATTGTGAAGAACACACTCCATTGAAATCCTCGAGCCGTATATTTTTCCATTACTGGTAACAACTTCACGACCCAGGATGATGGAGAAGATGTAGGATATTCCACCTGAAAAACCATCGATCGTTTCATCGCAAAAAACCGCATTCTACTCAGTTTCAGAAACTTCAACAAACCATCGATTCCTTCGTTCTGTTTCGCCAATGCGCAAAGATATTCTCCGAATGTCATTTTTTTTTATTTCCTGTCGCCCGGTGCTGAAGAGGAATAGATTCTCGTATAAAAGTTTATTCGTAATCTCGAGTCCAAGATAACCATAATGACGTGGAATAATTCCAAGTGTTGAGTCCTTTTTCTTCCCAAAGTTTTCCTATGCGGAATCTTTCTTCTTGATCAATGCTCAAACTGTTTGAAGTGTATACACACGGCTGAAATCGGATTCCAGTAACTCCACACAACGCAATCTCAATCATTTCATCTTCCGTTACGAAAGTTTCACTTCGAACGGCATTCATTGCTATTGTTTTTAATTCAGCCGCTTTCCCTTTTTTTGCTCTGTGCCAATCTATCGTCACTTCCACTGTATTGGAATTTCGAAAAAGCACACTCCATGTGAATCCGCGAGCAGTGTATTTTTCCATGACCGTCAATAACTCGACCCCAACTGTCAATGGCGATAAAACATATTCTACCTTGCAGTTGGCCGATCCTTTCATCGCAAAAAATCGCATTCTACTCAGCTTCAGGTACTTCAACAAGCCAGCCACTGTCGTATTGTTTCCTGCTAATTCAGAAAGATAATCTCGTAACATTTTGACACTGTTCCAATTCACAATTCTCTCAATTCCTGTTATTTTCCAATTTCAATTTTTATTCATTATCCGTCCATCTTCCTTGGCCAACGAATGCTGATTGAAGTTGCAGTGGCAATAGCTTTTAATCCTCGAGATTCCCAGTGTTTCGCGATTTTGTCAAATTGGGGAATGTACTGCTGATTGAATGAATCCCGTCGTAATTCATATTTATATTGCCCCAATCTCGCTTGTTGCAGGAGATCTTCTTCGGTAATAAGTTCGTTGGGATTAAAGATGTCCACATTTTGACTGATTTCGTACATTCGCTGTGCTTTGTCAGTGGAGCTGACTCCCCAGCTGTACGTGATGCTTGTATAGGAAGAACTGAATGCCACCATCATAATCGTGAAGTCTCTCTTCCTCCGTTTCTCCAAAATGGGTATCAGAATAGGATGGATGTCCAGAAATTCAACCTTGTAATCCATTTCGTAGGAAGACGCTCCTTTCTGGGCAAAGGCTCTTATATTTCGTAAACGGGAGCCTTCCTGAATGGAACCAGCCAAATCATTCTCACATTTGGAATGCGCAATGTCATACAAATAATCGTTCAACACCGACATGGCACTAAGGAAACCGGAAGAGGGAAGGAGAGAGACCATATTTATAAATTTGAAAAATGCCGATTACGCCCAATTGAGCATAATTGCATCCCCGTTCCAGTAAACGTAATGTGACACTTGTAGTCCTTCTGCTTCCCATTTGTTCATTTCCACTATCGGGTCCAAATGATCTTGTTCGCAATAATATTCGTAGTAAAAACATCCATTATTGGCTACGTCTTCTAAAACCTCTTTGGTGGCGGTCGGAGGAGATGTATACGCTGTTTTCCATTCATTCTCCGCTACGGCATTCTTGCACAGTTCCTTCAATCGACAAGCTTCTGACCCAAATCTTGGATTAGTTTCAGTCTCATCCCATTGAATTCTTATTGTCCATTCGGGATTTTCTTCTTGTTTACCGAATTCCAATTTTCCTTCAACCAAGAAATCTTGTTCCCGTAATTTCTGTAGGAATGGATATATTTTCTCGATTTTCTTGGTAGTTGGAGAAGCAAACATTAGCGTTGTACCCATGAACCCTTGCACAGCCATTTTTTTCAACATTTTTATATCAAGATGACGATCAAGAAATACATCAGGATCTGCTATGGCTTTTCTTGTCAAGGAAAACAGCCAATCTCGAAAACTCATCTTCTTCCGTTCGGGTAACTGGAAAAAAAACTACGTCCAGGCAATGCGAAACCCGTCGTGTAGCATGCTGCAGATAATGCCAGGATCGTTGGTAAATTGAGCAAAGATGTTGCTTTGTATGTAAGCTCGAATATCATCGGATATTTCCCCTTCATCATCATCGTCAATTTCCAGATGATACTCGTAGAAACAATAGTTACCTTTGGCACAGGATCTCAAAGTGTCCGCGGTGATGATCGGAATTTGTCCACGAATGTATTCATGGTAGATCATGATTTGTTCGCACATACGTTCAAAAACCCTCTTTGCGACACCAGATTCAGCGTCCTCCCAATCAATGTCGAGGAACAATCTCGTGTCTGAGATGTCTGTTTCTTCTTCCATGCCATCCATGGATTCCTTCACAGTGACAAGATTTACCACGAATCCGTCAGCTTTCATTTGTTCCATCTTCTCCTTCAAGATGCTCATGTGATCAATGTCTGGATAGCAATTCTGATAGTGATCGATATCAAGTCGAAGTCCCGAATGACGACGACAGGCTACGGCGATCATCCGATCATATCGCAGTTGACTATCCAGGTACTGTTTCGCTGGTATCGGGTGTGCATTAGATTCGTGTATCTTTCTTAACTCCTCACTCAGTAAGCCACTCATTGCACTGCTTCTTCTTCTTCTTGCTGACCCCACCAGAGACTTATGTATTCCAATGTTATAGGATTGTAACCATGATCTTTTAAAATTTCTTCAATATCCTTTATGCTTTTGCCGGAATAATAAAATTGTGATTGACCTATACTTGCATACCTCAAGAAGAACTCGTCATTAAAAACACCCTCATCACGTTGTGCCAAATCATATATTTGTAATCCGATATCATTCAAGCGTGTTTTACTTCCCCAAGAAATACCAATTTTCAATTCATCGTCTTTTGCGTAATGACTGCGAATGTCCAAGGAACCGCAGAATCCTATATCTTCGTATTCTTTCAAGACTTTGATCATTTCTTGTATTTCCTCAAATGAAAAAATCCCTTTCATTTTATAGGAAAGATGCAAAGCACTATGTTCTGCTAGAAATCGAATATTTTCCATGGTTATTATTTCTCTCCAGTTCTTCTTTAACGAATCAAAATACACACGATGTAGCTCTTCGAAAAATCCCATTCTCTTCGCATTGTACTATATGCCGTATCCTTTTTATTGAGCCTCGTCATTCGTTTGAAAGTCACCACATGACACAAAGAGTATCCGAATCATCCTCTTCTTCCACTGTGAACTTCGTGGATGCTGCAAATCGTTCATAAATTTCTTTTTGACCCTTCGATTCCTTCGGTCGTTTGTTGTCCTTCCGTTCCCTTTGACAACAATCATAGATGACAAGACCATGTCGGGCAGTTTCCACGATTTTGTCAAAAAAGATATCTTGCTCACCAATCAATAGTTTCGCAAAAGTATGACAAATAAAGAAATCCGGAGCAAAGTCATCCTCCAATGAAATGGGTCCTACAGAGAACCATGATTGCAACTGAGGTTTGGAGATTTCCAGGGTCTCCTGCAGAAAATCGAATTGCTGGATTCTGTTCTCCTTGGAATCGATGACTCGATAGGATCCTATAGAAATACCGAAAAACTGACACAATTTGCAAATAACGTAGGCTTGCCGTCCTCCGTTTCCTTGCAATTCTATGAAAGTCACGTTATTCTTCAAGTCTTGTTTCAGTAATCTTTGTATTATGTATCCCGATCTTTTCAAAAATACAGGATAACTCAAAAGTTCATTCCATAATCGCCTTGATATCTTGATCACTTCTTCCTCGGTGGTCATATTGATATTGTTCCTTCTTATCCCTCACTACACACAAGGAAGTGTAAGAATTTATATTTTGTCCATCAGGCCCTTGTGGATACTTGTATTTCGTGATATTCGTGTCTTTTGCGAAATCGGTTCAAAAAACAGCAACAGAATCCATATGTTATGGCCAAATACGTGTGATGAATCAAGAGTACCATCCCCAGACTCCAGAATGATATGGCTGCATAAAGATTCCGGATGTAAAACAGAAACAATAAATGAAGGAATAAAAAGAGAGATATACAGATTCTCTCATATTCCATGATTCTTCTAGCCTCCAATCGTGCTTGTAAAAGTGTCATATCCTTCTCCATTTCCTGCTGCGACACAATCAAGGCCGGTGGAACGAGGTAGACGGCATCAACTTGATATTCTTGTTCGTTCATTTCGTTCCTTTCGTTCATTTCGTTCCTTTCGTTCCTTTCGTTCCTTTCGTTCCTTTCGTTCCTTTCGTTCATTACACGGATATCGGCAGAATCTTATATTTGATTTTTATTACCAAATCGGGTACTTTGTATAATTTACAATTTGTTTGTTGGAATATCTCTATAAGAAAGCCACTGAGAGGAACACATCGGTCACTTTATATAGTCGTGTCGAAATGAGCAACAAAGATGCTGCGGATACTCAGGCGGACATGTATCAGAAGGGACGTCTGATGTACTACATTCAGAAACTCTTCCTGAAACAAATCAAGGATGAGGACAAGTCCATTATCCTGCTGTTGCTGTTACCCAATGTGGACAAGATCATAAAGATGTCGGAGAATCTGCTCCAACAAGGGCGAGCCATGATGACGAAAAATCAGCAGTTCTATGGGTTGACTTACGATGATGTTGTCTTCATTTTCGACAAACTGAGGAAGGAAGGAATCCAATTCACACACACGAATACCGTGAAGGAACTGCAGAGTGAAGATGCAAAGAAGGTTTGGGGATATCACAACATCAGTTCTTTCTACTATTTCCACGGGTGTTTTCTTTATCTTTCCTCGGCTCGTGAATCCACCTCAAACAATGGATCCATTCTACGCTATTCTGTTTATGGACTCCGTACCACCTATGTCAAAATTTATCTTGATCGTCTAGTAGCGGATATCATCCAAAACGAGCGCAAGGAAAGAGGATACTGGAGTCTAGGTGCTGGGTCCCAACCGTTCCTCAATGTCCTCCCCTCTACTTCTCCATCTTCGTTGATTATGGACGAGGAAACAAAGGAGATATTGCTGCGGCACATCATGATGTTGAAAACGAATATCTTCAAGACCAAAAGTAATATTGCCCGGCGATCAAAACTTGTTATCCTTTTGGAAGGACCGCCCGGTACTGGGAAAACCACGACTATTCAAGTTATTGCCAATCTCATGAAAAGTGATGTAGCAGCCATTCATCCATCTTCTGATTTGACCATCCCTTCATTCAAGAGTCTGTTGAGCGAGGCTCGAAAAAAGGGGCAAGTAATTGCCATCGAAGAATTCGATCATGCCATGGATATCCTGTGTGACAAACATCAAGGAAATTCAGCTGCAGATAAGGCCAAGAAAGATATGGAGAATATGATGATCGCGGGAAAAATGGCAACAGCCTCTGGTGTTCCACCGCAAATACAAGCCATGATGGTCGCCGATGTCATGGCAGGCGAGAAGAAAACCTCGGCCCCGGCATTCCATATTGGAACACTCTTGGATACTCTTGATGGCTTGTCATCTCTGGAAGGCACGGTTGTCGTCTTGACCACCAACAATTACGTCGCTATGAAGAAGAAGTTTCCCAAAAGTGTTTTTCGGCCGGGACGCATAGATTTGCGAGTATCTTTCTGCAATTGCACAAAGGATGCAGCCTATCTTCTCTGCCAGAAAGTCTACAAGGGCCTTGTGGAAATGGAAAAACCGGAACAACTGACTTACAATGGATATACCGTCGACATCCCCAAATACACAGCCGAGGAAATCAACGAGTTTGCAAAGAGGTTCTCGGATTATTTGCCCGAAGGGAAACTCTCGATTTCTGCAGTGGAGAACTTTTTGGTTTCCAATCTACCTTCTTATCAAGTCACCTTGGAGAAACTCGAAGATTTCTGCAGAAAAAACAGTGACATGGAGGTGGAGGAACTCGAAGTTCACCAGTCTCTTTGAAAAAATAAACGGAATCATCATTGAGTATCTTCCCATGTCTAGTACAGGTATCGTTTCTTCTGGTTCGGCGTCTGCATCGACGGGGTCCGGTGCTGCCCAGACTGCATCTGTCTTGATAGTGATGGCACTCGTCATGACCGTGATGAATCTCAGGATGCGGAAACCAAAAGTAGCCATCCCACGTGATGCTTGGAAGAAACTCTTGGGTACCAAGCTTACGAAATCGAAATTGACTCTCAAGAGACATGATCGTAAATCCCTTCGGGCGGAAGTATTACCCGAAAACTTCTCTTGGGTGAACAAAATGCCCGGCATGGTGCGTCCCATTCGAAATCAAGGCACCTGCGGTTCCTGTTGGGCTTTCGCAGTTTGTGATGCCGTGGCTGAACGATTCTACCTTAAGACTGGAGGCGAAGTCAACTGTCTTCTCTCGGTCCAGTATCCCATCGACTGCACGGGTGCCGGATGTGACGGCCTTGATCTCGATGCTGCATTCAACCAATTCGCTTCCGAAGGTGCTACAACAGTTGATTGTCTTTCGTACAAAGCGGTCGGCGGACAAGGATGTGCAACCGCTTGTGATGCGGGACAATCGCCGATTCCGAAACTCTTTACCGATGCCGGATACACGCTCAGCGGGGAACAACAGATTATGAGAGATATCATGCAACATGGTCCCATTGTTAGTGGATTTGTCGTTTTCGAGAACTTCTTTACCTACAGTGGCGGTATCTACACCAAACAATCCGGAGCAGAGGCCGGAGGTCATGCCACGCGCATCATTGGCTGGGGAGTGGAAAACGGGCAGAAATACTGGATTTGTGTCAACATGTGGGGAGCACAATGGGGAGAGAACGGGACTTTCCGATATGCAAGAGGAAAAGATTTGGGTAACATCGAAACTTATGTCCGAGCTGCTCAACCGAAACTTACGGAAATGCAAACGGAATTCACCAAGAACAAAGGGAAAACCATTGCTGCTCCGGAAACAGACTCGGGAGCAGGAGATGGTACTAGTGAAGGTGTCGTTGCACCGGGAGCAACAGGTCCAGTAGCCCCGCAACCTACGAATACTCCAGATGAACTACGCAAAGATGAAGAATCTTCTTTTATTGAAGACAACACGAAAAACCAAGTCATATTCGCCGTAGCGGGTCTCGCAGTCGCTGGAGGTCTCTACAAGCTATCCAATACCATGAAGTAATGTCACATGTCGATGTCCGAATGCAAGGAGGCTTGGCATAGATCCTCTTGTAGTTTTACCAGGAAATCTTGTTTCTGTTCTTTTGTCCCGAAAACTTCAAACCATTCTTTCAGGATGACACGCTGACATTGTGTATACAACAGCGGAATTTCAAAGATTTTCGCGATATCCAAATATCCGAATGCATTCCGTGGAGTTACCGAGGGCAAGATGTTATGTGTTACGTATTTCTTCAGGATCGCAGAATCCAAATAATCCGCCAAACATAATCGTTGAAAGAAAGTCAGCATCATGGGACTCCATTGATTCTCCATTTCCGCCGAGATTGGACGAATACAGCAATTCAAAGAACATGACGAATACGGTACTCTCCGCGAATAAAGAACATGCAAGAAATAAGAAAGACATTGTCCACAGATACTGATGGATACCCGCCTGTTGGCAGTTTCCGTGAATTCTCCAGAAAACATACGTCGAAAGAATAAACTGGCATACATGAGTATCAAGCGATTGGAAGCAACTTCGGTTTCATCGATGGAAATCAGAACTACATCGTTCAATTCCGCCATATTCTCCACGAAGCCAAACTCTGGCAATATCTCGGCTGCATTCGATTGCGCATTGGATCCATTCGATTGTAGAAGCTCTAATATATGATTGGCTTCCAACACTTTCGATAGACCAGCAGAAGACAAAGAATTCCTATGTTGTACAAAACGCAGGAATAGATTCAAGGCAGACCAGCGTTGCTCTTCACAAATCATTTGAAGGACATTGTCGCAGATAACCGAATAGATTGGATCTTTGGATGCGCCCTCCATAAGGAATCCAAATTGATTCAGGTTTCCTTGTAAAGATGCCTTTAACGCACTTGTCCATTGACATCCTTTTGGTTTTCTTCCGGCAACACAAAAGAAAAGATCCATCATTTCCCCTCGTCCGGCACAAATCGCTATATCCAATGGAGTCTGGTCGAAATCATCGACAGAGAAGATGTCTTCTTCTTCCAACTTATTCATCAAAATCGCGGCTATTTCTACACTGCTGTCACGAACGGCATAATGGAGTGCAATCCGACCAAAGTGATCGCTGGATGTGACAATGGGTGGATGCTTTCTTATTAGGTAATCGACACACTCCACTGAGTTGGATAATACGGCATACATCAGACAGGTTTTGTTCGTGTTATCAACGTCCATCAATGAATGGTGGTTCTCGTTATGCAGTAACGAGAGAATGGCGCATTTTCCTACTTGACAGGCATAATGCACAGGATACATTCCTAGTTTGTCATTTAAACGCTGCTCTCGATTACCGACATTGGAACAGATCACTCTTACACACGCCTCATTTTCATGCATGATGGCATAATGGAGAGACGTACGACCACAATTATCACGTGCAAGAAGAGGACCATCAGCAAGGAGTCGCTCGAGACATTCCGGCTGATCGTGGATTGCTGCTAAGTGATCCGGACATTGTTGATTAACATTCTTCTGTCGACGTAAATCTTGGAAAAGATAGGGAAACTTCGATTTTTTCACAGGCGGCTCAACATCGCCATCGTTTCTCGATTCCGCACAGCGCCGCAATTCAATGAAATTCAAAATCTCCACTCGACCATACTTTGCAGCTAGGTGCATGATATTGTTTCCTTGTGCATCCTGGATTACCAGAATATCCACACTGTCATCTTCGATGTATTTTATCAGGGTGGGCAAATCCCCATCCATCGCCGCTTGTAGTATCACACTCTCATCCATGGCTGATTACGCGGTACTATCCTGTATTTCTTCTACTTCGGTTTTAAGTATTCATTGAGTAAGAATTTTTATTGTTCTTTCGTGAATTGACTGAACTGACTGAATTGACTGAGTTACACCAGTTCGATCATGTCAGCAATATCGGGTCTACCCATTCTCTTACATCCTGCAGTAACATGTGGCGTAATCGGCGGAATTAGTTATTGTTGTCTCCAGAAAAAACGAGTGAGTCGAAAAGCTAAATGTATTTATGCCGCAGCAGATGCAATCTCCGGAACAGCAGCAATATTCTTTCTGATGCAGTCTTCACGCCTGTGGTATCATTTACCAGCTTGGGGGTTTTTCTGTACCTTCTCTTTCTCTCTACACGATCGAAAACACCAATTATCTGGATACCGGCGAACATTCAAAGTTGCTTTTCTCAGATCAACAGCAGTATCTCTTTTGTCCATCATTCCTATGTATCTGCCGGAATACTGCACCATTCGTGGAACATTTATGGTTCTTTCGGCTATTATCAACATTTGGATGTGGGAAAAATTATGAATTCTTTTAGTAACAAGGAGAGCATGGAGAGGTCCATCTTTAATTTTATTACCAATCATTTTAACCAAGCCAAGAAGAAAGGAGAATCCACGGTTACCGTCCGGTTTTTGCGGAATCAGTTCTGGCGTGATCTATTCATCAGAAATTTTTTGAATGCGTGGAATTACTCGAAATTGGGATATGGATATACAGGATGGAAACTGGATTCTCTATTGGAGGACTATTCAAATATGCTCATTGTCGCAACATTCTCAAAGGATCCAATGTCATAATAAAAACTTTTTAATTCATATTCACTTGTTCAACCGCAATTTTCTGATACTTACAAAACACATGATGCCTAAACTTGGTTTGTTGTTGTTGCTGCAAAGTGCTCCCATTACGGTTGCTACTGTCAGTGCTGCTTGTTGCGCCATCTTTCGTTATCTTGGAAACCAAGAAGGAGGATATGGCCAAAACAAATTCCCTTTGGAAACAGGAAAACGTTTGTTTTATTCCATCGGTACCGGAGTCTGTATGTTTCCCATTTGCTACATGGTGAAAACGGGAACCCTCGCGGAACAAGTGATACCTTTATGTTTCTTTGCTACCGCTCTCCTGTCATTGTATGATGTTCGCATGTATCTCCTACCTCTCCGGGAAGTTACCTACATCACATTCCGTAGATCACTTGTGGCTGCCCTGTCTACTTGGATTGCTGATCTAGTTTATATTGCGTTCCCTTTTTCGCAACACCTTGGAGTCTATGCCATGATTATGGGCATATCTATTTTCATCTGCAACCTTCTAGGGTGGGAGGGGTTTTCCATTTTTGGACGAAATTTATAAGTCCTCTCTTCGTTCACAAGTAGCTCACGAGCCTCAGGACCTTGCGGACCACAGCTGGAGAAATGGCCGTCTTTGTTACCGTGGAATTGATCGAAATGCTTTCGATATTGGAAGTTGGGACTGTATTGGCTATCTTGTTTCACAATATATTCCTTTCCCTCGATTCCCCATTACACGATTGTCTCATATTCTGGGAAAAAGAGCATATTATGTTCAAAAACAGACTGGTGCTGCTGATGATTTCGGAAGGAAATGTCCATCTTCTCACTCAACACATGGACCCCAAGGATGTCTTCTGGCTTTTCTGCATCTCTTTAATTTTCGTTCTGCTTGTCTTGTTTATCACGAATGTCGACTTTACAGCCTTGGAAATGTCGGAACTAATTATATACGTGGTGGTGATGGCTTTCTTTGTTTTCTTTGGTATCATCACTCTCAAATTTGGTATCGCTCTCTTTAAGGCTGTATATCCAATTCTATCTCATCTACATCAGAAGGCTTTTGTGTTTTGGTTCACCATGACGGGAGTGGTTGTCATAGAATTTTTTCATAGCCGATTGATTAATCTGTATGCCTTGCTCTCCTAATAAAATGGAGAATATGTCATGGAATGATCCTTATGAGTTACAAGTAATGTTTCAGAATGTAATCGTCGACGAATACGGGTCATTCTTCTCTACCGCTGTATAATCCAAAAAAGGAACATCATTGCGATTCCACTAAAGGTTATGGCATATCGATTCTGTGCTTTGATTCCAACGGCAAACATTCCGAGAAACGCGGATAACCAAACAATCTCAATGCATTTCTTTGCTTGTCGTTTCTGTTCTTCGGTTTCGTATTTCAGTAACAAATCTCGGCCTAGACGAACTAGAGAGATGGCTGAAACAAGAGTGGCTACACGAATGAGTAAATTGGAATAAAAGAGTTGTTGTGCTTCTTTGGGATCCATCAATCTTTATGTTTTTAAAGAATTTTCACAAGTTGCACATTTTGTACAAAGATCTTGCAATCTTGCCACATCTTCATTTCATCCCATAGCGAATATCCAGGACGCGCCCCAACGATAACTTGACGATTCCATGCGTAGACGGATGCAATGCAAACTTGTAAATGTTTCGCAAACTCCACGAATTCTTGCAAAGAAGCACCTATTTGCAGCTGTATTCGGATGAGATCCGGGGCGAAACAATGCATGATTCCGGTCTTCGTATCGTAAAATGTCGGGATTCCTGTGGATATCTGCAAATGTTGGAGAAACTCTTTTTCTTCGGCGTTGAAATCACGGAATTGGCTGTATGTCAGAATAATGTAGACGGATTTCTTTCTCACAGTATTGTTTTGCAGGACCTCGATATTGAAGTTCTTCACCACTGGTGAATCGGTGATGGTTGTACGCAAGTGAATCCGAGGGATACTGACAACCAAGCAGTTTCCGAGTAACACTAAGTTCTTCCACTTCAATTTTTTCCCGTTGGGGTCTCCTATTAATCGATGGAGTGTCTTGCGCTCTTTCATCACCGTTTTCCATTTTCCAGGATTGTCGAACAACACTTCGTCCACGCAGGAATTCTCCAGAACTTGGTGAGGCGCAAGGAAGAACAAGGATTCCGACATAGAGACGTATTCTTTTGCACCAGCAGGAGACTTGTTGTCTTCTTTAAATAAAAATTGGAAGGTTCTTTTTTTTTGTAATCGGGACAATGAGAGATATCGATGAAACCTGCTATAGATACTATTCGACCAAAGAGACCTATTCATCCAACCCCTGCTAGTTCCGGGTCTGTGACATCAACACTTGGATCTCCAGAAGATGCGGTTTATAATTTAGTGAAAAGCATCAAGCCTGCTCCAGTCCTCAATGCTCCTTCGACCTTCATTGGTATGACGATTCCCATGAACAAAATCTTCAAAAATGGCCGGCAAACACTGACATCCGCGGCGATGTCCATACGGATCCAGCTGGCCGGTGTCGCCGAACCCAAAGACAAAGTTGCTTTTGTGAACACGCTCCTTGCAAAGACGGTCTCCGGGTCTCAAGCTCAACGATTGGCCTATTCTTACATGGATACTGTTGATCCCATTGCCGGACAGTATCTCGATGCGCATCCTTACAATGGAACCACAGGAATGCAATATACCCAAGTGAGCAATACATATTGTCAATTCGAGATTCCATTGATTAACTACTTCACAGTCCCTACGACTTTCTTCCGTCCCAACCAAAAACTTTTAGCATTTGGAGGCTGGTTGGCATTACCACCTGGAGCAAGTTTAGGTCCGATCTATCTCGTTGTTTACCCACCACCATCACCGCGTTGAAGAACGAGAAATTTCAGGCCCCAATAAAGAATTGATGTTCATGGATAACACCGTTTTGCAAAGTTTCGAAGTGATCAAGCGCGATGGCACGAAAGAACCCTTTCGATATGAGTGTATCCAAGATCGCATTGAGAAACTCGCAGACGGATCTGCCCTCGGACTCCATAAATTGGCCATCAACGCTCCCTATCTTGTGCAGAAAGTCACCGCAGGATTGCCACCCGTTGTCCATACCTCTTTTATCGATCAACACATTGCAGATATCTGCGCCCTTCAGATCATCCATCCCGACTACATCGAATTTGCTAGCCGCATCTTAGTCTCTGATCTTCATCGCAACATCACCCCTCAGTATCCAGGTTTCCTAGATGTCGTGCGTACCCTCAATTCATACGTTCATCCTGTTACCAAGAAACACACGGAACTACTTTCGAACGAAATTCTTCTTCTAGCACAAGAGTTCCGTCATGCCATTGAAGAGGCCATCGATTACAAGAGAGACTACGAGATTTCATATTTTGGTCTCCGCACTCTCATGCGCAACTACCTAATGACTATGGAGATCGGTACTGCACGCGAAAAGAAAATCCTCGAGAGACCTCAAGATATGTTTATGCGGGTTGCGCTAGGTATCCATGGCCGAAACATTGCGGATGCCTTGGAAACCTACCAGCAAATGAGTACCAAACACTTTATTCATGCGACTCCCACTTTAGTCAATGCCGGAACTCCGAGACCACAATTGGCGAGCTGTTTTCTAGCAACCATGGATGATTCTCTGTTGGGTATCTACGATCTTCTGGGAAAATTGGCGCAGATCAGTAAATATGCCGGTGGTATCGGAGTCAGTCTCTCTGATGTTCGTGCAACGGGATCCTACATCAGCGGAACAAACGGAGAATCCAATGGCCTCATTTATCTTTTACGATTGCTCAATGCATCTTCGCGGTATGTCGACCAAGGAGGGAACAAGAGACCGGGATCCATGGCCATCTACCTGGAACCGTGGCATGCGGATATTTACCATTTTCTAGATGCCAAGAAACATCAAGGCATGGATGAACAGCGCGCACGCGATCTTTTCTACGGCCTCTGGATCCCTGATCTTTTCATGCGCCGCTGCGAATCGAACGGAAGTTGGACTTTGATGTGTCCCCATGAATGCCCAGGCCTCACCGATGTCTGGGGTGAGAAATTCGATGCCTTGTACGAGCAATACGAAAGGGAAGGACGCGGAAGGAAAACTTTACCAGCAATGGAACTCATGCGCTACATTATCCACTGCATTACTCTGCACTCCATGCCATATATCCTTTTCAAAGATCACGCAAATCGCAAGTCGAACCAACAAAACCTGGGTACTATCAAGTGCTCGAATCTTTGCACGGAAATCATCGAATACACCTCACGAGACGAAATCGCCGTATGTAACTTAGCATCCGTCGTTCTCCCGACTTTTGTTCGTTCTGGTTCTTTCGATTTCGCTGCACTCGAAGATACTGTCAAAATCATCACCAAAAATCTCAACAGGGTCATCACAAACTCGTTTTATCCAGTTGAGGAAGCCCGAACCTCCAATCTGCGTCACAGACCTATTGGTATCGGAGTTCAGGGTCTTGCGGATGTCTTTTTACTATTGGATCTCCCTTTTACATCGGAACCTGCCCAACAACTGAATCGAGACATCTTTGAAACTATCTATTACGCAGCTCTTTGCGCTTCATGCGAACTGGCGGAGCGTGAAGGTGTTTATTCCAGTTATGAGGGATCTCCTATCAGCCAAGGAATTCTACAATTCGACATGTGGACTGATGTTTCCACCTCCAAAATTCCCAAAGAATCATGGGAGACTTTGCGAGGACGGATTAAAAAATATGGAGTGCGCAATAGTCTCTTAATCGCTCCAATGCCTACGGCCTCCACTGCGCAAATCATGGGGTGCAATGAGTGCTTTGAACCTTACACTGCGAATACCTACACAAGAAGAGTTTCCGCTGGAGAATACATTATCATCAATCCTCATCTTATCCGCAAACTGCAGAGTCTGAATCTCTGGAGACCGGATATCATCCAACAAATTATCCGTAATCAGGGGTCGGTGCAGAACATCAGTGAATTTCCGGAGAATCTCAAGTCTCTCTTTCTAACCGTCTGGGAGATGAAAATTGGCCCTCTCTTGAAAATGGCGGCAGCAAGAGCTCCTTTCATTGACCAGTCTTTCAGTAACAACATCTTCTGCGCGGAACCTACGGCAAACGTCGTCTGGACATATATCCTCCAATCATGGAAATATGGACTCAAAACAGCTCAATACTATCTGCGTACTCTTCCGGCGACAACTCCAGTTAATTTTATCACATCTTCCTCTGCGGGTACCTCCAGTTCCGTCTGTTCCAGAACCCCAGATTGTCTCGCTTGTCAGTAGAATTTATAACAACAATAAAAAAACAACACCCCGTCTCTCTGTTTGAACCTTCCCTTGATACTTTGATGGATCTCGAGCAGTTACAGAAAGTTTGCCAATGTTCACTTTGTAATCAAGTCCTTTGCGATCCTCGAATACTGCCATGTGCCCATGTTTTCTGTTTCGAGTGCACTTTGAAATACAACTACCAAAGGAGAATTGGCGAGTCTCTCGCAAAGCGTGTATGTCCAACGTGTAGTTTCTTATTACCTGATCATACAATGGCATACCTGGATTCTTTGAAATCCAGTTTTCTTTTTCATCATCTGCTGAGTTTTATCCCGGATACTCACAAGCGAAAGAAGCGCGCCGCTGATGATACCCCAAAAGAAATCATTCTCGAATTGGTAGAAAATTGTGCGGAAAGTCCAACCCACGACAACATATCTATTATCGAGAAAGCGGCTCAATATGGACACATTGAATCGGCTGTTATCATCGGAGAATCTTATCTCAAAGGATACAAAGGCAAACCAAAGGATATAAAGAAAGGTATGGAATGGTTGGAAATAGCCGTGAATGCTGGAAATGCCCGTGCCGCATGGATAATCGGTTCTTACTATTTGGACGACCCGAAGATGAAAGATTCCGAACTTTGTTTGAAGTTCATCGAAAACGCTGCTATCGGCGGGTATGCAGCTGCACAGTTTGAAATGGGATTATCAGCTTACTACAACAAGAAATTACCGGAACAAGAGCGATTTCAGAAGGCTTTATATTGGTATGAAAAAGCCGGACAACAAGGACATGCTGCGGCATTGAATAATATTGGCCATATTTACGAATGTGGGATCGGAGTCCCGAGAGACTGTCATAAGGCTTTTCCTTACTTTCAAAAGGCGGCAAATGAAGGAAACAGTGTCGCGAAACATAATCTGGCTCAAATGTATCTCGACAACAAAGGATTACCTGATACCGAAGAATTTCAAAAGCTGACGGATGATCAACGAACAACTGAGGGTATTCAACTCTTGCTGGATGCGGCTAGTCAAGGATACATATTTTCGGAACTACAACTTGGGAAATATCATTTGGGTAAAAATCGACAGTCAATGGCATATAATTGGTTCCTGAAGGCAGCGACCAACTACGAACAATCAGATCCCTATTGTTCTTACGATCACATTCGAAACGAAGCGAGTTTTCAGCTGGGAACTTGTTGTGAGCAAGGGATTGGTTGTATGCCTAATCTCGACCAGGCTATTTATTGGTATGAGATAGCCGCATCGGCCAATTATGCTCCCGCTATGCAGGAACTCGCGCGAATCCAGGCACAACTAAAGGATAAAGAAAACGAACTACTGGGTATCTCTTCTTCCTCTTCCACACACAATACCGTTCAAGAAGTGGATTAGACCTGTTAAAAATTTCCCTTGTTCGTTTTTTATTTTCATTTTCATAAACACCTTTTCTCTCCTAGAGTATTTCATGGATACGAAGGAGTTGTTACAAATTTGTCGTTGTGGAATATGCAAGGGAACAATGCAAGAACCTAGGATGTTGCCATGCCAGCATATTTTTTGTTGTGGCTGTATTCTACGTCTTATCATTGAACAAAAATGGAGCTCTATCCTAAGATGTCCAACATGTCGGGAGGAACACACCATGGAAGGAAATTCTTTTGCGAAGAATCTACCTGTTTGTAAGGTTATAGAAGATCTGCGAACCTTTATTCCACCGGATATGCTCGATTATGATGATGTGAATATGACGACATTAATGTATCGCTTTGGAATATTCTACATCAAGCGTAATTCTCACAATGTAGTCAATGCATCAGAAGCTGCCACTTGGATCATGAAATCGGCAGATCAGAATGATCGCAACGCTCTTTTTGCTGCTGGAGTTTTGTCGTTCCTGGGACATGGATTACCGAAGAATCCAAGCACGGCTTTGCAATATTTTCAAAGAGCAGAGAAACTGAACAAGAGAATATTCGATGAATACCATTGTACGATTATCACTGCACTCGGGTACTGCTACGAAACCGGAATTGGCACAAAAGTGAATAAGGCCCGAGCCATTGAACTTTACAGGGAGTCGGTAATATTCTACAATTCAGCCAATCATGCCCGAGATATCGCATCCTACAATTTGGGATACATTTCCTATTGCAAAGGCACTCCATACCATCTGAAAAAGGCACGGCAACACTTTGAACATGCTGCAAAAGGTAATGTTGGAATGGCATCCTATGCTTTGGGATTCATGACCTTTTTTGGACAAGCTGGTCCTTGTAATTACCTTGAGGCCTTCAAACACTTCAATTATGCCCATGATTCCGCATCAAGTTATTTCGCACGCAGTATTTGTTATGAAAGCGGATTACCACCAATGACCATACCTTTGCGGGATTTTCTCTATTCGGCATGTAATGAGAACCACCCGAAAGCCTTGAATAACTGGGGTGTTGAAAACGAAAAGAGTGGAAAATGCGTTAGAGCTTTCGATTATTACAAGGATTCCTCTGAACTCGATAATATGTATGGACATTACAATCGTGCCCGTTGTTTCGCGAATGGAATAGGCACCACTCGGAATATTGATACGGCCTTACGATTCTTCGAAAAAGCTGCTCTTCAGAACAACAATCCTGAGCTGGTGGAAAAATACTTGGCATTCCAGAAACACAAAACCTGCGTGGATATGATGCCACTAAAGGATCTGCGGCTTGACCCTATTCCTCCTTCCTGCGCCCCCTCGATTAATGATTGTCCATGATCGTCTATGGCAATAAAATGCTATGATATCAACCGAGTTTCTTCTCCGATTGTATTTCTCCTCCCTATTTCATATCCTAAAAGAAACCCAAGTAGCGTTGAAATAATCCCTAATAGCCCGACCGCCATTGTATACTGCTCAGTGATAAACGCAAAAACTACCGCAAACACCGTAATCGCCGAAGATACCATAACCAGCAGCAACCACACAGCAGTCTTCATTCCCATTTTATTTATCCTTATCCTTTCCTGAAACAAAAAAAAAGAAAAACAAGATGCGCTTTTACCGCGGAGATAACGATACCCATCTTTATTCTAGAGATCTCGCAAACGTTGTTCGTAATCGCAGTTCTCTGTTACACAAGCATAAATTCGTTCCCGCGGAAATCTTCCAAAAGATACTAGCCGATATTCGAAAATACTACGGACCGCATTTGTCTGGAGAAAGTCTAGTGGGATTACTAAATATTCAACAGCGATACCAAGCCAGCCAAGGAGGATTCTTCGATCCTGATCTAGATGGAGCCAACGGTGCCGGTCTTTTATGGTTCACATGGTCTTTGGTTCGGAGGGCCAATGATTCCTCTGTCTATCGTGGGTTTCTAGAATGCTTAGCGGATATTAGCAATACTTGTCTACAAGGTGTTACACACCGTTTGCTTTCTTATGGCATGGGGATTTACCAGTCATTAGGTCCGGGATAAGGCAGGTTGTATGGGTATCATCACCCCTTGAATTCCATAAATAGAAATTAGAGGTAGAAGATCTCGGTGAATTCGTCGTAACTCTCCCGTACAATTGTGACCATTGTGAACAAAGCAGACTCTAAAGTTCAGAAAATCAAAACGGAGACCGCTTTCATCATCCCGAAAATCTGGGTCTCCCCTAGAATAAGAGCGAGTCAAATTGTGTGTCAAAGACTCTCTCGGTAACCAGTATCCTGAATCATCAAATCGATAAATCCACAAATAGTGTAAATCCGCTATCCATCCTGTGTATCGGTTACCTTGGGCAATCACCAACTCTTCGACTGGACGCAAGTTTACAACAAGGTCATTCGTTAGATCAAACTGATTCAAGATACTTTGACCTAGAGTATCTCTTCTGGGATTATCCTCATCATCGTCATCTTGGTCAGGTGGAATCCATATAGGAGAATCAGGAGCATCAGGAACGTATTGTGGTGGTGAAGGCGGCGTGAGGGGACGTAATTCACGACATCCCACACACATATTATTTGCTACTGGATTTTCAAATAAGAAAAAACAACGGCGACACCATTTTTCAAGAAGAACACTGAAACGGAGGGGCGATCGGCAAAATGGACATAGATTATTTGCTCGTGTACGGGAATCTCGAAGACGAAACAGACATTCTCCACACATAATACCAGCACAACAAGTCATCGATTGCAGAGGTCGTATCTCTGAACAAATCATACAGGTTATGCCTTCTTCTTGGTCTGCGTCATCCCATCCCATGTCTATATTTATATCTTCTCCATTATCCATATCCATCAAAGATTGTTGGATGATTGCAAGGCTTTTTATTTCACATTTGTTTTCCCCGACGCACACACTTTGATCAGTTCCTCGATCTGCAAGTTTTGCAGTAAAAGCTCCATGACCTGCATGCCAACAATGATGGAGTTTGCAGCCATTTTGTCCTTGCGATGAAGATAAGCATGCCAGAGACCTAGAGTTTTGTCGAAGTAACACTCCACAACTGGATGATGATTCTTGTTCGGACTATTCATAATCGCCATTTGTATGGCATGGGGCAGGTGTATCAAGGTAGCATATTGTTCCCCATAATCCGTTTCCATATACCCCGGAAGACACTCATTGTTCTGAAAGAATTGATCCGGATGCACAACAAAATCCAGAGTGTTTCGATCTTGCCATTTGTATTTTAACAACCGCGTAGCTATCCCTGTGAATCCCATCTTCTCCGGAACAAACAACAATCCATCATTGTAATTGACACGCTTTCCATCACAATACAAATACTTGCCGTTCTCCGTTTTCTGTATCTTTTTCAACAATTGCGGGATATGATTCTTTGGATAGTAATTCTTCCCTAAGAATTCGATATCCGTATTGCAATATTGCCGAAATCGCTGTACTACATGACCGATAATCATGAGTCGGGTACTCAGTGGATCTTCAGATACTCTCTTCCCGAGCGACATCACAATGTCAAAAATCATGTATTTCTGGAAGGTTTCAATATCCATATCTTCCGTTCCCCCTCCATGACCCGCTAAGAAACTGTCAATGTGCACCAGTTCGCCATCAAGTAATGTTGGACATTCTGGCTTGGAGAGAGCATTCTGTAACGAAAGTGAATCCTTGCTTGATGATAAAATATACGGTTTCCAATCACGTAAAATAAAATACACTCCATATTCGCACAATAGACAGAGAGCCCGCGTTCCATCTGTTTTCTCACAAATCCAATATTCGTCCTCGGATAATTGCGGAACCATGAATCGCCTGAGAGTATGTGGTAATGGTAAACATCGCTTCAGTACCATCTGTAACTCTCTCGCGGTCGTGAAACTGTTACAATCACCTCCTTTGATCAAACACACAACTAGCTTCAATACCAGAGCTTGTGTTTCCGGATCTTGTACAGGTGAAAGCTTCATCGACGTGAGAACGAACGTATTTGCAATCTCCATTTGAAAAAGTATCCGATAGAAGATGCGGTTGTACATGGACTCAAAGGACTTGATGGAGGAGCAAAAAGAAATGCTCGGAAACTACTTTAAAAAAGTGGAACTGATTAAACCCCATAACGCAGGAAAATCAGGGAAAAAACGTATTATATGCAAGACATATAACATGCGGGAAATGAGCAATTTGTACTCGATGTTACCCGAAGTATCCTTTGCTTCTTATTATTCCCATCCACACATGTGTAAAATCGGTCCAGCATACTTTGTACCCGATGAAGACTCCGACAAAACAGCTTTTTTACCAGATCTCGTGTGTTATGAAGAATATGGCGGGATGTCCCTCCGAGACCTTTCCAACGCTCTCACTCGGGCAGAACGGATATTCTACTTTGACCCAATCTTTTTTCCAATTGTTTGTCTCTGTTTTCACATGAACTTCAAAGGTTGGTCACACAGAGATCTGAAGTTGGAAAACATCTGCATAAGGTGTTCTGTGCCGGGCGACAACGTGGATTATCCAAACACAGAATCAAGCATCAGAGACTTATCCATCAACAATGTTTTCCTCATCGACTTCGGCAAAGTTACTAACCATCGTCTGATGGACACGAAAGACTGTTATCCGAACAATTGCACGATTACAAACGAAGCACCCGAGTTTCTTTTTGATCCAAAAAATTGCTCTCTCCAACACAACACCGACATATACTCCCTCGCTGTCGCGATGATCCATTTTCTCAGAGCTGGTAAATGGCCAAAACTATCATCATTCGATGTCGATCATAATCTCGGAGAGAAACTGCAAATTCTAATGTCTTCTGGACAATCATGGGCATTGCATGAACTCATGCCAGCGACTATTTACAATGAACTCTCGGACTCTTTGATCAACTTACTCGAAGGAATGCTCCAATTGAATTATAACAACAGATTCTCATGGTTGCAACTATACCACCATCCTCTATTTCACCATCAAACATCGAATCATCAAGATCACCAGCTCCAGGAAAATTCGGTTCCCCCTTTAACTCATTTAAGTCCCTCGATTCCTTTGACTGAATATCGCGCATTCATGACCGAAATCTTCACAGACTTATTACGCCTACATGGATTATTCACTGGCAAGGACATGTGTATCTTTGTTCACGTTATTCTCTTGTATCATTGGGCGCGAAAGACTCTTTATTCGGATGATCGTGTCATTTCCAAAAACCATAGAAAACTCTTCCATTCTCTCCTTTTCTTATTCACCGAAACTAATTGCGGAGTTCTGTACACTCCGTTGGATGGGATTTTGAAAAAGGAAAATGATCTCTGTCTACACCTCTTGTTACACATGCCTCCTGGAATCCTCTATCCGTGGAGTCTCGGAAAAGAAGAAATCGGAACAATTCTGAATGAATTTCTGAAATTGAAGAAAGACCGTCAGAGAAAAAGGAAAACACATCTTTAAATCAGCTTTCGCCTTACTCGTAATTTCTTCACTGGTTTTTTGCTCGGTTCCGCATCTAAGGGAGCGGATTGCTCTCCTAGGAATATCTCTAGCAGAGACATAATTGACTTTTCCTCTCCTGTTTCCGGTCGTATTTCCGATGCTATTTCCGTCGAATATCCATTGATGAAAGTCGAGACACTCATCAACTCTGGTAAATCATCTGGCACTTCTGGTACATCGGCCATTTCTTGTAGTAGGAGGTCAGCAACTTCGGGAACCGGAAATGTAAAGTAATCAATATCCGTATTCTCTGCAGGCTTGATATCCTCTATAGCTCGTTGGGATTCGTCTTCTTTGGTATCCTCTATGACTTGCAAGATTTCCACAGGGTCCATGATTGGCGGGATTACAGAATTTTCCACAGAGTTGGTGTCCTCCTGCATGATTTGTGGGATTTCTTCCGGTATTCCAGAATTGTCCACAGGGTTGCTATCCTCTATAGCTAGTCGGATTTCGTCTTGTATTCTTACATCTTCTTCTGGATCTTCTATAGCTTGCAAGATTTCGTCTTCTTCGGGATCTTCTATAGCTTGGAGGATTTCCTCTTCTTCTTCTTTTTCTACAACAACTGTCGTTGGATCCTCTATTGCTTCCACCAATTCAATCTCCGCATTGCAAACCTTGGGAACTACGACAGGATGTAAATTTTCAGGGTTTGGTGGACGTTCTTCATCAACCACAAACAACGTACCTTCTTCTTCGTCATCATCGTCAGTTCTACAGTCATGGTCATGTGTGTATGGTTCTAGTTTCTCGTCGAAAAAAGCATAATTGATTTCCAATGCCAGAGGTTCTGGCGTTATTTGAGGCTCATCGTATATCGAGCTACCAAGGGATATCACTTGACGATTATTCAGAGAATCTTCAATTTCAATAAAAGCTTCGTCGTCATCATCTTCTAGTTCAACAGTTCTCGTTGGTGTTGATGTTGGAACTGGCAGAGAAACTGGAGAAGCTGGCGGAACTGGAGAAGCCGGCGGAACTGGAGAAGCCGGCGGAACTGGAGAAGCTGATGGAACTGGTGAAACTGGAGAAGCTGGCGGAACTGGAGAAGCTGGCGGACCCAAGGGCAGTTCAATATCCTCGGTTACCAATTCCATGCCACTTTTCTCAAAATCATCCACGTCTTCAACAGGCAGCGTATTTTCAGGAAAGAAGAAATCCGCTAAAGAACGATAAATTCGGTTACTAGATTTCACTTCCTGTTTCTTTTGCGGAGGTGGAGGAGGATCCCCTTTGAAAGAATGGATTTGGTTCACACGTGGACGAGGTACTTGTTCGAAGAAATCATCGATGGGTTCGTGAAAAGATTGGTCAACATTCACATCAAAAGCTGAGAAATCAGGAATCGGAGAAGCGAGACGAATACGTTCTCCAGCTCTTTTTTGCATTTTCGCTTCGTGATATGAAATTGGTAGTGCGGTAACGAAATTCTCAGTTTGCGTGAATTTGTCCGTTTTTGTTATTATAAATTTCGGAAGACCTAGTTTGCCTAACTCATCCTCGTCATCTTGTACAGGATCGAGGAATCCACACTCTCTCGCCGAAATCAAAGTGTCTATCGTCCCTTCATGAAACCAAAGTTGATATCCAGAAGGAGAGCGAGTGCGAAATATGTGTATGCGTTCACCATCCTCTAAAAACAGAATACAAACTGCCGAATCCAATTCGATATGAACTACCACTTTCCCTGCGAATCTCTCAAATCGAGCATCTTGTCGCAAAGCATCATTATCCTTCTCTTCCTTTGTTCTCAGTATTATTTGACCGCATCTGTCAAATGTTATAAGACACGAATCCTTTTTGATATATTCTTCGTTACCCATTTTGCGGATGATGGTTTTCGTTACCTTGCCCGTACCGGTTTTCAATGTAGAGATAACCTCGTGCCCTGTGCCTTCGATAATTTCCGTTTCGGTTTGAAAAGAAAAGCGCCTACAGGAATGTTTTCGATCATGTAGGAAAGCAAATCCCCAATCATGTAGCTGGATACTCGCGATACGAAATGGTATCCCACACAGCCTGAAAATGTGACTAGTCAGTTCCGTTCCTTTCGATTCGACAAGACTCGTTGTTGCTGTTTTCCAGCGGTAGGAAATGTCGTACTGTTCCTTTGATCGACACTGAATAGATTCGATGATAAAAGGAGTACACATAGTTACTGAGATAGTCAGACAATAAACGACAGATATTCATTGAGATTCTTTGCGTTTCTTTTTGTCCGATGGTATATTGACACAGAAGAAACAATGTCAGTGAACGCTGGTTCTCTCGCGTTGATATGTTCCCTGACGGCCATGTTAGCTTTCTTTATGTATCACATCGATTGTGGAAACGGAACTGCAGGAGTCGTCGAACTTCCTTTCCCCACTGGAACTAGCAAAAGCACAAAGTTCTACACACACGGGGCTCTTGTCGGTATCTTCACTTTTGTGGTGGTCCTAGCGTCGCTGAACTTCTTGCCCAAAGCAATCTTGGAATCGAAGGTGTCCCAGATATTTGCCAGAGCATCGAAACAACGTCTAAAATCAACAAAGGCACCAGATGAGACTCAGCGTCTTCGACAACTCAGTACAATCGGAAACATTGCGCGGAAATAAACCTAGTTTTTTTCTGAGATAGCAGATGAAATCAACTGGAAAAAATGAGCAGTTGCAATAATTATACAGGCAAGCGGACACTGCAGAACGGAAATGCCCAACTCATCGGCCATCCTCTTCGCTCTGAGGCCCTCATTAATGGTATCCCCCAGTTCCAAACTGATGTTGTTCCTCAGGATGTTCTCTTGTCCACAGATTCCAACGCTTACGTACGGCTCTCCGGCGCTACCGCTATTTGGGCCGACGTCAACAGTTCCCTCCGTGGTATCGATTCGAAGACAGCACCATCTATGCGTAAGATGCAGTTTTCCTCTAAACAAGATTTCTTCCCTGGTGAAGGTGCTCGCGAAGAAGATATGAATGTTCTAACTCTCGATTACGTATCCAAACACGGTAGTGATCTCCGTTCGATTAACTCTCGTTATTTGTAGAATTCTTTTATTTCTTTATTCTCATTTGATAGCCGCAAGAGACATGTGGAATATCTGGAAAACGAGCAAATGATCCAACATGGCATACGTTGTTCCATCGTATTTGACCCATTTGATGTCAAAGTGGGAGAGGCGATCCAATGGTGGATCATAATATCTCGATAATTCACTATTGATTTCGGCAATGCGATTGAAGGTATTTTCTATCATTAAGGGACAGAATGCATCATTTCCTCCGACGTTGACAGCAGTCATCTTATTCGGTATGTTCTGGATACGCAAAATGATATAGTCTTCCGTTTCTCCTCCTGCTCTTCTAATAAAACCACGTGCTAAGCGTACTCCATAAACTTCCTTGAATGTGTACGGGAAATCAATACGATATTGGTAAATATTTGGAAACTGTGTTGTATTCCTATCTCTGGAATCTATTTGAAGAAATGTACTGCGACAAGCCTGTGGAACTTTTTGTCCTGGGACTCCTGCTAATGCCTTTGCCTTTCGAACAAATTGCACCACTTGTTCTCTGATTTTCGGATCTTTAATACTTGCAATTTCCATTTCTAACCCCTGGATATCAGACATCTTCTCTGCGCCCGGGGCAATACCGTAAAGAACGGATGTATCTCCACTGAACGTGACATATGACATGGTACTCACTAGGTATTCGCAGATACTTCTTGAAGTTATTATGTAATCGCAGATACAGACATACAGTGAATTTGAAACAATAGCATATGATTACTCATAGTGTATACTGTGCCATCATTTCTAACCCATTCAATGTCTAAATGCATAAGTCGATCAATAGGAAACTCGAAAAACATGCTTTTATCGAAGCTGCTCTCTGTGATGCGGTTATTACTATTGTTCAAAAGAATGTGACAAAAAGCATCATGCCCTCCGGCTGCAGTAGCCGACATTCGACTTGGAATATTCTTGATTCTGAGAAATGCGTATCTATCCGAAATCACACCATCTCGTTTAATGAATCCACGAGCAAGACGAAATGCAAACACTTGCCTGTAACAATAAGGTAAAGTAATTTTATATCGATCGAGATTTGGATATGCAGTCGTATTTCGATCCCGTGAATCAATGCATACAAAATAGGTATGTGATCCTTCAGGAATCCTGCGAGTTACTGGTCCTCCCATTTGTCTAATTTTACGAATCAATGCAATCGATTGTTCTCTGATTCTCGGATCTCGAATACTGGCAATCTCCGCTTCTAGATTTTCTATCTTTGGCAATATTTCAGCAGCAGGAGCTATTCCAAAGAGAACAGATGTATCACCAGAAAAGTTTACAAATGACATATGTATACTCTCTATCTCCCAGAGAAAAATGGTAATCTCATTGGATTGCAGACTTGGACATGTGGTATATTTGGAACAGAAGCTCGTAATCAACTGGAACAACATAAAAAGCACCAGTCTTATCGCGCACTTCCAAATCGAAATGCGATAATCGATCAATGGGAGTGGTGTAAAAAGCACTCATTTCATAATTCATATCAATGAAGCTATACCATGTACCATTTGCCAACAAAGGAATCGCACAGAAACAATTGTTTGCTCCCACATTCGTACCAACAACATTGGAAGGTAAATTCTTGATACGAAGGTAAACAAAAAAATTGTTTGGCATATCGATAACAACACTTCCTGAACTTTTAATCTGTATGCGAATCAATCGGACGGCATAGACTTCTTTGAAGGTATACTTGAAATTCACTCGACAGTTGTAAATATTGGGATACAAAGTAGTATTTCGATTAACTGTGTCAAAATGTACGAGACTTGCTTGCACGTTTCTCGGAACTATCTGCGATGGTAGACCATCAGGAAGACGACCATGAAGTAAAAGTTCTCTCATTTGCTTTCTTATTTCGAGATCTTGAATACTTGCTATTTCTAACTCTAATCCGATTATGTTGGACTTATCTTCATTGAGACCTGGAGCTTGACCATAAAGGACAGAAGTATCAACACTGTAAGTCGTAGATGCAGCCATTCTTCTTTCTTATTAAGTACGAGAAAAAGACTCAAGGCACACTGAGACCCATATGCAAAATTCGGAATTCAAACAACTGCCTGTCAAGCGTGGAATTGAAAGCATAATCTTCGCCATCACCTTCCTTCCACAAGATGTCGAAATGGGATAAACGATCAAGGGGGGTCGAGAAAAATTGACTTTGTTCTGTAGCATGCTCATAAACCGTATATGTTGTCTCCGCACTACTCTCGGTTTCTATGGTACAAAAACAGTCATGTCCACCGACATTCGTACACACCACATTGGAAGGAATGTTTTTCAGGAATAAATTGAATCGAAATTTACTACTACCCGCTCCAGATGGAGTATATGTAAATCGAAGGAGTCGGATTCCATAGATTTCTTTAAATGTACAAGGTAACTGAATTTGATATTTGGTCGTCGTTGGATATACTGCGGTATCTCGATCCCTGGAATCGATTATTACCATTGTTGACCGGATACCGACAGGCATTCTCTGTGTTGGCAATCCAACTGTTGTCCAGACCGCATGCAACAACTGAATCATTTTTTCCCGTATATTCGGATCTTTGATTTCGGCAGCTTCTCTTTCCAAGGCAATAATTTCCGTTTCCTTTGATTCCGGAGGAATTCCATACAACACTGAAGTATCCCCACTATAGGTTGTCAGTGACATATCTCTCTCAATTACTTTCTGAAGTTTTTATTCTTTCGGCCTCGTTCCTACCCATCTCCACTGCTACTGCCACCCCCAAAACCTCCTTTCACACCGAACGCTCCACTACCAAAGCTTTGCACTGGAGATTTATACGCACCTTCAACCTTATCACTGAGAATACCTGCTGCACCAAGAGTCCATGGATCAAAATCTTCATCGCGGAACACATGCTCTTCTCCTGAATACCGATTCGAATGTTGTGCTCGGAACATATACTGATCCTCTTTCCATGGATAACTTGTGCTTACTGCGGAAGTCATCGATGTCGCATCATTATATCCATCCGGTGCTATTCCGGAGGCTTCCTCCGGGGACCGATAGGGTGCTGTATAGAATCGGTCCGGGGATCTGCCTATAAAATCAGGATGAAACATCCGCTCATACGTATCATCCTCTGGATAGAAAGCCAACTCTTTCCCGACATCATCCGGTCCATAGGGTAATGGATTCCCGTAAGGATTGTCAACATCGATCTCTTTTGTTTCTTTCTTTCGGGAATCGGCCGAATTATCTTTCTTTCCATCATTTGGATCATCCGGTCTTGGTTTGATAGGAGCTACAGGAGGCTCAATTTTTTTGGAGGATGAGCCCATTTCATCTCGCAGCAAAGAAAGGACAACCATCGCAATGAGTAAGAGAATTACAGGTACTGTCGTGCGCTTGGTTGCAGAATAAATAGCAGTTAAGAGGATAGCCAGTCTCGTAATCTTGTTGGTTTTCTGTGCTTTTGTATCATCTTTCTTGGGAACTATGGACATTTCCGAAAACAGAGCTCTCGGATCATCCATCCAGGACATACCTTCATCTGGTCGTGTAATCTGTTCCGAAACAACCAGTGCGGATGATTTATTCATACGGTTGTGTCTGTCTCTCTCGTCATCTCTGAAAATTTTACACCTTTGTTCTGTAGAGACAATCAAATGCAGACAACAAGAGAAGAATTCAACGAAAATGCATTCTTTGGAAATGAGGAGACAGAAATCAACGGGTTCCGAGCAAAGAGACTACGAGATCAGAGTGCCATTTCCGAAATACAACCCGTTTTCTCTACACCCGCTAGTCGACTTCTTCCAATAACACAACCCAAGGAAATCGCCACACCTTTGTTGTCTCATCAACTCACTGGATACAGGTGGATGAACGACCGTGAAACCCGAGCATACGGTATCTCGGCTGGATTTGTTTTTGATGTTCCTGGACTCGGCAAGACTCTGATGACCATCGCTGCGATTCTCTCCAATCCGGTCCCGACCACCCTTATTATCTGCCCTCCATCCGTTGTACCCATCTGGGAACAAGAGTTCCTGAAACATGCGGCTCCCAAGAACGACTATCTATTATTTACAAGAAACGGAAAGAATCGCGATCGATGGTATAGAACCATGCACGAAACTCTCCGAATCATCGACATTGCGAGAAACGAGGAGGGAACCAAGGGATTGATACCTATCATCGTTGTTATCGGGTTATCAGAACTCCGAGAGAATCCTCTGTTTTTCCCACAATTCGATTTCACATGGGATCGGGTAATTTTTGATGAAGCACACAACCTTCGCAATCCACACACTCTTATGTTTCAACACTCCCTGAAAATCCGAAGAAGTTTCACTTGGTGTCTAACGGGAACCCCGATTGTCAATGAGTTTGAGAAGGAAATGATCATATTATTCAAAGTAGCTGGAATCATCGCACACAAGAACGAAATTTGGCCATTGATTTCGCGGATTACAAACATGGACTATCATCGCCTCATTTATTTCAAGGATTTCATGAAAATCAACACCGTTCTCCGACTGATTGCCATGCGCAGAGTAGCGATTACAGACCGACCTTCGTCCGAACACCAGGAATTCACAATCCGTCTGCAGCCGACACAGTTAGAGCGAGAATTTCAGAGTATCTTCAACGGATATGAAATAGCTAACCTGCGTATACTCTTACAAAAGATCCAAGCCGATACTGCGGATCCGATTTACTTAGATGAAAATGCCATAAATGAACGGCGAAGGCGGCAAATGAATACCTTTGTCAGTCTACTCCGTTTGCGGCAGGCATGTGTTCTTCCCGCGTTATCTATGCGAAAAATGCTTGTTAATCTTCCTCTATCTGTCCGAAACTACCTTGCTAGCCCCGTCGATACCTCCTTTGTTACTCCACAAATACTCGATCGTCTACGTGCAGTATTTAACCCAGACTCCGTAGAAGAGGATCGCCAGTGCGCAGTTTGTATCGAAGCTACAGCGGATTGCACGGCTATACCATGTGGTCATTGTTTGTGCATGGGATGTTGGGCTAACCTTATTCGCTGCCCTTTTTGTCGTGGAAACATCGATCGTATCCTCTTCATTCGGAATGTCTTGGATTCTGTGGACCATCCACGACAACCAGTGGAAGAAACGGAACAACCTCTGGAAATTCCGGTGGATAGACTCATTCGTCCTTTCTGGAAATCGAGCAAAGTAGAATGTCTCAAGAGAATTATCCTGGAAACCTTGGGTGCACGTGGGGATAGCAAAATCGTGGTGGCATCACAATGGGTGGAGGTCCTTGACGAATTGCGAAAAATTCTAGGTGATGAGTTTCCGGATGTAGGAATCTTGCAGATCGATGGTCGTCTGCCTCCTCTTCGACGTTTTGGAATCATACAGCAGTTTCAGACGGATTCTACTAGTCGGATCCTCATGTTATCCATGCTCGCCAGCGGTGAAGGTATCAGTCTGGATGCCGCCAGCACGATTGTGTTCATGGATCGTTGGTGGAACGCATATCGTACTATTCAAACTTGGAAACGCATTGATCGCATTAGCCAGAAACATGATGTCAAAATATATCATCTACATCTTGAGGGAACTATCGAAGATCACATCGAATTTCTCAGTATCCAAAGAGGATTTCACATGATGCACTTGTCACCGGAAACAGGAGAACAACAAGAACCACAAGCGAATATCGTGATTGATCTAGCTTCTAGAGTGTGTAATCTTCTTTGTTAAAAACTAGTATTTTACTTTTTTTTTTCTCGCGTCTTTCTTAGCTGGAAAAAAGAGAGGAAGATGATGGTCAAAGTGGATTGGTTAAAGAATACGGTCATCGATTATTTTACGAAAACCCCACAGAGTTTGCAAATAATGCAGCAACTGATTCAGAAGCGCAAGAAGAAAAACAACGAGGAAACGGAGAGGCCTTTATCCGGACGTTTGTTAGACTTCTTTATTGTCAAATATTCCATGTTACACAATTCTTCCTACGAACATCCAGATGGAGGTATCTTCGATGTGCACGACGCATATCTCAGCCAATGCAATAAGTGGAAAAAGAGATTCTTTGACCCCTTTGCACGCGCTTCTTTACACATGGACGAGGATGATCCTTTCTTTACAATTGCTGTTGGGGAAACCGAGGTCCGCAGTACCCTTTGTCAATTCAACTTCTACATGTGGGCGATTTCAAATGGAGTGATCGAATATGTCATGCAAAACAAGACCGATATTATTCGAGAATTCGAGCAAATTAAGCATGTGGAGAAACTTTGGAAGACAACTAAGAAAATCGGCAGCCATGGAAACATGAGTGGTACCTTCACCGATAGCGCTCGCAATTCTTTTGAACTCAAATTTGGTCAACAGATTATCGCTTTTAACGACACTACGACCGATCCTACCGAGGTCAAGATCTCTTCTTTATCGGACCCCGGCAGCCGCAAGAGACACAAGAGATTGTTCCGTTCAGTATCGCACTCCGTATCCCACTGCGATCCCCATGACGACTCCTCTTCGGAAAAAAAGCAAAAGAGATGTTCAGAAATAATACTACGGGGAGCACCTATTCATGTGAAGTTTGCTTGAGGTGAAAACAAACCATAATAAATCCTTCTTCTGTTATTCGTCGTGTTTATAAGCAATCGTGACAGTGAGCCATGTTGTAAGTGGGCAATGGCGAGGGATTACTTCGTAATACATTTTAGTATAGTGGTTCGACTCCACCTTAGCCGCTCCGGGGGGAGTTTTCATTCCTGCTGCAATTCCACTTTTTTTTTCCTCGGGTACCCATATATGCAGTATCCACGAGCGTTGTTGCAAGGATTAGGTTCGGCATTGCGGATGGCCTATGATTGGACAGTATCACGTCCACTAATTAATCTTTACCTCTTGGGTCCGACACAACTGGGATTCTGGGGTGGAAAGTCCCTTCCGGACATGTGTGCGGAGATCAGTCAAGCGAAAGCCTCTTTTTGGATTTCGAATCCTGAAGAGTGTACAGACTTGGTACAACACAAGGTAGGATCATTTTTGGTATTGACAGAAACTCTCATTTATTTCGGTTGTTTGCTGGCTATTGTTTTCGCTCTTTTTTATAGATACTTGATTCTCTCTCCATTGGTCGCTTCTCTCCGTTCCATGTCGGTAAGTCCAAAAAAATCCAAGTAAACAGATAGAATCTCCATGGACCCTGCATACATCCGCAGTTTCAATGCACATGTGAAAAACTTTGTGGAAATCTTACACGAACAACTTCCGGAAGATACTAATATGAACAACGTCTGCGGAATTTTTAGAATCTGGTACGCAGCAAACACTGATTCTACTCTGCTCTTCAAGCATTTCTTCAGGATTATCAACACCCATCAAAACGCTATTCGTCGCAGGGATCGTAGCGTTCTCCAAGCATGTAATTCCCTTTGGTTCTTTAAAAACTTCGGTGTCGATCTCATCGTTTATCTCGACCGCCTCAGTCCCGTAAAACAAGAAGCTGCATGGCAATACATCACTCTCCTCGCGGCTATGGCCACGAAGAACTTTTCCTTGGTTCCTAGTATCGATAACATGGAGGACATCGCCGATTCTTCTTCCTCGATCTCTGAATCTTCGCAAGCCTCCTCATCTCCAAATGAAGAAAGCTCTATGGTCCCGGCGGAAAGCCCTATGGACCCCCGTACAGAATCTCGTACAGAAATCCCTACAGAAACATTGCAGGCTGCCCTTCGTATGCTTCCAGGTGGACCATTGGTTTCCGAGAAAATGCTTAATCGTTGTATGAATGAAATGCGCAACGATTCCTCATTGGACAGTCTCATCAACACTCCAGTTATGCTTCAGATTCAGGAACAATTGAATGATGTACTCCAAGATGCCGATCCCAATGATATTCAGGGGACTTTGTCGAAAATGACCACATTCCTTCTGTCGAATCCACAACAGCTAGCGAACGTCTGTGGTACCATGCAGAATAACATGTCCGACCCCAGATTCCAGAAACTGATTACAAACATATTCTCCGAACAGCAATAAAAATTTCCTTTTTGCTCTTGTAGTTGTTCGCTCTTGGTACCCTAAAAACAAAAAATGGCAAGAATCACTTCGCAGGTTTTGACTATCAACGAGTATTACGATGAGAATAGGAAAACTAGTATTGTGATGCTGTGGGGAAAGACATCGGCAGGAGAGACCGTCCTAACTCTTGCCCAAGGGTTTCATCACTACTTTTACATTCGGAAACAGGACTTGCCTTTCACCGCAGGTTCCATGTTTGCGAAACTTAAGGAACTGCACTGGGCAAAAGTCAACCAGGTTATCGAGGAATCGCATTGGCGTCCTATTTACAAATATCATCCCAACAACGAGGCTTTCTTCAAGGTTGTCCTTTCAAATCACACTCACATGTTTCAACTCGTGAAAGCCATCGAACAAAACTGTCCCGAATGGGAACTCTTTGAAACGCAGATCCCTTACACAGATCGCTTCGTCTGCGACCTGAAACACAGAGGATTGGCATGGATTAGCTACGACACAAAGAATATCTGTGCTCACGGAAATGACTCCAGATGCAAACACGAGCACTTTGTCGATTACCGCGATATTACCTTCCATGAGCCAGGATCTGGCATGTGGGCGCGGTATGCCCCTATTACAATTATGGCCTACGATCTCGAGGTGTGTAAGAGAGACCTGAAAACGGATATCAAGAAAAATCGGTCCTTCCCTGATGCTATGAACCCAGGCGATGAGATTATCATGGTATCCTTGGTACAAAGACTCGTTAGTTCTCGAGATACTTCGCATCGGAAAATCATCATTCAGGACGGTTCTGCGGCCCCATGTCCAGAATCCAAGGTGAAGGAAATCGGGTTCCGCACGGATATCTTTCGAGAAACGTACCCGGATTGCACGGTGGAGGTTGTTCCCAATGAGTTTGAGCTAATCAATCGATTCCGTGAAACTGTCATTCAATGGGATCCCGACATCATCACAGGATACAACATTACCGGATTCGATGACAAGTACATTTGGAATCGAGCGAAAATCCACGATGTACAATCCTTTCGCGATCTCGGTCGCTGGGGATTCTTGGACAATACAGACAATACAGACAATACCTCCAAGAAAGGAAAATCATTCGATTCCACTTTTCTCTCCGGTACTACGCGCAAATACCGTTTGGATGTCCGTGAAACAAACCTCGTGAGCCACCCTCGTAAGGGTATCAGTGACGACTTTGAGTTCATCAAAATGCCAGGCCGTATCAACTTCGACATGTTGCAGTACGTCTCTCTTTTGCCCAAGAAGATGAGTTCCCGTTCTCTCGGGTTCGTCAGCATGGCAGAACTAGGAGAAACCAAGGACGATGTCGACCATACCATGATTCCAAAACTGTTTCATGGTACCGCAGAGGACCGCACCAGACTCGCAAAATACGGATACAAAGATTCCATCCTTGTCCTGAAACTGGAATCCAAATTCTTCGCCGTTATCAACTTTGCTGAACAATCCCGCGTTACCAATGTCTTCCTTGAAGACCTGCTCTACTGCGGCCAGCAAAGGAAAGTGTTCAGTCTCCTACTTTTTCGTGGACACCAGCGTGGATTCCTTGTTAACTATATCCCGGCCCAATACGACGACAATCCAAAGAAGAAAGAGAAGTTCAAGGGTGGAACAGTCATCGAACCGAAAATGCCTTTCTGTCAGGGCCCTGTCGGTGTCCTGGATTTCAACAGCTTGTACCCATCGATTATCATGGCTTTCAACCTTTGCTTCACCACTTTCATTGATTCCGAGTCTATCGCATGCAATGAGGATTCCATCGAGATTGTTCGCGATGAAAAGAATAACATCATGGGTCGATTCAAGAAATGCAAGAATCCAGCTGACAAAGGCCTGTTACCGCAAATCGTCGATGAACTGATTTCAAGTCGTAATGAAGCGAAGAAATACATGAAGGCATGCAAAGCCGATGAAGATAAACTGCGATCTCATCTGATTGCCGAACTCACGGAAAAAGGTAGCTATGTCGAAGGAATGTTTGACCCGATCATGGAAAAGGTCTACAATGGACAACAGGAGGCTCGAAAAATCATCTGTAACAGTGTGTACGGATTTACGGGAGTCGACAAAGGCAAATTACCACTGAAGAATCTTGCACAAAGTGTTACCGCCATCGCTCGTGATGGTCTCTTCAAAACTGTCCACCTTGTGGAAACTCAACTTAATCGCGAACACGGTTACCCTTTTGATGCTCAAGTCATTTACGGAGATACGGACTCAGTATTCGTCTATCTCAAGGGTCTCTTGCAATACTGCGACAACGATCGTACAAAGGCCATTCGCTACACCATGAACAACATGCCTGCTATGGCCAAGGAAATCACAAAGAACTTCCCTCCTCCCATGAACCTCGCCTTCGAAAAAGTCATCTGGAACATGGCCCTCCTCACTATGAAGAGATACTGCGGTCTTTATTTCATGAGCAACCCGGAAAAACACGACAAAATCGAGATGAAGGGTATCCAGGCCGTCAAACGGGACTCCTACAACATCACCAAGAACGCTTTCCACACCTTGTGCCAAATCTTCCTCTTCGGTAACGACCTGCATGAATCAGAACAGAAAGCCTCGCAATATTTGCGAAAACTTGTGGATTCTCTCGATCGCTCGGACTGGCGGAGACCCGGGACCGGCATTCGATTCTTCGATTTCATCAACACCCAGGAATACAAGAAAACAGCCACGGAATACAAGGATAACGTTGCGGCGCATGTGCAATTGGTAGAGCGTATGAAGGAGCGAGATGACCCCAACCTGCCTGCACTCGGAGATCAGGTGTGGCAATGTCCCGTTACCTTCCCCGAACAAACGAAGAAGACCAAAATGTGCGAAAAACTCGAGCATCCTCTTCGTGCAGTGATGGACCAGGTTCCTATCGACATCGAACACATCATTGAAAAGGGTCTCCGCTCTCCTCTGGAACCTTTTGTTGCTCTCTTCCTCGGAGAACAGAAAGCCAAGAGACTCTTTGATGCCGCTATCTCCTCCCGCAAAAGACAATCGGATCAAATCGATACTTACTACGAAACTCGTACAGCCAACATAAAATCGGGAAACACCAGAACGGCGGCAGGAGTTAAGAGAGCAAAAGGCCTTGTCGCTCAAAGCATGACCCAATTCCTCAAGAAACCCCAAATTACCGCACAAGACCGCGCTCCCCTCGAAAAAGAACTGGCGGATATCGAAGATTGGAATCGCAGTACCTGGGAAAGTACCTGCGTCACTTGCAAAGGAGGAGATTTGGTGGCCGTTGATCAATGTCGCGCAGCATCTTGTCCCGTGCAATACGATCGCATCATCGCCAGACAGGAAAGAGCCGCTCTACGCAAGAAACTCGGACTTCCCCTTTAATCTTTCCTCATTTTATTCACAAATGGTAAAATAAAGGGAATGTAGTCAGGTCTGAAGTTGTCATCGCTCAACATCGCAAAGTAAAGAGTGGCCAAGGCCTCTCGTCCTGCCATCTTCTCAAAGGTTGCGGCGGCTAGATGATGATTGGAAGCGATGCCGATTCCGTGGAAATAGCAGTACCCTAGGAGACTCGGGATGAACCACTTCTGCGGCTGACTTCCAGCGGAGATTTGCTGCAAGGACGCAAAGGCCAACTGTTCCTCCACGTCTCCGGAATCGCGCATGAAGAGATTTTTGAGGACTCCCACCTGTAACTGTAGTTTTGCGATGTAGCAGCCGATTTTCCGCGACAACTCGTAATCGGCAGCAGGATCATCCTCAATTTCTTGGAATAGCATCAGTGCCAGACGTTTCTCATCCAGAGTCTTGCTCTTCCGCTCTTTTATCTTCGCCACCTGGTACTTTCCGAGAATCTCTCCACTCTCGCCGGCCAGCGCGAACCAGCGGAAGGCTTCGGTGTCACTGATTTCTTGGCCGATTCCTTTGAGGCACCGTCTGCCCATTTCCAACTGCGCTTTGGCGTCTCCTCCAACAGCACCTTGTGTGTAATACTCTGTGGCGGCAGCACGTTGCCCTCGTCGATCCAACAGTTTGGCGGCTTCACAAGCCCACTCGACATATCCTTCGCGAACTCGTTTGCAGTACAGCTCAATGGCGGTCGCCACCACCACAGGATTCGTATCTCCCTCCTTCTCCAACTTCCTCTTCATCGCCAGGTGTTCTTGTTCCACGAGTATGCGCTGGGCAAAGCTCGACAAGTCCTTCGTTTCAGGTCTTTTAGGACTGGAGGAACCTTCTTCTTCACGCTCTTCCAGGTCGACGATTTCCAGATCACCGGGCAGTTTCCGTTTCTCACTTCCTGGCTTCCGCAACTCGATGACTGCTTCCACTTCCCCCAATTCCTCCAGGGCCTCCATCTCCGGATTCTGGGCGTCTGGCGAGCGTTCACTATCCGCAGGCTCCAGCTGATCGGTGTCCATCGTTCGAGGGTTGGTAGAGTTTCCGCCTCCCTCTTCTTTTTATAAATTTATCGAAGAAGCTACGAGAAGTCGTTTATTCCTTTTTCGGCTTGGTTTCGAACACCTTCTTCTTCTCAACATTCCGCACTTTCAAGGACTTCCAGGACTGCCGAGAGTGCAAAGAAAGCAGAAATGGGGAACAATGGAGGAAAATCCGCGGCGGCGCAAGATGCTCTCGTGTATGTGGTGCCTTTTCTCCCCATGGAACAACAGTATCGATTTCTAGACGATGATACTCTCGATACTCTTCGTACTGCCGATCCTCGACATATCAATCCATTACTTCACGGTAATCACATTGATCTCTGTGTGTTGTCGTACGTTTTATGTCGGAGACCTGGATTCTTCGAAAACCACAGAAAACATTGGAAAACGAAATATGACTTGCTTACCAAGGAATACCGTGAAAAAACCGCACAATTGTTCCGAGATTTCCAATTTCCGCAACCTACTGTGCGCATGTTTGTTTCAGCTTTTTTAGAAAAAGAGGATCAAGCAACAATGGTCGATATGATCACAGCCACATCATATGCCGATCATATTTTCAATAATACCCAGCTGTCTCTTTTGGATGAAAACACACAGTCGAAAGTGGACCGTATCAACGCTTGTTCCATCGGTAATCTTGCTTTTCTGCTACTGCGCGCACCCAAGACTTTCAGATCGAAGTGGAGAATCCGCTACGATACCATTGTCAACAATATCCGTGAAAACTTCATGGAATTGGTTGCCGATTATCAGTTTCCGGTCATAGAAAAATAAAAATTTGGAAGTTCACCATACGAAAGTGTTTCTACGGGGTTCCTACGGGGTTCCTACGTCTCGCAGATCGGCTATATGAATAATATTCTGTATTTGCTGCAAAGAAGAGAGATTGGGTATCAACTGACCCCATCTTCGAAATGCCGGATTTTTGAAAATCAACCTTATATTTGCTGCCGACCAGTATACATTTCCGTTCAAGAGACTCCTTCTCCACCTACACGCCGAACTGTTCAAATCAACCCCATGGATTTCTACAGATACAATCAAGTTGATATCAATCGCACAGGAGAAGTCATTTCCGTTGTCCAAGCGGAATTACAACGGAAAAAACTACAGTTATGTTATGGCGATTTCGTGACATTGAATTTATGCAATCATGAATTTCGAAAAGCTTATCGGGGGAAACATTCCTCGATCATTGATGAATTCTTTCGATACCACTGGAATCTGTTTTACGATGAGAAAGAACAAATGTTTATTACAATCCGGAACAACATGGTTCCTAAGGAATTCTCAATTTCCGAGGATATATCACCTTGGCATTTTGGATTCCATATCCGACAAAATTACTATTTCCCCATAGACTTGGATTTCTTTCAAAATGTCATCTGCAACAAAGATAGAATACGTCTATTACAGAGGATCAACCCTTTACGGAACAGCCTCGATTTCTTCATTGCCTATAAATATCGCAATTTTCCGGGGGACCCTTGGTTATATATCTTATTTGACGAAATTATGGCCGAAGGCAGGGAAATAGAAATAGCAACGAATGATATGCTTTTCTCCATTTATAATTGGAACATTCGCGAAATGGAACGGCAGATTCGTCATGAAAATGTAGTGCCCTTTCTTTCCATGGTACTTTCGCAGTCGCAGAATGCAGAGTTGGCCGCCATTGGGTTTGCTTCTCCAGATCGTCTTATTCCGCTAACCCGCAAAGAAGATGGCATTATGTGGAAAGAATATCCCGTCATTTTATTCGATGTCGATTGAAGAAGAATGGTCATAGAATAAAAAAATATTAATATTCATCATCATCTTCTCTTTTTCTCGAATAATTCCCCTGTTGGAAAATGACCGTTGTTGAACACCCAGCCAGTGTGGTTCTCGGATTGTATCTTTCGGCATTCACTTTATTACTTGGGTTCATCATCCTCATTGATCCCGACCAAATATGCGCTACATGGGGTCCTGTGCCTTTTTTCCTCGTCGTCTCATCCATTACCATCCTCTTCCTCTTTACTACCAAAATTCTGTTGCACGCCCGGATTTCCGAAGAAACGAATTAGTCCCGAATACGACTGGGAATTCGGATAACCGACTCCTTCCAGAAAGCGTGCTTGTGGTAGACTCCAGCGAAATCGAAGTGTTCTGGTGCTTTGGAAATAAACTTACATTGTAGTATTTGCGTCAATGTCCATCGTTGTGGTTGGAAACAGATAGTATGCGAAATGAATTCCTTTATCTCGGCCGATAGTTTTCTTCTTCGGAACAAAAAATTCGGTAATTTCAGCTGGGATACATTCCTCTCCATCCCTTTTTCTCCAATATACTTCCGTAGAAAAGGTGTTTCGCAAAAAAGTAGCTCGAATACCAAGATTCCCAGAGCCCAGTTGTCGATTGATATGCCATACCCGCGAGTAACTTTTGGGAATTTCCCTGTTTTCCGATCATATCGAGTCTTTTCTTCCGTTGTGTATAATTGCTCGGGAGCTTGAATATGTAAGGATCCCATGAATTCGCTAATGTTAATCGGGGTCGGTGCTACAAAGTCAAAGTCGAAAAGCTTGATTTTTCCAGTGATATCCATCATCACATTTTCCATCTTGACATCTCTATGTACATGTTTCGTTTTATGCAAAACCATCAAGGCATTTGCTACTTTCTTGATCACATAAGCAATGTTTGCCTCGGAGAGACAATAATCATGGGTGAAAAACCATTCATTGAGATCTTTAGCATGAGCAAAATATTCCATAAACAAATACAAGGTATCCACAGTTTCCACATAATGGTAGCAATCGAGGATATTTGGGTGTTTCATCTGCACATGACATTTACAACCGTGTCGAATAATGCTCACGTCCCGTTTATCATTCTCCATGCATTTCATCACAGCAAATTTCTTTCGCTTTGTATTCTTCAATAAGAAGATCTCCCCTACACCCCCTTCACCGATTTTTCGGTCAATCTCCCAATCCGGCCCCATCGTCTGTAACATAATGCGCATATCATTCAGCGCCAGTCTTGAAATACCGGAAAAAGAATCATTGGATGAAGAAGAAAATACGGTACCCATAGGAAACCTGTCGCGTCTAGAGGCTAATTTTTTTTGCCAGGATCAGACTGAGTTTAGACATATATGAGTTCCACTGAAAGAAGTGAGCGAAATGAGAGAAGCGAGAGAAGTGAGAAGACCGACAAGACCGAAAAAAAAGATTCTACGGTCGCATCATCTAGCAAGAGACACTCGCGTCGTCGGTCTTCTCATCATTCCAGACGTGAGGAAAGAGAACCGAGGGAAACGAGAGAACCTAGAGAACAAAGTGATCGGAAACCCGAGGAAAAACCGAAAACACGTACACACCATAGTAGTGAATCAAAATCAAGAAGACCGGTTGCACATGATGAGATTCTTTCTAAAGAGGCATTTAAGGAAATCACCGACCGGTTCCGCAACGGAGGTCCTCTCTCATCCTCTTGTAAACTAAGATGCTCAACTAGTCTCACCATCGGAGACTTCCTGCTCAACCATTACCTCCATCAGAAAACAAAACGCCAAAAAACGGCATAAATTTCATCAAAAAAAGTGGTCGTCGATAGATTGGAACGTTTTTCCATGCAACACGAGCACAGCGGACATGTTACATTCAAGTAGATGTTAAAACTCTACTATTAAGAAAGAGGAATGAAATTACAAGGGTTTAAAAGTCCTTGCATCCCATCAATTAAAATAAATGATCTTCACGTTCACGCAGACCACCAAGACCTTCCTTTATTGTGTTTCCTTTTATTCCCGGAGAAATCATAGTATGCGCGTAATTATGGGAGCAGACGAATCTTCCTCTTTCTCTTCCTTTTCTTTCTTTTCCACGGTTTCCGGTCTGGGTGAGCCGGAGGACGGGCAGTCCAATGAAATAATGGTTTCCGTCGTGAGTTTCTGATAAAACAACTGCTCGACATCGGGGGTGGCTTTGATAATCCGCCGAACAACATGCAGTTGCTCATGAATCTTGTCAATCAGTTGATTCAAAGAGATCTGCATATTCGCATCCTTGCTGTATGTCGTCTTCAAGCTTTTGATGCCTTGCACACAATGCTGAAGAAGATGGAATAATCGACGATAACACGTCCAAAAGACATAAATGTCATGGATACCGAGGCGCAACAAATGCGGCGGTGGAATCGGTAACGGCTGATCCGTCCTCGTTAGGAATGGCGCAGCATCATTGAACATTCCAAGAATATTGAACGCGTTCCCAACCAAGGAATTAATACTATTGAAGGCATCATCCCTGCTATCCTCACGTATCCATCGCAATATCGACTGGAAAAACGTCTGCTCCTCGATTTTGATACGACCGGAACGATTGGTGATTCTGCAGTTTATGGGAAGATTCCCAAGTATACTTAGTTGTTCACACACAAGAGAAAGCGGATCATTCATCCTGCGTTCTTATGGTGCAGAGAGAGTCATACTCTGTGGCATCTTTTTTTTTTCTCCAACCACTCTCTGATCGAGCCGCAGAACTGGATTTTCTAGATCTCTGCGATGATGCTATCTTGCACATTTTCGATTATTGTCCCCATCACACCCGTTTGATACTCGCCAAAACATGCTCCAGACTCCATGCTTTGTACCTCCAACACATCCGAAAATGTGATTGGTGTGGATGTCGATCCCACCGCATCCTCGTTCCCGCTATCTACAATGTCCCCCATCCTTCTTTATTTTTCCACCCGGACATTGTAGCACAATTCACCCTCCAGTTCGAGTATTTCCTCTGTTCCCCCTCTTGCCTCTGCCAATTCTTTGCATCAGCCGCTACCGCCGAACAAGAAGCATACTCGGCTTTTCTCCAGGCACAGGATTATCTCCGATACTCTTTTTCTAACAACAACAAGTCCGAAGAAGACTGGAACGATTTCTTTATTCACAGCATGATTCAGTTCATGGAAACTCATGTTACACGTCGACACCGCAGGAAAAGATACTTCTCCAAAGTCTTTCGGTACTCTCTTTCGCAGGAACTCGAGGATTTTTTCGATGATCATGTCCAAAATCGGGTCGCCATCCACGCCCGAGATTTCAACCCTATGCCACTCAATTGGATCGGTCACAGACGATAATTTTAATCTTCTAAGATTTGCGGCATGTCGGGCATGTCCACTCCCAAATGAATTCCAGTGGGTCGTCCAAGAATTCCTGTGATTTCCTCTTGTTTCCTGTTCATGTTTTCCGTCTCAGGCATTTTCTCATAAATCTCTCCAAGATGTACCGCTCGGTAACACCAGTTCAACGGAAACTTCGCATATAGGGGATGTCCTTTGTCCATGATTGTCCGGAAATCAAGATTATACCTCTCGCGTACGAAATTCTTCAGCAATGCAAAAAGCTCATGAGGTTTCTCTCGCCATAACAGGTCAATTGTTTCCACATCAATTGCTCCAACAAAATCGCTATCCTGATAAAAGAAGTCCACCAGCGCATGCGGTATATTATCAAAACATAGTCCAATCGTTACCACAGGAACAAAGAAATACGAATGCATCCTTTTTGTTTACCGCATGTCCTGCTGGAGGAAATTTTCACAGGCACCTTGTGTCCTTGTTTACCTTCTTGATTCGAATCGAAATGAATAAAGATAACGAGAAACTCTGGGAACAAAGATTCCGCAGATTGCAGGTTGAACAGGAACTGACATTGCAGAAGAAAGAACAAGAAATCCAAAGTTTGAAGAAGAAACTGCGGGAACTCTTAGATGAAAGTATCGTGCTTTCCACTAGGGATACTGTGGCGGTAACAACAACACCAACGACAACGACAGAAAGCGGAATTGAAGATGTGCCCCAGCAGTTGATGTGGAACCAGATTGTTCGGAAACATGAGGATCGCAAAATACAATCGTACGGTATCATCTGCGGATACTACGATGAAAAGACGGATGACTGGCGACTGCTCATGATCCGTACAAGAGACTCTCCCTTTGCCAGAATGATCTTCTCAGAACCACGGATGGACAGCAAGACACAATTGGCTTACCTCCGCAACATGAGCAATGAAGAACTCGAGAGAATCATCAATTGTCGCAATTCGCATAGATTCCGAAACGCACTGGAACTCCTCCGTACCGATATCCTTGGTCGCGACCAGCAGGAAATCTTTACAATTCCCACCGCGCAAATTTTGATCACAATGGCCACCCAAGTTTACAAGGAACGCCAGAAAACAAACATGAAACATGATGGTCACTGGGAGTTTCCAAAGGGAGGACAGCGTTCGGATGAAACGATTCTCTATACCGCAAAAAGGGAATTCTGGGAAGAAACACGAATTTCTTTTCAAACTCACAACTTAATTGTTCGTGAAGATCTCGGAACGCTGTTTGTTCCTTTCCAACTCATGCGGGAAAACGTTACCCAATACTTCTTCGCGGAAAGTCTCACTGACCTCGATCACCACTGCAATTCCATCCGCGAACTCGTCCGTCTCCATCCTACACTAAGTTTGGAAATGCAAAACATCGCTCTCCTTGGAAAAGACGAAGCGAAACTCTATTTACAAGAAAGTAATATGGCCTGGTGGGATGCTTTTATTGAAAGTTACAATCGTTTCAAATCACTTCCTTCCCTCAAACTGCGCCAGAAATCAAAATGTCACTCTTCCATGGCTACAATGAATCCGCTCTGCATGTGCGCCGCAAAATGGCTAGGTTCCGCAAAAACCATCCTCAAGAAGAAGATATAAGTTCTCAACAACGTATTAACGCCAAAACGGAACTCGTACTTTTGTTATCGTAAATATCTCCCGTAGGAATTCCCGGAGAGAATCCATTCCAAATTCAAATTCCATTTTTTGTTCTTCGTTCATCGACCGAATCATCACGACAGCATAAATCATTTGGACGACCATCGGCGGATTTGCGGAAATGGTCACTGGTTTTGATGTATACTGTATGAACATCTTCATGTTCGTATGCCTTAACGTTTTCCACCTTATTTCAATCGATTCCCACATGTCCTCTAAATAAAGAACATCTTGTAAATAGTCCTTAATATCCACGACATACCGTTTTTTTCTATCCCCGATTCTATAATGTACATGTGGAATATGAGTTGCGTATCCATATTTCTTTTCCACCTCTTTCACCATAGCAGTCCCAATGTTTAGCATGTATGTCTCCAATTGTTGATTGTAGTAAATTAAGTTATTGTTGTTCTTGCTATTCATGTAGATCATAATGGTCTTCTGCCGTATAATAAAGATTTCTTCTCCTTGTGTTACCTGGAAGAAGAATCCCTTCCAAATTGGCATCGTTGTTGCTGCGGAAGCTAATGATGGGTTTTTTTGCGGCGGACGCTGGAAATCCTTTAACCGCAAGGAGATAATCGCATCCTCGAGCACGGGATTATTCATCACATGGACCAGATTCTCATATTCATAGATTTTGTCAAAGGTACGCATCCAATCGGGATCATTGCTCAGGCTTAGCAGTTCTTTTTTTACTTCCATAACCTGCGTTCCAACGTTTTCTTGGAATACAGGCATTTCGTGGTCATCATGATGTTTCCGTTTCAGTATATTTGGTACCTTTCCCGATAATAACGGATCCGATTTATCAGACGACATTGTTGCAAATATAAAATTCGGATATAATCGATTTTTATCAACCCATCGCATTGATTCATGTGGATTACTCCTGTACAATGCAATAATACTTTTATCAATCTTGTGAAGCAAATCCTTCAGTGATAGATTTTCTTCCAGACCTATTTTTGAGGCATCCAATCCTACATTGTCCCAAGCAATGCGTTGCTGTTCAAAAGAAAATGTGGGATTGGCAGGATCATTACCGACTTTGACAATTTTCAATCGGGTGAATAGTCCAGAAGCGGCATAATACACAGATAAGTTCTCATTTTTCTGCATATTATTCAATACACGGAGGACATCCCGACCTTCTTGAATGCGAACTCCGTTGATTGTCCTTGGATTCAATACCTTTTCAATGCGGTCGGATACACTGTCACTATGTAGATTTGCAATCTGCTCTAGAAACACTCTTGGAAATACCACTTGATTACCTTTGTCGTACAATGGGAACATGCTTCTTCTCCACAAGCGTATCTGTAATACAATGACAAAAGCTCCCAAGTAATGATGTAACTGCGGATTATCAGGGACATCTCTAAGATGATTATTATAATTTTGTACATACTGCAATGTCCCAATATCGCCACAAGAACAGATCGAAAGCACACTCACCATATCTTCCCATTGAATCTCTTTTCCAGTTGGGTCATAAATCTCCACCAAATCTTCTTCCCGATCATGTATCACGAGCCACGGATTATTATCCTTCGAAACCAAGAATACCCGCATACTCGCATGCAGATACTGTGCATCCTGCTTTGGGAAATCAACTTTATCTGTGGATCCCAAGGGAATAACATCGGGATGCAGCCATGATACAAACCCGTATCGATTTGTCCGGAATCCAAAATATTCCAAAGCAATTTGCACACCTAAATAAATGTCGTTCAGTGCCAGCACATTCGCATTCTCCCACGGAATAGGTCGAAGCGTAATCCCTTCCAGGAAATCGGCATGAATCGGAATTCTGTTTTCCTCTTCCACCCGCCTTCGTTTTTGTCGATTTTTAGGATCTAATAGTTCCATGATTGCATTCACAGTGTCCTTATTCAAGATAAACCCTTGAGGACTAAAAATGAAAGATACCATCGGATCTTCGCTCACTGGGGTCTCATTCATTTCTACAACTACCTTGGATGACTTCCGCTTTGATTCGGGATGAGCATCTTGCCGTTCCTTCTGTTCCTTGAGGAAAAGATAAAGATCTTTCGCATCATACGTCAAAATTCGATCCCCTTCTTCCAGAGTAAACGTCCTCATATCCCGACTCGGAAAAGGAATTTGCAATTCGGGCGACTGATCAAGATTCACTAAATGTATAAGCTCTCGGATTTCTTCCTCGGCCAGTGGACGCCGGAAATCTCTCAAGGTATGAAACCAATTCCGCATATCATCCGTCTTTTCACTTTCTCCAAATAACTCTGGCATCCTTTTGTCGATCATATTCCAGTAGTATTTGGCTTCGTATACACTCGGAAACATTCGCACTCCGCTGCTATAATCGGGATACTCCCACACTTTGAAGAATCGCGTATTCGTCAAGACATGGGGATTCTTGTTAATATTCGGAATCTGTTGTTGTTCTGGTGTATCGTCGTCGAAATTGCTAAAATATATCTTATACAATTGCTTGAAAACTTGTTTTGTGAAATAGAACTGACCTGCAATATAGGATACCATAATATCCGGATTCCTTAGGGACAAACACATTTCCATAAAGAACAGAACATGGATACCATCCGTATTCTCCATTTCCTGGTGTTTGTACGCATTGAAAAAGACGAACATGGGTTGTAAAGTCAACAACATCACTTTGAATGCATCTTTTACCCCTTTGTGTGTCGATTGTTCCATATATTTCTGTATTCCAGATTCCTCCGCTATACCATTACTGTCAAAAATCACAAGAGCCCCTTCACCTTCTTGATATACTTTGGTTGTCGGCAACTTTTCTTCTTCGTTCAAAAACACCCGATCATACAAGAGTACAATCCATTTTTTATCATTTGTCCATACTACAGTTACAAAAAACTGAAGTCCAGATGATTCTTTGAAGTTCTGTAATTTAGATTGGAAGGACGCGCCGATACTTTCGGCTGAATCCAAAAGAACCACAACAGCAATTGCAGAGTATTTGACTATTAACGGTTCTAGAACTTTCTGCATATCTGCTTTTTGAATCTCATACCCTGTATCAGCCTTTGTCAGTCGGAATGGACGAACTCCTAAAGATATCTTTTGTCCTTTGGATGTTACATGTTCCACGTTGTACACCACTTTCGAACACGGTTCCGGTGTAGTGGGAGGAACTGGTTGTTCTTCTTCCTGTAATGAGGCTAGCAAATCATCTGTTACAGTTGTATCAGTTGTATCAGTTCCTTGGTCTCCCATTGTATTTCATTCGTATTGCATTGAAAAAAATCACCCGTCAAGATGAAATTACCTCTCTCATGGCATCCTCAACTGGGAGAAAAGAGAAAGGAAAGCCAGGAACCTTGCGAAATCTCCCACGAAATCTGGAAGATCCGCGAAAAAACACAATATACAGTTCCGACTATGACAACGAGCTCAAAGAAACACTCAATGAAGGTAAAGAATTGATGGAAACAACAAAATTATTACGCAGGAAATTGGATGTCCAAAAGACAAAACCTCTGAACCCTGTCGTTCACCGCAATGATTTCACAATCGCGGACGTACAGATGAATCTATATTTACAGGCAGTCCATCAATTCATAAAGAACGACAATATGCTTCACCCAGATTATATGACACTCCTTCAATTCGAAGCTGCGCGGAAAGCAAGTATCAAGAAGTCTCTTCTATCAGACAACGACACTCTGCAAACAATGGTTCAAGTTGTTCAGAATGCTCTCAAGAAAACCACTGCAGAAAGAGCCGCAATGGCAAGAGAATTAAGCGAAGCCGAAAAAGAAGGTCATGATACTATGATTCGGAATTTCTTCAAATGGGCAAAAGAAAACGGGGTACAAACGGGAATTTCAATAGCAGTCCAGAGTGCAGTGCAGTTATTGTCCCAAGGACTTCTCGGTCCCATGGCATCAGGAGCTATTGCCGAATTCATGATTAAGGCTGTCGCCGTTGGTGCTGCTACTGCTGTAAGTACCTTGATTCGCCAACGAAAAGTAACTTTCAAGGAAGTTGTGATTAACATGTTCGGGGCTGTTCCGCAACTAGCGGTTGTATCCTGGCTCGGAAACACTTTCATCAGTACATTTATGGGGGTCCTTACGAATAGTGTCGTTCAGTTTGGCTTACGAGGAGCAACATCGGATATTTCCCTTGAAGAACAAATGCGACAATTAAGAGCATTGCTATTCCAACAGAGGAGCAACCAGATAATGATGGCTTCAGTTGCCGCAGAAAACGCAGGAAGAATGGGACATGAAATAGGATTCGGGGGAACGAAAAGATTAATTCAACAATGGGCTCCTTACATGATCACAACAACAGCTGTCGGTGCTGTAGCTTTCTTGTCTATGAATTCCTCCTTATTCCAAGCCGTTGCTGGTCCATTGTTCTTCCATGTCGTGCAAATGGGATTCTTCAGTAAAATGGGACGAAACTTTATTGAAACCTACGGACCAGCAGCTATGTCAAAAGCAAAAAGAGGAGTGGACTCTATTTATTCTATTTTCAGTAGAAACCGATACACAGCACCGATTGTAAGATCCATGGAAAGAAAGGTCGAAAAGGTAGGACAATCATCTACTATGAAGAAATTCCGCCTAAAGGTCGGTAACATAACAAGTAAACAGCGTAAGGTGAAGATACTGCCTTCTTTCTTACATACCTTTTTACGAAAGGGATCCAAGAATCCCGCTGTTCTTCACTTTACCATTGACGACATAACGAAAAAGGTTATGATTATCATGAAAACAGCATTGCTAGAACATTACAGTCAACTAGGTGTGACCGCAGTAACCGAGAAAATCAACAGTATCGAAGCCATTACCGCTTGGCTCAATAATTTGAACTCGCAGATCCCTGGCTTTGTTCAAGACGATTTGCAACGAAATGGCAAACATTATGAGGAATTGGCGAATGCGGGTGTATCGGATGAACAATTAACAGCCATAATCGCCGGAAACTCGGTATTATCAGCACTCAAACAAGGAGATCGAATAGGAGAAATGCTCACCTCCATTCTCGCTTCCGGTCCTAAAACAGATCGAGTCACCCAAACTGTTCAGAACATCATTCAAAATGCAAAAGATTCCCAAATTCAGAAGATTCCGCAGATTCCGCAGATTCCAGCAACCGATCCTGTTATTACACAAGAATCCACTCCTTCTGTTAGCCTAAAATCCGCTACCGTTCCTGTTATTACACCAGAATCCACTCCTTCTGTTAGTCTACAACCCGCTACCGCTCCTTCTCTTATGCCAGAATCATCTGGAGTGGTAACAAGTTCTGGAGCAAGTAGTGGCTCTCCTTCAGGTAACGATCCGGAGGGAACCCCAGAAATAAGTGTTTCTGTGCAAGAAAATGAAGAAGTATCGTCGATAGAATTCGTACCACCCATTCCTCTCCCGGAAAGGCCTATCCCAAAAGAAACTCCTTCACCCCCAGCGTCCTCGGAAAGTCAATCACAACCGGTTCTCGAAAAAGAAACTGTTCCAAAAGTCCAGGAGATGGAAGAACAACCGAAACAAACAGAAAAAGAACAAGTAGACCAAACAGAAAAAGAACAAGCAGACCAAACAGAAAAAGAAGAAATTCAAGAGGAAGAAGAATTCGAAAAACAGCGAAGAGAAGCCGCAGAGCGGAAGAAAGAAATGGAATATATACTCAGTGCTTATGAGCTAACGGCAGAAGAGCAAAAAGAACCAATTGAAGTACAACATGGTATTCAGGCTATATTAAACATTTGGAAGAATATGAGTGCAGGTAAAACTCCGGAGGAAAATCGACGATTTACGGAATGGCGGAAGAAAAACACGAACTTGACAATGGTGGTTATGATGCCCCTTTATGTTCCTTCTGCTTTTACTTTTCTTCTCCAACACGGCGGTTTGGAGGCCGCTACAGCCAGTCTCGGGAAGTATTTTGGAGGAGCCGCAACAGTAAAGAATGTTATCGAAGCTTTTAGTATATACAATGATCTCCTTTCGGGTGTTTTGCCTGTTGATGCCTTTACTGAGAACGTTCTTGGAGGCATGAAAAGTGAATCGAATCCTTACCAATCTAGTCTGCATTATGAGAATGCGAAAAGATTATACGAAACATACGGAAACTTCGTCGCTTTCAAGCAAGATATCGGACGAATGGTTGCTGAGATGAATGGCATGCTCATCGAAAACACCGGCGCTTTTCTTCCAGAAGTGTTGAGAAGCATAGTTGACGCCGGTCTTACAGATAGTCCTGATAGTCTTTGGTATCGATTGTTAACATCGACAGGCGGACAAAGTCTTTTGATTGGTGATAGGATTCAAGGGTATGCGGCAAGTGTTATAGACTGGATGTATTCAGGAAAATCCCAGGTACCTGAAAAGACTGAAAAAACAGAAAAGAAAGAAAAAGTAGGACCCACTCTACAAACATACCAAATACCTCCGATTGATCATGAGCAACTGAAAAAAACGATGCGTATTGCACAAAATGCTCTTCGACAAAAGAATACCGATCAGGGGCATAAAGACCCGCAAGTTCGACCATACAGTAGATTTGACAGCGATCTTTTTTTAAGTAGATTGCGGACAATCATCGCAGAAGAAAACCGTGAAAAAGCATATGCAAGGTTGGAGGAATTGAATATTCCTTATACAACAGTATACATGAATACAGGTGATGAACACAGTGCTCAAAGAATTTATTACCTTGATCCTGATCTTTTTGAGCTTCACCGGGAGACTGCAATAGCTTTGAATAACAAACTGCAATTCTTGTTCAAAGAACAGGCCGACCGAGACTATATTGTTCGAAAAACAACACAACACACAGCCGACATATCTAGAATAGGTGATAGATTGGAAGCGTACAGCAGTCAAGCACCAGAATATCTCGATTTGGCAGCAACTAGGCTAGTAACTCAAACTTTCAGTGACCGACATGGAATCCTAAACGCACGCACTACAAAGGTTGACATTAACCTTTATAATCAAGGCGAAAGAAAGATAATCATCACTCCGTCCAAACAAGACCAAATTGCATGGAACCTCGATTTAGCAGCTTCGCCAACCGTTATCAATTCACTCGGTGCAATGTCTCTTCCCATAACAGGAGGAACTGTACTACCGCGAGCTACAGGGAAACGAGTTCCAGGTCCAATTCCTACACCAGTAGCAATCGCACAATCATCTTTTACTCCTGTCGGATCGGTGGAAGCAAGAACGGCTGCAGAGCAATACGAGGAACAGCTGCAGTACCTACCGGAAATTCCAGAACCTGTGCCAGTCGTACTTGCGACTTGTCCTCTTTCGGAATCACCAGCCGATACGACTGACCCGGAAAACACTTGTTATTTGCCATCAAAACAACCATCGGAATCATCTTTCGCTAAGCCAACCGCAATCATTGAAGCTGCTGTAGGACTAGGAGATGCTACTCCAGTTTCCACGACTATTATACCACCTCTCAATGCAGAATTGGAACCACAATTACAACCAGATCAGTCCCCAATGCCAGTTACACAACCCAAATCATCATCGTCTCGTTCTTCCCCTGCATCGAAGCAGTCACCAAAAAGAGATTTGGCAGAGATTAGAAGAGAAAAGAAAGACCGACAAGAACAGGAAAAACGTCTAGCAGAACAGAAATTTGAACAACAGCAAAAAAACGAAGAAGAAAGGAAAAAGACGGTGGAAACTCTGAGTCGAATAGAAAAGGCCGCTCCATTACCATTTCTCAAACCATCCGCAGGGTCACAAGAAGCATCAACATCTTTACGTGCACTCCCTCAAGATGACCCCGTAATGAGGATATTCGAAGGACCACAGGAAAAGCCACCTTCACCAAACGTATGGGAGCCTCAATCCCGTCCTCAACATGCACCCGTTATGGGAATATTCGAAGGCCCACAAGATTTACCAGGAATTCAACGACTTCCTCAATCGAAAGCGAAACCAAAATCGGCGCAGGAGCCTTCAACGAAACAACCGCAATCACAAGCGAAACCAAAATCGGCGCAGGAGCCTTCAACGAAACAACCGCAATCACAAGGGAAACCAATACCAGCAACAACAGCAGAGAAAGGACCCGAGCCTTCAACGAAACAACCGCAATCACAAGGGAAACCAATACCAGCAACAACAGCAGAGAAAGGACCCGAGCCTTCAGCAAAATTGGCGCAAGAACAAGGAAAGAAAGCAGCCGAACCTAAAAAAACTGTACCTCCTGCAAACATTAAAAGAATAAGAGGACTTGTAAAAGGAAACGAGTTGATTATTGATCGTAAGATATACACAATGCAAACCCCAGAAACCGACGGAAAAATACTCTATGAAACTGCAGACAAAGATGCGAAAATTCGCATATATATTGTTGCGGATGATGGTGCTTTGTTCCGTTTTGAAGATAAGAATGGACAACGATCAGAAGTACAATTCCTGCAATTGCATAACAAAAGATCTCCAGCGAAAATATGGAGTTTTGTAGAACCTGTCGAAGGAACAACATATGACAGTTTGAGGAACTTAGGTATCGATGAACTGAACAAGCTGACGACAGCAACTCCATTACCAGAAACTTCCACAGTTCCTGTTCCACCAGCAGTTCATAGAGATCCTGTGATTACAGTGGATCAGGTCGTCCCAACGGATGATGGTAAAGCCATGTTACTTCTATCTAACAATGGACTCGTGAGTCGCTTTGTATGGGATAAAGACGGAGCTTTGGTTCACGGACATTCCGAGTCTCGGTCTCCATTTCAAACCCCTAAGTTATTCCCATATGTTATCGGTCACGATAATGGAAAATATGCTGCGATTTTTACGGCGCGAGAGGGCGATGTTAAGACAGGTGACATACACAGAATGTTTGTCATGCCTTTAACCAAAGATATATACAAGAAATTAAAAGAAATACCAGGATCAGCTACTGATTGGAATGTTGGTGGATCGCTGGACATCTTCAAGGAGGTTGCACAACGAGGATTCGATCAAATTTCAACACCAATAAAGGATTACTGAGAGCATTTTCTTCTGTAGATATATAGTGACTACAAATACGCAATGCCTGTGGAACTTTCCATTCCAATCGACTCTCTTGTGCAATTCTACAATATTGCTATGGATCCTCTGTCATGTCCTGCACCAAATCCTTGGAATCCTTTGCTAGCATGCAGGAAAAGAACAATGCAACTGGTACAACAGAACAAAGGATTACAAGCCGAAATAAGACAGCTCACTAGCACATTGCAAGATACTTTATGGTTTATGGGAAAAGAGAGAGAACAACTTGCAATGTTAAGAGCATCTATCGGCGAAGGCAGCGAAGAACCAACACCGCCGGTGGAAGAACCAGAACCAACCACTGGAGAGACGGATTCCGAAGGAAGTGAAGAATGGGAAGATGAAGAAAAAGACAAACCACCACCAGTTCCAGAATCAGCAATCCCGGAAACACGAAGCCAAAAGAAAAGAAGGCTAAGAAAAGAAAAACGACGCCAAACATAGGTGTATTGCAAAAGGAGAACAATAACATCATCATCTTTCTAACTTCTGGGATGCTCCTTCCCCGACGACTCTTGCGTTATTCTCCGGAACTCTTCTTGGTAATTGCGGTTCTTCATCCCTTTCTTTATTCTTGTAAACAGAGGCTCTCCCTGCGTGTGTTGTTTCCTTTTCTTTTCCTTGGCTCGCTCTTCCTTCTGCTTTGCGAGTTCCTCCTTCTGTTTTGCTAGATCCCTTTCATGTTTGGCTTCCATTTCTTTCAAGCGTTTCTCATCCGCATCTCGGGCTTCTCGCACTTGCCTTTCCCGTAGTTCCGCTTCTTCCCTTTTCCGCTTCCTCAATTCCTGTAACTCTTTCTGTACTCTCTCTTTCCTCTCTTCTTCCTTTCTTTTTTCTTCTTCTTCCTGCTGCCTCGCCTCCTCTTCTTTTCTGGCAATCTCTTCGTCAATCGCCTTCTGTTCATCCTGTCGTCTCCGTTCATCTGCTTCTTCTTGTTGTTTCGCCGCCTCTCTTGTTCTCGCAATCTCTTCATCCAACGCCTTCTTTTCATCCTCCATTCTCTTGTGTTCATCTGCATCTGCTTGCTCTGAGTCTTCTTCTTCTGTTTCTTCCTCTTCCTCTTCCTTTTCTGCTTCATGCGAACCCTCCTCCTCCTCCTCTTCTTCTTCTTCTTCTTCCTCCCCCAGGTGTTCCTTTCGTTGCTCTTCTTCTTCCTCTTCCATCTCTTGGGTTTCTTCCTCATCAGCTGGTGCTCCCGGAAGAGGCCGTTCCGACAACGGTATGTACACAGGAGGCTTCAATCTGTCCGGAGAAGATCTCGGAGGAGATGGGAACACAGTACCGCGGAAGCAAAGAGTGTTGAGGAGACCTGGAGAACCTTGATCTCGGAGAGAATCCTTGCGGAACCTTTTGATATCATCCAGAGTCTTGATATCAAAAGGTCTGCAGGTGCTCTCGATGTGTTGAAAACAGTCGTGGCAGATGACCATCAAGAGATTCTTCTCAAGCTCTTTGATATCGCGGAGAAGGATTATCCCATCGGCAGTTGATGCAATCAGCCGTAGGTCCTGTACGGTGTAGAGCCTCTCGCAAAGCCAGCAGTTCCTCACCTCCAGCAATGCGCTCCACGGATTGAGTTTGGGTTTGCGGAACCCGGGTACAAACGCTTCTATGGAAGCCATTTGCCCCATGAAGTGGTATGCGGCCTTCAAGATGTTCTGTAATCCCTGTTGAAGATCCGGGTCGTCCATACAAGAAGTGGAGTCCGCAGAGAACAAGAGCCCTTTTTATATTCAAATTTAGAAGTTTGCAGAAGATTACAGAAGTGTAAAAATCCGGATTAGGTAGTAATAAACATTCTTTTTGTTTTTCTTTCTTTGTCACTGTTCATTGCTAGAACCACACGAGGAACATGTGTAATTCGTATCACGATATCATTGGAAATCGCTCCACTTTGGAACATCTCATTTCCTGGCTCCGTTCTGCTGACATCAAGGAACAAAAGGAGGATCGAAAGAAAAAAAAAGAACGGAAGGAAACAAAGGAAAGAAAGAAAGCGGTTTATTTATGGGGCCCTCCGGGTATTGGAAAAACAGCAGCAGCCCATCTGGTAGCCAAAGAATGCGGGTATGATGTATGTGAAATCATCAATCTCGATGTTGATAATTTCGAGTCGTTTGCACGTGATGTTCGTATTGCTTGTCAAATCCGACTAAAAAAGAAACAAATTCTTTTACTCGATGAGATTGATCTCTTGTGCCATGAAGATCGATGTTTCGGTAACAAAATAACCAACTTGCTCGCTACTGTCATCCCAAAGTCAGCGAACCCAATTATTCTCACGGGGAACTTAGACAAAGGTCATCCTGATATTCGCACTTTCACAGAATATTGTCTCCCTCTGGAGTTCAAACCTATACCGAAACTCCAACTTGGTCTTTTTCTCAAGCAATACTGCGACAAAAATGGATTTTCATATTCCCAAGATGATCTTGCTTCTCTGGCCGACATGTGCTCTGGAGACGTCCGACTTTCTTTAAATCAACTGCATTTCGAACAGTTGCACTGTCGTCAACCAGTGGGAGAGAGTATTATGTCGCGCGGTGTCTGCGACAAATTATCGAAATCCATTTTCGCTTACGGACAGGAGGTCTTTGATCGCCGGACACGCATCGATCGTCTTTTTTTGCTTGGATTTCACTCGGAACTATTACCACTTCTCGTTTACGAAAATATCCCAAAGACCGCCCAATTCTTCACCGATCCTCTTGAACGGATGGTCGATGCGCTTGATGCGGTCGGGACGGCTGACATTGCATTTCAGCATAATTACACTCTACATGATCCCACGGTCTCGCTTTTTCATTCCGTCTGCAGTCTCGCTATTCCCCAACAACGTGTAGGTACTCTTGGGTTCCATGAAATGCTTGATTTTCCAAAGGCTGCCCTTCATCTCCCTGGAACTCTTCGTAATCGCAAATGTACTTTGACCACCGCCCTCTCTTTCTTGCAACCTACCTGCGGTCCACCAGACTTGCTCTATGCACGACAGATTCTCTTGGATTGCACACGTAAAGGAACTCCTAGAGATATTGCATCAAAGATTCTGGAATTTTGTCCAGATCTTCCCCGTCCTGTTTGGTTGAATTTGATCAAAATACCATGGATTCTCCCGTATACAAAAGGACCTAAATCACAACAGGTTCCCGATGAAACACTCGTTTGGTCCGCGATTGATATACAACGCAGAACGCCTCTCACAAAGAGAAAATTTACTATCATCGATACCACAGAGAAACAAGAACAACAAGTTGTACAAAAGATCCCACGAACTTCTGCAGCTGTTACACCACCTGTTTTGACTCCTACTCCTGCTGTTTCCGCAGCTCCCATCATTTCGGCTCCAGTGCAACAACGTTCGCGATTGTGGATGGATCCCGTGAAGAGCATCTTTGATCGTCCATTACCTCCAAGCGCGTCCAGACGTTGACATCCTCGTATTTTCATGACAATGGATAAAGAATGGATTTCGGAAGCTTGGCACATCACTGCGACTCTATTCTTCCAAGCAGATGGAATTACCCTGATCCTGAACATCCTGAACCCATGATCGAAGTGGAGCGTCAATACATTAGTGTCAATCCAAAAGGAAACAATACATCGGATTCCAACCATAAACAAACATTCCAGTTGATGGCAAAGGACCTTGTGGACCGTATTTCTCCTCCAGGACAATCTTTCTTTTTGTTTTCCTTGTGTGGCCCAGAAATGCAAGTTCGCAATGCTCATAACATCATCAAAGTATACACTGTCTGTGAAACTATAGATCAAGCAAAAAACCTCGTATTGCACTGGAGTACCGCCAACCCAAACGTACCCATTTATTGTGCAAGAACTGGAGAATGGAACACTATTCCTTTACCTTTACAGACCGTAGCAGCATCAGACTCAGCCGAACCACAACGGGTAGGTGATACTGACAACAATTGGAAGAGACTCTTGATCTCCTATTGTGCCCCAAAAGGTACTGTTCCAGTAAGCAGTCATACGATTTTCAAGTTCCGCGGTGCATTCCACAAAAAGAAAGAAATGAAGGCATTCATGAAGGAACTTCTTCAACTGGATCCGACGGTGGAAATCTTCCCTGGAAAAATCGGGGAATGGATCCAGCTCCAATGCGACCAGAGTCTCAACACGGAATTTCTGGATAGCGCCCAAGAAATGTTTCTGAAAATATCCAATCGTGGCAAATACTATGAGAAATACGTGAAGACGGATAAAGAACTGTCGCAAATATACAAAGAAATGGAACAGAGAAAAGCCGAAACGGAACGGGAAATCAAGACATGGCAAGAAGAAAGTCGGAAGAAACTCAAGTCTCTACGCGGTATCGAGGAAATCATATTCGAAACGGGAACCATTCCAGAATGGATGTTGGATGACCCATCGGATGCTACACAGTCAGAAATCAGAGAGCCGAGGACACAGCCGACGACCCCGGTAGTACAGGAAACGGAAGAAAAAGAATCAAAAGAGATGGAGGAACTGATGTGTATGCAGAGGAAAGTCGGGTTCGAGGTTCTGCGTCATGATCCGTCCGATGATGGCGTTTAATAAATTTCTACGGTATCTTATGAACATTTCATCATGTCGGGGTTATCCCTTTTTACAGGATCGTTATTCGAAAAATGGGGAAGAAAACCGAATGCTTTACTAAAAATACAAAGCATTCCAGATTTTATAAAACAGTGCATTGATCCTGAACATTACCAGCAATTCATCCAAAATTTTGTTAACTATGATGCGCACTTCGATTTCAATTTGAATATTGCGAAAACAATATGCGATTCTGAAGAACCTTCTTCCAAAATGATCGATTTGTTATTTACGGAACTGCTGCAAAATGACAATGTTAATATCAACATGCGTAATGCCATCCTATATTCTATTCCATTGAATGTGATTATGATAGCAGAAAATTCGCAAGCATTCAATTATGGTCATAGTTTTTTTCAACATGTGCCATGTTTATTGATATCCAAATTAGATTTGCTGGTAGAACAACGAGGAAAAAGCAAATATCCATTTTTTTTTTATGAGAAAGAAACAGAATATCTCCAACTGCCTGTAGTTCCTTTTTACAGTATTCCCAAGACCAAAAAAACTTGTGGTAACAGAGGCAATCTAAAGAATATATTCACATTCAAACTTACTTACGCACCGAGCGATATAAGAAACAATATTCACAAGAAAATCACGGATACAATGCAAACCCTGGATAAACCAGATCCGCACTCTGTAGAAACATTTCCTCCATTAGAACTTGAGGAAATGGAAAGAGTCAAGAGTATCTTACACAAACACATTAGCGAACAGGAAAGAGCTCTGAAAATTATTCAAGAACAGCCTTCTTCTATCCCACAAACAAAAGCTCTCGGAGAAATTGCTAATTTGATTGTTCAAATACACTTGCATAGGATTCAAGGTGATTTCGAAGAAAATGAAACAAAACGAAAGATTCTACAAGAACAAATCGGGACACTCATCCAAATCCTTGCATCAAAAAGAGACCAATATGTACAAGAATGTACAGCAATGCAGATAAGTCAGGGAAGTTCGAATTGTTCAACAAGAACATCTGGTTCCGAAGAAATAGATACGGAGGAAGATGTTAAGGAATTTGAAATCGAAAATTCACGAGGATTTCCTGATTTTAGTGAAGTTTCAGGAATGGAGAGACAGAAAGAATTGTTATTTTCTAAATTCATCATGCCTCTCTTTCTTCGTTCATTGTTTCCGGAACCGGCAAGAGGCATTCTCCTCTGGGGTCCTCCAGGAACAGGTAAAACATTCATTGTGAAAAGTGCGGTAGGGGAACTTGGAAGTAATGTTTTCTTCATCCTAGGATCAGGAGCAGAATTGAAAAGCAAATGGGTAGGAGGAACGGAAAAGAACATTAAAAACATATTTTCTTCGGCGCAGAAAGCAGTTAATCAAAGTGAAAATAAGCCGGCAAGAGCTATTATCTTTCTGGATGAAGTTGAAGCTATTGCTGGCAACCGCTCCGAAGACCCCAATATGCGTTCTAGTGTGACGACTCTTTTGCAACAAATGGATGGTATCAAAAAAGCAGACGTCAAAGATGTTTCCGTTATGGCCGCTACTAACAAACCATGGGAATTAGATAGCGCCATTCTTCGTCGATTTCAAGATTCCGTTTTCATCGATTTACCAAATGAAAAAACTAGGATGGAACTGATTTTCAAACTTTTGGCGAAAAAGGACATTTATTTGGATGAAACCTGGACTCCTTTTATCGAAAAGTTAGTGGAATTAACGGGGCCGAGAAAAAATTTACTGAAGGCTTTTAATTTGCTCGACGGAAGTGGTATGAATGATAGACAAGTTTACAAAACCACCATATCAATTACTGGTTTCAGTATAGATGATATCGAAAAATCAATGGATTCGGCATTCACAGAACATGCTCTTGATTTTATTCGAAACAACAAGCTTGTATACGACGAAGGAAAGAAATCATTCAGAATTAAACAAGAGAAGGATTCATCTCAACTACTATGTTTCAGTGGCATAGTGTATAATGATGATGACGATTGTGGTTCTTTCCGGAAATTCATCACTGACAATATCAACCAGGCGGACGAATCGACTAGAAAAAATGATATTCTTAAAGCTCTTCATGACATCGCTAATAGAAGCATAACACAGAAAACAATCGAAAAAGCTTTTCGTGCTCATGGTAGTTCCATTAATCTTCAAGAATACTTGCAGTTACTACAATATAATTTTGACATGTCTCTTATAGATAAGGAAACAATGCAAAAAATGAAAAAGGCCATGGATGATACTGAATCTACGCCTTCTTGACAAACATATTCATCAAATACTGCAAAAAACGTATGAGATCGTTGGAATTCGTCCCATCAAATGGTATTTCTAATATTAGACGTAGCGTCACAATGTTCTCGTAATATTCTATTTTGGACTGCGTTAGGAAATTACCGAACTCTTCTACTTTTCCGGGAAAAATGCTCTCAAGAGATTTTCCAATAATTGTTGCCATTGGTGACGAAAATATTATTATTCGGGTGATTTTCAATTGCTTCTTATTTCTTCCATATTCAGCCTGCACGACACCCCAATTGGTATCATGAAAAGTTAGTTGAGGAGATGGGTCCACAGCCAATGATTGAAGGTGTTCTTTTGACAAAAACTGTGAAGCCATGTAATTCGTATGTCACTGTATCCTCGGATTTTATTCTTTTATGGCAGGAATACATCACAACTTGTAAGGGGTCGGCAAAAACTCCCAATGCAAATAATTGCAGATCTTCCGCCACTTGCAATCGTAATCTAACAAATTGTCCCAACTCTTCAACAACTTGAAATGCGGCAGCAGATAATCCCATCCTTTCAGCTGACAAAACTTATAAAACAAGTAGGTGTACGACATCATGTTGTTCCGCCTCCGAGTCGCTGGACTCTTCAACGTCCCCCGTGGCCTCCGACAATACATATGAAACGGTACCTGGATATCCTCAAACATCTGACACAGTATCTTCTCCTGATCCGACGTTATCTCGATGGGTCTCACATTGTTGAACGTCAAGCTAATAAAATGTGCATGTTCATAAAACTTCGATAATCCCAAGTGTTTCAGAAACTCGCATATTTTCGGAACCGTGATTTGTCCTTTCGTCAACAAATTCGGATACTTCGCAATTTCTCTTTTCAGGGATTCGTAAACATACTCTGGAATATCGGTACTCTCACTTGCTGTAAACTGTCGTAATCGCTCATTGAAATGATGCATCGGTTGATATTTTCCTTTGTCGTCATTCCGGACATCCATCCCAGAAAAGGACGAGGAACACCCGGCATCGCCAACATATCCACAACTGGCATTCGAACACCGCAAGACATCCTCTGTTTTATAATACTCCCATCCGCTTTGACACTTTGGACACACTTGATTCTCTCCAAGTACCGCAGTTCCTTTCTCAAACACTATCGGTTCCGCTTTTGTTTTGATAAATTGCGTCAATGTCGATTGCTGCATGATATCCCCACGCTTCCGTTTTCTGATTCCCGTACTCGCTAAGGGTTTTGTATCGACAACAACTTTCTCCGTCTCATGTTCATTCTCACGTTCGTTTTCTTCTTCGATATTTCGCTCTGCAGCTTTCTGGATAGTTGGAAGGAAATCCAGGAGGCACTTGGATATTTCTTCAACATTGTCCGATTTCCCGGCTTCCGCTATCTTCTTCTCCAGTATCGCTTTCTCCGCTAATGCATCTTCCACTTGTTGCCGAACGTAGACCCATTCTACTTTCACTTTCCCCCGTTTTTTGCGATTTCCTTTGACTTTGGTTGTTGTCGTCGTTCCTTCAGTACCAGTGGTGGGCAACAAAGCAGTCATCTTTCTCTGTCCATCGGCAATGAGGGTTTCCAATTCCGCCAATCGCCTTTTTTGTCCTTCCAGAATTTCCTTGCTCGTTCGCGTCTCATGATCAATCTTCTCACTGATCTTTTGCTCCAGGAGCCCAAACGGACGTGAACTCATTGCATTGAGCACTTGATCAGGACCTATCTCATCTGTTTCCTACATTTTTTTGTAATCACTTGAACACATCTTTTTAAATCTTTACCAACGATTCCTTCATCTTTCCATCCGTTTCACCAGTTTCACCAGTTTCACCAGTTTCACCGAGATGTGCAGTCATGAAATGAACGAAAGGAAGGAAAAGAACATAAGGGATGACCCACAAGAGATCACACCTTGGCAAGAATTCCAAAATCCTCGTCCTTTGTCGGTTTCTGTTCTCCTCTATGAAATCCATATGTCATTCTTCGCGCAATCTTGCCAGCTTCTTCATAAAAATCCCACATTCTTCGCAATTCGGCACATGATCAACGAATTTCACACTGCTTGTATGACTAATTTGGCAACAATGCCTCGACAATACACGGATTCCTGTTCAGAAGAAACGGCTGACTTGAAATCGTGGTTTCATGACCATCGTGTACTTGTGTGTAGGGAACTGGATAAATTACGACAACAGTATGCCGAAAACAGATATCCATCCAAAGAATGCTTTCAATTTTTAGACACAATTAAGGAATTTTCGGATTCTCTTGCTGATATTGAAATCCCCGAAACTCCTTTTGTATTGGTTTAAAAATAAAAAGTCGAAAAAACAAGTGTGGTTGCGGATAACAGATAACAGGAAAAAAAAGAAAGACCATGGAAACTCGAGCGGAAAAAAAAAGGAAAGAAATGAACCCAAGGACACAAACCATACCTAATGATATTTGGGTTGTCATATTCGAAAAACTTTCGACCAAACACATGTTTTACTGGAAACCTTTACGTCTGGTTTGCAAAGATTTTCGTGATATCATCGATCAGAATCCGTCTTTGATCAAGAACGGAACGTTATTGTGTCTCGATGACAATGTGGAATATCGATCACATCATTCTCCGACTTGGGTCTTTCAAGAGAAACATGATGGAAGAATAATGCATAGGATTGCCAAATACGTCGAATCAGCCTTGTATTGGCATTTGTTCCACAATGACATTTTCTTCGAATCCACGTTTCCTCGATTGAAACACTTGGTACTTCAGGATATAATGTTCAGTCATCACAAGACTCATTACACTGATCCTGTTTTCTTTCCTTTTTTTCAATCTTTGACCTCCTTGGTTACTTGCAAGTTCATCCTGAAATTTCCACATGCATATGACACTTTACATTTGGATATTCCATGGTCTTCCACTCTGCGGCTTTTGACACTCAAATTCATGTTTACATATAATCCAAGAGCACCATTTCCCAAGATCTGTTTCCCATCTTTGTGTTTCGATCGAGATAGAGCGAAATATCATGTTTCCATGGTATTCCACGGATTCGAAAATTACTGCGACCAACTGCTTCATACTTTAACAACCAATGATTTCCATCACCGTGTAATCCACTTTCGCGGAAGTGTCTTTTTCAATCTAATTCGTGTAGGAATTTGCAATTACCTCCGTAGGATGCTTATGTTTCCAAACCTCCGTACTACCAGCATTTCCACTATGCATAATCCACATAATCTGCAGTACATCGAACATAATCGGTCTTTGTCGCTCGAACAACTTGTGGATTTCAATATTGCTTTCATCAACGATATGTTTCTTGTTGAGCATAATCATGATGAACGAGAAAGGAATCCGGATTATCACTTTTTGGACACATTCTCCACATACGCTAATCATCTCACCGCTTTCAACTTTGTTGAATTCGATATTCTGCATTTACTTTCCATTCTCATCCTCGTTCCTTTGCCCGCTTTGAGAAACTTGGCGGTAATGCTGCGATCCAACTACAGCCGAAATGAAGAATTCTTGGTCATTGTATATCTCTTAACTTTTCATTTCACGCAACTGCACAGTATCGGCCTCTCTTTAGAAAAAGGATACTACCTTGAAAATCTTCCATTCTGGTCATTGCATTCTTTTCAAATCAAATACAAGTCTATTGTACAGGAGATGTATACCCTATTTGGCGCTACCGACAATGGAATCCTCGTTCACAAAGAAAATCCGCTAATTCAAGCCCCTTTGCATCCGTATTTAACTACTTGCCGCATCGATATTCGGACTCATTCTTCGACCGTTATTCCAACTGTTTCACCGATTCTTGCCAAGCTTCTCGAATCATCTCCAAATATGCACATCTTCGAATTTTTCCACATGGTGTTTGACGATTTCAAACGGAATCTTTTTCATATTTTCCCACAAACCCTCCACGTTCTTACTCTACATAATCTCGAACTAGACGGATCCATTAACTTTCGAAAACTTCCAAATGTGGAATTTCTATCTCTCTTCTGCTCACAAAGATTATCCATCACTGCTTTCCCTCGTAATCTTCTTAACCTCGAACTCGTATTCGACAACAGGTACAAAGATTCCGCCAAAGTTTGGCACCTCATCCAAACTCTCAAAAAATTGGAACAACTGAAACTGCGCATGCGAAATTACCCATCCAATATGGATATCATGTTGAAAGATGGGAAGAAGTCGAAAACGAGAGCCATATGCCCACCTCTTCCTCTTTTTGGAGTTTCTGGAGATCTTTTGGATTATTGTGTTCGACAACATCTCTGCGTGTTAGAAATCATCGGGTTTCTTGTACCTCTATCACATCGTGCGACTATCTACCATTTGTGGCCTCAGTTGTTTTGCAACGAATTCAAATCTTACGATCAACTTTGTTACGCAAAACATACGGATTCCCGCTTATTCATCGATTCTCTGTGTGTAGTGATCCCACGTGCCAAGCCTCTCTCGCGTACAAAACAAACCAGTCGTCCTGAGACAATTTTTATCACAGTGAGCAATGTTGAAAAAGATTTCCTCCCTATTTTCCGTCACGGTTGCAACTTGCCATCCTGTCCGCATTTCCAATTTTCTGTCAGGAAACCGTGTGAGAAGGAATGAATAAAAATGTCATCCCACTCGATGTCATCTTACATATTGTACAACTGGGTATTTCGATAAATGGCATTCGCTTTGGAATCCCATTCCTTGCCGTTTCTAGATGTGTCCGTTCTTTGGTTTTACCTTTTATGCAACATGTTGTCCATCTCCAGATTAGTGATGACGATGATGATGATCATCTATGTTTTTCCCATAGGAAAAGTGAGCTTTGGAAACGTAAGGATATCCGAGAGAATAGTATTGTCCAGAAAACTGTTGTGACCACTTCTCTCCGAACTCTCAAGATACCAAAATCCGCAAAATCGATTGTCGGCAAAGTGGCTTACACTTGGAAATCACAAAGAATCTCTAGTTTCGACTCTTCATTGTTCCGAAATCCATTCACAAACACCACAATTCTCACGCTGCACACTCCTTTCTGTGGTATTCCTTTCGATTTGGCTTCTTGTTTTCCTAACTTGCTGGATTTCCGCATTCACTTCGGTAGTCTACATCCTGATTACATAAGACCACAACCACAATGCTTCTCCATATGCACGCGATCGGAGGACAAAACATTCTTTCGTTATTCATCTTTCATCGATGAGCAACGATTTCGATTACCACCACGTATCCGTAAATTGACTCTCAAATTCTCTTGTTTTGATTCCATAGAATCCGTCCACTCCAATCGTACACGAAACATCTATTCCTACCTTTTTTTCCTCCTTTTCCATGATTTTGCTATCAAGTTCTCCAGACTCCAAAAGTTTCGAATCGTCATCAATGGACCTTTTTCTCCCGAATACTTGCTATGTTTTCCATTCTTGCAATTCGCTACGGAAATAGATATTATATCAGAAATGTACATTCTCTCTTATCAACGATGGATCGACACCATCACAAACCATTTCGAATTCTTGCACCATAACTGCAATTTCCTTCGAAAAACCAATTTTTGTCCCAATGTTCGATCTTACCACAAAATGGCCTCTTTTCGATTCAATCTTACAGAAACGACGCAAGGAACTCAATACCTTTATTTGCATATGGGCCTCTTCCTAGAGTTCATATACTCCAACAAGCGTCGATCCAGCGATACTTTCATTTTGTCAAATAGCATCATACCATATGAATTTTGCGATGACCCGAGACTCCTCTGGAAACCCAATATTCACCACTTGGTATCCATTCACTTCTCTGATGTCGGCGATGTTACTCTCCTACACTTCTTCCTCCAAGACTCGTTTCCATCCTTGGAAATTCTCAGTATCGACAACATTCAATGTACCTTCCGCTCCTCTCTTTTCATCAAAAAGCTCCTAATCCGCATCAGAACCATCGAATCCCTCAAAACCCTGAAACTCACATTCCATCCTCCCGAACCACGTCTTCTCTCCGAAAGAACGACATCAGCTTTCTTCGCAGACCGCTTAGAATTCATTCACGAGCATGCTGCTGGATACGCAGGTATTACTCCTCTGAAGAAACTCACATCGCTCTTCCTCACCTTCGATTTTTCTACAATCGATATCTACGATCTGCAACTTGTTCTCGAAACTCAAATTCACTTTCTCCTCTCTTCCGTTCCAAACCTCGAAATGCTTGACTTCCAAGATACTTGTGCTTTTGTCATATTCCTCGATATCTTTCGGTATCCGAAATTACGATATCTACATCTAGCATCACGGAGCCGATTTCACATCGATTGCAGCACACTGATGATGTGTCCTAGCATTGCTATCTCAATTCATCCTCCAAAGGATCAAAAATGCATCTTTCCTTCGGTTTTATCCCGATTACACATTGTTATCAACGCTGAATTCGAAAGGTATTTTCGTTGTGAGCACTCCATTTTTAATGATCTGCAATCCGTTCAAAGTATCACAAAATCCCTGCAAATATCCGTCTTGAACAACGATTTCTGCGGATTTACTATTCCCGGATTCTTCATCGAACAATTGCATCGAATGAACATTCCTTTCCTTTCTGTCTGGAATTTTTACATAGATCCCCAGTACCTCCTCTCTTTTCTCCAACTCTTCCCAGATTCTAAAATCTTATATAAATTCAATGCTGGCATTTTCCGGTTTCAATCCACAGACGACCGATTCCAAATCTACTGTTCCGCTTTGCCACCAAATTTCCACCTTATAACTCGTTGTAAACGCGTCTCTCCAACACATTACCTTCCTTTGTTTTCAAGATATGAACGGCAATAAAGCTTTGTCTTTGTTGCATCTGCCTTCGGATATCCTAGAGCTCATTCTCTTCTTCGCGGATGACGACCCTCATGCTTGGCAGAACATGGCAGCTACTTGTACTGCTCTACACCAGCACATTTGGACCGCGGCTATCCCTATGCATACCCTACACATCTCTTCCCTTGCTACGGATATGATCACCATTAACCAGTACAAATTATACGAAGACCCCTTCGATGATACTCACATTTGGCACATACATGATATTGATGCCTTGCCAATGAAACTAAGAAAAATAAGTCCTTTTGTGAAAACCATTATGATTACCGTTACCCATCATTCTGGAATAGGAATCCGTCAGCGAATATGGAATATCCTTAGCAAACATAAATTCCCACACCTCAAGAATATATGCTTTGAAGATATCGATTTGGAAACCCCGCAATGTATTGAAATGATTCGGAATTCCAACATCAAATCAGCTTTCATTCTAGTCACTTTCCGGGGTCGTCCACTCGAAATATATCACTATCCTATTTCTTGGCCTCTTTCCTTGACACTCCTCACCCTGAAAATTCAAGCTATGCCCTTTGAATATCAGTATTTATTGAAATCTGTGCATTCCGCTGCCACCTGCCATTTGCCGATACAGACGCAACTGAATAACGTTCTTATCAACCCTGGCAACGTCAATTCGGAAATTATCGGCTGGATGAATTCCTCCCTCCCAGACCATATCCATATCCACTGGAGTATCAATTACTACCCTCCGTTTCCTCTTGTCACAATCCCACCCCCACAACTACACCCCCATTCTTGCACTTTCTTCAAATACGATGGACTGTCCATCACCGCCAAAAAGGATAACGGAAAACACGTAGATGCAATTCAGCTCCATGATTGTCTAGAATCGATACAATCCGCACAATCGCCAAAACACCACGATTTTTCCCCGTTTTTCAACCTCACATTTCTCTCCTTGACTCATATGCCTATTGGACTCATCATCCTCCTCTTCCCTCATCTGCATACCATCACAAATCTAACTCTTCGACTTTCACCTCTTATCTTCCAACATCAGGACCCTAAAATCTTTTGTTCCTTTCTATCTCACATCTTCAACTTACAAACTCTACAAAGTTGCGAAATTAACTTCATCTACTCATCTGGACACCGCACGTATTTTTTAGGAGACGTTTTTGATTCTATACAAGAACTCCCCATCAACAGGGAATTACCTTTTTTGAACACATTGAGACTGTTATGTTTTCAAATGTTTCCATGCATCTGCTTCAAATTCTTTCAGAAACTCCTGTATTTCACCCCGAATCTCAAGTATCTTACCTGTAATGCAGAATCAAGTTGTTTCCTTACAGCTTCCTTACGACATCTACATCATTTGTCTTTCATCACACCTAGGAATGGCCTTGACCACATCGATCTCTTTTTATTCCCATCACTACAGTCTTTCGTCACACACTGCAGTATTAATATGAATCAAGTTACCGGTTTCTTTTCAAAGCGACATGAACATCATCAATTCCGAGAAATCTCTTTACAACTTAGCGGTCATAGTAACTGGACACCTGTATGGAACTGGCTTCTTCGACAACACCAACTCGAAAAGATTTCTCTTTCATCCTGCACAATTACCAGACTCCCCCGTTCCATCATTGACCACCTCCATTCTCTCAGACTCCGTCGATACCTTTTTAGTATCAAAATCTTGGGTTTTAAAATTCACCAGAACGATTTGACCCTGGTATCCTCTTTTTTTCCCAGTCAAAAATTCACATCCTCGAAAAATTTGTATGGATCCACCATCATAGAAACAACTCGGGGAACCCTCAATCTCGTGATTGCGAAAGAATAAAAACAATGGAAGAGATTCCGGATGACCTTCTTCTGACTATTTTCGCAGATGTGCTATCCATTGACTTTCATGCAACTTCTCGAATTGCCCTTGTATCACGACGTTTCCATCGTCTTGTCTCTTCTCCAGACTTTGCAAACTTGTTCCCTCTTTCTCTCTCATTGGGTCACGGATCACCTTCGATATTCCATCTACCATTTTCTTATGCGCACGATGTATTTAATAATAATTACCCGAAAATCCCCGAGAGTATCATTAATAGAGTCTCTCATGTTTCCGGGGTCCCGCAAGGGTTGATCACTTTCTGGAAAGTATCCATTTGTCGAATTCCATTATTGGGAAATTTAAGGGATTTGGACTCTTTATTCCCTGCTGTGTCCCATATCGATATCGACATTCAAGACCTTCTTCCACTCCACATTATATGGCCAAAATCTCTAAAGTCCTTCTCCATTTTCGAATATTTTCACGACAACTTGGAACAAGGGTTACGCGTTCTCCCGCTACATGATAATATCATCTGTAAAAAGATAATCGTCAAAACAGTCTCTCATAATTTTGCCGAGAAAAACCTTTTTACCATTATGGAAACATTTCAGTACGCTGTTCATCTGCGGAAAATCTTTTCTTCCGAAGAACTGCCCAACGTTGATGTAGACATGCACTGTATCTGGTTTTCTCCTTGTGCACTCGATACCTCCATACCTATCCAGTCTTACATGAATTTCATGGATGTTATTCAATGGAACTGTCTTCAGGAACTCTTCATTTCCAATTGTCATTGGAAGGACTTGGAAAACATATTCGCTACTCAACCTTTCTCTAAACTGCAATCTCTCACCATCAAGGCCCTCTACACTACGAATTCTACCTTTTCCGTCCACTTGTTTTTCTTGATTCTGGAGCATATATTTAACATCCAATCACTCGTCCACTGCTCGCTTGATCTTACTGTTTACGGTGGACTGTACCACAGTCAATCAGTCCCTACTATCTTGGACAATAAGAAACGTCTCCCCATTGTGCGAACATCACTTTTATTTCTTCAAACTCTCCACATCAAGACCGAGCGTGTCGATTTTCTCACAGCTGTTTTGCATATTCTCCATAACAACATACCTCCTCTTTTACGCAAGGTTTCCATTACTGCCTCATTTTCCGAGGAATCTCTGGTCGATATACTCAAAGTCGCTTCGAACGTCTCTTCTTTACGTCTTCGTCATACGCGTGCAAAGGATGCTGATGGGGTTGTTTGGCCATTGTCTTTTACCACATTTTCGCGATTACAAATTCTCAAGCTTTCGGGGCCAGAGTTTCTTATCACCGACTTCCCGCAAACTATACAGAAATTGCAATTGTACAGATGCAAACCGTTTCCTTGGGAATCGATTCGCAATCTCCATTCTCTCCAAAGCTTAGAACTATGCGTAGCATCCGAATACTATTCATGTTCGTCTTTCTTTTCCAAAATACAATATCGACAGAAACTCATCATACCAAAGGAAATCCTGGAATATATCCAGGCCACTCGTTGTTCCTTTGCCACAGCAACACGATTATCCACCCTGAAAATCTGTGGTTTTTTCGCCGAAAAGGAATCCGAACAAATTCTAAGATCTTTATTTCCCAATGGTAGTCTCTTTCACTCCACAAATCACAACCACCCCATTTTCCAGGATTCCCAACATGAGTATATGCTCTACTGTAATGTTGCAATTGTTTTAATATAATCTTCTGAACATGGCCCATATTCCATACGATGTTTGGGACTTGATCCTGAAATTCGCATTCCAAGATGACAGTGATATCTACAAGTCATTTGCTCTTACATGCCGTTCTTTCTACCAACTTGATCTCTTTCCTATGGGAACAGTGAAATGCGGAGATGATAATCACAACTACGTCCGCATGGAATCTCCTACCTATTCTTTCGCTACTTTCTTAAAACATAAACAACAATTGCAATCCCGCGTAGATACCCTATTTTATTCCAATTTTTCTTCCTCCATTGCTTTTCCTATGTCTTCCATCCGCACCCTTATTCTGGTACATCCTTTCTGCGCTATCGGATCCAACCTCAACACTCTTTTTCCAAACGTTCATACCCTGCATATTCAAATAAACTACAACTGCAGTGATCCTCCGCTATCACCTTTTCATCTCCCTTCGAAACTGACCCATTTATATCTCTCCATCTGGGGTATCTGCAAACACGAAGCAATCATCCGATCATTCTTCAGTCACTCTTCTTCAGCAACATTATCACATCTTCATTCATTCTTGATGGTCTGTTCGGATTATAAACACGATTGGATTCCTGTCCTATTCGGTCCTCTCCGTACTTTTGATTTCATTTTCGACAATGTAACCGAATTATGCCTCTATCGCTTGCCAGATGATTGTCAATGGATTCTACAGCTTCCAAAACTCAAGACCATCTCTTGCCAATCAAATTCATTGTGTTTCACAGAAAACACTCCTATCCAACAACAGATCGAAATCTTGCAAATTCTACAAAGGTTGCAAAACATGTCGAACGATCATCAAGGACCGCTATCCTTCCCATGCATCAAAACTTTGAACTGCTCTGGTTTCCGAAACTACATATTTGCTATTCACTGGCTGCAACCTTTCTCTTTTCCATCTCTCCAATCCATTCATTTCTCATCTTTCGATCTCGATACCGCCATCTATCTTTTCGATATTCTCGCCAATTCTTCACAGGAACTTCAAGAGATCAGTTGGTCGGTTTTTGATATATCAGCGAACCGTTGCAAAGACATGCACATAACACCATCATCCCCATCTTTTCCGAAACTTGTTGCTTTCCGATTTCTGGAATGTCCTCTACGACAGGAACTTTTTCAGTATTGTCTAAACTCTCGTTACCTTACCGAACTTGAAGGTAGCATTGTGGATAATGGCATCTTGCTACCGACTTCTTTACGGAAAATGCACCTGATTTCTTCTCTCCGGGATTACTCTACACTGGCTCGATTACACACTTTGAAATTAGATATCGTGAACAAACTCCAACTATCATCTCTCCCAAACAACCTGCGGAGAATCACCATCCGTTACTCTGGAATAGATTCTTCTTGTTTTCACGCCCTGCAATCTTGCACAAAATTGGAACTGCTTCACCTTTTATTCTTCCACAACAACTCCCAACCCATGGACATCCCCGGCTATTTTTCAACTGCCTTTTTGGATTATCTCCGGGATCAGCGCACGCGCTCTCTTTTCTCCATCAAAATAATCGCTCTTTCTTCAGCTACCCACTTGAGACATCCAATTGTCCAACACGTGTTTTCTTCTGCTTCTCATTTTCATTCTTCTGCTCTCAACACTATCTCTTTTGTTAACATCTATCAAGTTCCACGTTCCAATCTATTTTTCCGGGTTTATGACTCTTTAAACAAAGGATATTGTTGACCTATCTCTTGTTTATTCTTCTTTGTTTTCTCTTTATACATCCTTAAAATCTTCAGTTTCCTCCCTCAAATTGGGGACAATGTCCTGTTGCGTTTCTTTTTCGGTAACTCGCTATCCGCGACTTGCTCTCCTTGATCGCCACCGCCACATAAATCGGGAACCGGGCTGGAACGTGGATTGGCACTCTTTCTCCGATGAACAACCGTCTTCCTGGGACTCGTGGTAGAGATGAAAGAGGTCATGGGAGGAACCAAAGCCGCTGGAGATGGTACGGGTACAGGAGAAGAAATCGGCACCTCCCGAATAGACGATCCGGATGCAACAACGGTAGTTGTTGGTGTCGTCAGCACAGGAACTCCTTTCTCTTCTTCTTCCCCACTCCCGTTGTCTTCAAATTCCCCTCGCTTGACAACATCGTGCGCAAGAAAACGCCGTAGATAATCGAAACAGCTTAACACCGATGTCTGACGGGTTAGCTGTTGAAGCATCAACTCGCCGCTCGTGCGCACTCCTTGTTCGGTTCCGCAAAGGTTGATATTGCCAAACATCGACGGTACCAGGAAGACTCCTTTGCAATCGCGGCCAGGCTTTGCTTCATCGGAAAAAATCACCCATCCGCTCATGGGGCCCGCAATACAAACTGCATGTACTGCCTCATTCTTTTCCAGGCCGCAAACACTGTAAATCATCCGTCCTCGTAAAATCTTCAGTGGCCCGTCATGCACGGTTTCCGTCACTAGTAAAGGAGATGGAAGAGGGTTCCGGAACAAGGGGTCTATCCATGTATCCAGGATGTCAAACAACTCATCAAGGGACTCTTTCCCATACAGCGGCCACTTCTCCTTCACCTCTTGCAGGCTCACAGGCTTCGGTTTCCTCAACAAAACGCCTTCTCTCTCCATGTCAACAAAAAGTAGAAACTGGAAACCTAACGGTCGACTTTCTTATAAAGGCAGTTTCGAAGAAACTTCGATTGTAACCCTTTGGGGAACAGGAACAGTAATCGCGCCTTTCTCTATCCTTTATCTCTTATTCTCCTTGGCCCCCTTTCAATTTGGAAAAACTACAAAACCCAGCAACTTCCGATTATAACCTCTTTCTATAGTTCTCGAGTGTCACACGTTCCGTCAGTTCTTCCTCTCTTCCTCCAACATGGATCTTACACCAACCTCTCGCCTTGATAATCTGCTCAACATGATTAAGACCGGTATCGACAAGAACACTACATGTTTTGTCGACAAGAAAGTTTCTCTGAGATCCATCTGTGATCTCTTTGACATCCTCCACTTCGACTACCACATTGCGCCTGATACCAAACTGCTCCATTACTCTCCTTCCGAAGAGATTCTTCTCACCGTCCAATCGATCCCCTCATCATCTTCATCATCCGGTGTCATCATCCGCAACGAAGATTTGCCTGCCCTTCGTCAGTTTGCCTTGCACACCCAACTTTCCATTGTTGCGAATGTCTTCGTCATCTGCACCACTCGTACTTCCGTCCATGGTTTTGCCAAGTTCTGTTCCTCGTGCATCTACAGGGCGGACCAAACGAGGACCCGGCACGACGGTAGCTATCGGGAACACCGATTGATCGGAAAATGCAACCCTTCTTTTGTTATTCACGAGACTACTAGACCCTTGCGGGTTTTTGTCATCTGGGCTTTCAAGGATGATTTCCCTACCGAACTCCTCCATTGTCTCCATATCGTCCAGGAACACTACGCAGATATCCCTTCTATTCTCCTTCTCAACTTTCTCTCTCTTGACGTTCCCATCTTCTTCAACCCTTCTGTTGTTCTCCAACAGTGTCGTTCTGTCTTGCCCGACATCGCTCCTATGTTCATCAGGCAACGTGCCAACACTTACTTCGATTTCACCCCCATACCTACCTCCATGGAAGAAGAACACTGGATCGAAATCAACAGCGACAGCGACATCCACTTTCGTCTCGGACAATGGTCTGCCGACCCCGATATCTACTTGTCTCCTAAAAACAACCCTCCTTACGGGAATGCAAAGTTGCCGGGAGAATGTACCGTTACCTCTTGTATCAGCAACCTCGTCGCCTATGCTAAGACCGACCGCAACATCATCGGCAGATGGTTACTCCGGGACTTCTTCGAGAGAGAAAATGACATATCCATTCCTTACATTATTGATCTCTTGGATTTCTGGTTGGGCATCGACGGCTTGACATCTGTGGTCGATCACCATCCAGACTTGCAGACATGTTTTCAGGTTATTGTTTTCATCTTCCCTTTTCACCTGCTGCTTCTTCTCATCTTTTTTCCTTTTTTTTTGATACAGAAAACATGTCTATTCTACAAAGACATCATCGACGACAAATTTCCCAGAGACCGCACGATTATGTGCATCCCTAAAAAACAATCAATCTTTAGCAGAGATCAACAGGAACAAGTAAGGATAACATTCCAATCTTTCTCTGCTGCCAGACATTCTTCTGTTGCTCCGTCTGTGCCTCGTGCACCTTCGACACCTCGTGCACCTTCGACACCTCGTGCATCTTCCGTACCTCGTGCACCTCCTGCACCTTCGACACCTCGTGCACCTTCCACATCTCGTGCATCTTCCGTACCTCGTGCACCTCCTGCACCTTCGACACCTTCGACACCTCCTGCACCTTCGACACCTCGTGCACCTTCCGCACCTCGTGCATCTTCCATACTTCGTGCACCTCCTGCGCCAGCTCTGCCGTATCCCCGCAAGCGCATTCAGCAGACACTTCCAGGAGATGGACCGCATGTCAAACATCCCAAAGACACTTTCTGGTACGATCCATTCATCCCGCCTACGTTCTTCCTTAAGGAAACTGTCGATGTATCCACAAACACGGATCCCTTGCCAGCAGAAGAACCTGCCTTGCCAGTGGAAAAACCTCCCAAGCAAAGGAGGAAACGAGCTCCGAAAAAGAACTCATCATGCGAACGTCAGGAACCTCTGCCCATTGATTTTCCACCCGGTATGGTATCGTCATTTCGGCTGGATACCCGAAATCAACCTTACTATCTGTCAGCTCCGGTATTACCGAATCAGCCTGGTTCATCTTTCGGTCCACTTCCTTTTTCTCTTCTACCTTCATCCCAGTGGCCGATAGAAAACGAAACTCTGGCCAATATAATCGGGACAGATTCAGGAAATAACTCCGATAATGAGCTCAAGGTACTCTTAGAACAGCAGCGAATGCAGATATCGCAAGCATCACAACGATTGCAACTACTATCGGAAGGAACAGATGCGGAAAAGGAAGAAGAAGACGTTACAGCAGGATATTTGCGACACTTGTACGCGGAATAAATTCTGTTTTCATCAATGAGTTCTCGTTTTCCCCCTCCTTTTTCATGGACGACTCGGAATTCGAAAAAAAAGCGTTCGTTGCTGAACCAGAAACCACAATTGCCGATTACAGAGCTAGAAGACTTACCGATCAAAGTCAAATCGGTCCAATTCCTCCAAGAATCCCTCCAAATACACCTCCTGTCGAACCAAACAAAGATATTATGAAGGATAATGTCACCCTCAAAGATTACCAACTAACGGGATTTAGATGGATGATGTATCGCGAAACAGTACCTGAACGTCCTGCAAAAATATACGCTGGTTTCCTCTTTGACAACCCAGGTCTCGGAAAAACTATCCAAACCATCGCTACCATCGTTTCCAACCCTGTCCCAGCTACCCTCATCATCGCTCCCCCTTCCCTCGTTAGCGTATGGAAAGACCAATTCACCGCTCACACAAAAAACGACAAAGTTGGTAATCGAGGAAGTGATTTCCTGCTTTATTCCGTACAAGATTCGGATGACAACGTAAAATGGTATAGAGATATAAACCAAAAACTTGTCATCATTCAACAAGAGTTAAGCAAAGGAACAAAAGTTCCTCCTATCGTTGTGATTATCGGAAACTCGGATGTCAAGAGCCCCAGAAACAAGAACATCAAATACTTCCATCAAAACCCTTTCAAATGGAATCGCCTCATATTCGATGAAGCTCATAATTACAAAAACCCGAAATCCAAAGGATTCGAAATTACTCTGCGGATTCCTCGAGTGTTCACTTGGTGTCTGACAGGTACCCCTATTACAAATGCCAAAGATGAATTACGAGTTATGCTCCAGTTATCCCATGTCATTCAAACTGAAAATGACATGACAAATTTGATATCCGCTTTTACTGGACGACAATCTGTTATTGGAAATGCCATCAACGAGGAAGGAATGCGTACCATCCTTCAATATGTAGCGATGAGAAGATTAACGGCTTTTCCTGGTCTTCCACCCAACCTTTTTGAATACGTCGTTTATTTACAACCAACAGACGAAGAAAAGCAGCTTCTTGAAATGCTGAAGAACAAAATTCGACAAATGCGTACAGATATTGTCGATTTCCAAAAACGAGTCCAGGCTCTCAGTAGTGGTCAAAATGGGTTGGCCATCATTTTGAAATTAAGGCGAACGTGTGTCCTTCCTTCCTTAATCGTCGAGGATTTCTTACAAGGCGCCCGCAAAGAGGACCTCAAGGAAGATAACGTATTCAATATCATGAAGGGCATTGAGGCCAGGCAGGAACCCTTGATCCAAAACAGGCAAGATGATGAAGACAAGGACAGAGTTCAAAAGCTTTTAGAATCCTTCCGAGAAAAATGCAGTAAAGTTGTCGCCGTCATAAAAATCACTCGAGAAACATTGCAATCATCAAATACACGTAAAATAGTCATCACATCGGAATGGACATCCATTCTTGACAAATTCCTCCTCGTACTGAAAAAAGAATTCCCGACTGTTGGAATTGTAGAAATCAACGGAGAAACCCCCCCAGCAAACCGCGTCAACATTGTGGAGGACTTTCAAACCAACCCAGAGATTAGAATTTGCTTATTATCCACTAAGGCCGGTGGAGAAGGTATTAACCTCAATGCAGCAGATACTATGATATTCCTTGATCGATGGTGGAACGCTTATTACACTATTCAAACTTCCAAACGTATCGACCGCGTTAGCAAGAGACAGAATGTCTACATCTATCATTTGCATCTGCAGAATACCATAGAAGACGATATCTTCAAAATCAGTGTCACAAAAGGATTCCACATGGAGTTACTGGACGATGACGGGGAAACCAACCAGGAATCCCAAGTCAGACAACAACTTATTGCCAACATTCTTAACCCCAACCTTAATCAACCTTTTCAACCTGCAGTACCACAGAAACGTCCATTGCAACTTTCATCCCAGGTGTCATCCCAACCTATCAAAATACCTCGATTGGATCCAAATGCACAGAATTTACCTTCGTCTCAACCTGCGGTGCCTCTTCCACAACTGCCAACCACGGACCGTACAAAATTACCAACTATTCGAGCCCAACCTTCCGTGCCTCGTGTACAACAGCCTATCATTGATTTAGAACAGTCTGATTTGCCTTGGTCTCAACAGCCTCCTCTCCCCCAACTGCAAACCACGGAACTTACAAAATTACCAACTATTCGAGCCCAACCTTCCGTGTCTCGTGTACAACAGCAACCGTTACAGCAGTCGAATTTGCCTTGGTCTCAACAGCCTCCTCTCCCCCAACTGCAAACCACGGAACGTACAAGATTACCAACTATTCGAGCCCAACCTCCGGTGTCTTCGATGACTCCTTCAATCGTTGATTTGGAGCAGTCAAATTTACCTTGGTCTCAACAGCCTCCTCTCCCCCAACTGCAAACCACGGAACGTACAAGATTACCAACTATTCGCGCTCAACCTCAACAACCTGCAGCGCCTCTGATACAACAGATATCGTCCAAACAAATGCAGGATCTGCTGCAACAAATGCAAAACTTGTCGTCACGACAGCCGGACCTTGTACATGATCCTCAATATCAAGGATTGCTGCAAATGTTGATGACACAAAACCAATTGAGTCCATCGCTTGTCGAAAAAATACAAAAAATAATTTCGATACTGTCAAAGAATCCTCCTGTGCAACACCCTTCGGTACCTCCAGTACGACAGCAACAGACTCTTTCCCGATTACCGATCATTCGAGCTCAACCTGCTCAACCGGCTATACCTCCAGTGCCTCCAGTACGACAGCAACAGACTCTTTCCCGATTACCGATCATTCGAGCTCAACCTGCTCAACCGGCTATACCTCCAGTGCCTCCGGTACGACAGCAACAGCCTCCGCCGCAACCCTATCAAGGTCCTGTTCTCCATATGCCGAATTTCTCCGTTCCAAATCCTGCTCGAAACGAAAAACTTGTATCCGCCCTGGATATAATGAAAGCAAAGGGCTTGTAGAGGAAGATAGACTATGGCTTGTTGTAAAAAGACTGCTGTTTTCCCCGATGTCCTGGAACAACTCTTCTTGAAACATAAAGAGAAGATCGCCGAAAAAGTGGATACTGCGACTTTTTTCCTTTTCAAAAACTTCATGCATCCTCCTGGTGTCCATGCTCCTCTTCCTCTTTGTTCCACCTCCTCAGATTTCGTCCACCGCTTGCAGAAACTTTGCTCCACTACGGATTTCGTTAGTAGAGCTAAGAACATCAAACTCTTCTTCGCAGTCCTGATTTCTGACATCTTTCTCCAAAACAATTGCGATGCTTGCACTCTCGTGATGGCCGCATTCGATCACATCTGCGCTATTCCTCTCACCGACCCCATTATCTCCACTCTCGCCGACTGCCATTCCTTCTTCTTCTCTTGCCCCTCTTTCGTCAACATTATCAACAAAAAGAACAACACTCTCCCTTTATTTCCAGTTGTTAAGGAACTCATCGAAACTGCTTCTTTCTTTTTTCAATCAATGTGTTCTTTCGGCTCGGAATTCCCAGATGATTCGGCTGATATCATCGCAAGTCATCTTACCGTCTTCATCGATTGCATTCGAATACTTTACTATGTCCTCGCCAATTTCCATTTTCAATACCTGCCCTACACACCCGGCGATGTCTTTCTCGCTTACGACAAATCCTATCCTTTCTTTTGTTTACTCGACAACATCCCAGGCCCGATTTGTAACATCATGCTTTCTTGCGGAATCCTTTTCTGTAGCAGGCAGACAAAGATTCCCCAGTTCCATCACGTATGGTGCGCACTCGCTCCGAAATATATCGACATAATCGGCCCGACAATGCTGGCACAAAACATATTGGGCACTGACCCGATTCAGAATCTTTTTGTGTTTTCTTTCCTTCGGGAAAACGGATTAGAAATGCGTAGTTTTGTGCTCGGAGAAAATGATACCATCTTCCCTCTCAATAAAAACTTGCTTTTCCTTTATATCCAGAAACAAGACCAAGAATAAATTCTCCTCTTCTGTTTGACAACTACACAGGATAACAAGATGCAGAATATCGCGACATTGCCCCGCTACCAATCATGTCTTGCATCCCCAAACACTCCTTGTAATCAAAACACTATTCCTTGGAGATTCATGCACAAATCAAAGAACACGACTAGAGTTTTCAAAAAACCGGAAAATATCTCCCCGCAAGAAATCGATCAATACTTCCAAACCGTTTACCATGAAAATGCTTGTGGTACGGAACAAGAAAAGCGCATTGCATACAATTCCCTCAAAGGGCGATTCTTCCAGAAAGAGACAAATAATCCTTCTTGGGCAAAACCTCAACCAGCTACTCAGCCTGCGGAAGATTACGCAGAAGTCACAGGTACTTTTCATGACCCCATGCTTACTTCGCCAAACAATACCATTTACCTATCCATGAAGGACTCTTCCGGGGTCTGTCTCAACTTGGGGAAAACACTGTCCGCAAATAATCGCTTTCATGCTCTTTCTTTATTAATGCCCAATTTGGACCCGAATACTTTACCAACCATGACACACAACGGGAAACTCGTTTCGCCAACACTCGCCAATTTCCTCCAATCTCATGTATTTGATATCCAACAACTACCTCAACCCGCCCGATGGGGTATCTTCTTCGAAATCGCTATCAGGAATAACCAAGATCCATCATTGAATGAATACCGTAAACGAATCCCATCATTTCCCGAATTGGATCCGGTCATCGTCGAACTTGCTGCAGCCCATTCCTACGATACTATCCAATTGCTTTCCGAACCATACGGTAAATTCCCAAATATCGCTCATGCCCACTATATCATGGACCTTAGACCCCCGGCTGATTCCCTCAGAGCTTTGTTTTCTTGTACAAATCAAGTCATCGAAAGTATGGAATGTAACAAAATCATCATGCAGCGCAAAGAAAACTCCTGTATCGATCAAAACATAAGCGACCCTTGTACGCAGAACACTTTCCCGTACCAAATCATGCTCTCTGAAAATAACGATGTCAGAAAATACCCTCCTTCATCAACCGCAGATATCCGAGATATCGATAACTACTTTCGCAACATTCACCATTTCGAAATCATCGCATCGCCGGAACAAAAGATGGAAATGTACAACAACCTCACAGTTCGATTCTTCCAAAATTCCCCAAACAACAATGACCTGGACTTCCCTCAAAACACAGATACGTCCAAACTCACCCCTGTCGACGAACAAATTGGTGCCGCAGAAGTTTATACAAACGCTCAAGTTCGCTCTTTTTCCGAAACATCGCTTGGCGATATACCATTCACGAGATACCGCATTACTCCAGGAGCTACATCCCTTTGCCTCCCTGTCGGTAAATCACTCGTCGTCAGTAACATCATCGAAGCCATTCAAACTCTAACACAAATGCCTATCCTTGATTTCCTTACCTCTACGGTTGTCGGAGGCAAAGAACTGCGTGATGCTATCTTCGCCAAGAATGCTTCTTTGGAACAAAACCCTAATGCATTCAACAACTTGTCCCAACCTCTAAAAGCTCAGGTTGTTTCCTACAAACTGCACAGCATGTCTCCACAACAGATCGCTCAATTCGGTTTTGCACAACAAAGCAGTCCTGTCATGCGCATAATTGCCAATATGGCTAGAACAGCCGGATACCAAACTATCCAACTTCTTCGGGAACCTCCAGGTATCTCGGTTATCATGGACCTCCGCCCACGTTCTCAATCCATCCGCTTTTTGGAAAGTTGCTCTAATGTCCAGGTTCCACAAATTGCCCAGCCACTTCAGGTTCCTCAGCTTCCTCAAGTTCATCCTGAAAGTCCGGACCCTTTTGATATCTTCAATCCTGCTCAGCCTCAAGTGCCACAGATTCCTCAAAATCCTCTAATTCCTCAGGTGCCACAGATTCCTCAAATTCCTCAAGTGGTGCCAGATCCGGAGGATCCAGTTGGTCCAGAAGGTCCTGTGATGATTCCTGTTTTGCAAGCATCGCAACTAATTCCTGCAGGTCCTCTTTCTCTCGATATTGTGATAAATAAGATTAAAGAGCTGTATAGGATTAATATCACTCAAGTCATAAATGAGATGACCCCAGCAAAAACAAGAATGTTAAAGGCATTAGGTAATAACATATTAGAGTTCGAAGGTGCTCTAATGCAATCCTTGAACAGTGTTCCTTCTTGGAACATTTGGAATACTATCATGTACTTTGATCTCTACGATTGTATGACAGATGGATTATTGTTTCCCATGCAACGCCAATTGACACCTTTGTCTCTTTGTCCCAAGTATCATTACCAGAATCCACCTAACACTTTGGAAGAACTGCGCATTCGATACAATTACATGGTAAAGAAAGCAGAGCTGCATCATCTCTACTACATTGCCACTCTTCCAGGACACAAAATCACACAGGCTATGCAAAAGAAACATCCAGGGTCCACTCAAACTTTCTACCAACCTTTCACTCCGATTCGTTGGCCCACACAACACAACTACGATAACCTTGTCAAACTGATACAATACGCAACAAATGCATACAACACATTGCGCAGCGCAGCCATACAGGCAGCACCAGCACAACCGAAAGGTGCACAAAAGAAAATGTTGGCACTCATCAATCAGCAAGGAGGACTACCTCATGCTGTTCCTAATGTATCTCTCACTCTCCCAAATGTCCAATATCCTATTCATCCACAGGCTGATCTAAGTCAATGGAAAAAACTTCTGCCACAACAATATCAGAAACAGTTCGATGTCCAAGGAAGAACTGTATATGCGGCATCTACATCTAGTGCATCATCGGGTTCGGGTTCTTCTTTCTCGGATGAATCTGTGGAATCGGAAGAATCGGAGGAATCGGAAGCAGCTGAAGAATCATCTTCTTCTTTTTCTTCTTCTTCCAGCTCTCCAGAGCCACAGAAAAAGCGCAAGGCACCAGCAAAGCGTAAGCCAGCACCAAAGAAAAAGAAGTAAGATATCTTTATTGCCTTGGATTTACATGCAATGCCAGGCAGTGTGCTTCTTCCTCGCTGCCGCCAACTTTCCCTCCCTTTCCTGGATTTTCTGCACTCTCTTCTGCATCGCTTCTTCGCGCATCTCGATCTCCTCCAACTTGTACTCGTCGGCCTTATCCTCGTCTTGATGCATCATGATCAACTTGTCGGCCATCTCCAGCCGCTCCTCCAGCTCCAATAAATCTTCCTTTTTCTCCTCTAGCTTCATCTTCTTGTGGGCCAGCTTGAACTTCGTGTACGCGATGTCCAAATGTTCCTCCAATTCCTTCTGGAGATCGCTTTTCTCAGGATTGTCGGACTTCATCCAAATCTTGGCTTTCTCCACATCTTTCGGAACTCCCAGACCATGCAGATAACAACAGGCCACAAAGAACCGGCGATTCTCATCGAGTTCCGCAGGTTTCTTCTGCGTCCATTCTGCAACTATCTTCTTCACTTCCTCCATGTTTTCCGCTTTGGACTCTTCGGGTCCCTCTTTTCTTATATAAAAAATTATTGAAACTTCCAGTGCCTTCGGATACCTTCGATTGCCTTCGGACATCAATGGACGCAATAGAGCAGGCCGGATTCGGTGGAATTCGCAAATGGTTCAAGTCTCTTCCAAAGGAAACCCAGGAATCACTGGGACACGATTTGACATCATGTTGGCTTTCCGCCGAATACTTTCGTTTTGTCCTCGGTGATAAACCGGAGGGTCAGCATGTTCTTGTTCCTTCATCATCTGGATACCTATCTCCTGGCACGTACCATGGTTTCATCGATGCAAGTGAAATCCACTATTTCCTCCTTGATGTTACAGACACGAAAGTCACTATTCTCAGTACATTTGGCGGAGGACCAAAACAATTCTGGAAGAAGTCAATTCCCCTTGCAATATGGCACTCTGCTATCAAAGACCTCATGACAGGCATCTTTCCAACCTACGAAACTCTCTTTGGATACAGTCCCGATATTCTTCTTTTGCCATTTCGGCTTTATTTCGAGAAATCATGTCGGAATGATAATAAATGACCACATTCATTGCCCTTTCCATAATCTCGGAATTGTTTTTATTCACGACAAAATATCAAATTCCACAAGAGTGGTTCGCGATCCACATTTCACGAATATCGGCTCCAACAACGCCGCCAATGATAGACTTTTCTTCAGTGACATAGGATGGAAATGAACCATCAATCCTCCTCCAGTTGTCAGGGTCACGTCATCAATGTCGCGAAGTATGTTTTCGTTTTTCCAATTGCAGAGAATACGAAGGACATAGCGCGAGAACTCGAGATCTTCCTGACGGGATCGAAAATAGAACCGAACAGGAGAAGGTGAAGGAATAGCATCAATCAACATTATCTCCTTTTCCAATTCAAACCTGTCTTTCCTCAGTTTGTCAAGTTGCTCCTCATTCCATCGACTGATCGATCCTTGTATCTGCTCGCGACGTTGCTCCTTCTGGATATCCTGTATCTCTTTCATTATCTGCGACTGCATCATACGACCCATATTCCGAAAGACACTGCAATCGAAATCTGTCCTTCTCGCTTCCACTTTGGCCTCCATTTCCTTCAGTTGCTCGGTTTTCGCTTTCACTTTGGCCTCCATTTCCTTCAGTTGCTCGGTTTTCGCTTCCACTTTGGCCTCCATTTCCTTCAGTTGCTCGGTTTTCGCTTTCACTTTGGCCTCCATTTCCTTCAGTTGCTCGGTTTTCGCTTTCACTTTGGCCTTCAGTTGCTCGGTTTTCGCTTCCACTTTGGCCTCCATTTCCTTCAGTGGCTCGGTTTTCGCTTTCACTTTGGCCTCCATCTCATCCAGTTCATCGTTCTTTATAAGCAACTGCATATACCAGGAATTCAGCTTCTTCTCTTTCGCCTTCAACTGGGCTTCCATCTCCTCTTGTTTGAATATCTTCCCATTCATTTGCGTCTCCGCCTGCTGCCTTTCTTCATTCTTCTCTTCCACTTCAAATGTGATCTTCTGCAACAGTTGATCTTGTTCTCGGATCTTCTGCTCCTTCCGTTTCACGTTTTCCTCCAGCTGCTTCCACAATTGGAACTTTTCCATGACATTGACATCGAGGAGCTGCAATTCACGTTCCCTCGCCAACTTCATTTTCTTCGCATTCTCAACTGCTAACATCAGGTCCTCAAGCTTCGTGACAAGCACACTGTGGTCTTCGGATGCCATGACGCGAGTATCGAAATAAAAAGAAAAACTGTCTCGCAATTTATACAAAAATTTCTACCAGTATTCCCTCTATGACGCGTTCAACAAACTTGCGAAACATCTCTCCAAGTATCTCACTGAAATCTTCTCCTTCAAAGTACCGCGAAAAAGATGGTACCACCACATTCTCTAGTTTCCATGGCCGGAACACATATTCTTGATAATCTTCGTTTCCGCTGCGAAAATTCCTGGGTAACACCACGATATTCCCACTGCGACAACGCTTCCTTTTCAGCCGCCAGAAATAAAAACATCTTCGAGTTTCCGGTACACCGAGACGTCCTGTCCAAATCACAAACAGTGATTCCTCTACCGCATTCTGCACGCTTGCAATGATACCATCATCGCCAGTATTTGTTCCAATATTCGCAGCTCTCACAGCTCTCCTCGCTTGTGGAAGCTCCAGAAATACGGCGCCGGGATACACTCGGCCTGGATCAAAATATTCCCCTTGTACTCGATTTTTCTTCAACTCCACCTCCACCATATACACATTGTAAAACTGCTTCGATACCCCCAACACACGCATCCTCTCTATCGTTGGCCGCACCATCTTTTCTTTTGTTTTTCTTCCTTTCTACCAAAAATACGAAAATAGCCAATGATTATACAAATTCTTTTTAGTCCATTCTGCGATTTTGTCTTTTAAAAAAGGAAACTCGGTTATCAGCGCTTTGTCGAACTCAACTTTTCTTTTCATAGCTTCGTTATCTTCCTCAACATCCTCATAATGATTCAGAGCTACCGTGAAATACTTTTGTGCTCCTGCTCGTACAAAATCCGGTCGAATCCGATACTGCTGATCCGCTAGAAACACAAAAGGTGTATCCCCAATCTTCTCACTGCGTAGAATCTCATAGGAATCATCTCTCCACATAAACATCGTGCTTGAATCATTATCTCGATCGCCATACCCGCTCTGATCATACACCCCAATGCTTTCATTCACCCGATCTCCTAATTGCTCCCATTCTTCACACGTGATGTCTTCAATGTCCCGATTATACACCGCATATCCATACCCATGGGCTATCAATAAATCAACTCCCATCTTTCCTCTTCTTCCTCTTTTTTTTTATTTATCTTCTCGTCAACCGCACTTACACCATAGCGGTGAATAGCATCACCGGGGATTCTACCCATTTTTGTAAAATCATCCAAAAGAAATTTGTTCCCAACGGCTCAAAGAACCCTATCAAGTTCCAACACCGACGACAATACACGAAAAATAAAGTATCCAAAGACTCAACAACCTCTTCTAACATCTCTGTACCTCTCTGTACCTCTCATGTTTTATGCGTAAAAACTCAACTTCAAAACAAAAAAAAATTGTTTCTAACAAGAACTCTCGATTTCCTCTTCACCCGTCGGTTCCGTCGGTTCCGGTGGTTCCGTGAGGCTATCCTCGGACTTGGATGGCCACTCGAAATTCTTCTTTTGCCGATTATAGACAAGCCCTTTCTCTCCCGCAAATGTCTGCAGCCATCCACTTGGCGGATAATAGTCCCCATGTTCCGCATGAAAATGGTTGTAGTACCGGGACATCGACATCCCCGCATCTCTCTTGTACTCACACCCATCATACGGACAACATAAATCGATCCCCAGCATCGCATTCTTCGTTTGCACTTTCCTTTGCTTCTTCTGTTTCTTTGGTTTCTTCTTCGGCTCGCCTTCAGTATCCCCCTCGGGAACAGCGATGTCGGAAATCTTCCTTTTCTTAATCGGCTCCTTCCTTTCTGGGAGTTCCACAATCTCATTGTCCACACTACTTTTCATTAGCGCATCCAAAAATCCGGCAATGAGGTTATTCGACTTCTCAGCCATAGTCTCCAATCTTTTCAACATTCCATCAAGCTTGTCTCCAAATCCTTCCACAATCTTCCGTACACTCTTCTTCTTCTCTTCGGGTACAACAACAGATGCCATCGGGTCTTGTCTCCGCAGGTGTCCGGTTTCTTTTCTTTTCATCCTTTTTCTTATTGTCTCTTTCAATTTTTTGGAGTCCTCCATTCCCCAGGTTTCTTTTGACTTTCCTTCTTTGAAATTTTTTTTAGAGGAGAGGAAAATCAGATTACGAGTTGTTCCTTTTGCGGTGGACATGGAAATCAAACAAGTTCCCGATGACATTCTCATCTCGATTTTGGGTTCTCTTATATCCATCGATCCTTTTGCAACCCCTAGAATATCCCTTGTTTCTCGACGTTTCCATCGTATCATCTCTTCTCAGGACTTCGCCAATTTCTCAACGCTTTCCATTTCCTTCGCTACACCACATCATGCAACATTCCGCTTTCCGACAGCCCATATTTTAAAACAAAAGGGTTATGAGGCACAAGATCCTTATCTCTTCATCCTGCGTTCTTTCGCGTCAAGGGTCTCTCATGTTTTCGGTTTCCCGAAATATCCAATCACCTTCCATAAAGTGAAAACCCTTCGATTTCTGATGTTTCGATATGGTATCGATTTGAATTCTTTGTTTCCTGCGGTATCTCACATGGATATAGATATCCAACACCCGATTATCGACGGTATGAGATGGCCACAATCTCTCCAATCTTATTCTCTCTTCATCGACATGCGCCATTGCACATTTTCAGACTCTTTCATTGCATTCCTTCCACCAAAAATCATCTGTCGAAGCATTTCTTACACCCAACTGGGAGCTTACAATTCCTTCCCTGCCCGTTTCCCAGAAACCGAACTCTTCAGCATTTGCGAAACCTTTCACTTCGCTCTCGCTTTGCACAAGTTGATTCCATCACAACAACTACCGCACGTCAAAGGAAATTACCACTCTATCTGGTTTTCTCCTTTGGCGGTGTCTAATCTGCATCTTGCTGAAATCCCCCACCACAAATATCGATCGGCATTTTCTCCTATCACTACACACGACTTTATGAACATAATCCAATGGGATTCCCTGGAAAAACTGTTTATTTCCGAATGTTACTGGGCCGACTTGGAAAACATCTTTGCATCACACTCTTTTCCTTCCTTACATTCTCTAACCATCGATGGAATCTACACTACCGATTCTTTCTTGAAAATACCTTCGCAAGCCGATGTCATTTTCATCTTCATCCTCGATCACATCTTCAGTATTCAATCTCTCGTTCATTGCTATCTCAACCTATCCATCTCTGGCCTGCAGAACCACAGACCTGTTCCCTGCATCGGAGAAAAGTGTGTTCCAATTATCCGAAGACAACTCCCTTTTCTCCAATCTCTTTACATTAATACTGCACGTCTCGATTTTCTCAATGCTATCTTGCGCATACTTGGCTATCATGCACCTCATCCCGTTTTGAAGAAAGTTAGTATCATAGCTCCTTTCTGCCAAACTTCTCTCGGGAATATCTGCAAGTTATGCGAACAAACTGTGGTATCCCTCAATCTCATTGACAACAAGCAAAATACTCCAGATGAAACTCTACACCTGCATTTTGTTTATTTTCGAAAATTGCGCACCCTCAAAATCGACGGTTCCAGATTTCTCATATATATTTTTCCTCCCGATATCCGCAAACTCCAGGTGTACAGATGTAGACCTTTTCCATGGACCTCGATTTACACTTTGCATTCTCTGGAAACCTTACATCTTTCCGCTTCACCCACAAAACAGAACGGTTTCATTGCCGAAATCATCCACAAATTCCAACAACACCAAGATAAACTCACCATACCCAAAGAGATCCTGGAATACATTCAACGTATTCGATGTTCTCATTCTTCTAGATTCTCCAATATCCGAATTCGTGGTTTCTACGCTACAAAGGATTGCCAAGCAATCATACGATCTTTCTTCTCACATTGTTATCTCCGTACAAAGCCCGACTACAAATACCCCATTCTCACGGATGAGTGTAACTGTGATTTCGACAATTGCAAAGTTGCAATTTTTTTAATACAATAGCCTTTGAGTCTCTCTTGATTCGCATAAGTTTTCGATTTACACATCATCAATGTTGTGGGATATAGAGGATATCTTTTTACATGTGCTTTCTTTCCTTGACAGACAGAATTTGTGTGTTGCGAAAAGAGTTTCGCGTGCGTGGAGAATCCTTGCTTCTCATCCTACACTTGCACCTTGGAAATCACTGCGATTCACTCGTTGTTCCGATTCCATTATCCGCCACATGATCCAACAATGCCCATTACTCACGAGAATCGATGTCCTCCACTCCAATGAAGTCACAGATGCTGGTCTTGTTATCTTGAGTCTCCATGGTTTTCATCTCCGCTCTTTGTCCTTTTGTTGGTGTGATCGTATTACAGACGCAGGTATCAAAAGCATTGCTAGACACTGCTCACAACTGACCGACCTCCATCTGCCCTACTGTCACTCGATCGGTGATGAAAGTATTTGCTGCATTATCGAACATTGCCCCCGATTGTCTTCATTGGAACTCACTGGATGCACATTGATCACAAATATCACTCTGCAGGCTATCTCGATTTTCCATCCTCATCTTACTTCTCTGTTATTGTCCACTTGCTCTGAAATCGGCGATGATGCCGTTCACAATGTTGCTCCCTCCCTCACTGATCTGAAATCGCTCGCCCTTTCTTGTTGTAACATTGTTGCAGACAAGGCCATAGACAACATCGGTACATTCTGCCATTATCTACGCTCAATCTTCATCGGACACTTGAACATTACTGATTATGGTCTCCGTGCCATTACGGAACATTGCACAAACCTCGTCTCTCTCCACATTCCAGGTTGCGACAAGCTTACGGATAATACCTTGATTGGTTTGGCTCGCAACTGCACCAAATTAGTTTCTCTGGATGCTTGCTACTGCTTCCTTTTCACAAGCGTGGGTGTTGGTTCTATTGCCGAAAAATGCAAAAATATCCGAGCGCTCAGCCTCACGAAATGCGTCAACGTCGATGACACGGCTCTTCGAGCTTTAGCGCTTCATGCACATGAACTGCGAAGTTTGAATCTTACTTCATGTCAACATGTGACCAACTCAGGATTGCTGGAACTCATATCATCCTGCACAAACTTGTGCGATCTCAATCTCTCTTATGTCACATCCATCACTGACGATACCATTTTTGCCATTTGTCATTCTCTTTTTCACCTATCTTCTCTCCATATTTTGAACTGTCCATACCTTTCTGACGCTTCTCTATGCGCTCTCACTGATTCACTCCCAGATCTCACAAGCATACACATCTCCAAATCAACCTTTAGCAATGACGCTATTCACATTTTGGCTACCTCAAAGAAATTCATGTATCTTTATTAGTTTGAAGGCCCTGGTGGAAAACTAAAATGAGCTAGGCGCATTTGCTTCCGTCTGGCTTCCATTTCTTCTTCTTCCATTTCCTTTGCACTCCTTTTTTTCTGCTGTTTTCCTGCTTTTTCTTCTTCTTCTTCTTCATCTGCTCGCCCACATATCATCTCTAGCACAACATGTTTTCCTCCTTTTCTTCCTAGTGTTTCCACCACTCTCAACTGAACAACTGGTCCATCTTGGGCGGTATCTTCTTCTTCTTTCACAACCTCGCCTTGTTGCGGTACCTCCAACTCAAAGTAGTCTCCTGCCTCCATCCGGCAACGAACTCGGCTGAATTTCTCAAAACGACTGGGATCCGGACATTCCTTTGCGGTCATTATCCCAGGAAAATTGGACGAGATCGTACTGGATACCAATATTGGCACAGGCCCTGTTTGGCACTTGATGTGTCTCGATCCCAACGGAAACTCAGGCTTGAGATACAAAATGTAATCACGGGGGTCCCCCAGGGCGGTTATCGCTATCTTCTTCCCACGATTGGCTCCGGTAACATACACTCCTATCTCTTCTTCTTCCACCGGTTTCAAGGAAAGTTCTTTCGGTTTCCAACTTTGTCTCTGATACCGCATCCCAAACTCCGCCAAACTCCTCAGCCGCATCGTCGCTATCATCTCTTTTCCGGCAAACCACCTCTGTACACCCTTGAAATTGCTCTCAACATCCATTGCCCGGATATCCTCCAGTCTCGCTCTCGCTATCTTCCCTTCCACACAGCCGGCTTTCTGGAAACGAAACCGAACTTTCTCATGTTCATAATCACAGCTGCCTTTCACCACCAAGGTTCTCCGATTACCGCTGTCAACTTCCACACTCCACGGATACTGCATACTCTAGCTCACTCGTAGGTACTCCTGCTGGTTTTTTTTTTCAAAGGTCCTTCTTTTATAATTTTCTTCGGAAGCTTGTAGAAGCTTGTAGAACCTCTCAGAAGGCATCGATTACACGGTTGCTTTTAATAAATACCAGAAACTCTTGGAAACTGTTGTAAACGATGGATACACCTGTGTTGTGGGATTACCACGATGTTTTTCTCCATGTGCTCTCTTTTCTGGATACCCGTACTTTGTCCATCGTTCGGCGAGTTTCTCATTCGTGGAATATCCTTGGTTCCCATCCAACGCTGCCAGCTTTGAGATCAATCCGTATGCAATACTTGTCCTTTGCCGACATGGTTAAAATGATGCGCCAATGTCCTTTGCTACAAGATTTGAATCTGTCATTATGCCCAGGTCTCCATGATAACATCTTCATCCTCTTAGCGGTACACTGTCCTTTAATCACCTCTTTCTCCATTTCATGGTGTGATGTTCTGACCAATTCCACTCTAAACATCATCGCCAAAAACTGGTCACTGCTGGTGTCCTTGAGTGTTCCCCAGTGTCACTCAATTGGCGATGACGGCATTTGCCATGTGATCAACTTTTGTCCACGTTTATCCACTTTGGATCTGTCTGGATGTTTCTTGGTCACCGACATCACTCTCAACACAATCAGTGCCTGCCGACCTCCACTCACTTCTCTTTTCCTGTCTATGTGTAATTCCATCACCGATAACGGACTTTACAACACCGCTCCTGTCCTTACAAACCTGGAAACTTTGTCCATCTCCTGGTCTCGCGAAATCGGAAACAAAGGAATCGCTAGCATTTGCAAATACTCAAAACGTTTGAGCTCCTTCTTCCTCTCTCATTTGTCGCTCTCCGATACTGCTTTCGATTCCATCGGATCTCACCACACAAATCTGCATTGTCTTGACCTTTCGGGCTCGGATCTTCTCACAGATGCACATTTAATCGGCATTGCACGCCGTTGTCCAAGGTTACAATCCCTCGATGTCTCTTTTTGCTCGTTGATCAGTAGCGAAAGTGTCGCATTTCTAGCTAAACACTGCACAACTCTTCAATATCTCAATCTTCGCGAGTGTAGTCTTATTGATGATTCCGCAATATACACGCTCGGTTCTTTCGCCCGCAATCTCCGTAACCTCAATCTCTTCTATTGCGACAGAGTCTCCGAAGCTGCCCTCTCTCACCTCATCTCTTCCACACGCCTCACTGAATTCAAACTCCTATTTACCAAGCACTCCCATTCTTTTAAATAAAATTTTGTAGTGGTTGTTTTTATTCGGTCGCTATGCAGCGGCAGAGCTCGAGAACGTGATCAAAGAAATGAAAAGCACAAAGAGCTTCCTCGCGAACCAGGCATATTATAACGAGATTGCTGATGGTTATGTCCGTGATACTGTGCAGACACTGAGGAAATCGACCGAAAATACCTTGGAGATTTGGTTCCCAAAGATTTACTTTCCTGGGTCCTGCAATCATGGAGTAAAAGAGGTAATCGCAAAAGTCGAGAACCGCTGGTCTGTTGGAACCATCCGAGAAACGGCATACAATTGGCATGTTGCTTTCAACAGAAATGATGTTCAGACATAATTCGCTGCAAGAAAACGACTGGCAGCTATCGTTGCTCCAACACAGTCAACATTTCCATCCAATAAATCAGATATCATTGTAATCCCCAGTTTCTCTTCCATGATTTTCTCTTTCTTGTTTCCAATGCCTGGTAGCACGGAGAGCGGAGCAGATGTCCGATAGGATCCCGGAATCACAGGTAATTTATATCTGTACACACTCGATTTCAACACGGCAGCTTGTCCCGTTTCCGCTTTTTGTCTAACCCAATCACTTTCATCGACCCACCCAAACCTTATCAGATATAGGTTTTGCTTATAAAAATTGACTGTCAGGTAGTACCCACTCCTGCATTTTCTTCCTTCGCGCTTTGTCGCCCCAGCTACATAACTTCGATTTCCAAAAACTTTCAATCCTTTTTGTCCAGATGTCTTCACTTCGATTGAGTATTGCGGATCAGGTACAAATACCACATCTTTATCTTCTTTGCCAATACCTCCTCGCCAGACTCCTGGATACCTTTGTTCTAGTTTCCGTGTGAACATTTTCTCAAAAAGTATACCAATCATCTGCGCACTCGGTTGTATTTCCTGCAATGATATATCTCCTCCAATTTTCGTATCCCATACGTTCTTCCAAGTTTCCAGGGATATCTCTAGAATATCTCTTTCTTTCAGCGGATGTCGAACTATTAATTCTCTTGTTACACTCGGCCAATCTTCTTCTTTTTTTCTGTCATAAGGACTTTGTTTTTCTCGCGCTTCGCTGCTGTTCATCTTCTTTTACTTTCTTCCGTGAAATTTTCAAAGGGATATACATTCCATTGATCCCATCACATTCCATCGCTTCATTTGCTGTCAAAAACCTTTTCTCCATTCGCAAGAGATTACCCGATCCCTCTAGTTGATATAGATCGCCAAATGCATCACAGAGGAAATCCACAGTCATGTTATAAAAATCGCACGTCATTGTAATTTTCCCCCCGATATTCGACATATCGATATACAGATATCGTTGACTTTCTGCATACGCAGCCTCCAACGCTTCTCCTATCCTCTTATCGAATACCATAAGTTCATCTTCACAACTCACCGTATTTCGCCTCGCATATGCCCACACAGTATCCTTTTCGTCCAACCAGTCCTCGGATGATTGTAAAAGCTTATTTCTTTCTTTCGTATATTTTTCCGCACTTCGCAACACGTGATAATCGTGTGACATCATCTTCTTACAATAATAACACTCGTGATATATCTCGTTTATACTTTTGAAACATCCAACACACAGGTCGATCTTACAACATTGCAGCTCCACTACACTGTCATAGATGGTGCAGTGTTTGCATCGCCCTAATTGTAAATAACCGTCCATCCTCTTAGTCTTCATTAATCGGGATTATGTTCAAAGTCGATCAACAAACGCAATCGCCATGTGTCTTCCGGTTTCCTCACTAAACTTACAAAACACGGCACGCGCCCATCCATCCACTTGTACCGCACTCAGACGATGTGAAATTTCCGGTGAAATCTCATGTATTATTATCTGTGCTGTTTCATCCGGTATCCTCTGTAAATGCGCTCCCATGGTTTGTAATCCTTGAACGAATTTGCGAAACTTTGTCCCTACAATAGCTGTCGGATTGTCGAATCGACTTAGGACATATTCCCGATTAATAAATAACAACTGCTCATTTGCTAACGGAACTTCTTGTCTTTCTCCATATGGGACATCTAACAACCGCAAGCAAAAGTCCGTATCATCATTATCTAAAAATGCAGACCACCTCTCGCGAAATCTTTCCAGTTCCCGCTTCTTATCCCTCTCGCCGTTTGTTGCATGGCGACAAAATAATTCCCAACACATTCTTGGTAGAAAACGACTATTTTTTATTTCATTCACTCGCAAACGATCTTTTGTGCGAGCAGGAAAACCCCCACAGCGGCTAGCATTCCCATTGGTCGAATTATCCTGGGATTCGCGAATTTCATCGTCTGCTTACTGACAAAGGAATACGTCGCTCCACATGCCAATCCAGTTGCTGAAGACACAATGATTCCGCTACTTGGGCGTAAAAAATACGGCGCATTTGCGTAAAAATTGAAGAAGGTGAACACGCCTGTGCTCAGGCCTACGAATTGCGCTGTATTCATTACGGGGTTTGTGAAATTGCAGACCCCCAAAAAACCAAATATCATTGATTGTATTTATAAATTGTTCATAGCCTTAATCGGGACGGCGTTCTTCGTTGTGGGTGTGACATAAATCTGAAATTGTCCACACTTGATCGGGAATCTCTCAATCGGACAAAACCGTACGCGAGGTTTTTCACTGCGCACTTTCAAATTTCCACCAGATCCATGCAGATGTTTGACACGTTGTGCCCGTAGATATGGTTGTCCATTTTTGCGATACATCGTCCAACAAAAAGGACAGGTGAACACTACATGAACTTTGTCTACTCGGTAACACCGCACACAAATCAAGCGAGAATCGTTGTGTGTCCAAAGAATATATTGTCCTTCCCCTAATTCATCCATCTCCTCTACTGTAGGTGCCTCTTTCGTCTCACGTACTGGGAGCGACATTCTCTTATCATCTGTCTTCGGACCTTTCTGGCTTTTTATTCAATATGTCGGCATTATTCATAATTTTAATGATTTAATGCAAAATCTTTTTCTTCTACTGTCTCCACTTCAAACAATTCAGACCCCTCCATGTCTCTTTTTGCTATATCGGTTGTTTTTTTTTCCCGGCAAACACACCCCTAATGCACTTGTTGAGATCGAAGGACATAATT